TTAAAGATAATTAATTATATCTTATTAGTACAGAAAAGAGGTGAGATATCTTGAATAAAAGTTTTAAAGTTAGGATATATCCGACAAAAGAGCAACGTGTTCTTTTAGAAAAGACATTTGGTGCGAATCGATTTGTTTATAATTACTTTCTCAACTTAAAAAGTAAGTTGTATGAGTTCTATAAAATAAGTCTTAGTAGTAATAATTGCTCTAAGGCTTTAACAGAGTTAAAGAAACAAAAAACATGGTTAAAGCTGGTTGACAGCGTTTCTTTACAACAGACTCTTAGGGATTTAGATAGAGCGTATCAAAACTTCTTTAGTGATAGATGTAAATACCCTAAATTTAAAAAGAAACAAGATAAAAACTCTTATCGTACTAATCAGAGTATTAAGATAGATAATCAATATATAACAATTCCTAAGATAGGTATGTTACGTTTTAGAGATAATTATATTCTTGAAGATAAAAACATTATTAAAGTTTATAATATTACTATTTCTAAGACATCTAGTGGGAAGTATTATGCTAGTATATCAGCTGAAGTTAATATTGAACATTTTGAGAAAACCAATCAAAATGTAGGTATTGATTTGGGATTAAAAGATTATTTAATTCTTAGTAATGGGATTAAAATCAAGAATCCTAGAATATTAAAGAATCTTGAAGTTAAATATAGGAAATTATCTAAGTCTTTTTCTAGAAAGAAAATTAATTCAAATAATAGAAATAAGGCTAGAATTAAATTAGCAAGATTTCATGAATACGTAGCTAATATTCGTAAAGATTTTCTATATAAGTTATCTACTAACTTAGTTAAGACTTATGATATTATTTGTGTTGAGACTCTTAACATTAATGGTTTGATGAAAAATCATAAATTAGCAAAATCATTTCAAGATGTATCATTGTATGAATTTGTAAGACAGTTAGAATATAAGGCTAAGTGGTATGGTAAAACTATCTCTAAAGTAGGTAGATTTTATCCGTCATCACAGATATGTTCTACTTGTGGTTTTAAGAATTCAGATGTTAAAAATCTTAGTATTCGTGAATGGACTTGTCCTGAGTGTGGTACATATCACGATAGAGATATAAATTCATCAATAAATATTCTAAATGAGGGATTACGAATTTTAGAGATATAAGTGTAAATATATATAATTATAACCGTGGGACACATGGGGATAGCCTACTGAATCTGAATTCCTCTACCTTTAAGACTAATAACTTTAAGGTATGTTTTCTTGGGTAGGAACTTCATTGGCTTTAAGTCATAAGAGGGTGTCAGATACAGTTAGGTAGTTTCATTACAATTTAGATAGTTTTTTTTATTATACAAAAGACGAGGTTTTAAAGTGGAAGATAATAAATTTAATTTAGGTGCAGATGTTTTTGGTGATACTACATCTGATGTTACATCTACAGTTGTAGAAAAAGATATTACTTCATATTCTGTTGAAAGTGTTCCTACAAAAGAAGAGGTCAAAGTGGAAGATACAAAGAAAGAAGATTTGATTGCTAAAGAATTAGATAGGGAAAATACAGAGGCTGGCTCTAAGAAAACTAAGTTAGCTTATGAATCTACTGTATTGTTGCCATCTAAAGGCATTTTATATAAAGAGGATAATATACCTGCTAATATTACATTACGTGGTATGACTACTAAAGATGAGAAAATCATGTATGCTAGTCAAGGTGCCGATGTATTTAAGAAGATTTTGAGGAATTGCATTGTTTCTCCTGAGAACATTGATATTAATCGTTTGATTAGTGCTGATGAGATGTTCCTAATCTTGCAATTACGAATGGTTACATTTGGTGATAAATATAAAGTTCGTTCTACATGTCCTCATTGTGGTAGTGTTGATGAGCATGAGATTAGTTTATCTGATTTCGATATTATGTATTTAGACGATAATTTCACAGAACCGATTAATGTTGAGTTGTCTGCTAGTGGTGATACTTTGTCATTACGTTTACTTAGAAATTCAGATACAGAATATGTAGAGAAATATGCACGTAGGTTCGCAAAACAGTTTAATCAAAACTATAAAGAAGTAATGTATATTTGTAGGATGGCAAAATACATTACAGCTATTAATGGCAAACCTGTTGATTTTGTAGATGCACGTAGTTATGTAGAGAACATGGTATCTTTGGATAGTGCTAAAATGCAGACAGTTATTAATAGTATTATTGTTGGTGTAGATACAATCGTAGACCATGAGTGTACTTCTTGTGGTGAGTTGTATGATTTTGCTATGCCAATTACTAGCGAGTTCTTTCGTCCCACAATTAAGTGAGTTTAATTCAGACGAATATAATAAAAAGGCTAGAGATATAAGATTTACAGCTTTTCGCTCTTTAATGAAAGAGGAGTTTCAACTAGCGTATTTTGGTAAGATATCATACGAATCTGTTGAAAATATGAGTTCTTTAGAGAGAAGGACGATGTATCAAATACTAGTTGAGCAGAAAAAAGAAGAGAAGAAAGCACAAGATGAGGCTATCAAATCCGCCAAAGAGAAAAAAGCTTCTAGGGGTAGGAGAAGGTAGCCTCTTCTCTTTATATTTTAGTATAAGGTTGTATATATGGGTGAGTTACAAGATAAAAAACAACTGAATAAGCGTATACAACAGATAGAAGAAAAAGAAGCTAAACGTGTTGAGAAGAACATAGCTAAACGTGAAAAGCGTTTTGCTAAGATGTTAGATTCTCAGATGACGATGTTAGAGTCATTCTATAGTACTTCAAGTAAAACAGCCAAAGGTATGCTTAAAGACAGCATGGATGGTCAACAAGCTATTTTAGAGGATAGTTTGGCAGATATGAAGCGTGAGTTTAATCTGTATGCTAAGTATATGGATAATACAACACGTAAGTATTATAAAGGTATGATTTCAGTTGCAGATGAAAGTCTGACAACTATGAAAGAGACTGTTGCTAAGCGTTTTGGTGAGATATCAGATGAATTTGATGAAGAGATGGTTGGTATGACAGCATCTTTCACAGATAGGATTAAGCGTTTCTCTAAAGGTATTAGGGACGCCGCTGTGGCATTGGAATTAACTGATATGGCTGATAGTGTTAAAAGCAGTTTGACTGATATCACTGACTCATTTATTGATAATTTCCGTGAGAGAAGTGCTAAGTTAAATGGTAATATCACTAAAGGTGATTATCAAAAGATGATTGGTAGTGTAGTTGATTCTTCATATGCTATGGGTAGGAATGAGGCATCTGAGTTAGTTAATGGTGTTATGGACGAGATGGGGATGAAAACTGCTAAACAGTTAGACCCTTATCTTAAAGAGGTTGCAAGTTTACATACTGCAATAGACGCCAATATTAGTGATTTATCAAGCATTATTAAAATGGATATTAATAGTGGTGGTAAAGGTGAAATACTTAAAGAGATGTCAAACATAGCTACTGGGTTAGGTTCTGATAAAGATTTAACTGTAGATAGTAATGCGATGTTATCTTCGATGAATGAGCATATTGAGGACTTATATGGTCTTTCTAAGAAAGATTCTGTTAAGTTCAAGGGGATGACTAAATCACTTGCAATTATGGAAGGTATTCAACAACAGCAATATAACAAGGGTGTTGAAGAGGCCGGTGGTAAGATTGTAGAGTGGTCTAAAATGTCAGTACCTGAGTTACTTAAAGACGATGACTTCATGAATTTCATGGCTAGGTCTGGTATGAGTGCTGAAGAATTCAGAGGTGCTATTGATAGTGGTCAGTCGGATGTTGTTATGAAACAAATGCAAGATTTATTCATAGCTAATAAGGATGACCAGTATGCATTAAATCAGTTAAGGGAGTCTATGGGTTTCAGTTCTGATGCTGTAGCACAGATGTTCGCTGATGCTGATTCATTAACAGATGATTTAAAGAAAGTTACGGATAACATTAATAAGAATTCTGATAAAAGTGGTTCTAATGCTGAGAGTATGGCTGGATATGCTAGTGGGCCGATAGAGAAAATAGGTAATTGGCTATCGGATTCTTTCCCTGTTAGAATGGTGTCAGACTTCTTTGGTGAGTTAGATATTAAAGCCGCCAATATGGCTAATTACGCCATCATAGCCTATACAATTTCTGATAGGTGGGGTGATGTAAAAGACATGCTGAAGATGGTAGCTACTCCATTTAAGAGTTTTGGTAAATTCTTGTCTGGTGGTGGTTTTAAGACATTATTCAGTTCTAAGGGTGCTTTGAGTCAAGGTATTGAGAATGGATTACGTACTTTATTTACAGGTAAGGGTTCTTTCATATCTACTATTATTGATAAGTTCAAGGGTGTATTCTCATGGGTTGGTAAGGTCTTTTATGCTAATGCTCCTGATAAGATGATAAAGGCATTTTCTAAGGTAGGTTCTAAGTTAGGTGGAGTATTCTCTAGTTTCTTTGGAAAGATATTTGATAAGATTGGTAGCACAGGGATTGGAAAGTTAGCATCTAAGTTATTCAGTGGTGGTATATTTAAGGTTCTTGGTAAAGTTATACCTATTGTTGGTGGTTTCTTTGATGTAATATTAGATTTCTTTAGTGGGATTGGTAAAGCAGATGAGTGGTTTGGTAAAGACCATAATTTACTACAAACTGTTATGAGTGGTCTAATTGGTGCTATATTCGGTACTGGTAGTGGTATAAAGTGTGAAAACTTTATGGACGATTTATTTACTGTAATGGGTGGTGCATTAAAAGGTGGTGCCGCTGGTTTTGTAGTTGGTGGGCCGTTAGGTGCTTTAGTTGGTGCTATTTTAGGTGCTATAGCTAATGCTATTGGTGGTGATAGGATAGCTAGTGCATTTAACTCTTTAACAGAATATATTTCTGCTATACCTGATAAGATTATTGGTGTATTCACATTAGCATTTGACGCCGTACATGATTTGATTGCAGATTCATGGATAGGTAGTTTGTTAGGTATGACTAAAAATAATCCTGATGCAAGTACAGGTGATAACACTAACACATTGATGAAGACTATGGCTTTAGCAACTCCTTTTGGAATGGTTTCTAGTCTTATAGGTTCTTTTGGTTCTCATGCTGATGGTTTATCGGAAGTTCCATATGATAATTATCCTGCTTTCTTGCACAAAGGTGAAGCAGTTTTAACTTCTCAACAAGCTGGTGCTGTTAGGTCTGATGGTGGTATACCTATCACAGGTGGTAATAGTTTAATTGATGCTTTGGGCATTGATGGTGAAGTTGGTCAAGGTAGGTCTGTTCTAGAGAGAGTGTTTAGAGGTGTATTTGGTATTACAGGTCAAGATACTTATGGTGAGGGTGGCTTATTTGGTAATATATTTAAGCATCTACTCAACTTGGGTAGTGGTGGTATCTTAGGTAACTTGATGGGTGATAGTGGTTCTATCTTCGATAAATTGAAAGAATTCTTAAAAGGTGGGGGTTCTTCATCTAGTGGTGGTTCTTCTGGTGGAAAGCCAGCTAACATGTCTACAGGTAATGGTGATGGCAAAAAGATTTGGGATTTCTTAGCTAATGCTGGTTATTCTGCTGAGGGTATTGCTGGTATTCTAGGTAACTTGCATGAAGAGAGTGGCTTTAGAAGTGGTGCTATTGAAAATGATGGTGGTACTACTAATGAGGACTTAGTAAAACAGATTACAGCTAGTAAGGATGCTTTTCTTGCCGATTCACGTGGTTTTGGTTTAGCACAGTGGACTGATAGTGGTCGTAAGAGTGCTTTGTGGGATTATGCACAGTCTAAGGGTACTAGTGTTGCTGACTTCCAAACTCAGTTAGAATTCTTGTTAAAAGAGTTACAAGAAAGTTATTCTGATACATCAAATGCATTAAAGGGAAATATTACTGTTGACCAAGCATCTGAAATATTTGGTACAAACTATGAGGGTTTTGGTGCTAATTCTGCCGCTAGTCGATTAGAAAAATCTAAAAAATTCTATGAAGAAAACACTAAAGGGACACCTCAGTATGCACAAGGTACACCGTGGGTGCCAGATACACAAGTAGCGTTAATTCATGAGGGTGAGATGGTAGTACCAGCTGATAAGAATCCTTTAAGTTCAGATAGCACTTCTAATGCTGTTGGATTACCTACAGATAATGGTGGTTCTGATGATATTGTTGATGCTATTAAATGGCAAGTATCTAGGTTAGAAAGCAAGTTAGATGCATTAATTAATGTTGTAGCTAGTAGTAATTCTAATTATAGGGGAAATGGTTTTGGTTCTGATTCTTCCGTTAATAATTTGTTGAAAGTATAGGTGGTGATTGTAGTATATGGCTAATGATTTCAGTTCTGATAATTATTCAATGTCAGTAGGTAAGAGTGGTGTAACAACTATGCAATGGAATCCTACTACAATTATTCCATGCTATATTGTTAATTTAGTTACAGGCACTAAGATTAATTTTGCTACACTACCTACAGATGTATCTGAGGATTATGGTGCTAGTTTTGGTCAACAACAGCCGATGGGTAGGTCATCTCCTTATTTTAACTATGAGGGTAGTGAAGCAAGAACTGTTTCTTATAGCGTTACACTTCATAAGGATATTGTACCTGATATGGAGAATGTTGTATTAGAGTGTAAAAAACTAGTATATCCTAAGTATACAGGTAGCTTAGTTACACCACCTTATTGTTACGTTAGGTTTGGTGCTATGATTAATATTACAGCTATTGTAAACTCAGTGAGTATTGAGTGGGGTGGTGCGGCTGGCACTATCTTAGGTGATACTCTTGATAGTGAATCTTTAGGTGGGAATAGTTCACCTACATATTCTGATGTTCAAATAAGTTTTAGTTTTACAGAGATTAGGGCAAGGTCATTAATGCAAGCTGATAATGTGTTTGATGAAGGGCCTGTTAGGTAGGTGTGTTAATGAATAAGCCGTCATTGATTAAAACTGAGATAACACAATCATTTAAAAGTAGACAAGATAAAATATCTAGATATTCTAATTTAAAGAGGTTAGTAAATTTAGATGGGAATACATACATTGAGACACCTAATAAGATAGAGATTAGGGAAAGTAATAGGGACATATATTATTCAGTAGAAAAGGGTTATGAGAATAGGTTAGATTTGATATCTAATAAATTCTATGGTACACCTTTAATGTATTGGGCGATTGCTGTTATGAACAGGATTGATAATCCTTTAGATATACCGGCTGGTGTTGTTCTTAGAATACCAGCTATTGAATCAATATATGAAACAGGTGCTATTCAGATATGAGTGAATTTAAAGAGAGTCAAATAACAAGAGATTTGAGTGGTCATCAACCTCTTTATGCTTTCATTGATTTAACTATAGATGGTCATAATATATCATACTTTGGTAATAAAGATTACAATGAGTCTGTAATGAGTTTAAATGTAGAACGTAAAGGTAAGTCTAATCAAGACTTATCTGGTTCTACTTTTGATATTGAGTTGTATGATGATACAGCTTTACGTATCGAGGAGTTGTTGGCTAACGCTATACCTGTGGGTAAGAATTGGAAAACAGCTAAACAGCTAAAAGATACAGGCAACGATGTTACTAAGGGTAATATAGAGTGGAAACAGTCTGAGGAAAAGAAAAAAGACGAAGAGGCTGAAAAGTCAAATACATATACAAAAGATGATGAAAAGAAAGATAAAGACCATAAAGAGGGTACTAAGAAGAATGTAAAGGCTAAACAAGAGGGTAATGTTAGATGTAGGTATGGTTGGTGTAATAGGAAAGGTCAAGTAATTGAAGATATTTCTTTAATTGGTAAGGCTTTGAAATACACATTAAACTTTGAGGGGCCAGCATTAACTTTGACATTAAATTGTGTAGCTGAGTCTGATGTTACCTCTACACAAAAGTTGAATATGACATTTGATGTTGCTACGTATGGTGGTAAACCATCAGAGATTGTACGTGCGATGTGTCAAAAAGCTGGTATTGAGATTGGACGTATTGTAGAAACAAAACCTATTTTAGGTGAAGATGGCAAACCTAAAGAGTTTAAGACTGAAACTAAGAATATGAGGGAGTTTATCTCAGATGAGTTGTTAGAGAAGTCTGAGCCTTTAGATTCAGATAAGCCTGGGTATAGGTATTTTACACAAGTTGTTGATGGTGTAGAAAAAGCATACTTTGTTCCTAATGAGATGTATGGTGATATGACTGTTGTTACATACAAGAAAATGGAAGAAAATACAACTTCAACGTCTACAACTACGGCTAATGCACAGGGAAATACAAGTGGTGATGCATATTTAAAAGTTATGGGTGTATCAACACCTGTACTTGGTGCTAATAATCATGGTGATATTAGTGTTACTGGTAGTGGTAAGGTTATCTTTGTTGGTGATGCTAGGGTTAAGGATTTAAGTGAATCAGTACCTAATAATAAAGATATAGTCTATGTGTATGATGATAAAGCTAACTATAGGTGGTTAAAAGACAACATAGATAAGATTAAATCATTGGCTACGTTGGGTAGTAGGGTTTACATGATGTTGGGTCTTAATGATTTAGATAATATTATCAACTATGTAGAGTACTACAATCAGTTAGCAAAAGAGTTTGAGAGCATTGGTGTTCAATTTTTTGTGGTATCTGTACTACCTGTGTTCATGGCTAAATCTAATATTAAGAATAGCAAGATTTTTGCATTTAATCGTGCCATAAAGCAGAATAAGTGTAGGGAGTTGCATTATGTTGATATCTATAACTCAATACTATTATCTTTGAAAAGTAATAACACTAAGTCTGATGGCATTTCTTATAATAAACGATTAGTGCAAGATGTGTATAGTCGGATTGTATATTATAAAGATATACAAGTTGAGACAGTTTCTACTAGAGATGTTGCTAATAAGGGTAGAGTTATTAATGGTGTAGAGTTTACTACGCATAGTGTTCCTGATATGTTAAGTCGTTCTGCATATCAAGGGAATGTTTCTGATGATGAAATGTTCGGTGACGATGCTTTTTTAGAGAGTACAATCACAAAGTATCTAGCTGTTGCTATTGCTGAAGCTGATAATAGTGATATTGCTGAGTTAATTTCGGAGTTGAAAAACTATGAGTCTTATCTCATTTCTGGTAGAGATAATACATTACATCATGATGTTTTAGGGTTAGATTTAAATAAAACTGTTTCTACTGCATTAGCTTTAAAAGAAAAGCCAGACATTAATAATATTACTAAGGCTTTTCTTAAAGTAATTGGTAAAGATAAGATATCAGATGATGTTACTAAGTATGTAGATTTGGTTAATAATTTCACTGGAAGTGTTAAAGGTGATAAAAAATCAATAGATACATATGTTGGTGCTGTTAGTAGTTTATTTGGTAACAATAAAGATGTTGCTAAAATATCTTCAACTGTTACAGATGCTATTAAATTAATATCAGAAAATAGAGATAAGGTATTAAATAACAAGAATACTAATAAAGTGGAGTTGTATGGTGGTATAGCTGATAGTATTGTTGGTAAATTATTACCTAGTCAAAGTGCTAATATAGGTAAAATTAAAGATAAAATAACATCTGTTATGTCTTTAGATAAAGATAAGATTAAGAGTGGTGACTACACAGAGATAGAATCTTTATTATCTAAAGAGTTAGGGATAGATAATACTAAATTAGATAAGTATGTTTCTACTGCTAAGGCTTTAGTTGAGATTTATAAGAATAAAGAGTATTTTGATATTAAAGATACTAAATTTATGGCTAAAGACTTATTAGCAAGTGTTGTTGGTAAGGAAAAAGTAGAAAAGGTACAGAAGTATGTAGATACTGCACAAAGCATCTATAATGCTTTAAATGGTAATAAAGATGTTACTAGCATAAGTGGTGCTATTCGTAACTTGTCTGATGTATTAGGTAAGAAGTCTAAAATATCTAAATATATTGACAGTGCTAGTTCTATGTTAGATATCGTCAATAAAGGACAGATAGGAACTAAGATTTTTGATACTAATAATGGTATAGGTGGTATCATTCAGGAACGATTACCTCAACTAACTAAAGAGGGTTCTTTGGGTGGTATTATTGCATCAACTACAGGTATATCTAATACTTCTACTAGTGAGGTTCTTAAAGCTAATTTACCTAAAGATGTTGCTAGTGGTGTTACAGGTTTAAATGGTGCTTTAAACAATGCTACAAATGGTGCTAAGGTAGATATTGGTAAAGATGGTATCACTGATGAAGAGATGAAAAAGGGTATACGTTCTATTACCTTTGGTGGGAAAAAGCAAAAGATGGAGATTTGTGGTGAATTTGAGATTTATACAGGTAGGAGAGATAGTCAGGTTATTAGTTTCTCTCCTGAGTTTGAGTCTGATAAGATTGCTACAGATAAAGTACCTACAAATGCTTTGAGCATTGATTCAGTTAGGAATGAGATGCTAGAATGTACTATTGAGGGTATTGGTGGTAGTTTAGCCAGCGATGCTTATAAAGATAGGGCAGATAGTTCTACTGGTATTGGTGTTGTCTTAGGTATGAGTGGTTCTTCATTTAAAAATTTAGAATCATCTGCCGCTAGTATGTGGTCTAGATACTTTAGTTCTGTATATGGTGCTAGTTTAGAAATAATGGGCAACACTAAAGTTAAATTTAATGGTCATATAAAAATTGCTGTATATACTAAATTTGGTTTTTTACATCATACAAGTGGTATCTATCATATTCAAGGTATTACAGATACTATTTCAGATGGTATGTTTACTACGAGTTTAGATTTACAGAAAAATAGTGACCAAGCTAAGAAGAAATTGAAAGGTGAAGGTGCTAAGAGGTTGGACGAAAATAAAATTAGTGATACAGATGGTAAGTATTGGGTTAAACAGGGCCCAGATGTTACATTAGAGGGATGTATAGCTAGTGTGCCAAATGCTTTAGACGATTTGGGTAAGTGGTTCTTTGATAGGACTGGTAAGAAATTAGTATGTACAGCTGGCACTAATGGTAAGCATGCCGCTGGTGAGCATAGTCATGCTACTGGGTGGAAAATTGATGTTAACGATTGGGGTGGTCCAGAAGGTTTGACAGGTGGTTGGATTGTTACTCCTGATGAAAGTTCTTGGGGTTCTTTATGTGTTGAATTTATTGAATATGGTAGGTCTTTGGGTCTGGGAATGAACTATGAGTATAACCATATCGATATCTGTATGGACGGAAAAGAGTGGAATGAAGACAATCCTGGTGGTGCTAAAGATAATGGTGGTTATAGGGGTTAACTTATGGCTATAAATAGTAGTGACTTTTATGGTAGTCTACAAGCACCTACTGAGTTAGGTGGTATATTCCGTGCTAGGGTTGAAAATAATGTAGACCCTTTGGGGATTGGTAGAGTACAAGTACGTGTTCCTATGATACATAGAACAGTTGCTAGTGGAGGTACTTCTACTGAATCGTTGCCATGGGCGAGTTATTGTTCATCTATTGGTGGTGGTTACAACTATGGCTCTTTCATCATACCTGAGATAGGTGAGTATGTGTGGGTAATGTTTGAGGATATGGATTCAAACAAACCTGTATATTTGGGTTCTGTTTTTGGTACTGATTCTACACTAGAGAAGAGATATGGTAGTGATAAAACTACTGGTGTATGGAGTGGTGTGGTTGGTGCTAATGAAGTTCCTTTGGAATCTCAACGTGAATCTCCTACTCATAAGATGATTTATAAATCACGTCACGGCTCTATGTTATATTTTGATACAGACGAAAAGACAAACTCAGTAGGTATCGAAGATGCTAATGACCAGAAGTTTAAGATTTCTTCTGCTGAGGGTAAAGAATTTATTCTCATGGAGGGTGAAAATAATGTATTAGTTAAGATACATAATGGTAAGATTGATATAGGCTATGAAGGTGGTAGGGGTATTCAAGTTATACCTGATAGTGGTGATATTGTTTTAAAAGCAAGTGGCGCCACTATTACATTATCGGATTCTATCACTATGAAAGCTGATAGCGTTAATGTTAAATCTAGTTCATTTAAAGTTAATTCTAACAGTATTCGTATGCAAGCTGGTAGTATCAAGATTATAGAGTAGGTATTTACATACATATATTTTTATGTTATAATTTGTTTGTAGTTAAGTTTTTCTTTTCATTTTTCTTAACTATGGGGAGTTCTCCGGAAGGACTCCCCGCTCCTTTCGATTATATAACATAATACAATCCTTAAAATAGCGTACACGTTTTATATATGTGTACGCTATTTTTTGTGTTAATTTCACTATATGAATTAATTATATATTAATGGGAGAGGTATAGGTGATAATATGGCTTTTTATTATAATGAGGAATTTAAAGATACAATAGCTGGTAGTGGATTATCCCTATCAAAAACATTTAAACAGAATTTACGAGATGGTAAGGGTATAACAAATGTAATTAGTGGGGAAGATAAGATTAATGAAAGTATCTACACTATACTATCTACAAGGGTTGGGGAGAGGTTTTTTCTTCCTGAATTTGGTAGTCGGTTACATTTAGTTGTATTTGAGCAAAATAGATTTGTAGCACATGATTTAGTTTCAATTTACGTGAAGGAAGCTTTAGGTAATTGGGAGAAAAGAATTGTTGTAGAGGATGTTAGTATTGGGAATAATTGGGAAGATTCAAATATCGTACCAGTACATATAACATATAGGTTAGCTAATAGTAATATCATAGGTTCATACGTATACCCATTTAATAGGACGATTGATGGTGTAGATATGTATGAATTCGGTGGTGCTGTTAGTACTACATCATACTAGAAAGGGGGTTAGTTTTTGGCTAATAGTAATAATACATTGTCTTATACAAATAGGGATATTGTTAGTATTCGTAAAGAATTGATTAACGCTATACCTAAGTTGACAGATAGGTGGACAGATTTTAATGAATCTGACTTAGGTATTACACTTATTGAGTTAATGGCTGGTGTACAGGATATGCAGAACTTTTATCTTGATGCACAGGCTTTTGAGACATATTTAGATACAGCTGTTCAAGATAAGAATGTACGAGCATTACTTCGGTCTATGAATTATAGAATACCATTAGCAAAATCATCTGAGTGTAAGGTGAGGATTGTTTTTGTTAACAACGATGATAGAGAGATTACTATACCTAAGTACACTTCTTTCACTAGTAGTATTAATTCTAGTATTGTAAACTTTGTAGCTAAAGATACAATTACACGTAGTGGTCAGTTTGATTACATCGATATTCCAGTTATGGAAGGTGTGGCAAGGTCTATCACGTGGTCTAAAGAAGATTTTATTAATAATAAAAATGTTGATGGTGATATTTCAAGACGTATTTATTTGGGATACAAGAATGTTTCAGATGGTTCTGTTGAAATAGTACAACATGGTAATGTGTGGAAAGAGTGTGATGATGCATTACTAAAATATGAGGGTGGTAGATGGTATTCCGTTCATGTTGATAGTGATGGTCAAGTATATGTATTAATGTCTGTAAACTTTCTACAGTTAATTGAAGATGGTGAGAGTTTAGATATTAATTTTTTAACAACAAATGGTATTAATGGTATTATTGATATGGATGTAATAGATACTATTAATATGAATATACAAGATGTACAAAGGATATATAATACAACAAAATCATATGATGCATCAAATTCACCTAGTAGTGCTGATTTACAAAATATGAAAGTTCTTGCTAGACGTAATGCTATCACAATGGATAGGTATATTACATTAGAGGATTTTGAGACAGCTGTTTATGAACAGCCTTATGTATTTCAAGCTGTGGTTAAAGATTGGAAGTATTCTGATTATGTTACAGAACCTTATATTGTTAAGGTGTGGGCAGTTAATACTTTGGGTGAGTCTTTAGGTGAGTTGACACGTGAAAAGTTAAAGAAAGAATTAATGTCTAAGGCTATTGCTGATGTGACAGTTTATGTATTAGATGTTGAGAGTGTTGACTTTGATATTGATGTTGACGTTGTATTAACATTAGATAATGAGACTGCTAGAGAGCGGCTTAGGTCAGAAATAGCATCATACTTGTACAGGGTGTATCGTGCTGAGAATATGTCTTTTGGTGAAAATATATCATATTCAATATTGGCATCTAGGGTTAAGGCTTATTCTCCTTATATTAAAGATGTATTGGTAAGAACACCTAATAAAGATGTTGAGGTTGGTAATATTCAATTCCCTAAATTGGGTAAGGTAACAGTTAGGGTTGTAGAAGAATTGTAGGGGTTATGTATGAAGCTAATTGATAGAATAAAAAATAGTAAATACATGACTTTAATACCTGAGAAGTATAGAGAGAATGAAAATTTCTTAGTTTTCTTTTATTTGTTAACACAGCAGTTTGATATTAATGAAGAGAACATACGGAATTTTACATCATTAATTAATAATGATAAAGTACCTATGAAGTTTTTACAGTCTTTGGGTGCTTTTAATAACTATACATACCAACATTTAGCTAGAAATGATTTTAACAGAGAACTTTCAATGCGTATGTTTAACATATGGGAGCAGAGGGGTTCTAAAAAGTCAATTATAGACGCCGCAACATGGGGTGATAATGTTGGTTGGGTTGGTGGTGACTTATGGATTCCTGGTTATTATCAACCATCACAGGTAGCTACATTTGAGTTACCTCGTGATAAAATCTTTAGGCATAGTATTTCTAAGTTTTCAAGTACACATGTATTTGAAGATGGCAAAACATATATGCCTGGCATCATACTATTGTCTGTTCCAAATCTAACTAAGGAAGTTAAACGTAGGATTTATGAAGTAACACCTGCTGGTAGGAAGTATATATTTCAGATTGAGTCATCATTCTTTCCTAATGATGGGATAGATAATTTAGAGATAGGTTCTTTTAATGAATTATCTTTCTACAAGAAAATGAGGATATATCCTAAGAATGTGTTTGAAGAAAATCCACCGTATGACAGGGATACTGACATAGATTTCACTTATGAGATAGATATGTTAGTTGATATGGAGGAACTTTGGGATATCCTTATTCATAGTGAGACTAGGGGACGTAGGTATCATAGTGGTCATTTGACTAATATCACAAACAACGAATATATCATGAATATGGCATGTTCTACGTTACCTATTTCTGTATTAACACATAAGTTTTCTGTTGATGGGAATGATAGTTTAACAGATAGTAGTTATAAAAAGGCTGATACTGGTGAGTATTTAGATACGTATAATAATAAGGGTATTGATTCTATTACACGTGATATTAATAGTGTTTATAGTAACAGTTTAGATTTAGACGTACATAAAGAGGTACGTCTAACTGCAATACGTAGTGAGAATTCATCTATAAGGTCTAAGCATGGTAAGATGAGTGGTATAACTACTAGTGTTGTTGATGCTTTTGTTGAAGCAGAGCCTATTTTACCTAGTGACTCTTTATATTCAGTTGATGATGTAGCTGATTTACATGAGTGGGATTATAGAGATGAGTTCTATTCTCATGGTGTTGAATTAAATACAGACAAAGATTTACCTGTTAGATTAGAGTTTACACATACTTCATTTAGTAGTATTTCTTAGGTGTTTAAGTAATATATAATAGTATAATTTATTTTAGTATATAGAAAATATATTTAATGGGGGAACAGTTTTGGCTATTTGTACGTTAAAGGCACATGTTTCTAGGGCATTAGATTTTTACAATAAAGATGACATTTACTTCGCTATTGGTAAATCTACTCCGTGGAGTGCTAGTGATATTGATAATTTTGATACAGCTAGGGATTATGAAAATAATCCACCTGTACCTAAAAATACAGATGACATGAAAGAGTTGGTAGGCTTTAAGAAAGCTGAGTTTAAGGCTATGGTAGTTCAGGATGATAACGGCTCTTTAGAATATCGTGGTGTGAATTGGCGAATCGTTTCACCTACGGATGCTGTAACAGAGGGTGCTAGGTGGGTATATATCTCTACTGAGTTGTCTTATGATGAGTTACCAACAGATAAACCTTATCGTCAGGTTGGTATTTACACTGGTTTAAAGAAAGTTGGTTCTGTTCAAGGTAATGTGTACAATCTTCTACCTAATCAAGTATCAGATAAAGGTTTATTAGAGGTAATTGACTTTAGGAAGCCTGTATATCGTGATAGTGATGTTAGGGAAAAATTGAAAATTATTTTGGAGTTTTAGTCGTTAAATGTGAATAGTATAGGTTCTAGGAAACTAGCAACTAGTAGTGGTTCTTATACTATCCAACTAAGACATCTAATTGATTTTAGAAATATGGTTCTAAAAATGTCCTGTAAAGGTTTTACTAAAAAGTTGTTTTATTAGTAAAAATATATTATACTCATCTTACAAACTAGTTAATAGAAAGTGAGGTGATAATAATGTACTTAACGATAAAGCAACAGGTAAAACACTTAACTAAAGAAGAGTATAACATTTTAAGAGAATTGTGTAGAACAGCTAAGAATTTAACGAATCAAGCAATTTATAATATTCGACAACATTACTTTCAAGAAAAACAGTATCTAAGGTATGAAGCTAATTATCATGAATTAAAGAGTTGTCAGAATTATAAGTTGTTAAATTCTAATATGGCTCAACAGACTCTTAAAAACGTTGATTCAATGTTTAAATCTTTTTTTGCTTTGATTAAATTAGCTAAACATGGTAAATATAATTTTAGGTATATAAAGTTACCTAAATATTTACCTAAAAATGGTTATGCAAATTTAATCATTGGAGTGATTAATATTAAAGATAGTATAATAACACTTCCTGTTTCTAATGCTTTTAAGAAAAAACTTGATAGGAGACTTAAAGTTCAAATTAAAATTCCTAAGGTGTTAGAAGATAAAAAGATAAAGCAGATTCAAATTATTCCTAAATTTAATGCTAGGTTCTTTGAGGTTCAATATACATATGAAGTTCAAGAAGAAAATATAAAATTAAATACAAACAATGCACTGGCTATTGATTTAGGTGTTAATAATTTATGTACTTGTGTAACCAATGTAGGTAAGTCTTTTATTGTGGATGGGAGAAAGTTAAAATCTATCAATCAACTCTTTAATAAACAAAATGCAAGATTGCAGTCTATTAGAGATAAGCAAAATATTCTTAGACAGACAAAACAACAATTCTTAATTTCTAGAAAGAGGAAGAGTAGAGTTGATGATTATATCAATAAGACATGTCGGTATATTATTAATTATTGTTTGTCTAATGATATTGGTACTTTAGTTGTTGGTTATAACCAATCATTTCAAAATAAGGCTAACTTAGGAAAGAGGAATAATCAAGTTTTCACTCAGTTACCTTTTGGTAAGATTCGTGAAAAATTAGAATACTTATGTAAACGATATAATATTAATTATATTTTACAAGAGGAGTCTTATACTTCTAAGGCTAGTTTCTTTGATAATGATGAGTTACCTATTTATAATGCTGATAATCCACAAACATATGAGTTTAGTGGTAAACGTATTAAAAGGGGATTATATCAAACAAAAAATAATTATCTTTTTAATGCAGATTGTAATGGAGCATTAAATATTCTTCGTAAAAGTAAGGCTGTAGATTTAACAATCTTAGGTTGTAGGGGCGAACTGGACACGCCTAAAAGAATAAGGGTTTCTTAGTAAATCAAACTTCTTAATAAAGAGACTTTTTAAGTTTCTTTTAGAATCATATGACTAAAATCATGTGAGGTTCAGCTTAGAGTTTTAGTTATAATGTTAGGAGATATAGATGAGCGTTGTTTCACAAAGTCCTTATTATGATAGGTATGATGACGTAAATTCAGAGCATCGGAAAGCTGGGTATACTAGAGTTTTAGCTATCCCTGGTAGGGCAGAACAGGCATCTGAGTTTAATGAAATTCAGTCTATTCAGGAGGATTATTTATCACGTATTGGCGATTCCTTATATAAAGATGGGTTTGTCATTAGTGGTTGCGAAGTAAATATAGCTAATAATTTTATTACTATTGGTGCTGGTAGGATTTATTTAGGTGGTTTAATTCGTAATACAGAAGAGGTTAAATTAGCTATCACAGGTGTTGGTAAAGAGAGAGTTGTAGCTACATTAGTTACTAGTGTTGTTACTGCTACGCAAGATAGTTCTTTACGTGACCCTGCCCAAAATGCTGAGAACTACAATCAAGTTGGTGCTAATCGGTTAAAACAAGTTGTAGCTTTCTCAGTTATTAGCGATTCTAGTGCTTTGGGTGATTATTCTGCTGTAGTATACAACTTAAATGATGGAGTTGTAGTAAAAGAGGCTAAAACAGATAACTATTCCATTTTAAATGATGTACTTGCTAAACGTACATATGATGAAAATGGTAACTATAAAGTAGATGGGTTAGACCTACAGTCTGTTACTGAAGATGAAGGTGACAAGATTCGGTTGTATGTGAGTGCTGGTAAGGCTTATATTCGTGGTTATGACGTAACTAAGCCAGCTATGAGTAGTATTTTATTGAATAAATCAAAATCTACTAGGGTAGTTACAAGTGAATCTCACTATTTTAAATCTTCAATTCGTAAATATAAGCTTTCTAATTCACCAGTAGCATCAATTCAAAACTTTACTGCTAGTGTTCTTGTAACAGGCGAACGTAAGTTTAGGGGTAATGTTAAAGGTGGTCAAGAGGCTTTAAATAATACACCTGTACAAAGTATTGTTAGTGTTTATACTAAAAACGCACAAAACAATAAAGAAACTGTATATGTTGCTGGTAGGGATTATTCTTTGTATTCAGACCAAGTGGATTGGTCTTTAACAGGTGATGGTGCTACTGAGCCTGTTCAAGGTACTACATATTATGTAGATTACATCTTCAACTATTCTATGCGTGAGGGTGCTGATTTTAGGGTTGAAAATACAGTTGATGGTTCATACATTGTATTGCTAGACAATGGTAGTAAACCTACAGAAAACTCTTTGATGTACTTTACATATAACTTCACATTAGCTAGACGTGATTTAATTTTGTTAGATAGCGATGGTTATTTGAGTGTTATTGAGGGTACACCTGATAGGGTTGAGGATTTAATTATCCCATATAATGGTTCATCTGCATACTTAGAATTAGGTTATGTTGACGTATATCCTACTGATGCTTTAGGTACAAGTACAAGTGGCACTAAGTTGTCTAGCGTAACAAATTATGATGGTGTTAGGTTAACACAGGATAACTTGTTATTAATGATGCGTAGGATTAATAAGTTAGAGGATAGCATTGCATCATTAGATATGGAACGTAGTATTGAGGCTGGTGAGGATTTATCAAGTCTATCTGGTTACTTTACTGATAGCTTTGAAAATATCAATAAGTCAGATTTAACATATACAGATACAGCTAGTAGATTATCCTATACAGCTTGTATTGACTTTGATAGAGGTGAGTTGACAACATCTGCAACTATTGGTAGTGTTGATATGACGATTGATGATAGGTCAAGTGATAGTTATGCTACATTTGGTAACATCATTTCTGCACCATATCAAAATGTATTGGCAGTTAGTCAGACATATGCTACTGGTACTATGAATGTTAATCCTTATGCTAGTTATGGGCCGCTTTGTAAGATTGAGTTAGACCCTGCTATCGATAATTGGGTTAACACGAATAAAATTAATGTATTTAATACTGTTGAGGATGTTAAATACGATACAACAACTAAAGTATATAGTCATGGTTATTGGTCTAGAAATGCTACTAAAAATCTTAGGGGTTATATGCGTACTGAACGTAAGGAAACAACAACTAAGGGTGAGGTTACAACTTCTAATAGTGTTTCTGAGTCAGTAGCTAAGTCAGTATATGAGTATATGCGTGTTAAGGATGTAAAAGTTAAAGGTTTTGCTTTTGGGCCGAACGCTAGAAATATTAGAGGTTTATTTAATGGTAGACCTATTAGTTTAACTTCTACAGGCACAAGCACAACAGGTACATCTTATGTTGTTGAAGGTAAAACATATACAACAGTTAATGCAGATGGTAATGGTACTGTAACTTGTAAGTTTACTGTGCCGGATAAAACTCCTTGTGGTACAGTAGCTTTCCAAATGCAAGCTACAAATTCTAGTGGTGAGGTTCATACAGGTACAGCTAACTATACCGCTAATGGTACTATTTTAACAACAACTGTTACAAATACAACTGCTGTTACACAACATTATAAAGTGTTGGTTGAGGTTGATAACTTATATGCTAATGACCCATTGGCACAGTCATTTATTATGGATAATGTATATGATAGGAACTTAGTTAAGTTAGATTTATACTTCGCTAAAAAATCTTCTACAAGACCTGCTGTATTACAAATTCGTAATATGGTTAATGGCTATCCTGGAGAAAAAGTTTATGCTGAGGTAGTTATTGACCCTAAAGATGTTAAAATTCCTACAGATAAGAATGTTCCTGTAGCTACTGAGGTAGTATTGAATCAGCCTGTATATTGCTACGCTAAACAATACTATTGTTTCGTAGTACTTTCTGATAGTAACGACTATGAAATGTACGTAGCTAATATGGGGGATAAATTCTTAGGTAAGAATGAGCAATTAGTTGTTAACCCATATGCTACTGGTGTATTATTCAGTTCTTCTAATGCTAGTACATGGACAGCACATCAAGGTACTGATTTGATGTTTAAATTATATCGTACTCAATATACAGGTAATGGTGAGATTGTATTTAATAATGTACCTTTAACTGATATTACTGGTGTTATGTTGGATGCTTCTTATGAAGTTGATAGCGATAGTGATAGTAAAGACGTATCTTCTAGTAGAACAGGTTTGAAATGGTTCTATCGTTTCACTAAAACAGGTGCTGGTGAGGTTCCATCTGATTGGTTGAGTATTGATACTTTGGTATTTAGGGATTTACAGTCTTATGCTAGGAATATTGACTTAAAGGCTGAAATTACAACTGATTTTAGTACATCACCATTTATTGCTAGAGATAGGGTTGCCCTACGTACATTCTTAGATAGTAAACAGTCTACATATATTTCTAAATCTATTGATGAGACAAACTTCGCTAACCCTTATCAAGCATTGAAGATTAGTTATCAAGCCGCTTTACCACAAAATACATCTATGGAAGTATTTTATATGGATAAAGAAGATGGTGATTGGGTAAAATTAGCAACTGATAATACTACTGTTAATGTTGGTGGTAATACTGTTAAAACTGTATCTTTGGATTCCATTACAAATGTAGATGAAGAGTTTAAGCAGTATACATGGAATATTAATAAGATTAATAGCATGGTTACTAATAATGCATCTAGGGGTTCTAAGTTCTTTAAGATTAGAATTGACTTAAATACTACACAGGCATTTAATCGTCCTAGAGTTAAAAAGCTTGCTTGTATCTTTAAAGAAAAAGAATATAGGACTTAATCTATAATTTTAGTTTAAGATTTCAAGTATATATAGTATTGATAGTATAGAGATGTGGTTATGACTACATCTCTATATTTTTATTACATAAGATAAGAGTGGGGGTTAATATGCCTGAAAGAGTACAAAGAATGTTCTGTACGATGTTTAAGAAGACAGATGAAGAGCAAAAGAATTATGATGCTAGGTTAGAGTTGGCTAAGGCTAAAGAGGATTTAGCTGTAACAACTGATACTTTAAATAGAGCAATGCAGATGATAGAGAGCTTATCTAGTGAGTTATCATCTATACGAGAAGAGTTGAAAGATACAAAAGAGGGAAAATAATGGGTGTTTTAAAGAGTTATAATTCTGATAACATAGATTGGAATATTGGTGCATTATATTCACATGATGATTATATACAAAAGTTATTTATTGTGATGAGAGAGTTAGGATTAGTCAATCCTATTAAATATGTATTTGGTACTATACCAACTGTATTAGTTGGAGGTAGGGTTACACCTAAAGATGCATCAATGGAAGATGCTTTTAAGATTATTGATAGATATAATCAGTTAGGTGTTGGTTGTAGGTTAACATTTTCTTCTATGTACGTAACTAAAGAAGATTTGAAAGATAGTGTTTCTAATCAACTAATGCAACATTTAGAGGATAACAATCAAAAATATGGGGTTAGAATGAATGGTATTATTTTGACATCTGAGTTGTTAGGTGAATATATCTATAATACTTATAATTCTTTAGAGTTAATTTCATCACAAGTTAAGCCGTCTGTTGAAGTTGGGTTAGGTAACGATACAGTAGATTATTATAATAGATTGTTTGATTTATTTGATATTGTGGTAGTAAATCCTAATAAATGGAATGATGCTAATATAATTCATGGGTTAAAACATATTGATAGAGTTGAGTTTATAACTAATCATAGGTGTTTCCCTGATTGTCCTAAGGCTGGAGAACATTATATTGCTCAGGTAGATTTAAGCAAAAAATTACTCAGTGGTGAGGATTGCTCATTAGAGAAAGATAAATTAGATACAATTAATACATGGTGTTTAGATGTTAGAGAGCGTTTTCCCTTGTTGGGTGTTTCAATGTCTGAATCCGAGATTAATTTATTAATAGATAATGGTGTTAAGCACTTTAAGTTAGAGGGAAGAGATAATGATACTTTCTGTTTTTTGAGAGATGTTGGTGACTACATTTTTAACAATCAATATTTCTCTAGGATAGCACATAGTATCATGGGTGAGGCTATATAGTATGTCAACAAGAATAGAATCAGAAGATGGTGAGGAACTCTGGGGCCCAGATATTTTTGGTAAATACTCTATTGATAAGATAAAAGTAATTGCTGAAATATTAAAGGGTGTATTCAAAGATAATCCTATTACATTTGTCAATCAGTCTAAGGCTGATGATGACGTATATACAAAGACAGAAAGTAATACTCTTTTCATTTTAAAGAGTGATTTTAATAATATTGCTGGTGATTTGGTAAAGTCATTAGCATCTAGCTACCTTAAAGAGTTAGCTAATACTCAGGGTGTTGCTAGTGTTACAGATGTTAGGACATTAGAGAAAGTTTCTAATTATTTGACTAGAGCATGTTTTGGTCAGACATATACAGAAATTAAAGATTTAGCTAGTATGAGTATCGCTCCTTTACCTGATAGGGTTCAACAAGTTGAGACTCAGATGGTTTCTATAGATACAAGAATAAATCATACTATGAATGTTGTATTTGAGACAAATAGAGATGGTTCTTTTTCTAGTGTTTCAAAGATAGCAACTAAAGAGGAGTTAAAGTCTATTAATGATAAAATGGGTAGTGGGAATGTGACAGTTAGGAATTCAAAGAATGTTATTGATGCTGTTAATCGGTTGGATAAGAGTATTGTAGCATTAGAATCAATTTCTGACTTTGTAAATACATTATCTACGACTGTAAACACATTATCTAGTACAGTTGATAGATTATCACGTACAGTTGATAGGATAGATACATTAGTTGGTAATGATGTGTTAAGGACAACTAGTAAAACAATTACTGGTGCTATTAATGAGTTAAAGGTGTAAGAGGGGTAGTAGTTAGTGGAAATTAAACCTTTTAAGACAATAAATGGGAATGGGTACTCATTTAAGGAGATATGGAAGATTTACGATGAGCAGTTCAACATTCTTCGAGACATTATATTATCTTTGGGTGATAAGTATCAGGTTGAAAATTTTAGTGGTAGTGACAGTAAGGTCATTACATTAAATACACCTTATAATAGTAATCAAGTGTTCGTGTATTGTAATGGTGTACTTCAGTGGAAAGATAGGGATTATCGAGAAAATTCACCTACAGAGATTGAGTTATTATTTGATAGAAAAGCTACTGATGATGTTCGCATTGTTACGATTAAATCCAATGTAATTAAGAATGATTTACATCAATATTTACAAGATATCAGTTCTGTGGTAGCTAATGCTAAAGAACAGTATGATTCTGCTAGGAATTTAGAATCAAGGCTTGTTGAATTATACTCCTCTTTACAACAAACTCATTCATTATATACAAATAATTCAACTGCAAGTCTTGTTACTGATTTGACAAGATTAAAAAGTGAGTATGAAAAAGTAAATACAAGTGTTACTGCTTTAGATAAAAAGTTAAAAGACTTAATTGGTAGTAGTGAATACATTTTAACAACTTTAAATATTGATGATTTAAAAGAGTTAGTTAATAGTATTAAGTTAAAGATAGATGAGTTGTCTAGTGAAAAGTCATTAGATATTATTTATCCTATGTTTGGCTCTAATCAAAATGGTCCCGATGCTAGTGTTCATGACGTAGGGGAGTGTACTTTTGTTGGTATTGATAAAAAGTATTGGTTCATGATTGATACGTTCTCTAAGTCAACAGGTGATGGTGGTTATAGTTCAATTAAACGTGCTATGCAAGAAAATGGGATTACTAAATTTGAGTTCTTGCTAATCACTCATTGGCACAAAGACCACTACGGCAACGCTATACGCTTTATGAATGAGGGTTTAGTGGGTAAGGTTTATGTGCAAGACGTAACTAAATATCCAAATGGTATTAGTGGTGCGTATGGCATGCCTTATGCAGTGTTGAAGTCTGTGTATGACGAGCATAAAAATACAGCACAAGCTAGGAGTATTCCTTTTAGTTCTGCACCTACTGGTGAGATTGATTTTCATGGTGCTAAGTTATTATTCCACAATAATGATTCAACAGCTATTGCTAAGCACAATTCTACTTGGGTTAATGAAAATTACAATAACACCTCTATTTGTTTATTGGTGTCATATATTGGTAGAAATTTCTTAGCACAAGGTGATGGTGATAAAGAGGTAATGAAAGAATACTTAGATATTCTTCCATCTAATATTGATTTATTAAAGTCTAATCATCATTCAATAGCAACAATGCCACTATCTTTTAGGAAATTAAGACCTAAAGATGCTATCATTACTGCTAATAAGTGGCAGTTGGCACATGATACTGTTGTGTTTAATTATCAGTCATTCTTGTTTGATATGGGTTCAAGTGTATATTTCTTAGCTAATCAGAAAGAAGATATACACATTTCATATAGTTCATTATATGGTGTTGCATACAATAAAAAATTAGAGGTTGGATATCCAGATAACTGTGCATATACAACACCTGACCCTAATGGTCATATCTTTGTAGATTGTAATTATAATGGTAACAATAGTACAGGTGATAAGGATAAGCCTTTCAAATATTTATCAGATGCTGTTAGGTTCGCTCATATCAACTATATGAAAGAGATTTGTGTGAATATCGCTCCTGGTGATTACACAGGTGATATTAAACATTATAATTTTGTAAATTATAATGCAAATACAGTAACACTTATTAATTTTATTGGTTTACGTGGTAAAGTTAGATTTATTAATAGTGGAACTACATCTGCATATTTGCCACCTATCTATGTGGCTATGTGTGATAATGTTACATTTGAGAATATCACATTTAAAGTTGGAAGTATGTATACATCTAATGCTGTTAATAAACTAACTAGCTTTAATAATGTTAGTGTTACAAATGCAACTGCTTTGTTTAGTAGGTGTACATTTACTGTTGATAATACAGATATCACAAATAAAGAGACATCTAATTCTTCATTTAATACAATTCATGTAGATGCTTTTGGTTCAAAAGTTAAGATTGATACATGTACTTTAAGTGGTAAAGTTAGGTATGGTATTAGGTCTGCTGAGGGTTCTGTTGTAACTGTTGTAGGTTCAAATAATATTAATAGTAGTGTTGCTACTGTATATTATGCTACAGAGGGTGATATTAATGTTAATGGTACAGCAACTAAGAATACATCTAATGAATCAACTGTTGGTGGTAGGGTTAGTTTTCTAGATGTAGCTTCTACACCAACATACCCTAATACTACACGTGGTCAAGTTATTGGTACACGATTATCACAAAAATATGGTGGAAAATTAGGTTATGTTTCTGATGGTAATGGTGGGTATTCTTCTATAGACCATTTTAATCGGAGTGGTAATTTAGATAACAAACCTGATTTTGAAGGTCAATTCGCTTATGATAAGACAAATAAACGAGTAGGTTTCGCCTTAGGCTCAACTAATAAGTCTGATTGGTTAGAGTTATCTGCTAATAATAGTATTGGTGGTGTCAAAGAGTGGAAACAGGGTGGTACTTATAGTTATGGTGATTTTATAAGTAATTCACAGGGAAATCTTTTTTATTATAGAGGTGGTGACATTTCTTATCGTAGTGGTACATCTGTTGATAGTCAGATTAGTGGCGATTTGAGGGTTGTTGAGTCACAGGGTGGTAGATTTGTAAATATTAACCCAAATAATCATGCTCATACATCTTTTGCAATGTTACATAATAAGACTGAAAATTTTGAATTGCCAACTACTAATAGTGAGATGAGTAAGTTAGGTATGTTTATTACATATTACACTAAATATGTTTTTAGTGGTCAACCTACAAGGTATGGTCAGTTAATCAATATACCTCCTGGTATTGACAATACAGAGGAAGCAATGCAGATTTGGATTGAGCAAAACTCTGGTCAGATGTATGTTAGGGGTGGTAATTGGCAAGACAATGTTGCATCTAGAAATTTCCAACCTGTATATCCTGATAATTTTGATACTGTTGATTATTTGTTTAAAGGTGTAACAACATCTAGAGATGATGCTAGAAGTAGAAATTTGAGACTAGCAAGGTCTATGGATAACTATAAAGTAGTAACTTTTTATTTAACACCTGATAATAGTAATGACTTTTCTGTTTCATGTCCTTTTGAGGTGTCTGACTTTAAGAATATGTTAAATACACTTAAAAAATCAGGAGTTCCTACAAATTGTTACTTATTGAATAAGCATCAGTTATGGTGGGGATTAAAGCTAAATGAAGGTACACTATCCTCAACTAGCATTGCTGATATTACGTGGGATGAGAATTGTAAATTAGTTGGTGTTACTGGGTGGCCGAGGAAATTTAATTTAGATTAGGTAGGTATAGATGTATAAAATTCCGTATAAAATGGTTGAGATAGTTACAGAAAGTGGTGAGACTTTAACACTAGAAGATGTGTTAAAGTCTATGCCAACTGTACCTATGGCTTTATACACAGGAAATGATGACTTTACTAAAGAGAAGATAGAGGACGTTATTAACTATCTTAAAGCTAATGGTGGTGGTCAGTTTACCATACCTGAAAATCCGCCGATTCATAAGTTAACTATCGATGTACATAGAAATAAGTTTCAAGATTATGTAGTACATTTTATCTACAATGATTATCGTTACCCTATTGGTACAGAGAAACGACCTTATACAGATGAGAGTTGGCAAGCTGGGGACATTATCTACAATCTAGATATCTTAAACTCAGATGATAAATGTACTATGTGGTTCTGTAAAGAGAGTGGTTCTGCTACATCAAGTGGTAAGTGGTCGCAACAATCTATATGGCAATTATCTTCTAGTGAGATTGATGATTTAGTAGTATCTCACGTGGGCTCTTCTATAGGGCCGCTTGTACAGAAAGAGGTAGGTTTACAGGGGCCTGCTATGATGTCTAGTGAGGTTACTAAACAACTTGACGCTAAAGTTCCTAGTAAGGTTGAGTCAGAGGTTACTAAACAGCTTGCTAGTTCAGTTCCAGCACAGGTTTCTAGTATTGTAGATGACAGTCTTTCTAGAGAGGTATCTAAGAGGGTTGATACAGTAGTTACACCTATCATTAATAGTAGGTTAAGTAGTACATTATCTGATACAGCTGTTACTAGGATGATTAATGAGAAGGTAGACCCTAAAGTATTATCTATTACTGAGGAAGCTAAGAGAGTTGTAAATACAAAGGTTACAGAAGCAACTTCAACTTTATCTAATACAGTTAATAACTATATAGATGAGGCTAAGAGGAAGTTAGGTGCTATTACTACTGTTACTGCAAAAGATGTAGATGATAAGATTAAAGAATCCTCTAAGGCAATTAACACTAAGATTGATAATATTGTAGATACTAGGTTAGCTAATCTTAGGACTGGTCATAGCGATATTGTCGCTACAGAAGAGTATAAGATGGGTGCTGATGGTGTTGTTGATGATACAGCTAAGTTTGAGCAGTGCGTTAATGATGCTAGGGGTAAAATCTTAATTATTAGTCCTGGTGTATATAAGTTGTCTAAGAACATCTTTATTGGTGAGTGCAAGGATGTTATTGTATTAGGTTCTTTTAATAATAAAGTTCCTTTCATTAAGAATGATGATATGTTTATTACTTCACCTACTAATATTGAATACATTAGGTCTGTAGAGTTAGATACAAATAAGGTTAATCAGTGTCAGGGTTTTGCATATAATTCTAATAGAAATGAGTTTGTACTTGCTACTATTAATTCAGACAATACAAATCAAGTATTGTATATTTTAGATGGTGATGATTTAAACACTCAAAAACGTAGAGTAGATTTTAGTGATGTAGAAAAATTAGGTCATTGTAATACGATGACATATAACAAAGATACTAATACTTTGTATGTATGTAATGGAGATACTAATTCTAATCCATTTAGGATGGCTAAGTTAGATAATAACTACTCTATTACAGGTGTACATACTGATTCTGCACAGGTTAAGAAATATAACTTCGCATATGACCCTATCACTAAGTGTTATTGCTCTATCATGCCTGGTGATAGGACTACAGGGGTTAGACATGTATTTATCTTAGATAGCAATTTTACTGTTATTAGAGAGTTTGATGTTGATTTCTTAACAAAAGACTATAACAATAATGGTGCTATGTTCTATAATGGTACGATTATGTGTGCTAGTTTACATGCTATCTTCCAATTCGATGTATTTGGTAATGTTAAGACTGTAGTTGATATTGATAAGGCTTATGAGATTGAGGACTTTGATATTAAGAATGGTGTAGTATATTTTGCTGTGTTAGAAGGGCATAATGTTCATATCTTTAGTGGTATGCACAATAAATTCAATTCTATACACATTAATAATATGAAAGTAAATCGTCTATTACTTGCTAATAATTCTCCTTTATTAGGTTTAACTGCTGATGGTAAAGAAATTAGCTTAGCTAAGGTTGGTAAATCTGGTTCGTCTGAAATTGGTGATAAATCGACTAATACTATTTTAATTGGTAAAGATGTTAAAACTTGGGATGGTGGTGATGCATCATATTCATTATTATCAACTAAACATTATGGGAACGCAATTTATTCTAAGAAACAGATTGATGATGCGTTTGTTAAGAAGGCTGAGTTAGTTAAATTGTCTATAGATGTAAAACCTGATTTCGTTGGACAATTAGCTGTTAGTGGTGGTAAGTCTTATATAGCACTTAATAATACAGGTACAGATGGTTGGAAGCCTTTAGGTGGTGCTAGTCCATTAGATGCTGTTGATAGGATTAGGTTTACAAATGGTGCTGAGTTGTGGATTGATTAGATTTTAATCTTAAATTCATAATCATTGTTTGTTATTAAATTATATATAGGTAGTGTTACAAAGGTAGGGGGTAGTTCCATGAAAATCAATACTTTTTTTAGAGGTACTACCCCTACTCTTGAAATTAGCATGGGTAGGGGTATTAAGGTTGAGGATATAGACAGTTTGATTGTCTATTTTTCACAAGGTATCACCATACTGAAGAAAAAACTTGAAGATGTTAAAATTAATAAGACGACTAATGAGGTGTATGTATCTCTAAGTGAGTTAGAGACATATATGTTTAGTCCTAGTGTTGTTAATGTACAACTTCGATATAAATTACTAAATGATACAAATATTTATAGTACTCATATATATCCTTTTAGGGTGTTGAAACAAGTATGTGATGAGGTATTTATCGAATGAATGAGGGTGTAATTAAATCTAGTGGCACATTCAGTAAAGTTAGTATAAACTCAAAATATGTTAATATCAATTCACATATGGGGGTAGACACTAATAGTAGTGGTACACTAGAGACTTCTAATAGAGTTAAGGTTACTAAAGATGAAGTTAAAGATATGCTAAAGGAAAAACAAGATAAGTTAATTGCTGGAAATGGTATCTTATTAAATGAAGAGACAAATGTGATATCAGTTTCAACAGAAAAGATTGTTGTTAATGAGGGTGATAATATTTCTGATTTAACAGCGTTGTATTTACTGGCTAAGGGTGAAAATTAATGGCAGATTTAAAGGATAATTTACAGAATCTTGCGACTCAGTTGGGTACGGATGTAAAAAATATTAAAGCATCTGTAAAAACTACAGATGATAAAATTGGTACGTTAGGCTCTTTGTCTACGACTAATCAATCTTCAATCGTTGAAGCTATCAACGAGGTTAAAGCTAATATCGTTACTGCTCAGGGTGGTGCTGTAACAGAGCAAGCTGTTGATACAAAGTTACAAGCTAAACAGGATAAGTTAACTGCTGAGGGTAAAATTTCAATTAATAAGGATACTGGTACAGGTTTAACTAAGATTACTGTAGACTTGTCAGATTATGTTGAAAACAGTGCTTTGACAACTAAGTTAGGTGACTACACAACTACAGTAGGTTTAAATACTAAACTAGATACTAAACAAAACAAATTAACAGCTGGTAGTGGTATTACATTAGATGCAGATGGCACTATTAAAGCTAGTGTTGATTTAAGTACTATGGCAACTAAACAAGAGTTAACAGATAAAATTCAAGAGGCTGTTACTAACCTTGTTAATGGTGCTGATGCTACTATGGATACATTTAAGGAAGTTCAAGATGCTTTAAATAGTGATAAGACTGTTACAACAGCATTGACTACATCTGTTGCTAACAAATTAGATTATAGTCAAGCACAGTCTTTATCAACTTTACAAAAACAGCAAGCATGTGCTAATTTAGGTATTGGTGACCCTACAGTGGATTTAGTGAGTGTGTATACAACCGCAAGAGATAGTTAGTGGGTGATTGCTTATGGCTGATACTAATACACAATTAGTGCAGAATATACAGACATTGGCACAGACTGTTGGTAGAGATATCAAAGATATTAAGACAAGGGTAAATTCTATTTCTAGTGGTGGTAGTGGTTCTAATGTTGACACTTCTAGACTAGCTACTAAAGAAGAATTAAAGGTTGTAGAGAATAAAATACCTAAAGCTAGTGGTGTTCCAACTCTTGACTTTACTGTAGAAAATAATGGTGATGTGTATGTTGATATTACATATCCTGAGGTAAGTAATACACCAACAACAAATACACAGACTGATACTATAGCTTATGGTACTACTAAGATTTATGACGTTGTGTGGGGTGTTGCAGTTCCAGGAGCAGCTGGTACAGGTAGGGGTTATTTAGAGTATAGTCCTATTAGTGGTTTTGGGAAGTTACATCTAGATATCAAGATGACACAGCCTAGTGGTAATGGTGGTACTATTGCTACACTACCAGCTAATGCTCCTGTACCTACAAGATTAATAGAGACAGCGGTTGATGTTAGTAACAATAGTATTTATGTTGAACCTAACTCTAGGAATATTAAGGGTTGGGGTGTTCAGGGCAATAATAAGAGGTATATTTTTGATATTATAGGCTTTTGGAAGGAGATTAAGTAGATGGCAAGAGTAAAAATAGGTAGAATAACTTTACCTAACCTATCTCCTTTCATAGTTAAGGATGTTAGAAATATTAAGAAAGTTGCTACACTTAAACTAAATGCACCTATTACTCAATGTCAGGGTTTTACTTATAATAGTAAGACTAGGGAGTTTGTGTTAGCATGTATTAGTTCTGACAATAACACACAAGTATTATACAACTTAAATTCTACAGACTTTTCTAGGACGAAGACTGTTCAGTATACAGATAAGAATAGATTAGGTCATTGCAATACATTAACTTATAATAGTAAGTTAGATAAGATTATTGTAACTAATGGTGCAGTAAATGTGAATCAGATTACATACTTAAATCCTGATTTAAGTATTGATACAACTAAGACTATATCAGGTAAGGCTTTTAATTTAGCTTATGATGATGAAACTGATACGTATGTATCTATTGTTCCTGGTGTTGACAATTCATCACGTAACTTAGAGTATTATGATGCTAGTTTCACTAAAACTAAGTCTGAGACAGTGACTGTAAATTCTAAGAATAATGATTCCAATGGTGCTTTATTTTACAAAGGGCAGGTAGTTTTTGCTACTGAGTATTTGGTGAATAAATCATCTGTTGGAATTCAGTTCCTAGAAACATTAAGTGGTTTAGAGGTAGAGGATTTTGCTGTAAAAGATGAGAACATCTATATGGCAGTTAATACAAACTCTGGTGTAGACATATACTGTCATTACTCTAACATGTACTTCATAGATAATATAGCTACAAAAGATAACTTATCTTTACCTAATAACATACCTTTGTATGGTACAGATACAACTGGTGCATTTAGAAATTTAATTAAATGTTCTAGTGGTAATGGTACTGAGGTTGGTAATCAAAAATCACCGATGGCTTTAGTTGGTACAAGGGTAACATGGTTTGATGATAAAGGTGTATCTAGAACCCTGTTATCTACAAAAGAGTTAGATGGTGTAGGTGAAAATAAAGAGGGTAAGGTTATTTATAGAGCATCTGAGATAGACAAGATGTTTACTGATGTTTTAAATAAGTTAAAAGAAATTAATTCTAAGTTGTAAGAGGGCTGTATAGTATGATAATTGAAGAAATTGTTAATGAGATTGATAAGTTTATTACAAAGTACAAAGCATTAAAGTCTGATAATCAAACTTTGACTCAATTTAAGTCTGATGTTAAAACTGCATTGAATAATAAAGGTATTATCAGTACTAATGTTGATGAAGATGTAGTGCAGTCTATTACTAATTATACTCCTAATTCTATTGGAGCTAATCTTGATGCTAATTATCTAAAGACTGTTGGTTTGTTACCTAGTAATTTTAGTGGTAATCCTACTGAGAGAGATTTGATTGTAAATAAATACTTATTTCAAGATTCTAATGATAGTCGTAAATTTATTTCTTCTAATGATTTACTAAGTGTAAGTGTTCAACTAGATGGTAAGGAAGTTACTAGTTATAGTCGAACTTCTACAAGAAGTACTTCTGAGGAAGGAATTGATATAAATAAATATAATATCCCGTTGGGTGGGTACTATATTAATGCTTTTAAATTTAACAAGTCAGGAAACTATTCTTTAAATTTAGATATGGGTAATTTATCTTTAAGTAAAGTAATTAATTATGTTGAAGAAGATTTGACTTCTATGTCTGATTTCCTAGTTTACGCTACCAATCTAAAATCTAATCGTGTAGTTGGTTACGATACACGTAAAATAGAAACTATAGACAAATTAGATAGAACTAAACTAGATGGTGATATGGTTCAGCTTTTTATTAGAGTAGAGCGTAATTTGAACGCTATGGGTAGTGCTAAAGAAAAACTAGGGTATGTCTACAATGTAAGAACAGGTAAAGCTTTCTTAGTGGATGTGGCGTGGTTATCCTCTGACTTTAGCAGAGTTCCATCAAAGTTTAGAAATTCATTATCTACAATTATTTATGATAATAGAATTGATGTTCTTACTAGTGCATACTCATTTGCATTATCTGTAAATGGTGATGATAAGAACCATACAACATTTATTTCTGATATTGATTATCAAGAAGGAGATACTCTTGTGTTTGCTTTCTATAAAGAAAGAAATAGAGATGAAGCTCATGAGTTTCCTACTAATGTAGTTGAGAAATATTTAAAAACTATTTCTAGTGCTATTAGTTCTGAGCAATTTGTTCAGGATGATGCTACATATAATATGGGTAGGTTGGTTAGTACTAACGATTTAAGTCTAGCAGGACATGAGGATAATTTTACAGAGTTAGCGGGTAAAGTTGAAATTTATGAAAAAGGTGTAAAATTCATGCCTACCGCATTGTCTTTAAAAAATACAGAGGGGCAAGGGCCTATTATGGCTTTAGGCATGCTAACAGAAGAATTTATGCCTACAGTAGGTATAGATTATTATGTAATAGATTTATCCAAACTACCAAGCAATAACATAGCTTTACCTAGTGAGACACCTGTTGCTATTGCAAAGGATTTCGCTAACGTAATAATTAAGGTAAATAAAGACAACGTAATTGGTAATAGCGAAACAATCAAGATTAATGGACATACAGGTCAATCAATCAAAATTAATGGCTCTGATTTTGTTAAAACTGATAATGGTAAAAATTATCTGTATTCATTCAAAAAAGATGGTATTCAAGAATTAAAGTCTTTTGTATGGTAACTTTTGTCCTATAATTTATGTTGTGAAGTAGATATAAAATACTACTTGAATATTAAAGCTTCTGTTTTAGGTATTTGGAATATAATTTATATTTCTAAGGATTAAACAGTAAGTATTAGATAATAATTAAATATACATAAGATATTCATAAAATAGATAGTATTGGTGAGAGGTGTATCTTATGGACTTTAATGGTTTAAAGAATGTTACACCTATCTTCCAAACACTATTAAATAATGCTAAGAGTGGTATTCCTAAGAAAATTCAAGTTTTCATAGGAATACTTGCTCTTATTTGGTTATTACCAATAGTGTTAGATATAGTGTTTGTTGTTTTAGGTGTATTTTATGATTATAAGCCTGATATGATACTAAAGTTTTTACCTAGGCTAGAACAGTTAATTAGTATACTCACAGGTGTTTCTGCCGTTGCATGTTTAATGGCAATTATCGGTTTGTTTACAGATTCTGATGGGGATGGTATTCCTGATTCTGTAGATAAAGATAATAAAACACCAGTAACAAATAATAGTATTCAAGTCAATGTGGGTTCAAGTGGAGATAAATCCCCTAAGTTACCATTACACATTGATAAATAGATTGTTTTAGTAGGTAATTTTTAGTATGCGGATGCTTTACAGGAGATGTTATATGATTGGAGATTTGAGTAAAGAGTATGAATCTAATGGCGACATTGGGGCTATCTCCACTGGTGAGGGAGACTATGGTGGAAAGTCATATGGCATGTACCAATTAGCTAGTAATGTAGGTTCAGTTGATGATTTTATTGCATGGGGACTAAATTCTGACTATGGTTGGATTGCTGAAGAATTAGATAAATATTCAGTAGGTTCTTATGAGTTCGATAACGCATGGACATATTTTGCGAATAACGACTATGAGAATTTTTACAACATGCAACATTCATATGCTATTCACAAGTATTATGATGTATCAGTTGAGTTGTTAAGGGAACATTTGTTTAACATTGAAAATCATAGTGAGACTATGAAAGATGTAATTTTCTCTAGGGCAATTCAGTATGGTACTGGTAATATCGTAGAGATGTTTGAAGATGCTTTAGTTATTATGGGTGAAAAATTAAATCTTGAATTGGATAATCTTTCTTATGTTGATGAGAAACGATTCGATTATGACTTAATCACTTCTATCTATGATGTATGTATGACTACTGAGTGGAATAATTCTGTTTTACGAGATAGTTTAAATCATAGGTTTAGGGAAGAGAAAGCTAAGGCTATTCAAATGTTGTCTGATGAGTTAGGAATCTAGGTGATTCATATGGGTTTCATTGATAAGTTAATAGAATGTATTAGAGTTTTATTCTTAGGTAAGAGTATTGATAGTGTTGTTACTTCTACACAGGATAAAGTAGTAGATACAGTTAATAATACTGTTGATGAGGTTTCTTCTAAAGTAGATACAAAGGTTGATGATGTCACTGATAAAGTAGATAACATTACTGATACAGTAGATGATAAAATTGACGATGTGTCTAATAAAGTTGAAGATATTGTTGAGAACTCTAAAAAATTAGGTATTAATGTAAGAAAAAAATAGTGATTCTATTTAAATTTCACAGTTAAAATTATATATTGAGATTTTAAACCCCCTATAGTATAATAAGTATTAAATAACATTATACTATAGGGGGTTTAACTTCATTGAATAAGAGTTTTAAAGTTAGGATATATCCTAATCAAGAACAAAAAGATATTATTGATAATACATTTAATTCTACAAGATATTTGTATAATTATATGTTAAATCTCCGAGAAAAGTTATATAAATTTTTTGGTGTTAGTTTATGTTATAATCAATCTTCTAAGGTTCTAACTGAATTAAAGAAACATAAAGTATGGCTTAAATTTGTAGATTCTAAATCTTTACAACAGACTCTTAAAGATTTAGATAATGCTTATGTTAATTTCTTTAATGGTAAGTCTAAATATCCTAAATTTAAATCTAAGAAACAGAGTAAAAACTCTTATCGTACTACTCAGAGAGTTAGACTAAATACTGAAAATCGTACAATCAAGATTCCTAAAGTTGGTAGTATTAGATTTAGAGATAAAAGTAAATTTAAAGGTATTACTAAAATTTATAACGTGACTATTTCTAAGACATCTAGTGGGAAATATTATGCTAGTATATCAGCTGAGGTTAATATTGAACATTTTGAGAAAACCAATCAAAATGTTGGTATAGACTTAGGATTAAAAGATTTTGCAATTTTTAGTAATGGTGATAGAGTAGATAATCCTAAATTCTTTATTCATGCTCAAAAGAAGTTAGCTAAGATGCAACGTAAGTTATCTAAAAAGATTTTTGGTAGCAATAATTACTTAAAATATAAAATTAAAGTAGCTAGATTTCATGAGAAAATAAAGAATAAGAGAAAAGATTTTCTACATAAATTATCACTTAGATTAGTAAAAGAGTATGATATTATTTGTGTTGAGACTCTTAGAGTTAAAAATATGATGAAAAATCATAAATTAGCTAAGTCTTTTCAAGATGTGGCTCATTCAGGGTTTATAAGGCAATTAGAATATAAAGCTGAGTGGTATGGTAAAATGGTTTCTAAAGTAAATACATTTTATCCGTCATCACAACTATGTTCTAATTGTGGATATAAAAACAAAGATGTTAAGAATCTTAGTATTCGTGATTGGACTTGTGCTATATGTGGAACATATCATGATAGAGATGTTAATTCAGCGATTAATATTTTGAATGAGGGATTAAGAATATTAAATTCTTAGATATATAATTTTAAGAACTGTGGGACGCACAGGGATAGCTTATTAAATTTATCTGACAGAAGGCTTTAATTGATATGGATATTAGTTATAAAGTCAAGTTGGATTTAAATAAGAATCTTTCGACTTTTTTCGTTGGGGGAGCGTCAGTAACATACGAAAAAAATAGTGTACGATTTAAGTACACTCTTATTTTTATGTGTGGAGATTGATTTATGGGACTATTTGATGTTGATGGCATAGGGTTTAAAAATAAAGAAAAACCTAAAAAAGAAAACTCATTTGACATGGGGGTTGATATCTCTAAAGTAGATAATAGTTTAGTTAATACAAATAAGACTAGTGGTAGTGATTTTGATAAAACACTAGTTGGTGAGATAAATCCATTAGTTAAGGTTGATGTTATTAATCATTACTTTAGGCTTAGTGATTTATTGAAAGAATATGGATGCTATATTGATGGCTCTACTATGTATTGTCCTTTTCATGATGACGATATCACAGGTAAACCGTCTGCTAAGTATCATTCAGATACAGATTTGTTATATTGCTTTTCTGAAAACAAAGTCTACAGTTCTTATCACGCTTTAAAGATTTTATTTGGAAAGGATGTAAACCTAATTTTTAAGAAGATATGGTCTACATTGTCTAAGGAAGAGAGATTATCATATATTGGTAAGCATGATGAAAAGGTTAAGGATGTTGTAGTAGAGGATACAGGATGGGAATACTACAATAAAAATGTATTATCTACTTTTAAAGTTGGTAAGGTATCGTATGAGCAGTATAAAAACGCTTTATATAAGGTCTTATCATTAATTCAAGAATAAAATAGTATGAATTTTAAGTAATTTGTAGTTGTAAAGTTACTTAAAATTAAGTATAATGGATATTGTAGAAAGTGTTACTAACTACAATATCTATTTTTATTATAGTAAAGGAGAATATGCTATGGCTAAGATTACAGCTATTCGTTTACCTAATGGTAAGGTTAAGATTACTAATTCAGATATTAGTGGTATTATTGGGGAAGAGTTCAATTCATCTGATGATTTCTTCAATAAATATAAAACAATTAATGAATCTACAGGCGTAGAAAATGATTGTGTGTTATTAGAGTCAATCAATGGCTAATGTTCCTGTTATAGGTAATGGACTTGCAGTAATACCACTACATACTAGGGGTACAAGTAAGAAGAAAAATAAAAGAGTTGCTGATTATTTAACTAGGAGTACTTTTTTAAAGTTATTGGTAGAATACTCAGATATAGAGAAGATGGATATCGTATATTTAACTGGAATGGGTATTATGTATCAAGATGATATATTAGATGGTTCAGTTACTTTAAGGGATATTATACAAAACACTAGTTGGTGTAATATAGTTGCTGAGGAACTATATCGTTTGTGCTTATCATTGGGTACAAATAAGATAGTTCTTCTAGCTAGAAGCGATAGATTTTTAAAGCTTGCTAAGACTCTTAGGTCTAGAGGTGTTATAGTTGAAAATCCTATAATGGGTGTATTGTCAGAGAGGTATGCAATTAAGATACTATTCTCTAAGACTAAGTTATGGATTAATACAGGGGGTGACTTTTCAAAATGAATAAAGAGTTACCTTTATTTTTACAGAATTTAACATGTGATATTACTGATTGTGTGTTTACATTAAAATTGGTAGGTAGTACATTTCAATATAATGCACAAGAAGTGTTACAGGCTATACTAGATAATAATATGGTTAATAGAGTTATATTAGAATTAGTACGTGAGCCTGAAAATATTCATGATAAACATGCTGTAAAAGTCATGCTATCTGTTGATGGTTATAGTGGTACATACCATGTTGGTTATGTATCAAGAGATATAAGTGAGACAATTAGTTTTCTTCTTCAAGACGAGGACTTGTGTGTACATATTTCTGATGTATTCATGAGTGGTGGTGGGTTAGATTACTATGTAGGTCTTATGTTTAATTGTAGATTTAAAAGAAAGGAATAAAACCTATCTATGGCTAACGAGAAAGCTAAGGGCGATTATAAACATTGGGTCGGGGCTGTTCCTAAGATAGAAAATTGGTATAAGAATTTTAACTTTGTATTGGTTGAAAGTATGGAAGACTTAGAGAGTATCTTTAAAGATAAAAAAGATTACTATATGGCTTTCGATACAGAGACTACAGGTTTAGATTTTGAAGAGATTGACTTAGTAGGTTATTCTTTTTGCTTAGATGGTAAAACAGCATATTATGTGCCTGTGTATCATTTTCAGTATGATGGTAATTTAGGTGAGGAATCTGTAAAATTCATCTATGAGCGTATGTGTGAAGCTAAGAAGGTATTCATGTATAATATGCGTTATGATGCACGAATTATGGAATACTATGGGTATAAAGAGAATAAAGCTGATTTAGATAAAAGACGTTGGATGTATGCTAAGTTTGATATGTCTAAGGTTGATTATTATGATGTTTCCGTACCTGTATGGTTAGCTGATACAAACCAAAAATATCCTAGTTTAAAGTGGTCTAGTTTACATTTCTTAGGGATTGAACAGTTACACTTTGATGAGGTAATAGAAAACGCTGGTTCATTCTTCTATTTAAACCCATCTGAAAATGAAGATACAGTGTTCTATGCCGCCGCAGATGCGTTGTGTACATTTTTACTTGCAACTGCAACAGTTAAGTACTTTACTGAGGCTAAACATTCTGCTAAGTTTGACAATTTGATGTTATATCCTTTATTACACTATGAGAATGAGAAGATTTGGTTAGATGGTGATGTACTCAAAAATCTATATATTACAGCTACAGATAGAGTAGATAAGATGGAGAGAGATGTGTATGCTATGATAGGTGGACAGATTAATTTGAATTCACCTGTACAAGTTGCACAAGCTTTTGAGAGGTTGGGAATTGATACTGGTGAGCGTACATCTAAGGGTACTATGTCAGTTGGTATTAAAATATTGGCTGATTTACCTAAAGAGTATGTAGAAAAGTTCCCAGCTTTAAAATCATATATCAACTATAAGAAAACAGCTAAATTAATATCTTCATATATTAAACCTTTGTTGAAAGAGTATGAACGTAGGGGTTATTGTAGGTTCGCTTATAAAACTACTGAAGTACCAACTGGGAGGCTTGCTTGTGGTAAGGATGGGAAGAATTCTTTCTTTAGCCCGATTAATGCACAATGCGTAGTTGGTTCATCTGAATTGTTTACTGATAGAGGTGTTAAGACCATTAAGGACATTTCAGTTGGTGATAATGTTTGGGATGGTGAATCTTTTAGGGAAGTTCTTAATACCTATAATAATGGTGTTAGAGATGTATATAGGGTTACACTTTCTAATGGTCAAGTTTTAGAGTGTACAGATAAGCATCAGTTGTATAGTGCAACAGACTCCTGTGATTTCAGAGAACTCAAAGATTTGTGTGTTGGTGATTTAGTTGCATTTAACTCTAAATCTTATGATGTTTCTAATAGTAACGATAATATTATTACTACTGTACAGAGAAATAAGCCTTATGGTGGGATTTATTCTAGGGAATACAAGATAGATTTAAATAATCCTAGATTTTGGCATTTTGTTGGTTATTTTATAGGTGATGGTTGGTATGGTGGTAAGACAAGGGAAGAGTCTTATAGCATCGGACTAATCTTTAATGCTGATGAGTTGGATACAATGAGTTACATTAAAGAGACATTAGATTTACTTGGAATTCATTATAGAGTTAAGAAGATAAATCATGATGTAAAGTATAAGAATCTTTATAACTTAATCATTAAGAGTGTCGGGATTAGTGACATGCTACACGGTTTAGGTGTAGGAGGTAGAGCAGAAAACAAGTCAATACCTGAGATTGTGTATGGTTTAAGTTCAGAGTGTAGGTCTATGTTATTTAGAGGACTTATGGATTCTGATGGGAAATCTATGTGTCATTATGAGTGGTCTTATTGCACTGTATCTAAGAAATTAGCATATGACGTTGTTAGACTAGCAACTTCTTTAGGTATTAATTCTCATCTTGTTGAGCGTACAAATGGTGAGTATAGAAATGCATTTAGAGTATTACTTTTGGGTAATAAGTTAGAACTGTTTAATACTATTGGTGTGACATCTAAGTATAAGTTGCGGAATGTTGTTAATGAGAGTGGTGAAATAACATTAAAATCTTCTAGAATGGGTAAGATACATTCACTATTACCTAAATGTTTACATGATGATGTTATTAAATATAATCTGTATGATGATGTTTCATTATCTTATTACACAAAGAAGGATGGGACTACTTCCACATATGTGAATAGGTGTAAGTTTAATAAGAGATTCGACTTATATCGAGGTAGGGTTGATGATTTTAATTTCAATGTACATTGGTTAAAAATCAAGTCAATAGAATATGTTGGTAAAGAGGAAGTTTATGATATACATGTTGATGTGACGCATAGATATTGTGTAAATGGCTTTATTACACATAACTCATTACCCAAGCCACATGTAAAGATGGAAGACGTATTTGACTTAGGTGATAGAAATTTATTCTCTAAGAAAGATAATATCATTATGGGGTATAAGTTTGTTTATTCTTCTTATGATGAGGAAGGAAAACATATTATACCTGATGACCCAACATATATTGGATGGGTAGAGGGTATGGATGATGACTTAAATATACGGATGGCTATTTCCCCTAAAATGTTAGAAGATAGCAATGATGCTGAATTCCTGTACTGTAGCTTTGACTATGCCGCGGAGGAGTTACGTATCGCCGCTAATTTAAGTCGTGAGCCTAATTGGGTTGATGCTTTTGTACATGGGGATGACATTCATAAGAGGTGTTATTCTTTAGATACTGAGTTTTTAACAAGAGATGGTTGGAAAACTTATGAGCATATTGGTATTGATACTGAGATTGCACAATATAATGAAGATACTAAAGAATTAGAGTTTGTTAAAGCTGGTCATGCATATTTCAATGAAACAGATACAATGTATCACTTTGTTGGCAATAATACTGATTTATTAGTTACTCCTAATCATCGTATGTATGATAAAGGTAGAGATAATTGGTATGTGAAACGAGCAGACGAATTATATAAAAAGAGGTATTATCATACCATTTGTAGTCCTATATCCAATAAAGTACTAAGGGATTCAGATATTGTTATTGATAGAGGTAACATTGATATTAAGTCTACATATCATAAAGATGGTTTTAGCATTTCTGTAGATGATTTTGTTGAGTTACTAGGGTATGTCATTACAGATGGTGGTACTTGTTTGCGTAGTTGTGGAACTAAGACAGTTTACTTTTCACAGTCAGAAGTTAAGGCAGATGTTTTAGCTAGAATGCAAGACTTAAATAGAAGACTTGGTGGACTCTTTAAAGAAGAGATTGATTACTGTAAAGGTAAAGAAACAACTATATGTGGAAGGGTATCTATTTTAAATGGGAATTTCCATCGATTTAGTTTAACAAGTTCAGCTTTGTTTGATGTAGTTGTTGAATATATTGGTGGGAACTTAAAGAAAGATAGGGTTCTTTCTAATAAGATGCTACAATTTAGTGATAGGTTACTAATTAAATTCTTAGATGCTATGTATGATGGTGATGGTTTACATGATAATAGGGAAGGGAGAGAAAACTCTAGGACTCTATTAGTGCAGTCTAAAAAGTTAGTTGAACAGTTACAATTAATTCTTATTAATATTGGGTACTCTACAAATATTAGAGATGTTTCTGATAGATATAGTACTAATTTATATAAGTTAAATTATGTTAAGGATAAGAGGGTTGTACGAGGTTCAAATAGAAAGACTGAGATTATCAAGTATGATGAACCTGTTAAATCCGTGTGTTTTGCAGTACCTAGTACGTTGCTATTTGTACGTAGAAATGGTAAGACATCAGTATGTGGTAATACTGCTGTAGCTATCTGGGGTGAGGAGCATTATAATAGAGATTATCGTAAGATGGCAAAGTATGCCAACTTCTCTATTTTGTATGGTGCTAGTTCTCATTCATTGTATGCTGATAGTCGATATGGTTTTAAATCTTTACAAGAAGCAGAGGATTTCTATAATAAGTATAAGAAAGCATTACCTACGCTATTCCAATGGCAAGATAGATTAATCTATAGTGCTAGACGTAAAGGTATGTTACAGACATTCTTTGGTAGACCACGTAGGTTGCGTTCTTATTATGAGAATAAACAGATAGGTTTTGCTAATCGTAGTGCTGGTAACACGAGTGTACAGGGTGTTGCTGGTGATATTCTTAAAATGGTAATGATTAAGTTGTGGAGAGCATTATTTAATAATGAAGAATTCAAGAACGATGTTGCTTGGAGGGTTGCTATCCACGATGAGATTGGTTACACAATACGTGCTAACAAGTTAATGCGTATATTGAAGATTATCAAAGAAACACAGTCTGTTAAGTTACCTGAGTGGCCAGTAGAAATTATTACAGACCCATCTGTTGGTTGGTCTATGGGTAGAGTATATGATTTTCATATGGTTGAGGATGATTCTGAGTTAGGTTATCATTTTGAGCCTGATTTAGCATAGGGGATTATTATGGAAGAGTTTATTTTTGATAGCTTAACTCTAGGTGACTTGGTTAAGTATGTTGATACTTCAAAAGTATTTAACATTACTAAAGGTGAGTTTAATCAAGTTAAAGTGTATCTAGCTAGTTATGAAGATGAAAAGCTAGGTAGTGCAGTTGAGCGTTTAGATGTTGCTTATCATATTGGTAATAAATGGTCTTTGGTAGATATGACTAAAGTTGAAGGCTTTAATGAAGTACCATTGAGTTGGTTATTATCGGATGTTGGCGATATTGATGATTGTTTAGTTATTTTACGTAGAATGTCTAATATGGTTTTAGATAAGAATAATTCTAGTTTATCTACATATATTTATCATATTGTTGATGATAAATATGGGTTCATTACCTATAATGCGTTAATGAATGGTAAACTAGCTAGGTATGGTATCATGTTAGATGGTTCTATTGATGATATTCTTGATATTATCAATAACAAAGTTGACAATGATTACGATAAGAATTCATTAATTTCTTTTATTAAGTGTGGTGTTGCTAATGAGTGATATGTTAGAGTTAGTTCAGTTAGGTAAGAATGTTCGATACATTAGGGTTAATGTACTAGAAACAACAATATCTGAATTCTCTAATTTAACTGGTATTAGTCGAGATGTAGTATGTAGGATTGAGGATTTAAGGATGGGCAAGGGTTCAAAGACTTGTCCATCGGTATCTACTATATTAAAGTTGTGTAAATCTCTAAATATTGAAATTGGTGATATTATGGGTAATGATATCTCTTCTAATGAAGATGCTTTACTGAATTTAAAGGGGGTTGTTTCTTGTGGCAATTAGTGTTGGTAGAACTTTAAATGAGTTAAAGCAGATGTCATTTGATTGTGGTATCACAATTCCTAATAGAGAAGATGGTAAATCTTTAAAGAAAGAAGATTATATCAAACCGATTAGAGAGCATAATCTTTCTATCAGATATGGTAGTGTTGAAAATACTCCTGAGCATTTAAAGTTAATGCTACAGTTAAAATCACCTATGTTGGCTGGAAGGATTGATTCTTTTAAAGAAGAACAGCAACAAGAGGTATGGAATTCAGATAATTGGTCAATGGAACAGAAGTTAAATGGTGTTAGATGTTTTATTATTAACGATGGTACAGGTATTCACTTATATAGTAGACATAATAGTGATATTGACTTGCTCCCCATAGAGTTTACTGAAAAAGTTAAATTACCTAAAGATTTCTCATATGGTAGGTTAGATAGAACTTTTATTTTAGATTGTGAGTTAACATCAGATAACCCTAATATATGTACTGTGTTAGATGGTTATGGAGTAGATACAAGTTCTCAGTTACAAGCAGTTACATCTATCTTAGGTTCTAATACTGATAGGGCATTAGATATTCAAGATTTTAATGATTTAGATTTAGTGTTTAATGTATTTGACTGTATTTACTGTGATGATAAGTGGATAATGGATACTCCTTTGTATGAGCGTAGGGAATATTTATCATCAATTATTGATATGCTAGTTGGTGCTAACTTTAATGCTAGACCTGTTAAATACGTAGTGGATAATAAGAAAGAGTTTTATAAGCATTTAATTAGTCTAGGGTTAGAGGGTACAGTTGCTAAACGATTAGATGGTGTGTATGTACCTGATACAACTAGGAATTTTAAAGGTTGGGTAAAGTGCAAGAGGTCATTATCTGATTCATTGAGTGCATTTAATTCTCAATCTTCTCTTAGTGCTTTTGATACATTAGATGATGTGAGTGGTGATATAACTTTCTCATTTGGCGATACTATTGATGCTTTTATTACTGGATATGAGTTAGGTAATAAGGGTTCTGCGTTTGAGAACATGATAGGTTCTATCTGTGTTTCTGTGTATGTTGAAAAAGAAGATGGTACACAGGAAGTTAGGGAGATTGGTAAGTTCAGTGGTTTCAATCTTGATATGCGTAAGAATATGGGAACTGTTGTAAATGGTAAGACAGTACTTAAACCAGAATACTATGGTAAAGTTGTAGAGATTGATGGGCAACAAATTACTAAAAATGGTAGGTTCGCACATTGTGTATTTATTGGGTTTAGATACGATAAGTTAAAGGATGCTTGTATTCTTAAAGAAGAGTTCTTAAAATCACAACTACTATAATTTTTACTTGATTTTAAGTAAAGATAGTGTTAAAATTTTATTATCTAATGTTTTGAGGTGCATTATATGAATTACAATAAATTAGATATGAATGTGTTCATAGAAAAACTCTTAGAACATGTAGAGATGTGTCCTTGTCTTTTAATAGGTAAGTATGTTACTGAGTTTAAAAAGGTATACAAAGATACAATAGAACGTGTGTATACATTAGATGACGTAAGGAATTTAATAGATTCATATGATGGCATTTCTAATGTAAATAGTAAGTTCTTAGTGTTAGATGGTATTGGCTTTTTATCTCATGTAGGTCAAAACTCCTTATTAAAGTTTATTGAGGAATCTAAGTTACCTATCATCATATTGTCTTATGGTGATAAAATCTCACCAATTATCATGTCTAGGATGAAGATAATCGTTAAGAGGTGGGACGTTGTTAAGAATTTAAATTTCTCTAGTGTTGCTGATACAATAGCATACATAAACGAGAAGAATTCTACACGAGAGGATAAGATGAGTGAGTTTGATGAGGTACAGATTATGGCTAATATGTGTCCTAGTCTATACTCAATCAAACAGCAAGCTGGTGATAGATATGGGTATACTAATAGTAGGTTAATAAATCTAATGGTTGGTACTAAGAATAGGTGATTCAATGGGTGATTACAGTTTAATCAACAAAGTAGTGAAAGTTGAGGATAGTAAAGAGGGAATAAACTATTTAGATTTAGTTTGTTTCATGTACCCTAACTATGAATTACGTACTGAGTTCAATATTTTAGATGGTAATACTGATATTATATTTGTTGGTAAAGTTAATTCTAGTGTTGTAAAGTCATTAAAAGAAAACACTAGAAGTTTTATAGCAATTAATAATATAGGTATTCAAGATATTGACATGACGATTAGGGATATAGCTATTAAGGTTCTCTATGATAGATTTAATAAAGAGCCTAGTGATAAGACGCATACAATGTTAACTTCTATGACAGAATATGATTTTATTAAGTACTTTAAATCTTTTTGGGTATTAGGTAGGTCTAAGATTGATTCTGTTGACATATCTTTATGGGATTTATATTGTGTATTAGGTAAGTCTAGACACGATATACTTAAAATATATTTAGAGTTACGTGAGGTTTATTCTGACAGTATGATATTTGGTGGTGTACTATCTTTTTTAGAAAAGTCTAGGAACTTAGAAGATGTTGTTACTAATAGTGGTAAGTATCTTAGGTTGCTAGTTGATTTCAATAAATCATATGATAAAATGATTGTACCTATTATTCAGAAAGTTTACACGATGGAGTGTAGAAGTGATTCTGATAGAGAGTATCGCACTTTATGGTTGTTAATGCAGTTAGGTAAAGGAAACATGCTATAATGTCTATACTTGAAATTGAATTAGAAATGAATAAGGTTGCTAAGGATTTACAAGATAGAATCTATCAAGTGTATGATACATATTTGGTAGAGAATAGAAAAATCATAGACTTGCCTACATATGAAGCTTTGTATCGTAGTCCTAAGCTACAGTACGAGGTTTCAGAAAGATTGATACGTACTATAGATGTATTAAATGATTTAAAGTTACGTATTAGTGTCGTCAATAAGAATTTGTCAGAGATGAAGAATTTACAGGTGACAACAAAATCAGATTATCAGTTAGTAGCTAATCTTAAATCTAAGGTAGGTAGGTACTATGATGAGTTTACTGAGCATAAGTTTCAGATTTCTGATTTAATTAAAAATGCTAATAACAAACTTAATACAATTAATGCTGTTAGGTTTGTTAATGAATAAATTATTGTATTATGAAATGAAAGGAGACTTATGGGAGAAAATGCTTTTAAGGACAGATTAATTCATGAATTTAAAGAATACTTTCCTAATGATAGTTCGTTACAAAACTTTTGTACATTAATTATCACTATGAAAGATAATCCTGATTACGCTTTATCTGATGTTGATAGGGATGTATTAAGGAATTCTATTAAAGATTTGTCTGTTTTCACTTCATTAGGCATTTATACTAAGGTTCTTGGTAAGATGAGTAATGATGTTAAAAAGCAGTTAGATGTGACTACAAGGAAGAGGGGTAGTAAGGTTTTAGGTAGCAATACTACGCCTAATAATGTGACAGCTACTGTATATGAATCTAATAGGTTTGATTTAGGTTTTGAAATAGAGCCTGCCAAGGTTTCACATGTACAAAATGTACAAGGTCATAGCAAGTCTATTGGTGTTAAAGAGTATTCTAGTAAGTCTAATACATTTACATTAGATGGGGTTGATTTATCTTCTAGTAAAGAGATTCCTACAACTTCATATGAGACATATTCTGACTATGATACGTATGAAGATGTCCCTACTGTTAATGTAGATGATTTAGATTATTAATTTTGGTAGTTAGCATATTGCTATTACAATATATTTTAGTTTCCAATAAGGAGAGTTATTATGTCTGAGATTGAAAATTTTGATGCAATGTTCAATGGTTCTAATGAATCTACACCTGTTACTGAAGTAAAAACAGAGAATGTTACAAATGAGGTAGCAACTGCTACGACTACAAGTGTAGCATCTCCTGATAGCTTTGTAATTAGCATTGAGAGTGCAGGTTCTAGTTTGTTAAGTGATTTGGGAATTAAACCTATTTCTTTTGGTGATAGGATTCAACGTGTTCCTATCGAAAAGTATAAAGCTAAACAAGGCAATATTGATAGAATTTCTATTATTTCTGAGCAAGTATTACCTATTAAATATCATTATATTGAAGGTAAAGGTTCATACTTATGTACAGGTGGTAAATGTTGTCAATTAATGGGTGACCCAGCTGTTCGTTACTTAGTACCTATTTGTGTGTATGATACAACTAAGAATGGTGACCCAGCATCTAGCAATATTGAATTAAAGGTATTGTCTATGGGTAATGAGTTATATCAAAATATTGGTATGATTGCTAATGCTGGTAATGTACGTAGTTTGGGTGGTATTACTCATGTTGATATTACTGTTAATTGTACAGACGAAAAATATCAAAAATTATCTCTTATTCCTATTGGTGAGGCTATGTGGAGAAAATCAGCTAAGGCTGTTGAGTTCTTGAATAATAAATGGCAAGAGTCTGCAAGTGAAGCCTATAGGGCATTAGCACGTAGTGTTGATGAAGCTACATTTGTTAAATTATATGATGAGGCTAATTTTGGTGTAAAACCAGAGGAAAATCAAGGTTTTGGTGGTAGTGACAGCAACTTCAATTCCTTTGGTGGTGCATCAACTAGCAACTTTGATGAATTCTTTAAATAATAAAAATAGTTAATAGTTGAAAGGATAGGGGTACTGGCATAATAATAAAATAATATGTATGTACCTCTATTTTATTATTATATGGTGATTTTAGCTATAGACCCTAGTTTTAAGGCTTTATCATTTAGTTTGTATGATAGTGATACAAAAAAGGTTTACATTGATACTGTATCATATCCTCTAGGTACGTCTATAGGGTTTGATAAGATATTTGATGCTGTTCATGTTCAGTGGTATCAGTTGCATAACAAAATAGATGATTACATACAAAAAAATAACATATCTATTGATGTTGTTATTTCTGAAATACCACCACCTGTTGGTAACTTTTCAGCTGGTTTGTATGCATTAGATTATACTATCTTAAATAGTTTATTTGAGAAGTATACAACAATAAAGGATTTATTTATATTGTCGCCGTCTTTCTTGACTAAGGTTCATGGTAGACGTGGGTATAAGAAGAGTGAGAGTACTGCTTTAGTTAAATACTTTATTGATGAAGTATTATCTGATAGTTTTGATGTGTATATACCTGATAGTGTTTCTGCCAAGGGAAGAGTATCAAAGGGAAGACTAAATAACGATAAAGCAGAGTCTTTTATATTTTTATTACGTTTAATGGTTAGACTTAATATTAATGGTTTAGCTAGTAAGATAAAGAGTGAGGTAGAGGGATTATCTCATGAAGGTGAAAAGTTATTAAGGAGTAGATGATGGCAAAAAAAGAAAAGTCATCTGTTGATGATTTCGCAAAAAGTATTAAAAAGTTGTCTAGTGAGTATCATTCATTAGATGCTCCTGAGTTTGTTAAAAGTGGTTCAGTTGTACTAGATTCTATATTAGGTGGTGGTATTCCACGTGGTGTATTTATCTTGTTATCATCTGACAGTGGTTTAGGTAAATCTACAGGTGCATTACATGTTAGTAAGGCATATTGTATTCAAAATAAAAGGGTTTTGTATTTAGATTTCGAGAGTGGTGTTAATTTAGCACAGCTTAATTCTATGGGGTTATCTAGGTTTAGGTATGACGCTAATACAAACCCAGATGGTAATTTCTTCTTATTCCAAATTCAAACATTTAGAGAAGCTGATAAGATTTTGGATGAGTTGGTTGAGAATGTTGATTTAGTTGTTATAGATTCTGCTACAGCTATTCTAACTGAAAAGGTAAAAGAATCTTCGTCTGAAGACGTGCTACCAGGCATTGATAGTAGGGTTATGGCTACATTCTTAAAAAGACATAAGTCTACAAGTACACGTGCTGGAACTTCATGGATTATCGTAAATCAATTACGTACTAAGATTGCTATGGGTTATGGTCAACAAACTGCTGAAGTTGAGGCTGGTGGTAAAGCACTCAAATTCTACCCTGACATTCGCTTAACAATGAAGAAAGCATATAAAGGCACATTAGAGCGTACAGAACAGACAGCTGTAGGTGAGCAAAAAGTTCCTTTTGGTGCTATTTGTGAGATTAAAGCTGTTAAGAATAGATATGAGCGTCCAGAAATTCCTCTTAAATTAGCGATTATCTTTGGTAAGGGCATTTCTAATGAATATGCATACTATGACTTCTTAGAACAACGAGGTAAGATTGTTAAAGCTGGTGCGTGGTATACTATTAAGTTAGGAGATTCTCCTAAAGTACAAGGTATGAATGGTGTTATTGATTGGATTAACACTAATCGAAGTCTTGTTAAAGATTTCATTGAGTCTGAGGGTGGTTATCGTTTATTGTTAAATGAAGCTAGTACTGTAGACTTAATTGATGAATCTTATGATGAAGAGGTTTTTGATGGTACAGAGGTGTTTGACGAACCTACTGAGGATGATGGTGAAGAGTAATGTCAGATAAAATAACTGTAGATATTAAAGACTTTCAATCTCTTAAAAAAGCATATATAGAGTTAACTCCTGGTATTACAGTTATCACTGGTGCAACGAATAATGGTAAGAGTGCCATTATTCGTGCTATCGATTCTGCACTTTTTAATCTTGGCGATGATGCTATGGTTAGGGGTGGTCAGAGATACTATGGTATAAAGATATCAAATGGTAGTCATACAATGCTGATGGCTAGAGATAATGTTGGTAAGAATGAGAAAACTGCATATCAGTTCGATGAAGGGACTGTTCAAAAGAAAGTTGGTAGAGGTCAGTTAGAAGAGGTTTCACGTATGTTTAATATACGTGAGGTAAAAATGAACAATGGCACTAAGATGAAGATTAATTTTTGGTATCAAAACGATAAACCTTTCCTAATGGATAAGACAGCAGGTCAACTATATGAGTTTTTATCATTGAGTTCTTGTGATAACTATGCTAGGGTGCTAAAATCTTTGGGTAGTGATGTTAGGTCAATTAATTCAGATATTAATACGTTAACCACAGAGATTAATACATATAAGTCCTTAATTAATGATAAAAAAGACTTCATCTCTAAGAATGATGGGTTTGATTTAGTATATCAAGAGGCAATAGACGTTGATGCAATGGGTGATTTATTGTCAAATGTAGAAGGTTTATTAGACGATGTTGACATGTCAAACAATACTATAAAAAAGCTTGATAACTTAAAGTCAAATATTGATATAAAAATCTCATCTATTGATATTGATAGTGTTAGTGCTTTATATCAAGATATCATTTCTCTAGATTCTAAGGTATCTTCATTATGTGGGTTGTTGGATTACATCGATAGTACTGGTGGTAAGATTTCACAACTAGATAGTGAGCATAAAGAGTTAAAATCCAATATTAGTACGAATGACACTTGCATAAAAGATTTCTCTAATATCATTAATGATGCTGAGTGTTTACATGCTAAGATTGATATTGTATCTAATGCTTTGGTTGATGTTGAAGAAAATATTAAGTCTAAGGATATAATCGATACTAGATTAAGTTCCATTAATGGTGATTTGTGTACTTCTATCAATGATATATCTAGAGAAGTAAATATATTAGATGATAGCTTTAGTCAGTTAATGGTCATTGAGGGTTGCTTAAAAGAGTTAGATAGTAGCAAGGGAGTGTTGGATTCTTATACATCTAAGGTTGAAGATGTAAAAAGTAAACTATCTGAAAGTGATATCGAGTTTGAGCAGTTGAAGAAAGATATAGGGTATTGTCCTTATTGTAGAAGGGAGTTTTTATAAAAATGACTACAATCGAAGAGGTAAAAGCTAAGTTTAGTAGTGTTGAGAAGATTAATCAATCACTTAAAGATGAGTTAATTCGTACTGAGGAGCAGTTGAAATCAGCTAAAGATTCATATGATAAGGCTGTTAGTAAGTTATTTGAGTTGACAGATAAAGATACAATAGAGGATGCTAGGGTATATATTTCACAGCTTAGAGAAGAGTACGAAAATAAATTAAATGATTTAAATGACAAATTATCAGAATACTTAGATAAAGATGGTGAATAGTATGGTTGATACTTCTATTATTCGTAGGGTTATCGAGCATAAAGCAATGATAGATAGTGCTAAAAAAGATATAGCTAACATGTCTTATGCAATTAGCACTAAGTCTGAATCACTTAAAGAGTTAAATAACTTAAAGAATATAAGTGAGTTTTCCTTTAACTATCTAGATGTGTTAGTTAAGGAAGAGTCTGGTAAATTCATTAAGCATTTAAATAACATACTTGATTATGGTGTTAAATCAATATTTGATGATTGCAACTATTCTATTGAAATTAGGGTATCTGATAGTTCTAAGGCAACAATTCATCTAGTGTACGATGACGAGAGTGGTATTAAGTTAGAGCCTGATATTAAAAATTGTGGTGGTGGTATTCGTACTGTTGTTGGATGTTTATCACAGATAGCATTTATAACACATTATAGGTTAGAGCCTGTGTTATTTATTGATGAAGGGTTAAGTCAATTATCTAGTCAATATATTCCTAATTTCATGGAATTAATTAATCAGATGGCTGAAAAGAATGGTTTAAAGATTCTTTTAATTACACATGATGATAGGTTTACTTCATATGCAGTGAGACATTATGAAGTTTCTAAGGGGAATACTAAGTTGTTGAGAGGTGGTGAGTTAGGTGAGTGATATTCATTTAAAGTTAGAATATGGTGAAAAGATTGCATTTATTTCTGATGTACATGTGGATAGTAAAATGCCTGACTCACGTGTGGATGATATCATTGTAACTCTTAAAGATAAATTAGTTGATATATTAAATAAATGTATTAATGAGAATGTAAAATATGTCTTTTTTGAGGGTGATGTTGTCAATAGGGTTCAATGTCCATTTGAACCTATTACAATGTTGGCTGATATATTATTGCAGTTCAAACAGAAAGGGATGCAATGCTTCTCTATTCTTGGTAATCATGACATTGTTAGAAATTCACTAGAAAACTTAGATAAAAGTCCTATTCAGATTTTATTTAAGTTGGGTGTTTTAGAGCATATTAATTTAGATACTAGAGTTATATTTAATGATAATGTTTTACTAACAGCTGTTGATTATACTGAATACCCTATAAAAGCAGATAATACGTATTCAGTTAATATATTGCTAGCACATATGTTCTATGGTAAGAGTGGCTTTCTTTCTGATGAAAAACACAACCTAACTGATACTAATATCTTAGATTTGGGGTATGATTTAGTTGTGTTAGGTCATGACCATGAAGACTATGAAGATGTAGTTGTTGGCTCAACTAAGATAGTTAGACATGGTTCTGTTCTTAGAGGTACATCACATAATTACAATTTCACTAGAAAGCCTAATTTTGTCATTATTGATGACATAAATAAACCTAAAGAAGTTAGACGTGTAGAGATTGCTCATAGGGATTATAAAGATGTAGCTAGTGAGTACATTTTAAATAAGAAAACATTTAGTAGTATTAATGCTCTACAGGATGTATTATCTAATCTAGCTGATAAGTTAGTTGATACTACTGAAACAGATTCAGATAGGATTTACAATATCATTATGAGTGATGAGGAGTTACCTAATGATTGTAGGGAGTTGTTACTAAAATATATCAATGAGGTTTAATTTTAAATGGCTTTTAAGTTAGAAAATCAGTACACATATTTATTTGAGGATTTTCAAGTAAATAATGGGTATGATATATTCATGAGGTATCAAGATAAAAATACAACAGATGATGAACGTGAGTATTTAGAGTCTGTAGTTAAGGGTTGGATTCTTGATAATAATTATGAGGTTGCTAGGTTAACATATAGTGATGATTACATGTTGTATAACGTAAACTCACTGATGTCTTTGAATATTTCAGATATTTATTCTGATGGTGAATTTGGTGTTAATAGTATAGGTGTTTCAGTACTACAAACCTTTTTCCCTGAATTAGAGGGAGTTGACAAAGTAAAAGGTTGTTGTATGAGAGATTTTTGTAAGAGGTCAGAAAAATCTTTTACAAGATATGTACGTAAGCTTTTGAAGTATGGTAAATCACCTAATGATATGCGGAGTATGTTTGCCTTTGTTGGTGCAGGATATTGCTCTAATTTCAGACCAGCAACAGCTAAAACTATATATGAACTGTACGGAAAAGGTAATTGCAAGGTGTTGGATACATCAAGTGGTTTTGGTGGTAGATTGTTAGGTTTCTTTACAGCTAAAAACACAGCTGAGTATGTAGGTATAGACCCAAACACAGCAGATAGCTGTAATAAATTCATTCTTTACATGAGTAGGTATTTCACAAACAAGAAAGCATATGTTAATAGGATAGGTTCAGAGGATTTCACAGTAGAGAATTATCCTCAATATGAGAACTATTTTGATATAAGCTTTACATCACCGCCATACTTTGACACAGAGAAATATTCTGATTCTGATACTCAGTCATATAAGAAATTTAACACATATGATGCGTGGATAGATGGGTTTTATCGGAATACAATCTATAATAGTTGCAATGCATTAAAGTTAGATGGAACATTCGCTATCAATATCTTTGAGAAAGTTGATAACATTAAAGAGTATACAGAGGAGTTTCTTAATGATTGTGGCTTTTATATCATTAAGGAAGATAAGTACTTGTTGCGTGTTATGAGTGGTACTCAAAAAGGTGAAGATGGTGAGTTCTACACCAGAAAAAAAAAGACTCATACAATTATGAGCCAATATGGGTAGCAAAACATTACACAGAGTTACTTAAAGATGGATTAATGACACGAGAAAAAGCAGAGGAGTGTTATAATCGTGTAAAATTTGGTAATAAAAAGATTAGTATTTAATCATAAGAGGTGCAAAAAGATGAGTGAAGAAATGTTATTAGATGATATTAATGAGTTTGATAGTGTATTAGGTTTAGATGATAATACTGATAGTGGTGTAGAGGATTCATTTGTTGATGAGTTTGCTAGTGAAGTACATATTTCCATTCCTACTAAAGAGATTAATACGATTTTAAATATCTCTAATGTATTAAAATCTAGTGGTGAGAATTCATATGAGGGTAAACTGATTACATTTAGGGTAGAAGAAGGAAATGTTAGATTTATGCTTTCCGATAACAAACGTAGTATCTCTAAGTTTGTTAAACCTTTAAATAGTGAAAATCTTATTACAGATTTTATTTGTTTATCTTCTGGTTCTTTAGTACGAATTGTTAAGTTATGTGGTAGTGTGTTTACAGTTATTGAGCGTACTGTTGAATCTGATGGTGGTGTTAATAAAGAGTACACGATTGCAGTTCATGGTGGTGAGGTTCGTGTAGATAATTACAATTCGGATGAATCTAGGTTTAATCATACATATGATGATTCTTATAGTAACACATCTAATAGGGAAAATTTAATCTCTTATATTAAGAGGTTATTTAATTATTCTCAAACAGCTGGAGGTATAAGTCGTTTCTTATCATTTAAAGATAACACAATTACAGTAGAGTCTTATAATAACATGGCAAAATTGACATGTGATGATAACTTTGGTAGTGGATTTAGATTACATTTAGCTGATTGTAAGTTGTTAGCGTTATTATCTAATTCTGATAGTGGTGATAATATTTCATTTAATGCTAAGGGTGATTTGTACTGTGGTGATACATTTGTATTCAAAACAGAGGCTTTTACACTAGAGGATAACTCTATTCAACAATCTGTATATGGACGTATGGTGGTTGATAATAAGTGTGATGTTTCTTTAGACCATTTACGTAAAATTATCGATTTAGCTTGTAACTTGCCTGAAACTACAGGTGATATTAATGTTACTTTTGGTGATAGTGTTTCTATTGAAATTGTTTCACGAAGAGGTAATTCAGTTATTAAATTAGATGCTTTAGATGTTAGTGGTATTTTTGACATTGGTTCAATCTCAATGAGTGCTAATGCAATTAAACAGGTACTAAGTACATTTAATGGTTTCGACATTGCTACTTTGAGGTTAAGTCTTGATGGTGTAGCTTTAGATAACGAAGTTGTTAGTTCCTTTATTTTAAAGAAAGCTTTCTAGCATATGTTAATGACAAATAATTATAGCGATGCTTTTGAAGATTTCGCTATAAAAAATGGTCGAGATATTTTCACGATATATAACGATACTAATACAACAGATGAAGAGAGAGAAAGATTAGTTGAATGGTTATTTAACTTAATTCGTTCTAGAGATAATGCAGTTCCTTTGCATATGTGGAGTGATGATATATTCAATAAGATAGTATCTAGTTTATGTGATATTGATACAAATGTAACATATCAAGATGGTGCATACAGTCTTAATAATATGGGTGCTAATATACTAACACAATTCTTTCCAGAAATTTTAGATGTTGTAAAGAGTGGTAAGGCAAGTCCTAGAGATTTCTTTAAAGATGATAAAAGACTTCTTGGGTATTGTAAGACTGTTCTAAAGTATTGCACTAGTCCTTTAGAGATGTTTAAAATGATGTCTTTTAGAGGTTCTAGTAGGTGTTATAATTTCAGACCAGCAACAGCTAAGGCTCTTTATGAGTTATATGGTAAAGAAAACTCTAAGGTGTTGGATACATCAAGTGGTTTTGGTGGTAGATTGTTAGGTTTCTTTACAGCTAAAAACACAGCTGAGTATGTAGGTATAGACCCAAACACAGCAGATAGCTGTAATAAATTCATTCTTTACATGAGTAGGTATTTCACAAACAAGAAAGCATATGTTAATAGGATAGGTTCAGAGGATTTCACAGTAGAGAATTATCCTCAATATGAGAACTATTTTGATATAAGCTTTACATCACCGCCATACTTTAATATAGAACGATATTCTGATGATATAACACAATCACATGTCAAATTTAACACATATGATGCGTGGATAGATGGGTTTTATCGGAATACAATTTATAATAGTTGTAACTCACTAAAACTTGATGGTGTTTTTGCAGTCAATATTAGTTGGGTGGATAATATTAAAGAGTATACAGAAGAATTTCTTAATGATTGTGGCTTTTATATCATTAAGGAAGATAAGTATCTTCTAAGAATTCACCCTAGAGAGAGTTCATATGGTAGTGATAAAATGTCTAAATATGAGCCAATATGGGTAGCTAAGCATTATACTGAGTTGTTAAAAGATGGTATGATTACACGAGATAAAGCGGAAGAATGTTATCAACGAGTAAAATTTGGTAATAAGGGGGTATTATGAGTGTTTCAGTTAAGGTAAATAACATTACTAATAACTTCTATTCTGATGAGTGGTATACTGAGGTTGAGACTGTTAAAAAGATGTATGATTTATTAGGTGTTGAGGGGGGGGGCAACAGTTCTATGTCCCTTTGATACTGATAAATCATTGTACGTTCAGTATGGTATAGAATGTGGTTATAATGTAATTTATAATATAAGAGATTTTCTTGATAGGGATGTAACATATGAGTTTGATTTTGTGATTACAAATCCACCTTTTAGTATTAAGGATGATGTTATTGAACGATGTTTAGAATATGGTAAACCTACTATGTTGGTATTACCTATGGATTCTTTGGGTGGTGTAAAAAGACATTCATTGTTTGAATCCTTTAAGTCATTTCCAAAAGTATACATTCCTACAAGACGAGTTAATTATGTTGATGTTAATGGTATTAAACGTAAGGGTGCATGTTTTCATTCCATTTATATGCATTTTAATCACTTTAGTTCAAGTTCAATTATGTTAGAGTGTGAAGAAGATAGTCATTAAAGTAAATAAATAATAACATTCATTTATTATTTGTATATATACCTTTAGGTGATATATTTTCATAATCAGTTAGTAATTTCTAGAGGTTATTGTAATGGATAGAGAAATGAATAGGTTATTGGGTTTCTTGGGTACTAATGTTGATAGCAATGTTGGTATTGATTGGACTTGGACTGAGCTAGTTAAACATGCTGAGCAAGGTGATAAATTCTCTTTGTATCGTTTAACTCAATTAGCACGTCATTCTGAGCAACCTGAAGTTAAAAAATATGCAACTGAAGCTGTTGAACGTATTGAAAAAATCGTTGAGGAAGCCGCTAAGTTGGAAGCTAGTCAAGTTACTACTAAAAGTGGTATTTACTTATCTAGTGAAGAACATTAAGGTTCTTCTATTTGAGGTGTAGTGTTTTTACTACACCTCTTTTTAGTTGTAATATTGTTTAGTGGTGTGTTATAATCACTTTGAGGTGGTGGTTATATGTATATTTACATTTGTGATACTCCTTTTGATAGGGATACTTTTAGTAATGTTTCTTTGGGTAAGGTATATGAATATTATAGTAAGATAGATGATTCAAATGATAGGGTTGACAAATGTCATGCTATTAACATTGAGATTGACAGTATCAATCAAGAAATATGTGTTTTAAGAGAGAGGATTTTTGAGTTAGAAAAAGAAAAGTATAGATTATTTGGTGATAATTCATCTTTTTTAATTAGTCATATTTCGTAACTTTTTGTAATATTTTGTAAATTGATATTGACATAGTTTAGTAGTGGTGGTATATTATGTGTAACAGTAAAGATGATATGAAGTTTACTGCAACATTCTCAGATGACAAAGAAGGTAAAGACTTTAAAGTTGGTCTAGAGAGTGTTATTTCAAAAGATGGTGTAAGTACTTCTGTTGAATACGATGTTTTAAAAAAAGATGTTGAGGCTAAGCTAGATTCAGAGATTGGTTCTTTTAGTTATTCTACAGATAAAAAAACAAACATCAAGATAGAAATACCTACAAATAAGTAAAATCATTATTAAGGAGATTACATTATGGAAGATAATCAATTATTAGAGAAAGTCAAGCGATATAAAGACTTGAAAAACAAAATCTCTATTCTTGAAGCTGAGGCTAAAGAGTTGAATAAAGAATTAAAAGATTCTTTACGTGAAAGTGGTAAAGAAGAGTTTATCATTGGTAGTTATGTTGTCAAGTTACAGTCTATTTCTAAAGATAGATTTAATTCAAAACAATTCAAGGATGAAAACTCTTTCTTGTATTCTAAATATGTATCTACTGTAAATGAAGAGCGATTACAGGTTACTGGTGGGGATATTTTGTAAATTAAGCACTTTACAAAACTTAATTTATAATATATAATAAAATATGTAGTTGTGGTACGAGACATAATTACTTTTTAAGCTAGAGTGTACTTTATACTATCACATTGTACACGTACAGGATTAATCTTATAGGTTTGTAGTTACCTTGATTTCACTAGCTATTCAGAAAACTACTATGCATGGTTCTATTGGTTAGGCAATTTAGAAGTTCAATTCTTCTTAGAACCACAATTAAAGTCCACTCTCATGATGTGTAGATTGCGATATACTAGTGAGATATGGTCGGTGTTGACTTATCATCGAAAACAGCTGAAACACTGCAGGGTTTGTGGCTATAATGTCTTAGTTTTCATATGTCCTCATTATGGGTTCGACTCCCATATCGCTGGCATAGAGCTGGCGATGGATGACGTGCGTTCGCAAAACGCATAGTAGTGTGTTGTCATCGTGAGGACGAATTCTAATATTTTTTATGGAGAGGTGTCCGAGTGGTTTATGGTGACGGTCTTGAAAACCGTTGCACAGAGATGTGCCGTAGGTTCGAATCCTATCCTTTCCGCCATAGGTCTTTAGTGTAGTGGTAACACGCTAGGCTCCAAACCTAGAAACAAGAGTTCGATTCTTTTAAGACCTGCCAACTTATATATGGAGAGATGGTAGAGTGGCTTATTACACTTCCCTGCTAAGGAAGAGTGGAGATATATTTCCACCGTGGGTTCAAATCCCACTCTCTCCGCCAATATGGCTCTATAGCTCAGGTGGATAGAGCAATGGTTTCCTAAACCATGTGTCACTGGTTCAAATCCAGTTAGGGTCACCATTTATTGTACGAAAGGGGGTGTACCTTGTGAATAAAAGCTATAAAGTTAGGATTTATCCTAGTAAAGAACAACAAATCTTAATAGACAAGACATTTGGATGTACTAGATATATATACAACTATATGTTAAATTTAAAGAAGAGATTGTATACAAACTTCAATTTAAATTTAAGTTTTTATAGTATGTGCAAGGTTCTTACTGAGCTTAAAAGACATAGAGAATGGCTTAAAGATGCTGATGCTGTAGCTTTAGTGCAATGTCTTAAAGATTTAGATTTTGCGTGTCGAAGGTTCTATAAGGGTGATGGGTATCCTAAGTTTAAATCTAAAAAACGAGGTAAAAACTCCTATCGTACTTATAAGAATATTCATTTAGATATAGATTCAAGGAGAGTCAAGATTCCTAAGGTTGGATGGGTAAGATTTAGAGATAAAAGTAATTTTAAAGGTTTGACCAAAATCAATAATATTACTATCTCTAAAAGTTCTAGTGGAAAATATTTTGCTAGTATTTCATCTGAAGTTTGTATTAACACTTTTGAGAAAACCAATCAAAATGTGGGTATTGACTTAGGGTTAAAAGACTTTTGTGTCTTGAATGATGGAACTAAGTTCGAAAATCCTAAATTTTTAGTAAGCAATGAAAAGCGACTTAAAATGTTACAGAAATCATTAAGTCGTAAGGTTTATGGTTCTAAAAATTATATGAAAGCTAAGGTAAAACTTGCAAGATTTCATGAATATATTGTTAATTCTCGTAAAGATTATTTACACAAAATAAGCACATTCTTAGTTAGAACTTATGATGTTATTTGTGCAGAGACTTTACGAGTTAAGAATATGATAAAGAATCATAAGTTAGCTAAAGCAATTCAAGATGTTAGTTGGTATGAATTTTGTAGACAATTAGAGTATAAATGCTTGTGGTATGGCAAGAAATTTGTACAGATTGATACTTATTTTGCATCATCACAAATATGTTCTAATTGTGGTTATAAGAATTCTAATGTTAAGAATCTTAGTATTCGTGAGTGGGTTTGTTTAGAGTGTGGGACAATTCATGATAGAGATATCAATGCATCAACTAACATTTTGAATGAAGGATTACGAATTTTAGAGTTAATATAATTTCAGTATATAAGAACCATAGGACATATGGGGATAGCCTACTGTCATAGTGTAAGACATATAGTGAATTATTATTTGTTATATGCAACTATTGGGTAGGAACCTTATCACTTTATGTGGTGAGAGGTTGTCAGAGGTTCAACTCCTATTGCAGGCACCATTTATACATTATGTTATTAATAAAGAGGATACTAAAGATGGAAAGAATTACAATTTTTAAGGGTTTTACTATTCCAGTTATTATTAAGGTTGACGAAAAGCAACAAGTAATTACAGCATATAATACTAATTGTGAGTATCTAGCCGAAAATGCTTTTTATAAACTAATGCAAGGAAAATCTCAGATTGTTTATTTTGATTTTAAACCTAAGTTCTTTGATAATTTGAGATTAAAGAGTACATATAAAGCTAAAGCACGTTGTCATGATGGTGATGTGTTTGATGTTAATGTTGGTAAGGAAATTGCAAAAGAGAAATTAGCTAATAAGCTAAGAAATTCCATTAAAAAGCGTATTGATGCAATTCTACTGCAACAGGCTATGTTGCAGAATGGTGTTGTATCTAGCAATGGTTATAAAGAATTACAGTAAAATATTATAAATGTGTAGAGTGTATGTAGAGATATGTACACTCTTTTTATATAGATAGGGTGGGGAGTTATATATGATGTGTTTGGTGATTGCAAGAGATAGAAATGTAAAGTTAGATAGTAAGTATACAATTAAAGATGCTATTGAACAGGTAGAGATGTTAGGTAATAAGATGAATTTAAAAGGTACGTTACGTTACTATGGATTATCTTATGTTGAAGATAGGTCTTTCTTTTCTAAATATAAAGATGATTTTAATTTAAAAGATATGAGGTCTTTATATAATCTAACTTTGGGTGAGTTGTGTGATTATAAGGATAGGTTAATCTATTCAGAATAGAGGGTACTATATGATTCAAGTTGGGGATAGGGTTGAGCATAATACATTTGTTTCTTTTATTGGTGAGGTTGTTGAGATTAGACCTTATAAAGATGAAACAAGTGTAGCTGTTAGAAATGATGAGGGTAATATCTTTTGGGATGATATTTCTACATGGGATTTAATACCTGACACAGTTATACACTATGGTAAAATTGATGATGATTTTGATGGTGAGACTATTGACGTAGAAGCTATTATCGACTTAGGTAGTCTAGAGGGTTAAATAGGTAATTATATATACTCTTAGCGAACATACGATATAAGAAATTATATTTTAATATATTATTAAGGTACAAAGGGGAAGTAACATATATGAGTGATGTTATCTCAGATGTTACTAACAATATAACGAATACAGCTAAGATTGTAGGATATGTGGTTAGTAGTCCAGAAATTCATCATAGTACACATGGTGAGGATTTCTATGAGTTCTCAGTAAGAGTTCCTAGATTAAATAGTAGTGCATCAGATATCATCAGAGTTGAAATTTCTGATAGGGTATATGATGTTAATAAGATAGATAAAGATGCTATTGTTTCTATTGAAGGTCAGTTTAGGTCATTTAATGAGCATAATAGCGAAACAGGTAAAATCTCTTTACGTTTATTCTTGTTTACAAAGGATATTGAGATTTTAGATTCTGTAGAAGAGTTTACAAATAAGATTACTTTAAGAGGTTTTATTTGTAAAGATGTAGTACATCGTAGGACTCCTGGTGGTAGGGAGATTTCAGATGTTATATTATCAGTAAATAGATTGTATAGTAAGTCTGATTACATTCCTTGTGTTGTATGGGGAAGAAATTCTAAATACGTTTATAAGATGTGTGTTGGTACTGAGGTTGAGTTTGTAGGGAGAATTCAATCAAGGGTATACACTAAGAAATTTAACGATGGTTCTACATTAGAGCGTGAGGTATATGAGGTATCAGTATCTGACGTTACTAAGATTAGTGATTAGTTGAGGGGTAATATTTATGGGTAGCATATTATCAGATGCTGTTGACTATAGCAGTAAAGTAATGCTAATACGTGGGTATTCTTCATATTATACTGATGATGATTTAGTTAAAATTTTCAAAGTAGATTCTTTGTATGAGATATTACATAATAATACATATGAAGAGATACGTACAAAGCTATCAACTACTTTAACTAATACTAGAGAGGGTATATTTGATATCGGCGATGTCGTTACCATAAAGAAGCCTATAAAGTTTGATGGTTCATATAAGACTGTTAAAGGTGTTATTATTGGCAAGCATGTAAGGTATCGAGATGAAAATCTAAAAGATTACTACACTGAGTTTGATATCATAGTTCAAAGTAATATCTATAGTGATGGTTATAGCTATACTATCCATAGGGAAACAGAAGAGTATTTACGTTTAGAGAGTAAAGATATCGTAAATAAATTATACTTGCAAGATACATTAAAACGAATTAGTAGGATTGATGTTGAAGTGTTGGTATAGTAGGGGTTGTTTCAGTGGTTAATTCAAATTTAGGTAGTGGTTTATTAGTATCACCTTATGATAGTAGAGATTATAAGTTTAGGGATTTATTAAAGTTAGGTTCTGTAAATATTCCTTATGAGTATCAGAGTGAGGTATTCCCTTTTGTATATAATCAAGGAAAATCTCAGATGTGTTGTGCATGTTCTTATAGTGCTGTTAGATATTTACAAGAATCAGATAATAGTCAATCTTCTTTATCTGTTCCTTTATCGCCAGCTTTCAATTATGGGTTACGTCCAGAAGAAGAGAACTTTGAGGGTATGTATTTACGTACATGTCTTAAAGGTGGCACAGATGTAGGCTCTATTTTATATGATGACATGCCTGGTTTCTACACAACAAGTGAGGCTTTTACAAAAGTTACCAATAGTCTTGATTTGTATAGAAATAAAGCTGATGAATTTAGGATTGATTCATATTATGTATGTAGTTCTAGAAGAGAGATACAGGTTGCTATTTTAACAACTAAGGCAGTCATTACTGGTATTCCTATTTTTGATAGCTTTTATGATGTAGGTTCTGATGGTGTTGTGCAATATGATACTACAAGAGATGTGGTAAATTATGGTGGTCACGCTGTTACTATCACTGGTTGGGGTTATATTAATAATAAATTCCATTGGAGGCTTTTAAATTCATGGGGTACTGAGTGGGGAGATAGTGGGTATGCTTGGTTACCAGAGGAATATCCTTGGATTGAAAACGCATATGTTGTCGTTGATACAACAACAAAAATGAAGTTTAGTGATTATATCAGTAAATTTTACTGTTAGGGGTATGGGGGATGACATAATGAAGATTACATATAAACCGTCTTTAGGTAGAATATTAGCAATTATTTTCTTGGTTTTAGCATTTATTTCTATGGTCTATTCATTAGCAGTGGACACATATTTACATTATAAGATTCGCTCTGGTGATTTAGAGTTATATAATATAGAATCAAAAGTAATTGATGGTGAGATATCTGCTAATGTGTTTGAGCGTATTGGTCGAATTGATGGATATGTGTTGTTATATGACACAAGAACGAATTTAGTGTATATTGGTGATGAAAAAGGGAATTTAACACCATATTATGCTAATAGCAGTGGTAAACTTGTAATGTATGATAAGTCTAGTAATAGATTGTTATACTAATATATAGAGGTTGAGTTAAGAACTTGACCTCTATTTTTATTTATTACTTTACAATTCTTTACAGTTATGGTAATATATAGGTGTACTCTTTAGTATTGATTTTGAGAGTATTGATATTTTAAAAGATGTGGAGGTACATCATGAAAAAAGATTTACAACAAAAGATTAAAAGTTCTTTAAGTCTAGATGATATTCTAGCATTAGAAAATGGTCTTAGTATTGCTGAAAATGTAGTAGGTGATGAGATTTACATTTTCAGAAATGAAGTAGGAAACGGATATAGTATGATGTTCCGCACTAAAAAAGAGAATGAATTATACGTAGAGGATTTTGATGAAGATGGTAATCTAATCAATGTTCATTATGATATGATTAATGGTGAGGAGTGATAAAAATGGCTACACAAATGAATGATGAGTATACACGTGTAACAAAAGGAATGGTCTTTATTTATGACATTGATGAGGGTAAAGACAAAAAACAATTTAATACTACAAAGTATAATCGTCCAGATTGCACAGAGTATGGTCGTAGACCTTGGGTAGTGGTTTCTGATAATAAATCTATTGATAAGATTTGTACGATTGCACCTATGTCTACAGGTCAATATGGTAAGGGGGATAAAATTAAAACTCATGTTGATTTAACTCTTAATGGTACTAATACATGCATTATGTTAGAGCAGATGCGTTTTGTTAATACCCATGAGTTGAAGGAGTATGTAACTATTTTATGTAACAGCACAATGCGTTTAGTTGATGACGCAGTGGCTTTTCATCTTGGATTAAATCTCTACAAACCAAATAAGGTAGTTTCTATGCCAGCTAGTAAGAAGGCTTATGAAGTTATTAATGAAAAAAGTTCTGTAGAGGTTAAAGAGGCAACAAAAATAAATACAAAAAAGTCTGAAACGAGAGGACGTAGAACTAAATATGATAAAGATTCTTTAAAAGAGATTCTATCAGATTACAAAACTATGTCTGAGAAAGATTTCTCAGATAAGTATAATTGTAAAAATCATCAAGCGTATCTTTATAAGGGATACTATATTAAAAAACTGTATAAAACAAACTTTAAATAAGAAGTGAAAGATGATATAATAAGGACTAGGTATTCTAGTCCTTATTTTTATGTTTAGAATGAAGGTGATTGTCTTATGTGTAGTGAAGCTATAAAAACTGATATAGATTTATTACTAGAGGATTTAGGGAGTGCTGAAAATCTCAATCATGAATGTATCATTTTGTATGATAATCATGTATGTAAGCTAGATAATAAAGAATATACTGTAAACGAAGATAATGTACTTCTATTTGATTCATTGTTAGATTGGAGAGAAAGTGCTTTAAACACGTATCAATTAAAAAGTTTACTTTCTTCTTTAGTGGGTACAGATACTAAAATGTTATTTACAGCTTATGATGGTTCTACGCATGGTTACGTTAATAGCTATATGACTAATAAATATAGTGATTATGGTGTCAATGTACGAGTTATAGCTATAGGCGATAAAACTAAAAATATAATTGGTAGAGAGAATCACGAGATAGATGTAGAAGAGGGTAGAATGTATGAAGATAAGATTACTATAGATTTCAATAGAAAGATATAGTAGATAGGTGTGTAGTGATTCTGATTACATACTGTACTAAATAAGAACATAATAATAAAAGTAATACTATATACACTAATATAATTAACAATGTTATTAATCATATAATAATTACTATAAGAAATATAATCATCAATATAATTAATTTCTTCTAACGAAGAAAAGAATTATATTTCAAGTAGGGATAGGTTAATATAACTGATATAATTGATTATAAAATAATTGATTATAGTTGATTGATGGAAGTGAGATATAGGAGATAAAACACAGGAGGATATTGTAATTAATAGAGATTGATTAATAGAGATTGATTAATAGAGATTGATTATAATAGGACTGATTAATATAGAGGCTGGTTGATATAGGGATATATGATATAGGGATATATGATATATGATATAGGGATATATGATATCAATGAGTTGAGTATATTAGGTTGGATTATGTACATCGTGATAGTGGCACATAGAATATGAGAAGATAATATGTGTGATGTATGTAAGAGAGGGTAGAGTGTGCTAAATGAGAAAAACACGCAAGAGAGTAACTGTATGGATAGGGTATGTTAGTAATATAGGTTAGAAGTGTCCTATAGATGCGAGAATATGTATTCTATTGATAGAGATGGTAAGAGGATGAGTGACACTATTTAAAAAAATAAATAGTATTTGAATATAGAGTAATATAGAAGACCGTTGCGATGTCAATGAGTTGATTAATGGTGATTGATGTCAGTTGAGGTGATTGAGTTATGGAGATTAAGGAATTAAAAGAAGAGATACTTAAAAGATATGGTAGATATTTATTTGGTATAGTAGATATTGATGTATGGTATGATAGGGTAGAGATAGAGAGTCGAGTTGAGATACGAAAAGGTGGTAGAATACATCAACATGAAGGTACAATAGTGGTAGCTATTGATAGGGATGTAGTTGATACTAAAAATGTAAAAGAATGTCTATATAGTATTAAATTAGGCTCTATTAACTATCTAAAAATTAAGTGTGATGAGTTTAGGAAAGATACGACTGGTGGTAGTGCTGGGTTAGTCAGTCGGTTGTATTATATTGCAATAGATGATAGAGATATGGGTGATAAGATATTAGATATCATGGGTAACATACATGGTTTAAGTGAGTGTAAAGGGTTTAATGAAATTACATTTAATGTACATGTACATAACCTACTATAGTTGATAAGTATGAGAATGGTTGAGGGATTAGATTAAATGAATACAGAAGAAATAATACATAGAGCATTGAATGATTCAGTAGTCAAAGCTATAGAGGGGATAGATACTGAGTTATATAATAGGGTTAAAGATTTATTGAGTCGGATAGTAACTAAGTATGGGATGGTACTATTTGGTGATGTAGGTATATGGGTATATGATAATAGGGTAGAGATATACAATCATATCAGTATAGCTAAGAAGAGGTATAAACATGAATGTAAAGGTTTGTTGGTAGTATGGTATAACAGTAATGCTAATAAACTAGGTAATATAAAGAGTGTACAATTCATGAGAGATAGCTATATGAGATTGGTTGATGCAGATGTGTATGAATTAAGTGAGAGAGTGGATGATATAGCTATGGGGTTAAGGGATAGTAATGGTAGGGAGAGAAATCACGTTGTAGTCATGGGTGTGTTGGGTAAGTTAAGTGATACAAATGATTTGGTAGGTATAGGTAATATAAAGCTACACAAAGCGTATTAGTAGAGGTAATAGTAGAGGTATTGGATACTATGGGAAGATATGTATGGTTTAGATTAAAAGACATGATTTCAGTTAAGGTTAGTTATAGAGGGTGTTCTAAAGAATTTGAATATTTTTCTTGTGGTAGATGGTCATAATAGTTAATAACATTATAGCTAACATAACATTACAAAGCTGTACAGATATATACAAAATCATTCTATATATTGTAATTATGTATTAATTGGTATACTATATATAGTAAAACCTAGTGGTAAAAATGTACTAAATGGTATTTGGTAATGATACAGTGTTTATTAATTATAGGAGGATTGTGTTGATAACAGAAGATATGGTTGAGTTTAATCAAAATGATGAGACTATTGTTGATAGTGTTAACAATGTATTAAAGCGTGATGGACGAGTTGTAGTATTTGATAGTGGTAAAGTATTCAATGCTATGTTGAGTGCGTATAGTAGTTTACATGATAGTATTGATAGTGAGTATATTAATGTATGTAATGATGCTATTAATACTATATTAGATGAGTATGATGCATTAGACGATAGAATATTGGGTGTAGAGGATATACAAGACATCGTAGAGAATACATTGTTGGATTCTAAATATAATGATGTAGCTAAGGCATATATACTCTATAGAGATAAGCGTAGTCAAGAGCGTGGTAATTTAATTGATACAGAGTTACAAGAGTTACTAAGTGGTGATAGTGAGTATTGGAATACAGAGAATTCCAATAAGGATGTCAAATTAAATACTACGTTAAGGGATTATATTGCTGGCATTGTGAGTACAGATATAGGTAAGCGTAAGTTACTTCCTAAAGATGTGGTAGAGGCACATGATAAAGGACTTATTCATCAACACGATATGGATTATATCGCTGAGTATCGTACTAATTGTGAGTTAATCAATTTAAATGATATATTACAGAATGGTACAGTAGTAAATGGTGTAGGGATAGATAAACCTAAAAGGTTGTTAACTGCATCAACGATAGCAAGTCAGATTGTGTTAGCAGTTACTAGTCTAACTTATGGTGGAGCTAGTATTAATCTAGGTCATTTAGCACCATTTGTGAGAGATAGTTATAATTGGTATGTCAATAAATATAAGAGTTGGGGATTAGATGATACTGATGTAGTTGAGTATGCTAAACGTGACCTAGCTAAAGAGTTAGAGGATGCGATTCAGACATTCAATTATCAAATTAATTCATTTACAAACAGTAATGGTCAGAGCCCGTTTCTAACAGTATTTATGTATCTAGGTGGTGAGACTGAGTATCGTGATGAATTAGCTATGCTAATTGAAGAAATGTTAAAACAGCGTATACAAGGTTTCAAGAATGAAAAGGGTGTATATATCAGTCCAGCGTTTCCTAAGTTAATCTATGTGTTAGAGGAAGATAATATTCATGAAGATAGTCGCTATTGGTATTTAACAGAGTTAAGTGCTAAGTGTAGTGCTAAGAGGTTAGTACCTGATTATATATCAGAGAGGAGAATGAAAGAACTCAAAGATGGCGATGTGTTTAGTTCAATGGGTTGCCGTAGTTTCTTGTCAGTTGATACTTTTACAGATACGTTTGGTAATATAGCTAAGGCATTAGATTATGATGGCAAATCTAAATATTGGGGGAGATTTAACGTTGGAGTAGCTACAGTTAATTTAGTAGATGTAGCGTTAACAACTATTAAAGATTGCAAGGCTAGTAATATATCTGACATAGATTCTGTTATGGCTCACTTCTATGAAATATTAGATGAACGATGCGAATTGTGTCATAAAGGGTTACAGGTACGTATTAATCGGTTAGAGAATACAACAAGTGATGTAGCACCTATCTTGTGGCAACATGGTGCATTAGCTAGGTTAGATAAAGGTGAGACTTTATATAATTTAATTCATAATGGATATGCTACAGCTAGTTTAGGGTATGCTGGTTTGTATGAGTGTGTAATGGCATTAATCAATAAGAGTCATACAACAGAAGAGGGTATGGAGTTAGGTAAAGCTATCATGCAACGATTAAATGATATTTGTAATCGTTGGAAAGATGAAGAGAATATCGGATATAGTTTGTATGGGACTCCTTTGGAATCCACTACGTATAAGTTTGCTAAGTGTTTACAACAACGATTTGGTAAGATAGAGGGTATAACAGACCATAGCTATATTACGAATTCGTATCATACATGCGTTCGTGAGGAGATAGATGCATTTACAAAACTCAAATTAGAGAGTGAGTATCAAGCATTAAGTCCTGGTGGTTGTATCAGTTATGTAGAAATACCTAATATGCAGAATAACATTAAAGCTGTATTGGATATTATTAAATATATTTATGATACAATTATGTATGCTGAATTGAATACTAAATCAGATTATTGTCAAGAATGTGGTTTTAGTGGTGAGATTCAGATTAAAGGTGATACAGGTCATTTGTATTGGGAGTGTCCTAATTGTGGGAATACTAATCAAGATACAATGAACGTGTGTCGCCGCACGTGTGGTTATTTAGGTACAAACTTCTTTAATCAAGGACGTACTGAGGAGATTAAAGATAGGGTATTACATTTAGATTAACAATTCTATTAATAGAATAAACTATTGTAAAGTAGTGTGAATTTTGGTATACTTTAGGTGTAGGTAAAGACTTACACCTAAAGTATACTTTTTTATTTAAAATAAAAGGATGGTTATTATGAAAAAATCTAGTTATGAGCAAGACGTATATATTTTATTTACTACGTCTGATTTGTTTAGTTCTCCTTTGTTGGGTGTGTATGCCTCTAAAGAGGAAGCTGAGGCTGAGTACTTAGAAGTACAAGAAGAGTATTGTTTGGAAGACTATGAGTTAAGTATTGAGCATAGTACATATAATTTTAAATTCAAATAAGGTGTGTAACTATGGTTAGCAATGAATTTATTCAAAGTTTATTATTGAGATATTCTACATATTTGTTTGGTGGTAAATGTACAATAGTAGTTATGGGTGGTGCTATGGTAGTGTCATGTAAACAAATTGATGGTGGCATTGAGTGTACTGCGGATTATGTCTTTGAATATGATGGTAAAGATACTGCTGATTTAGTAGGTATTGATGTTAAGATTATTGATACTATAAATGGGGTTGAATCTTTTAGTGTTCAATCTAAGAATACATGTTATAACTATAGTACATTACAATTTGTAGCACAGACAATGATTGATAATGATTTAGATTTAGTAGAGTGTGCTAAAGTTATTATTAAGGGCTAATAGGTTGTGATAGTATGGATGTGAAAGATAAAATTCTTGTAGATATACAAGAAAATAAAAAGTATAAAGATTTAGATATTGTTGGGTTTAGTGGAAGTGATGCTACTCTTATACGTAACATTTTCTCTAGATATGATGAAGATTTTAAAAAGATGGCTAAAGAGGATAATTAACTATGTTACGTGTTAGTGTCACTGAGGTGATTTCTATGCATGAAAACGTCATAAATGTTTATGGTGGTGTTCATGGTATTAGGGATAAAGGGTTATTATCCTCTATTGTTATTGGTGTTTTTCAAACATTTGGTGGTAATGAGTTATATCCTACAGATAAAGATAAAGTTTGTAGGTTGTATTATATGTTTGTTACTAATCAAGTATTTTTAGATGGCAATAAGCGTACTGCTACAGCATTGTGTATGTTTCTTAATAAAAAGTACAGTATAAAATCAAATGTCTTTGATGTTAATAATCCTCATAGACTATCTTTAGATGTTGCTAATGGCAACATTTCATATGATGACTTATTAGAAATGTGGTGATTAGTTTATGGATATAGAATCATATAAAAATAGAGTAATTGCTAAGATAAATTCCATGTCAGATGAAGATTTAAGCATGATTTTTAGTGAGGTTCTAGATGGGTATGAAAAACCAATTCCGTTGATGGCTATACCTATTGCAGTTCCTAGTCTTAGTATTAAACGTACATTTATATTAGTGTTTAGGAGATGTAATATGTATCGAAAGTGTGGTGATGTTGTTGCGATATGCAGGACTAAAAGAAAATGATATAGTCGATGGTGAAGGTATATGCGTTTCCTTTTGGGTTCAAGGCTGTTGTCATAGGTGTGATGGTTGCCATAATCCTGATACATGGGATATTAATGGTGGTTTAGAATTATCTAATACCTATGTTGATGATATCATTAGCTTATTATCAAAGAATGGAATACAAAGAAATTTAAGTATTTTAGGCGGAGAGCCTTGTTTAGATAGCAACGTGAGTATTGTGTTACCACTTGTTAAAAAAGTTCATACAGAGGCAAAATTCTCAAAAATATACCTATGGAGTGGCTTTACTTTTGAAGAATTACTACAACGTGATAACACAAAAGAGTTATTACAGTATATTGATGTTCTTGTAGATGGTAGGTTTGAGTTAGAGCATAGAGATATTACATTAAAGTTTAGGGGTTCACCAAATCAACGTGTAATAGATGTTCAAAAGTCTTTATCTAGTGGTAAAGTTGTGTTATATTGTACATAGTAGATAACATTGATTAATATATAAAGGAGATTGTATTATGACTGTTAAAATGCAAGAAGATTACAGAATTGGCGATTATGTGGGTACTTTTGGTTTAGTATGTTCTGCTTGCGATGATTTTTTACAATCATTGGAAGATGATATCGACTATAAACGTGTGAGTGATTTACATGGTATGGTAGTTATTGCAACAAATAAAGATAGAGATAAAATTTCTTTTATTGTTAATGATGTGCGTTTTGATTATCGTGATGGTAGATTATACTTTAATGATTACATGGATGCATTGTATGAAAGACCTTATATTCTACATTTAGTTATTGCTACTTTTAATGAAATGTTATTACATGATGTAGGTATTAGTAATAAAAGTTGTATTCAGAATTGTGTAACAGCATTTTTATTGTTACAGGGTTGGTTTGAGGATAAACGTATTTCTGATTTAGAGTATGAAATTGAAGAAAGTGATAGACGACAAGCCGCACGTGAAAATGCTGAGTTTTGGGAAGAGTATTATTTCTTTAATCCTAATGATGTTTAATAAGAGGTGTATATGATAGGTTTAATTAATAAAATTTTGTATTACTTTGACATGATGTTGGTAAGTATTAATAGTACTGAGGGTAGTCTTGTTAAAATTGAAAATGATTTAGGTAAAACTAAAGAGGTTGCTACTAAGGTAGTTCAGATTAGTTTAGCTATTAGTGAGATTGTAGTTCTTTTGTATAAAGTCTACGGTGTATTTTTAAACACTTCTACAGTTCTTCAAGGTGGTGCTTTGGGTGTAAGTGAAGAAAAGAATAATTCCTATAAAGCTATGAAAGACTTGCAAAAGAATGTAGATATTGAATTATTACAAGCTGTGTTAGAAGATAGTACAACTGTACCTGATAGTTTCATTGATAAGTTGCATGCTGATGTAGAGGCTTATAAAGATAAATTAAATAGTCGAGTTGAAGCACGTAGTGATAACTAATTAATAGGAGATTAAATTATGTTATTATATTTTGCTTTGGATGATGAAGACACTTGTTTCCATTCTTCTAAGATTTTTAACAATCTTGAAGACTTATATAAAGAGTTAATGGATTATCGTAAGAATGTACATTTTGTTTATAGTGTTACATTGTACGTCTATGATACTAATAGCAATAAGGGTTGTACTATTATCATTATGGCTAATGATATTACATCTCTTTCATTTGACGTTTTAAAGTCATATGTTGGTATTTTTACTGAATATTATTATAGAGATGATATGGTTGTTACATCTATTAAGTGTGATATTGTAGGTGATGGTTGCGGCAACTTTGGGTATGATTACGTAACAGTTACTTTTGATGATGAGTCTGAATTAAGATTGTAAAGTAGATAAATACGCTAATGTGTGGTACAATAGTACTGTATATTAGCGTATTTTTATTAGATTGGTGGTGAATTATTTGGTTGAGACAATATTGCAGTTAATTGCTTGTCATTTAATTGGTGATTATGTACTACAGAGTGAGTTCTTGGCAACAACTAAAGGGGAGAACTATTATCATCTTTTTGTACATTGTTTCTTGTATTGCATACCTTTTTGTGTGTTATTTGGGTTTTCTGCACATATCGTATCCATTTTTGTGGTACATTTGATTGTAGATAATCTTAAAGCTAGGTATAATGCAATAAATTATGTTGAAGACCAATTAATTCATTATTTGGTTTTAGTACAGTTCTTATTGTAGAAAGGTTGGGTTTTGGTTTTGGGTATTGATTTGTCTAAAGTATCAATTAATATTAAGGATATTTCTGATGATACAAAGAGAGGTTTTGAGGTGTGTTCTAGTGGTGTAGAGTTTGATTGTAAGTTACCTACTAGGAGTACTACGCATAGTGCTGGGTATGATTTCTATGCTCCGTATGATGTTGTAATTCCATCATTATGGAAACAGGTAGGTAAGTATCTATTACATTCATTATTACATTTCTCTTTTAATAGTTATAAAGAAGTTATTAGACCTACAATGATTAAAACATATATTAAATCATATATGGGAGATGATGAGGTGCTATATATTTATAATCGTTCATCTAGTCCAATCAAGAAAGGTTTGATTTTATCTAACTCCGTTGGGGTTGTGGATAGCGATTTTTACAACAATGAAGATAATGAGGGTAACATTGGTGTGGCTTTCTATAATTTCTATCCTTTTGATGTTACGATTGAAAAAGGTGATAGGGTTTGTCAGGGTGTATTCGCTAAATTTTTAAAGGCTACAAATGATACTGTTCTTAACAATACACGTGGTGGTGGTTGTGGTAGTACTGGTAAATAGGTTTTGGTGAGGTAGTTATGGTTCTAAATAAAGTAGAGATTTCATATGATAATATTGAAAATAACAATATTAAATATGATACTAAGAAAGCGTTGTCTATGATTTTAGATGATGATACAAATAAAGAGGGTACATCTTTTATGATTAACCCTAAGGCTTTAAATTCATTATTGAAAGCCTTAGAGAGTGTTAATGCAGTTGATAAGATTGCAATTATACCTACTATTTATAAAGGTGATTGTATGTATATTATCACTAAATGTTTTGGTAGGGTTGATGCTTTATTATGTTCTGAGTAGGTGGTAGGTATGAAGTATTTTATTTCTGATTTACATCTAAATAAGAATGGTATTAATAAAGTGTCTGGTGTAGATTCACAATTACATAATCATTTTGTATCTACAATGTGGAATACAGTTATTACAGATGATGATGAGGTCTATATCGTTGGTGGTGTTGGCGATTTATCATTACTAAGCACTTTAAATGGTAGTAAGATTGTATTGATTGGTAAGTCAGATTTAGATAGGTTCAGTCAGTATGTGTCATCTGTGTCCACTAAGAGGGATGCAATTCTTGATAAGGAAATGTATCAAACATATTGTAAGAATGAATTTAATGTACAGGTTTTATTTAGAGATACATTAGAAGTCACTTTATGTACTAATGAGATTATTAGGCTGTGTGTTGATTATGAAAATGCTACAACGTCTAAGATGTTTACATTGGCTAGTGGTATTGGTAATTATCAGAGGTTATTTGGTAGTGGGATGAATTTAAGTTCATTTGTTAACGGCTATAAACCTGTTTCTGAGTATGATATTATTTCAAGTATTCGGGGGGGTTCAGATGAATTACTTTACTAAACATAAAGATAAGTTTCTTAGGTTAGTGTCTTTATTTATCAAATATCTACTATTTTATATAGCATCTATTGTTTTCTTTGAGTGTTTTCTGTTCTTATTGTCTTTGATTATTGGTTCAGATGCTTATATCTCATTTAGAATAATTGTTAATGTAGTAGAGTTCTTTGAGACTGCATTATTTATTATAATGATTCCTATTCTTTTCTTTTGTGAAGTATTCAATGTGGGTTTTTAGGTTAATGGTGGTGATGGTTAATTGGTAGATGGTAAGATACTATTCTTATGTGGTAAGGGTGGTACAGGTAAAGATAGTGTGATGGGTTGTTTGGTACAGAAATATCCTGATGATTTTGAAAGGTTTGTTATTACAACAACAAGACCTATGCGTGATGGTGAGGTTGATGGTGTTGACTATCATTTCTGCAATAGGGAAGACTTCGCACGTAAAGTGGTAAATAATGAGTTTTGTATTGTCGAGTATTATAATGTAGTTAATGGCAACTCAAATTATTATGGTGTAGGTGATATACCTAATAATAACGATAAAGTATATGTTCTTTGTGGTACAAATACTCAATATGATAAATTGAAAGCTAGATATGGCGATAGGGTTATTGGTGTGTATCTGTATAATACAGCATATACAAGTTTAACACGTATGTTATCTAGGCTTAGAGATAGGAAAGAAGCTAATGTGTTAGAGGCTTGTCGTAGGGTATTATCAGATAGTCAAGATTATATGTATATTGATTTTAAGTCTTTTAATTTATTGATTAATACAGAAGATTGTACATTAGCTGATGAAGTTTCTTTAATACATAAGTTATTTGAGTAGAGAGGTGTTCTATGAAGGTAGCTTATTTAAGTGATATTCGGATTAATAATCTTGTGGGAGAAGAGACTTGGCTTAATGAGTCCTTTGATTATTTTAGTTCAATTATGGCTCAGTTTATTAGTCGTTATTCTGATACGATTGATTATTTAATTCTAAATGGTGGGATATATTCTGATAGTACTAGATTTCTTGAATTTGTTGATTTTCTAGACACTTCGTTTACATCTCATGATATACATACAAAAGTACTTTTTAATGTAAGTAATATAGAGTATTATAGTAATTCAGTCTTTGTAGATAAGGTAGGTCAGTTTTATGATACTGATAAGAAGTTTAAAAATCATAGATTATATCTACCACGTAATCCTATCATAACTAAAGATATATGGATATTTGGTGTTGATACATGGTATGACTATTCTCTATATAGAGGTAAACCTATTTCTTTAAAAGATATTACTAAGAAAGATAATCGTGGTTTCTTTGGTAAGTTGTTTAATAAACGAGTTAACCTAGATAACTTTAATATAACAGATGAGAGTGATTATGCTTTTGGGTTACAAAATACTTTTGATGTGAAGCATACAAATGATTGTGTAGATTCCTTTAGGCATATATGTGATAGGTATGATAGAACTATTGCACAACCCACTAACAAAGTTGCTTGTGGTTATTTTTATAGCAATGCTTTGTTTTTAAGTGATAATCCTAAAAGGGATGGGTATAATGATGCTTTCAGTGGTAGCTTTAAGTTTGATGATACATTTAAATCTCATGGTATCACTGAGTATGTGTGTGGGAAAGCAAGTTCTTATCGTAGTCATATTACTATGGATGGTATTATGTATAGGAATAGTGCTACAACATTACGTAAAAAAGGTTTCATTACAACAGATTGTGTGTTAGGTGATGTGTTGGTAGTTGATTATTGATAATTGTTATCAACGCTGATTTGGTTTAGGTTAATGGTGGTAGCTTATGAAAGTTATTGACGTAGATAGTATTTTAGAACATAAGAAGAGTATAGCGTACAATACTAATAATGAGAGATACTTATCTAAGCTAGAGGTTTTACAGGTTTTATATGATGAGTTACCTAGTGTTTGTGATTTACGTGCTGATAGTGTGTTAGATTCTAGTAAGTATGTTCAACTAGCTAGACACTATATCTATAAGAATTATCGGTTACTTAGGTATAGTGATATTAATAAGTTAGGGTTAAAAAACTCTTTGACTCCTTTTCATCATAACTTTATTAAAAATATGGGTGGTGCTGTGTTGGTTATTTTTAATACACTAAATAATAAACCAGTATCATGTGTATTTAGGGGAATAACAGAAAAAGAGTTCATAGATTATAGTGCATTACAATCTATGTATGGCTTTGATATGATAGACCCTAATTTTAAGTATGGTGATTGGATAGTTATTGTTGAGGGTTTATATGACGCTGATGTATTGCGTTCAATATATCCTAATGTGTTAGCAATGCAGACATCTAATGTTAACTCATTACAGGGCGAGATATTGTTATCTATGACAAATAAATTTATTGTAGCATTTGACAGCGATACAGCTGGTAGTGTTGGTTTTGACAAAGCGTATCATAGGTTAAAACGTGACAATACAATCGTACAAAGGTTACAAGTGTATGGAAATGATAAAGACGTTGGCATGTTGGAAGAGTTTATACATAATAATGATGAATATTCTAAACGTAAGACGTATTATACAAATACAATAGATGAATTAAGGAAAGGTAGTATACTGGGATGGTAGACAATCAAGATACAAAACAAGATAAAAAAGTAGTTGCTTTTGCTGATAAAGGTAGTAAAGAGTTAAATCATAGCGTTAAACGTAAAGAGTTTGTTGAGGTTATGGAACAGATTTTTGAGCGTATGAATGAGACAAATCATTATTTGATGGAAGATATCAATTCTATGTACGCTAATCAAGTATTCCCTGTACAAATGGGACATGCTGTAATTGAGGAGTTGTTGGTTGAAAAAGGTATTATCACTAAAGAAGAGATTGATGAGGCTTTAGAAAAACGTAAACAACAGTTATTAGAAAAAGCTAAGGCGATTAAAACAAATGAAAATGGCGATGAAGAGTTAGCTAATGATGAGGAGTCTAAGGCTATTGAAAATGAAGCTGTTTTAAATGCTATGGCTGATACAGAAAGCACTACATAAGATAAATAAAAAATATAAGTTTACATAATGCATAGTTGAGATATACTATGCATTTTTTGTTGTAGGTGGTGTATATGGGCGATAAAGTTTTTAGTAATAATATACGACTAAAGTATAATTATGATAGGGATAAGGTTGGTAATACTGTATTTAGACCTTATGTGTATGATAGTAGTGGTACTAAGGATACATTTTCACCTCAGTTTAATTATACTGATATGGTGCATCCTTTAAATACCCCTGAAAATGGTGGAGATGGGTATAAGTTACGTTTCGATATTACACATCAAGATAACGCACGTGGTGGTAAGAGGAAGTATCTTTTTTTTAAAGATACGAAGGGTGTTAATTCTATGTTTTCTGCATCTGATAATAGCATGGTTAATGATGTTCGTATTAATCAAGACTTTTCAATTTCAATGCAGGCAAAGAATTTAAATGATTTTATTATCACTAGACATGATTTACGATTTGATAAGGGGACATTAAAATACGTAGATAGGGGTAGGATTTATACTGTTGAGGGGTTAGGTAGTTTCTCTAATGAGGTTGACAATTCTCTTAGACGCCAATTCTATGGGTATGGGCAACCTGTTAAATATAACTATTCAAATAGTGGTAGTATTATTTCTGATATTGCTGATGGTACAAATAAGTTTACTAATGGTGGTTATTCTTGTTTCATGTTATTAGTTCATTTTAGTGTGCGGTTGGTTAATGATAATGGTGCATCTGATAATTTTACAATGTATTGTTTTGTACCGGTTTGTTTTTATGACCTATCTATATTGAATAATAAAGCTGATTCTAATGCTTGGAGTGTGCGTACTGAGTTGTTGGGACATGTTAGTAATAAACCATACTCTACATTATTTTATATCACAAACTCCTATAATGGTGTAGGTAGTGATGCTGATAAACGTATATGGGGGTATAATGGGGTTAATGTGTCTAGAGGCAAGGTAAAAGACACATCTGCTAGGAATATACCAGATGTGTATTGGGAAACTCCTTGTGGTAGTAGTGGCACTCCTGGTAATTTTATATCTGATTCTATTATTAATCAGTATAAAAAGATGGGAGATAACTTTAAATATAGAACGATGATAGAGATTACATCATATCATATGAGTGAAATGAGTTATAAGTATTATATGTATGGTGAGGGTCAGAATCAATGGAGAGGTAAGACTCTTAGTATGTCAAAATATATGGTTAAATGGTATCCTACTATGTCTACAATAAATAACAATCCTAATTACTTTTTAATGCAGGATTATGGTTACATTTATTAGTGTTATCTACTGTATATTTAGTGGTTTATAATATATAATATTATATGAAAGTTTCACAATAATTTTATATTGTAATATTTCGTAAGATATTGTAATATTCTGTAATTTACAATCTTTATCTTAATGTAATGTTTAGTAATGTTATGTAATGTAGAAACATACTAATTATAAGGGTTTATTTCTAGTCTAAGTGTATATATTTAATAAAGGTATACGAGGTAATATGGAAGAGTTATTTAAGGATAGGGAGATTCGTAAGTATATTAATGAATCTCTAGCTAATGCTGTGCATGATGACGTACAGACTAAAGAGTGTGAGGTATGTCATACACAAGCTAAGAATACATATGAGATAGATGGTCATATTGTATGTGATAGGTGTATTAATTTCATTAAGTTTTTACGAGATGATTTTGATGTATTGTTTAATAGTAAACAGGATGTATGGTCTAATGTACAGGTTAGGTATGATTCTTTAACAGAGGGATATTTTACTCCTAATATTGAGAAATTATATGATACAGCTAAAAAGTCATTTGGTGGTGATATCACTAAATTGATTAAATCTTATGGTATTAAAACTAATAAGGATTTATGCACTAGGTTATATAAGGGTGAGTTATTCATTGATAATAAACAATTAGCTAAACCTAGTAAGTTTAATCGTTTTATTGATGATTTTGATGTAAGGTTTAATACAGCTGTTGGTTATAAGGCTATTGTACCTGATAGTGATGGGTATGTAGCTAAGTATAGTACAGTGGGTAAGAATGATGCATTTATTAGGGATAATATAGATTTCATTAAGAAGAACGCTAGTGAAGTATTGAAGGATATTGTAAAACCTACTATACGGAATTCTAATGACCAATCTGATTATGATGAGATTGTTAATTTAAGTGGTAGTGGTAACTCTAGTAAAGTACAGAAGAGTACTGTTGCACAGGCTCCTAAGAGTGGTAGTACGATTGGTAGTGGTCAGAATACATCTTCTGCTACTAATGTAAAGACTTCAAAGGCTAGTGGTAATACAAATGACTTTGAGATTCCTTTGGGTAAAGATGGGTTTGCTTTACGATATACAAGGAATGATACACAGTCTAAACTTCAAAAAGGTGTAGTAGAGTATCATTGTACATTTAATTATAAGAGTAAGACAATTAGTCATATTGATGTAGATATTGTATCTATTGATGATTTTGATGAAATTACTAAGAACGCATTTAAGTGTACTAAGTTATATAAGTTGTTACCATTTATGAGTGATGATGGCGATTATATTGTAGATATTGATACAGAGGGTATCGTTACTCATTTAGAGTTAGATGTAGATAATATTCAAAAGAATGGGTTTGTATTTAAGATTTTAAATCATACTAAATCATTTGATAAGGATACAGTAAAGATTATTGACCCAGTAGTTATTACATCATATAGTAAGTTTAATGCATATATCTCTAAGTATATTCTTATGAGTATAGGGAAGGATTTCAATGCATTTGTAAATGTTAAATCTAATACTATTTATACTTCTTTAGGTAAGGTAGAGTGGTATCTATCTGATTTAACTGATAAGGGTATTCTTGTTGAGTTAGTATATGGTAGTCGAAGTGCTACAGTGGAAGTAACTAAGAATACAGATAATGTAGGTCTAGTAGATTTATGTTTACGTGGGTTGTTAATTAGGAATCAAGATGTATTTGATACATTATTTGGTAATAACTCATTATCTTCTATGAGGAGCATTAAAGTAACATCTAAAGTAAATCCTAATATTACAGTAGAGTGGTTATTGGACGCAGATACAGTACAAGCATTTATTGTGAGTGGTGAGTTAGCATTACAAGGTAGTTTTGATTCTAATGCATTAACTTCATTTAGTGTGTCTAGTTGTAAGACATTGCAAAAAGACATTGAGCGATATACTGATGATGTATTATATCGAGATGGGTATGTACAGAAGAGTAATAATGCAGTCATTACTAATTGGTTTAAATATCGTGATGCAAGTGATACAAGGTTAAAAGTATTATATCGTCAAATTGAAAATAATCTTAAAGCTACATATGATAAATTAGATGATAGACTTGATTTCAAGGTTGAGCGATTGGTAGTAACACATAGTGGTAACATTGTTGAGTGTGTATTTTCTATTGTAGACAATGAAGGTGTATATCAAGATTTAGATACAATGAGGAAAGACTTGTCATTAAAGTTACCAGATTATTATCATATGTCTGAATCTAATGATAATAATGGTTCATACTATGTACAGTATATAGTAAGTGATGATGACGATATTGAAAAATTCGCTAGTGATATTGAGTCATCTGTGTTAGAGGGCTTGTTTAGATTATATGCTACTGACATTAATGAGGGTTGTGGTTACACTCTTATAGGTGAGGGTAAAGCAATTCCTGTTAATGAATCTACAGATAGCAATAAAACACATGCTGAATTAGAAGATGAAGATAATGATACTGAAGAGGGTACAGATGTTGGGGGTGTTTCTACACCAATTGGTACACTTCATAGTACAGATGGTAGAGGAGTAGGTTCTTTGGAAACAAATAAGAAAATTGATGCAATTAGTTTTGATGATGTAGTTGTGGAAGAGGTCATTTCTGAGGTTGCTTATAAAGTAACTACTAAGAATGGTAAAAAAGTTAAAGTTAAGATGACTCCTATGGAGGAGAAAAAGGCTAAGGCTAAACGTAAAGCTTATTACGAAGAGCAAGCTAAGAAAGAAGGCAATAAAATACGTTCTAGTAAAGTTGGTAAGCAGAATAAAAAACTAGCCAATGACTTAGCCAAACGAGCTGAATCTGATAAAATGAGAGAGTTTCATAAAAAAGAGAAAAGTCATGAGTTAATGAAGGCTAGGAAGGAAAAGATGAGAAAACTCAGGAGTGGTACTGCTAAAGAACGTAGAAGTGTAAGGAAAGAACTGTCTAAGTCTAGGATGAGTGATAGTACTTTATAATAGTAATATTTAATAATCATACTGTACTGTATAGTTGTATAATTGTACAGTACAGTATTTTTAATATATAAGGTGTTTTAATTTTGTGTGGGGTAATTAATGAAGATTGTATTTACCAATAGTGATATGACTATTGATGATACTAATGCATATAATATTTCTGAAAGTAAAGAAGAGGATACAACTGAAACAGAAGAGGTTGTAGACGATACTTCTAATCAAGAGGAAGAGGATATGGGTACAGAAGATAATACAAATAAATTAAGTCAAGATGAGTTAGAGGCTTTACGTGATGGTAAGGCTATTACGTGTCCTGAGTGTGGTAGTACTAATATTAATATTCATGATAATGGTGAGTCTTATTTCTGCACTGACTGTGAGTATTCATGGGATGTGCGTGATGCTGATGATGATGGTATTGATGATGATGCTGATGATTACATTGATTCAATGGTAGAAGAGTTAGATGAATCATATCAATTAATTGGTAATACTTATATATTACAGGATGGTAGTAGTGTGTATGTGATTTCTAATGAAGGTAGTTCTTTTGAGGTATTGGATATCGATAGCACTGATAGGTATACAATACAAGAGAGTGTATTATTGAGTAAGGTAAGGGTTAAATAGATATGTCAAATTATAGTACAATTATAGAATCATTAGTGAGTACAAGGGTTAATGAGGGAACATTGTTACGTGATTATAAAGGTATCATTAGTCAGTTAAAGAAAGCATTATTATCTAAGAGTACAGATGTTGTACCTTATGATGCTAATAGGTTATATCTTTCACTAGATTGTGGTTGGTATGGGACTGTTGAGTTATTACCTGTGTATAGCATTGATACATTACATGAAAGAGAAGATAATAAAGGTCACATTTTTATTTATGCTGATATGAAAGATGTTATCAAAACAGATACTATTTCACATTACTTAGTTAATGGCAAAAAGGTTTCTACTGTTGATGAGATTCTTGTTTATTTGTTAAAGCTGACAGTTAAGGCATTAGATGATAAAGCGTCATGGTATAATGATGATTATAATTTAAATGAATTAAAAAGTTTCTTATCGAATACATTTGGATATACATTTACTACTATGTCTGATTTAAAGAAAGATTTGTTAGATAGTAGTGGTGTGTTATATAAGACTTATAAATCTGAACTAGAGAAGTATCTGCCTGTTATGATTAATAAGTATACCAAATGTTTAAAAGGGTTAAAAATTAATAGCAATAAGTCAGTAGACATGACAAAAGATACAATTAGTATATGTTGTATTGATACTAAGAAGAATATGATTTATATGAGTCGTGCATCTTCTGATAATGAGCGTTATATTGTCAATCCTAAGAAGAAAGACGCAAATGGTTATACATTTGATTTTGCACTTGATGATGTTAATAATGCTATTGCAAAATACAAAACATTAGATTGCATAGGTGGTTTTTCATTTGATTTCTCTGGTCATGTTGAGACAGATGTTATTTATAATGGGAGAAGACTATTTAGGTTTAATGTATTATAATCAATGATATTATATTTGTTAGAGTGGTAATAGTTTATGAGTACTTTATATCTTGATGATGAAATGATGGGTTATAAAGATATATTCCTACAAGCTATTCAAGACATAGAGGTTTTAGGGTATAGATTTAAACCAATATTATTAATACATGCTTATATGGGACGTAGCAAAAAGATATTAGGTATTACGTATTGGTATCATGACGATACTTGCTTGATAGAGTTTTCTGTGAATAATCATAATGTTCATGTGTATGATTATGGGACTCATGTTATTAAAGATATTCAGTTATCAATTAGTACAATTTATCATGAGTTAGCACATGCAACTGTAGAGTGTCATTTTAAAGGTCATGGTAAGGAGTTTAAGACATTAAGGAATAAGATATTAGAAACATATAGGATAGATATAGGTGGTGCTATGTCTGATTATAGTTAGGTGGTATGGCATGGGTTATTCAAACATTATAGATTCTTTAGTAGATAATCGCTCTGATATTAATGAGAGTGGTTTACTGAGGGATAATAAAATACTACTTCGTAAGATAGAAAAGCAGTTACATTTTTTTGAAGAGGCTTTTATCAAGAGTAGTGAAAGGTATATATGTTTCATTGATTGGTATGTTTTTAATGTAAGACGGTATAGTGGTTATTTTGGGTTACGATTACGTATAGAAGATAACATGTATAAGTGGCTAGAAGAAGGTGACAGTGCTTATTATTGTATAGACTTAAATAGGTTATTATCTTATAATAACATTAAATGGTTTATACTAGGGAATAAATTATACAGTTCTTTATATGATGGGTTAGAGGAAGATATAGAGGTCATGTGTAATATGCTACTACAACATGGTGGTGGTTTACGACTTGAAGAGGCTATTTCTTTTATTAACTCTTTGGGTATCTCATATGATTGTCCTGATTGGAACACATTGAAAGCTGATACTATGGTAAAGCATAAAGTGGTAGGCATTCTAACACGATTAGCTAATGTAAAGTTACCTGAATTTATTGGGGATTGTCTTAAATCAGATAGAGTATTTTCTAACAAAGAAACATTAAACAGTGTTGGCAGTCTTGATAATCTATTCTATAAGAATGGGTACTTAGCCGTAGCTAGGGTAGATATTAAAGATGATAGAGTTGTATTTCCTTGTTATGGTGAATTGTCTTTATGTTCTATTAATAGTCGAGAAGATAAGAAAAATGTTATTTATCATACCATTAGTGATGTGATTGATAAGGGGTACACTAGTAATAGTGGTAAGGATTTATCTATACGTATAGACAAGAAGGACATTATTAAATTTAATGTGTCGGATAGTTCTAGGAGTTTTGTAGAGACTAGATATCCTAGATAGGGGTGGTTGAGGTTAATTATGAGTAAATTATTGCGTGATAATAAAGTATTATTACAGAAGATAAAGAAGAATACTTTATTATCTGATAGGTGTGCAATGATGTCGTCAAGTGTTGGTTTTGCATTTTCATTTAAAGTAGATGATTATGTAGTAACAACAAATCGTATGACATTATACTTCCATATACCTAAAGATGCATATACATGGGTAGAATATAAAGATAGTGCTTTCTTGTGTATAGATACATCTAAGTTGTTTACATTTAATAATATTTCATGGATTAGAGATGACTGTAATGTACAATATAAGGATTTCATTCAGTATACTAGTAAGGTAGTTGATGACTTTGTAACTGAGATATTTTATATGGGTGGTATCGTTGATGACTCCTATATGGTTAAATTTTTACAACATTGTGGCATTAGTGGTGTCAATATCTCTAATCTATATGATTATATTAATGATACAAATACCTATAATCTTGTATTGGAAGTTGTATTGGATGAGATACGTACATTTTTAACTGATGTTATTTATGAGAATTTAAATACAGATAATTTGTATAAATCTACTGGTGAAGATACAAAAGGTGTATTTTATATTAATAAAAGATATTTGGGTGTAGTAGCTGTATACTTAAATAAAATGGTTAATGAGGTAGTATTACCTAATAGTTGTCGATTAGAGAAATGTGATATCTTTAAGGGTAGAAATTGTCATAGTGATACTATTAGTAACTATATTAAAAGGGGATGGAAACTTCCTAAGACGATTGATATCGATAAACAGTTTAAATTCCGTGAACGTAGTGGTTACTTTATCACTATGAATAATTGGTGATGGTATGGGTAGATTAATACGTGATAATAAGAATATATTAAATCTGATAGTTAAGAAGGCATATCCATATAGAGATGTAGTAACAACTAGGGTTGGTACTCATTATTATATTACGAATGGGTTGGCTTGTTATAGGGAAGTATACCTATTACATTTAAATACTACTAAGGACATGTATACATGGGTAGAAGATAAGCATAACTTATTTTATTGTGTCGATATTAATAAGTTGATGCGGTATAACAATTTACGTTGGATTGGTCTTATGGGTACTACTAGGTTTGATTCCGTTGGGATTAGTGGTGAGTTACTTAGAAATACTATGAATAGTATTACAAGCTCATTTAATAACACTAACTTAGAGGCTATCAATCGGATGTTACATTTCTATGGCATTACTGATACAGAGTATGTTTCGTTTATTGATTTTTGTAATGATACACATGTATATGAAGCTTTTATGACTAAATTAGAGGAAGAGGTTGCTCTTAGAACTGAGCAAGTAGTTCAAAATTTCTTTGGTGGGGTTATACTGCATAATACCGTTAAGAGTAGGTTACTTAATAATACTAAGTTACCATTATTGCGATATGATACTAAATCACAGAAGGTATACGTACCTAATCGTGGAGATATTGTGTTTGTTGACTTTATGTCTAGGACAGGTGATGGAAAAGATGGTAGGGATATCTTTTCTGTAGATGACTTTTTAAGTGGTAGAATCAATTTAAAAGATAATGACTTGTTACATATAGTAACTATTAATGATTATGATATACCATTAGGTGGTGCTTTTTAGTATATGAAGAGTTTACTGAGGGATAATAAAAGCATACTAAATTATCTAATAAACAAAGTATATCCTTATCAGAGAGATGTCATTGTTTCTGTTAGGGTTAAGTACTGCCTAGGTGATACGATTATTTATACTAGTGACTATCATATTGGTATTAGTGCTACTGAAGATATGTACTCATGGGTAGAGAGTGGCAAGAACTTATTATATTGTTTAGATACAAGTAAGTTAGATTATTCTAGTGTACAATTTTATGGTTTATCACATACAGAAGGATATAATTCCGATGTATTTAGTGACGATTTATTTGATGATGTTTATAATGGGATATTAAAATCACTTAATAGAAAACATATTAATGTTGGGACTAGCTTAGATATATTACATAGATTATTAGAAAGTTATAGTATCAATAATAGATATAGTTCTGTACATGATTTCATCAATGATAATGCTATGTGTCATGCACTTAAACTTTTTATGAGAAGTAAAATTAGGGGAGATATTGTATCTTCTATTTTACGTACATTACAACATGTTGAGTTCATATCGTCTATTGATGAAATGTTGATAGATACATGTAAGTTACCATTATTGCGATATGATGCTATGTCACAGTATGTGTATATTCCTTATTATTCATACATATATATTGTACGACTTATGTCATATAAAGGTAGTGGTAAGGATTATAGAAATATTGTATCGGTATCAGATATAGTAAATAATACAATCCCAACTAATATTAAGCATTGGTTTAATAAAGATATGAGATTAATTTTAAGTACTAAGTGTGTTTGTAATATAGATATTGAGGGTAACTATTGAAGGGTGGTGATTAATTGGCTAAAAATATATTACGAGATAATAGAGCCATACTGAAGCGTGTTGTTAAAGGTTATAAAGATTCTGCTAATAGTCTTGATTCTTATGTATTTGTAAGTTTCTTGGATAATAGTTGTGTACTTAAATTTAGGTATAAGGAATACGCATATACTTATGTTATTTTTGGTCTTTCTCTTGATACAGATTCAGAAGATATTAAAGTAGTAGAGCATAAGGGAAAAGGAATTATTTGTCTAGATACAAATAATATATTTAAGTTTAGTAGGTTAAGAGATGATGGGATTCTTATTTACCCTGATGATATCTCTATAAGTGGTGTATTGCATAATGTGGCTAATCTTGTATACAAAGATTTGTCTAGAAAATCTATTGAGTTACTTGAAGATTTAATGTCATTTTATACGTCTAAGTATGGTGTATTTTGTGATGATTTAGATACATTTAGTAAGTTGTTTGTTAAGCATAACAAAGAAGCTTTTACATCTATGTTGGGTGATTTATGTTCAGAATTATCTATTGATAAGAACTATTATAGGTTAGCTAGAACTGTGTATGCTGAAAATGGGTTATTAGGTTTGTGCTGTATGGATTTTGAGACTGATACACTCACTCATGCTATTGATTTCAGAAATAATGTAGAGGATTTAGATATACTCACAAAGTCAATTACTAATAATAAGATAATGTTTAAGAGTATTAGAGATTGTGTTACTAATCGTAAAGTTTTAAATCAATGTATTGGTTTTGTTTTGTCTTATAAGGGTAGTGGAAAGACCTACTCTTATGATAAGAGTTCTATGATTGAGTTGGTATGTTAGCATGGGGAATGTATTACGAGATAATAAAACCATATTAAATAAGACTGTTAATATATTTAGTAGTGCTATGAGTCATCGTATGTCATGTATTGAGGTTTCATTCAATGGTACGATTACATTCATATATAAACAGTTCAATTATAGTTTCAGGTTACAGGGTGTAAGGCTTAATATCAATCCTGAGGATGTAAAACTAATAAATTATAGAGATAAAGCAGTTATTTGTTTAGATACAAATAACATATTCAATTATAGTAGGCTTAAAGAAGAGGGTTTGTATTATAATGGTATAGCTGGTTTTATGTCAATACAGAGTGTACTAAAGAATATGGGTAATATTGTGTGGAATACCATGTATAAGACACATACGGATTTATTTAAAGAGTATTGTAGTAAATTATCTGAAGTGTGTGGTGGTTCTTGTGGTGATTTAGACTCATTCTTGAAGTTATTTATTAAATTTAACTATCCTAATATGGTGTCTGTGTTACAGGATTATATCAGTACACTTAGTGTGGATAACTATGTTGCTAGGGTATCTAAGACAATGTACGTTCAAGATGGGTTGATTGGTGTATGTTGTTTTAACTTTAAGGATAACTTAGTGACATTTCCTTATTACGGCAAGACTTCATTATCTGGTTTACAGGTGTTTACTACATCAACAAATCAACGTGATATGAAATTACTGAATATTTCAAGCATATTGTCTAATAAAAACAAAATTGATGTTGTGTTTCTTAAATTAAATCTGAGGATTAGTAATAATTCTCAATTCATGTCTGATGATGGTATGATTAAGTTAGGTGTTGATTAATGAGTGCATTACGAGATAATAGAATATTAATACATAATGTGTATAAGTACATCAGAAATAGGGGTATGGCTCACATTCGTATTGGTGGTAAATCTAATACAGTACCTATGGTGATACGTTCTAAGCATAATCGTACTGGTACAATATTTGATGTAAAAGGGTTATCTGTTGCATTAAATCTTAGTCATTGTGTTATTAAAGAGAATGGAGATATTGTATCAATAGGTATTGATAGTCAAGATAGAGATGCGTGTTATTTAGACTTGTGGGGATATGGTTATACACTTAAAAACTTTATGTTTAATCGGTTATTTACAGTTGACGTAGCTTCTAATCAACAACTGTATAATGAGTTTACTTATAAGTTTACATCTGATTATTCTTTTAATGTTGATAATGGGATTACATCTCTTAGTAAGTTACAGGATTATATAGGGGCATCTATCGATACTTCTACATGGAAAAAGGTTTCTCATAATCGAAGAATAAGTCTTGTAGATGTAGGGAAGATAGTAGACTCTATTAAGAGTAGTGGGTATTGCTATAATTTATCTGCTACTACTGAATTTCTCGTTGAGAGATTAGAGGACTTTTTCTTTGATAATTTAATATCCTTTAAAGATAATAATGGTTTTAATAGGAAAGCTAATTTTACAGATTTTATACCGATTGTGTCATTCGATTTCTCTAAGAGTGGTAAAGTTAAATTTTATAGTTCTAGTGGTTATATTATCGATAAGACTATTTCAGATATTGAAATTAAAGATTTATACAGTGCCATTGTAACTGAGAAGATGTTTGATAGTGTTAAGATATCTAAAAATGAGTTTAACTATGAGCAGTTTACACTCATAATTGGTAAGTAGTATTGTTGTACTGTATGTATGATGTATAATATATAATAATATAATGTTTCTGTTAATAGCACATTCTATATAGGTAGAGTGTGCTATTTTGTTATAGTTAAAGGGGTAGAGTATAGTGGCTACGATTCAAGAGCGTGTGGAAAGTATTATTGAATCATTACATATTAGAGAGGGTATGATTCAAACTGCTAAGGCACAGAAGAGTGTTTTAGATTTTAAACCTAAGTTTGTTATGGCTGATGGTAGTGAAAAGAAGACAGATAAGGCTCCAGCTAAGGTTTTGGATGGTGTTAATAAAAACATTAAAGAGGGTTCTTTTAGTTATGGTACATATTATGGTATCTTTGATAAATATGTTGTTTTTGCATATAAAGATAGTCATAACTTAATGTATCAAGAGGGGTATGTGTATAAATTCAAGACTGAAGAGGATGCTAAGGATTTCTATGATGGTGGTATTGATAGGGGTAGTCTTAGAATCATTAAAGGTACTACTGTTGTTGCACCATGTTTGTACTCATTGAAAGATAAGAAGTTCATGTCTATTCGTGATGCAGTTGAAGAGTTAGCAAATGGGTATGTACGAGATGCACTATCTTCTTTGGATAAATATATTGACACAAATGCAATTCCTTTTGATGTTGAAGACGTAACATATAAGTATAGTGTTATGAGTGCTGATAAGCTTAAATTATACAAACGTGGGTATAACTGTAGTCTAGATGTTGAGATTAAATTGAAAGATTCTAAATATCCTGATAAAGATACATTTAAGATGTTATCTAGTTCTGTAGATAGGTATGTTAATATGGGTGCGATTACAGGTTTATTTAATGGTACTGAGCATAGAGATTATATTACTGTGTATAGCTATTTGTGTAATTAGGTGATATATGAATAAAAGAAATAGTATATTAGAGAGTTTATCTGAGGGTATGTTAACAACCGCAGTTGCTAAGGGAAAAGGTGATGTAACAGATTTCTTTAATGACTTGTTGAAGGGAAAAGTTCCTAAAGATGTTAATGTAGAAAGTAATATCACTAGGGTATATGAAACAGATAGTAGGGCAAATAAAGTTTATAAATCTAAGGTTATTAAGTCTAAGACTGTAAAGAATTTAACTTTCAATGAATTACCTAATGGATATGTGAGTGTTGTGTTTAATGAATTAATAATTAAACGAGCAATGGTTATACACATTGATATGGATTTAGAAGATTTTATTGCTGATGCGTTAACGTATGATACAGATTATATTGATTTTATGTCTGATATTGATATGAATTATACTGTACTAGCTGATGTGGTATGGGATGATGTACAAAATAGATTATGTCTAACAGATGATGACGTTATTAAAGTGTTTTTACGTAAATACTTTGATATTAACAATGGGACTAAGTTCACTAGGTGGTTTATCTCATCAAATTTAGACTCTATGATTTCTAATATTGGTGGTGGTTTGATTATGCATCCATCTGGTAAGGCTTGGATAATGCATATGAGTGCTGATGTTACAGATATCAATCGTTTTTCTGCATATGTAGATTTATTCCCTGCATTATCTTCTGATTTTCATAGTACATGTGCTGTGAGTGGTGATACAGCATTGTTTCAGTTAAGGATTAAAGATTAATATGAGTAAACGTAACAGTATATTAGATACTCTTTCTGAGGGAATGTTGACTACTATACAGTCAAATAATAATACTAAGGGTATATTTAACGGTATACTTAAAGGTAAGATACAAAATACATTCAGTAAGTTTGATACTGGGAATACAGGTGATAGCAGGTCTATTAGAATTCTTAAAGGTAGAGTGATAGCATCTAAGAGAGTTGATAATAAGACATTCTTAGATATGGGTAATGGTTATGTGCTAGTAGTATTTCACAATTTACCGATTGCTAGGGGTTTGTTAGTATCTACTGGATATACAGTTAGGACATTGGATAATGCAATTTCTAAGTTATCATTATTACCTAAAGATTATGCATCTTTTGTAGGTAAGGTAGATAAGGTATTTAGAGTTACAGCTAATGTAATGTATGATACTTCTAGTAATAAGGTATGCAATACAATTACTGAGTGTATGGGTATGTTTTTTAGGACATGGTTTAAGAAATATGGTTCTAGTGAGTTTAAAAAGTGTTTAATTGATACTAGATTAGCTGATTATATTTCTATTACATCTATACAGGTAGGTAGTACATATGATGGGATGGATTGTATATTATCATTATCGTTTGATATTTTAGATACAGATAAATTTGATGAGATAAAGAAACTATCTAATGGTGTTGATACTTTTTCTTGTTATTATGAGTTAGATAATGCTGGGACTATAGATTTCTATCTTATGTCATAGTTAGATAAGGTGAGATATGTCAGTAAATAGAAATATATTAGATTCGTTAAGAGATATACATGAGGGAATGTTATCTTCCATTAGTAATAATAAATCACTTAGTAAAGATGGTGAGGTATGGCTTAATGCTATTATTAGGCGTGATATTAGTAAAGTTCCTAAAGATAGTATAGATACATTTAGGATGTTCAATAAATCTAAGTTGACTAATGGTAGTGTGAATCGTAAATCTACTAAAGAGACAGCGATGCAGAAAGTCAGTTCTAGTATTGTTGATACAGTGTATTGTAAGACGTATGATGTTGGTAATACACATTATATAGCGTATTTATTTTCTTCTAAGGGTGTTACAGGGTATTTACGTGCCGTTGTTCATGAGTCTGACGAGGATACAATAGCTAAGTTGTTAGGTGAGTTTAAATCAGGTAAGAATATACCGAATAAAGTTATCAATGTTGATAGTATTAGGGGTTGTAATTGTGTAGCTAATACATATTATAATTCTATTACATTTGAGTTTTTTGATAATGTAGATACATTTATATTTGAGTTATTTGATGTGTTTCTTAGCGTTGTTTTTATTGCTTTTGATTCATTGGATTTAGAGGTACTTAAAAAAATAATCACTATTAGTGAGCCTTTTATTTATTTAGATGATATGGACTATGCTATGGAGTTAAATTTTGTATCTACAGATAAAACAGCATTACCTAAAGTGTATGATTTATTGTCATCTATTTGTAGTGAGAAGTATTTAGTTAAAAGTTCTCATTATATAGGTTTGCGTTGGGAGTTATAGATGGGATATTTTAATATTATAGATTCATTGAGTGATAAAAGAGTAGATGAGGGAATGTTACAGTCTATGGGTGGTGGTACTCATAGAATGAGTGAGTCAGATGTAAATAGCATAATGTATTCTTTGATGAATGGTGATTTCAACTCTTTATCTAGTTATGTTGATTTTAATTCAGTGGTTGATATTTTTAATAATTCTCCTTTTGATTCTAAAATTTCACCATATAATATGGGTTCTTTATCTATTTCTAATGGCAAAGGCATTTTTGGTGTTAGGGCATTGCTTAGAAGTCAAGATTTTTATATGATGGTTACATTTAATAAGAAGGGTAATTCTACACCTATAGTTAGGTGTGGCATTTACGCTTGTTTAGATGATAACTTGTTGCAGGAAATTTTCAATAAGAGAGTTAATTTAAAGTTAAATAGTGCTACAGATAAGATAGATGGTTTTAAGTTAGTAGCTAATACATATTACAATGTATCTAAGGAATTTGTATATACTAGGAGTTTACCTTTGTTTGAACTTTTTTCACGTAAAAGTTTCGAGAGTGTTGCTAAGTCTTATAAAGGTGATTTTGATAAAGACTTTAGGTTAGTTTTGGGTAGTTCTAGTGGTTTACATTTGTCTTTAGACCCTGATAAATATACGTTTACTATCAGTGTTGAGATTGGAGATAAGAAAAGTCTTGATGATGCATTTAAGTTGTTAAGTAAGAATGATTCTATTGGTAAGTATTCTGTCAAAGGTTCTGCATTGAACATTAGTTTTAATATTGGGTTCTAGGTGTTGATATGGGATATTTTAATATTATAGATTCTCTTAATGATAAGAGGGTAGATGAGGGAATGGTATCATCTATTTCAAAGAATACTAAGAAACAGAACAAAGATACTAAGCGTATGGTTGATGCGGTTCTTAGTGGTCAAATCTCTAAACTATCTAATAAAGATATGGATATCAGTCTTTTGGTGCGGAACGATACAAAATTATCTAAGAATAATAAAAAGTATGAGAAGTATTGTATTGTAGGTACTAAGGCTAATATCTTGCGTACTGAGGTGCGTGGTTATGAAATTAATGGTGATTACGTTGTAGCTGTTATTGGATATAATTTACATAAAGGAACGACTGTTGGTAAGGCAATGTTATGGGAGTGTTCTAATGAAGATGTATTCAATAAGTTTAAAGAGAAGATGGAACATCAGGGTGGCTTTGATTCCATTTATGATGTAAATATTAGTATGTATCGAAGTGGGACTACGTATTATGATAGCAATAGGGATGTGTATTGTGAAAATACTAAAGAAGCATTGGATATGATTTTCTCTTATTGTGCAGACTCATTCTGCTCTAGTTTATCTAGGTCTGATATCACAGAGGCTTTTAGTCAATTTGGAACATGCAGATTGGATATATCATCTAGTCAAGATGCTATGTCTACTAGTGTTTTGATAAATTTGTATGGTGGTGAGCCTGGTATTGTTGATTCAATGTATGATACTATTGGTACTAAAGTGAATACGTTAAATAGTTTTTACAGGTTTATTACATACGCAGAAGATGGGCAAGCTATTATTATATTTAATTTTTAGGTGTTAATATGGGTTATAGTGATTTAATTGATAAGCTAGTAGATATACGCATACACGAAGGTATGTTATCTACCATGGGTGATAAAGGTGTTAGTTCGTTGGTAAAGGCACTAGAAAGTGGTGATGCTAAACACCTTAAAGGTAGTAATATTAAGATAGATGCAGAGTATTATTTTAATAATTCGCCATTCAGTAAGGATTTATTATCATATGTTGTTAGGGGTTAAGATTTACCTAGCTACAGGGGTAAGGATTTTAAAATATATCATTTATCTTATTGTGGTGATGATTATATATTGGTCTGTGAGTATGCTAATATAAAAGAAGAGGATAGTCTTTGTAGGTGTGCAATTCATTCATGTTCTAGTAAAGATGATATTGATTCTATATGGGATGATATTTCTAAAGGAAAAGTACACATAATTTCTGTCAATGATACTTTTAAGGGTTGTGAGATTATATCTATTGCTTTTATGGTTAGTAAGTCAACAAAGATGTTACCTAAATCTTATAAAAGTGGAACTATATTAAATAATGATTCTGAAGTATTTGGTGCTATGTTTAGTAATGCTTCAATGTATATTAAGTCTGAGTTATCGTCTAGGTATGATAAATTTATTAGTATGTTAAAAGATACGTGTATTGAGTATTCTGTATCTCTTGAACGTACTACATTGGAATTTACATTTAGGTTTAATTCTAAAGTTGAAAGTTCTACATTAGGTAATTATGTAGTATCTTTTATTCATACAAATGATTTTTGTAAAATTGTACAATTTAATGGTTATGTTTTAATTAAATTTTTCTTCTAGGTAGGGATGTAATGAGTTATTCAGGCATTATAGATTCATTAGATAGTTTACGTATCAATGAGGGTATGATATCTAGTATAAGTAAGAATAAAGATAAAAATGAAGATATAGATTCTCTATGTAGTGCTTTACTTAATGGTTCTTTATTCAGAATACCAACTAAGTATATTGATATACGTGATACACATTATTATAATAAATCACCTTTTGATAGTGGTTTATTGAGATATACAATTAGTACTGAACCTCTTAATACTCAGAGAGGTAGGGACTATAGGATTTATCGTATGATTAAGGGTAATGAGTATTATTTCATGATTACTCTTTCATCTGTGGATAGATTCTATACAAGAATGAAACGATGTGTCATACATAAATGCGATGATGAAGAGATAGCTGATACAATTTGGGGTTATGTTAATAGAAAGTCATTACAGATGACTTCAGTCGATGAGACTCTTAAAGGTTGTAAGATTGTTGCTGATACATATCATGTTTTTGGTAGTAAATTGTTATCTGGTGTGTATGGTACTTTAGATGATATGCGTATCTTAAAAGATACAGAAGATGTATTAGACTTATTGTTTAGAAGTAGTATAGTCTTAATAAGTAATGATTATAGTGGTTCTTATGAATCTGACATTAAAGATATAGTTTCTTCATGTGTTGATTGTGGTGTTACACTTGTAGATGATACATTATCTTTCATGCTTGATTTTGATGATAATGAGCATTGTAAAGATGCATATATTAAGTTTTATAAGAATTTAAAAGGTAAAAGAAGTTTATACACATTCTATAAGTTGGGTACTAAGCAGATTGCATTTGATTTTTATATTTAATAGGTGGTATGATGGGATATTTTAATATTATAGATTCATTGAATGATGTTAAAGTTAATGAGGGTATGACAGAGTCTATACCTAAGAATAAAAACAAAGATATTGATAAACTAGTTAAAGCTTTACAAAGTTGTGATATAGATTTTATACCTGATAAATATATTAAGTGTTATAAGTCTTTTTATAATAGGTCAAGTTTTAGTAAGAATTTTGTAGATAATGTTATTAAATGGACAGGAATGTTAAAGAATAAAAGTAATAATGGTGCTAAACTTTATATGCTTTGTCTTGGTGATGGTGGACGTTTCTTTATGGTTTTTGAGGCACGTAGTTTTTCAAGATTAGCAAGGTGTTTTGTATTTAAGGTACCAGATGAAGCTACTATGGAATCTATTTTTGAACTTGCGAATGATGGAAAAATGACTTTTGATATAGATAATCCTAAGTTAGATGGGTGTAAGTTGATAGCTGATACATATTGTATTCATGATGTGTTTACAGAATTTGATAGAGGTAAAATTATTGGAGTTGATACACGTTTGCTAAGTGATACTGTTGTTGTTATGGATACTTTGTTTGAGGACTTTGCAAAGGTTTTTAAGTTTAACTATAAAAATGATAACTATGACTTTGTTGTTGGAGAAATAGCTAAAGCATGCGTTAATTATGAGATTTCATTCACAGAAGTTGGTTTTGTAGTTACACTTGATTTTGGTGTGGCTAAGGAACGCAACAGGATAGAAATGATTCTAAATAATAGAAAAGGTGGTCATTCTCTTCGCTTTTTTAAAGATGGTAAGAGTAAAATTAAATTAAGTGGGGGTTTTATATAGTATGTATAGTAAAAGTATTGGTACGATTTTAGGGGGGTTACGTAGTGATTCAAAAGTACGTGTTAATGAGTCTGTTTCATTAATTAAAAGTGTTGTAGATAAAGATGTAAAAACTTTGTCTAAATGCAGTATTAAAGGCGATACTAACTTTGGTAAACATAGTAAGTATTATTTAAATGTCATGCGTGGTGTTCATAAAGGTGGATTTAGTGAGTTACATTTCTCTAATGGCACATATGTAAAAGCATATACAAGTGATAAGTCTGTTATGTTGTTGCTAAGTCATTTGGTTGATATCTCACCGATTTCACATTACATGAGTAACTCTTTCATTCGATATGAATTTGATAGTAAAGAGACAGCATTAGAGTGTTTTAAAGAGATAGAAAATGGTAAGTATTCATCTGTAGATGGTGCATTAGATACTACATACGATATTATCATGACATATAATGGTAAAGATGTAGAACGTCATACAGGTACTGAAAGTGGTAAGGCAAGTGCTAGTGCTGGTGCTAGAGTGGTTTCTGCATTACAGCGTGTGTTCAGTGAGTGGGTTAATACAGAATATGGTAAATCAGTAGAAAATTTACCAGTGTTACATGATTGCTATATTGAGGGTAATGTAGAGTATATCTCTAAACATAAAATTCCATTGCTAGATGTATATGTAACCTATTATATGGAAGATAAAACTACAGTTGATGGGTTTATTCACATATTTGGTTCAAGATTAAATGGTTATTATAAAGTAGATAAAGATAGTGTAGTGATTACATTACCTAATGGTGTTAAATAGTGAATAAGAGAAGTAGTATATTAGAATCTTTGTCTGAGGGTATGTTACAAACAGCTAACTCCAAAGAGGTTAGTAAGAGTAGTAGAGCAAAACTTTTTTGTGATACTGTAGTTAAGATGAGGAATGGGTATTTAGAGGATATATTTGACTTCTTTGATGGTATTACTTTTAGTATAACTAAGTACACTAAACCTACATTTAGTAAGTTAACATGTGATGATAGTTTATTTACTTCTATTTATTGTAAAGGTTGTCATATTTACTTTACTACAGATTATAAGTCTGAGATACGAGTGTTTGTAGAAAACCCTTATTCCAATGAGTATACTGAGGTACAGGAACGAGATGATAACATTCTTGTTTATGATGGTGGTATTGGTTCTGCGACAGAGGAGTTTGTTAATAACCTAATTAGTTTTGTAGATGGAAAGTGTAACACGATTGATGCATATGTAAATCTTATTGATAAGACATTAAGAGATGAGGGTTTCACTTATAAAGGAACTACACTAGGGTATGAGTTAGTTTCTGCTACACGTGAGGATGATATTAAGTTTGGTAAATATTCTACACTTGCTACATGTTTGGGTGAAGATTTCTTTAATGCGATTACTGATGATGTAATAAGTGTAATCTCAGATGTGTATTGTGAAGTATATTTAGAGAGTGTATACTCTAAATTAAAATTACCCACGTTAGGCTGTAGGTTTAAAATAGAATTCGCATCTAAAGATGATGCTAAGGATTTCTATAAGAAGATTAGAGGTATTGGTGTAGAGAAGTGGGTTAATCAAGTTAAGATTATGAGTGATACTATAGTTTTAGAGTGTTTCTGATTGTGGGTTGTTATATGAATAAGAGAAATAGCATAATAGAGACTTTATCTGAGGGAATGCTTGCTAATAGTTTCAAGTCAGGTGGAACATCTCTTAAAGCATTTAAAGATTTACTTAATGGTGATATACCTGATAGTATCGCTTTATTTGTTACTGGTATAGATTTTAATATAAGAGATAACTATAAGTCAGTTTTAAAGTCTAAACGTCAACCTGATATGTCTACACTATTGTCAAATGTATATCGTATTGGCGATACAGTACTGATGATAGAGTTTAAGTATATGAAATTGCCTGTGTGTTTGTTAGTTAGCACTGGGAGTAATTCATTTGACGATGCGTGTATTAAGTTAGAGAAAGCATTTAAATCTCCGGTAGATAAAGCAATGGATATAATTTCTAACTTAACATTTTATAATGTAGTTGGTACTACGTATAATACGACTAGAGGTAATGGTACATTCTGTGTAGAGGCACATGAGGTTATAGAGTCATTCTTATATTGGTATTACAAGAGTGAATCTAATAAAGGTGTTAAGCGTTGTTGTATTGATAGTGAATTATATAGGTATGTAAAAATTACAGGATTTATTTTTAAAAACTTGTGTTTTGGTAATACATCAGATTTACAGATAGATGTATGGTGTTCTATTAATAGTGGTGGTGATAGTAAGGTACATGATTTAGTAGATACATTAAATACACCTATGAATATGTTCGCACATATCAATAACGATTCACTTATCATTAGTTTATTGTTAAAATCATAGATTTTTATTGGTTTATTTGTTATATAGTAATGTGTTACTTTTTATAAGAAGAGGTATAGTTAATGAAAAAAGTTTTGGAAGCTTTAGATAATGAAAGTACAGTAGTACAGTTAAACGAATACATTCATGATACTGTAGAGATTGAAAACATTGTACGTGATACATATGATGGTACAATTAATGCACTTGATGTAACATTGGTAGATAATGCTTTGACAGTAAAAGTGTTGTCTGATACAGAGATGGGTGAAGAAGTGTCTGATGCTGTATTGTCTTATTTAGAAGATAAAGCTAATTTTGATTATGAGTGTGAGTTTAACACAAGTAGCGTTCGTGTTGGTGGTGAGCAATTCATTCAATCTACTATTAATATTACTGCTACTGATAGCACAGTTGAGAAACGTAAAGTAGTAGAGTCTTTTGACGTAAACGAGGGTACAGATGATATAAAAAAGCTTTTTAATGGAATTGCTAAACAGTTAGATTTTAAAATGGGACAAAAACTAACTAACAATAGTTCCTTTAAAAAGAAAACAGATATCAAAAAACCTAGATTGAGTAAAGAGGTAGATGGTTTTGTTGTTAACTTCTTTGAAACAGAGGAAGAACAATGCTTCACTATTATGAATGGTAATGTTGGTGTATTGCTTGCATACAAAATTGATGGTACATCTGATAAAGCGTATGAGATGCTTAAAAAATGCAATACTATTGATAAAGTAGAGTTGTTAATTCGCTACCTTGTAGGTGTTGAGGAATTTGAAGTAGTTGGTCGTGCCTATATCAATGATAAAGGTGATATCGTTAAAGAGATTCCTGGTGTAATGTAATAATATTATTGATTTTTATACTATTATTAAGTATAATGATTTTAGATTAGATAGTGATATGTTAGTCCACGTAAGATATTTCATAGCATACACTAGATATTTTAATTTACGTAAGAAAGAGGTTCATAACATGAATAAAGTAGAATTAGCAGAAGTATTGGTTAACAAAGAGTTAGTAGGTACTAAAAAAGTAGCTGTAGAGGTTGTAGAGACTTTGTTTGATACAATCACAGAAGAAGTTAAAAAGGGTGAAAAAGTGTCTATTCATGGTTTTGGTAGTTTTGAGCAAGTAGTACGTTCTGCACGTAAAGGTCATAACCCTAAAACTGGTGAAGAGATTACAATTCCTGAGAAAAAAGCACCAAAATTCACAGCATCTAAAGTATTGAAAGAGTCTGTTAACCAATAATAAATAGGTGGTTTAATGGGAATTTTAAATAGTGCTAGTAATAGCATTACAGAAGCTTTATTACAAAAACGTAAGTCTTTAATTAATGAAGATGTTAAAGAGACTGAGTTTGAAAAAGAAGCTAAAGAAGAATTTGAGGAAGATTTAGATAATCAAGAGGTTATTGAGGGTTCTGAAAATTCTGAGGAGGATGAAGAGATTACAGAGGCTAATGAAGATACAGTATCTGCTATAAATCTTATCATCAGTGCTAACTATCAAAAATTGGTAGGTAGTAAATACTTCTTTGTGCCTGATACTGAAAACAATAATTTTGAAGAATATTCATTCTTTGTGTATGCATTGACTAACGATGGTATTGGTGATGAATCACAGGGTGTAAGTGATGTTACTAAGGTTGTTAAACGTGTTACTAAGAAATTCTGTGGTGATGCTCTTAATGACTACAGTGGTCCTGATGTAAGTAGGGTTAAAACAAAAGAATCTGATATTCTTAAATTTAAAGTTACATATAAAGTATCTAAATAAGTATATTATGTTAAAAGAGTGTAGATTAAGTTCTACACTCTTTTTATTTTGCAATTTACTACTTGTAATATTTTGTAAAGTTGGGTATAATTAGTGTGTATAAAAGTTCATTTCATTATTACAGTAAAGGAGATTTAATCATGGGTGGACAAAGTAAATACCAATTAAAACAATATTCTGATGTATTTAATAAGAAAGTGGTAACAGATTATTTGTATCTTATGGATACAAGTGGTGCATATGCTAGTGCTATTAATAGTTGTGGTTCACAGGCTATTTTTGAGAGTACATTCTTAAATGGTGGTAGTAGTGATAAGATTTCTTCACATTATCGATACTTTAAAGATATTACAAATTATATTCACAGCGTAAATGGTCAAGATGTAGTAAAGATGGATGTCTTTGATTTGTTGTATGTGTTGTGTCATGGGAGACGGAAGATTAAATTAGATTCTTTTGTTAATAATATTATGATTCGACATTATAATATTAAAATGTTGAATAACTTGTATTATTTGTGTGATGGTGCTAGTATTGGTTTTTCTGAGTATACTAAGCGATTTGTGGCATTATATATCCGTACATTTAGTGAAGAAGCATATGAGGATTGTCAGTCATATGTTGATGATTTCATGTCTACTACACATAGCTTATTGTATACATTTTCTAAACGTGTTTCTGAAGTATTTTCTGATGAGACATTTGAACGTGCATGTGTGTATGATAAAAAGTTGTATCTAACAACTAATTTACGTACATTGTGGAGTAATAAATATGAGTCTAAGGGTGTATTAGTTGAGGATTGTATGAAGTTCTATTATGATATTTTAGAACGTGCTAAGAAAAATGCATTTACTATGACTAGGGAAGATAACACTAGGGATTTATATTCTTATATTAAAGAGTATACATCTGTTAATGGTGCTAAATGTTTGTCTACTAATAGTACAATTAAACAATTCTTAGAAACAATGTTTGACTATATGGGATTAGTGTCTAGATATAAAGAGTTCGCAGAATATATTTTTGATGGTGCTGATTTCAATATGCTAGATAAGGAGTTTAGACTTCATAAGTATGGTATTAACAATGTTGATACATTGGTAGCTGTTATCAATAATGATTTGATTTGGGTAGCTATGGAGTTACCAGATGATTATGAAGATTATATCTGTACTTCATCTTATGGTGATTATGCATCTGCTGAAGAGGTTGACGAAGATACTGATTGGGATGACGATATTGAAGATACTGATGATGTGGAAGAAACTGAAGTGCATAAAGTGTGCGTAGAACCTGATGGTACATTATCACATACTACGTTCAATGAAGAACATGATACTAAGAGTGTTGCATTTGATTTTAAGAATTCAGATGTAGCAGTAGCATATGGTAGTTCTATGGTTCATTCAGTAATCTATGCTATTATTCGTGGCGATATTGATATGTCTAATCTTCATGATAAATTGTACATAGAAGATATGTTTAGTTTCATTAAGGACATTGCTAGGGAGTCTAAGGATATCACTTATTATTGTGTAAGGGATATTATTAATAGCTTTGTATGTGATGTTATTTCTTAATGTAAATATAAATAAAACTGTAATCCATACAGGTGTGTTGTAAGGGGTATAGTGTTTAATGGATATGTTAGTTCTTATCAGTCAATTCATAGGCTTTATTGTACTAGGTACATTTATTATGTATGTGGTCATTGAAGTTGTACGTGAAGCATGTATTCTATTATATGAGTTGATTGGTTCTTTTAAGAGTGATGTTAAAGACATACACATAGGTGATAGTGCTACTAAAATATTGCTTATTTCGTTGTATAACAAAGGTTATCGTTATGTACGTCTTTTGTATCATGAAGATGGTAAAAACTCATTACAGGTGGCAATTTCGCAAGATTTAGGGTATTGTGATGATGTGTATGTTGATGACTATATAGCTTTACAGTTATATAGTGCATGTATTGCCGATACAATACCATATGCTATTAGTGATGTGATTGATAGGTTGTAGGGGTGCGATATGGATATTAAAGTGTTAGATTCTAAGTATGTTGATAGTTCCTTAGTAAATTCTTTGTTAGAAAAACATGTTGGAAATGAAAATGATTTCTTGGTTGTGTTAGCGACTATGAAAGAGAAAGCTAGGGTTGAGTTCAATAAAGCACAAGAAGATAAAGAGAGTGCTAATGGTGAGGTTTCTATCGTTGCACATGCCGAATATGAAATCTTATCTGTTGTGGAAGCTGTGGCTAAGGCATATTTGGGTGGTAATAAATAGATAGTTATAATACCTAATTTATGTGGTAGGTTGACAATTATCTGTATGATTATGCATAGATTGAGGTATTTTGCTCAGGCGAATACCTCAATTTTTTGTATATAAGTATAATTCTTGTGTATAATAGGTTTTTATTATTTTTCATGGTTTACAAAAGATGAGGTAATATGTTTAAGTATAGAATACTTTTCTTGGTGGGGTTTTTGATGAATGCATTTATTATGTATATGTCTATGTTGTGTTTACATCAAATCATTTTAGATGATAACTTTTTGTCATTTGATTTTATTTTTGTTGTTGTGTTTATATCATTTTTAATGTATGCTATTCATTTGAATTTCGATTGTTATAATAATTGTAAGAAGTATTACGAATCTAAAAAGGATGGATTTTAGTATATGGTACATTTAATTGGTGATATACATGGTGATATCACGCAGGTAATGAAAGAAAATCTTATTAAAGATGGAATATCAATCTCAAAGAATGATGTTGTTATCGTTTTAGGTGATTTTGGTGTTATGTTCAAAGATATAGAGCAACATAGATTAGCATTAGATTGTATTAGTAAATTAGATTACTATGTAGCTTTTATAGATGGAAATCATGAAAATTTTGACTATCTAAACTCATTACCTATTGTTACTAAGTGGGGTAATAAAGTACATAAACTTAACAATCGGTGTTTTCATTTAATGAGGGGAAACATATATAAGATTGAGGGTAATAGGTATTTATGTTTTGGTGGTGCTAAATCAATAGATAGAGATTATCGTGTGTTGGGTGAGAGTTATTGGTTAGAGGAGGAACCATCCTCTAATGATGTTAAAAGACTGTCTAAATCTTTTGGTGATATAGATAGTGTTGATTTTGTATTAACTCATACATGTAGTAATGCAACTTTACACAAGATGAAGAGGATTAAACCTTTTAATGATAGTTGTTTTACGAGAGATGTATTAGATAGGATTGAAGAAAAATTACCTAGTAGAGCATTATGGTTCTATGGTCATTTTCATGTGGATGAGGTGGTTGATGAACAGCATATATGTTTAACTAATGAGACTGTGTATTCTATTGATAGGGATTTATCAGTAACTAAGTATGAGCATTTGTTTAATTTTGATACATTTAGGTTCTTTGATTACATTTCATTACAGCGTGTAAATCAGATGTTCAATAGCATTAGTAACAGTAATATTGAGGAAGTACGAAGATTGTATAATAGTAAGGAGTAAAGTACTATGGCACATACAAATGATAGAAGTAAGACTATGGCTTTATATGTGAGAGATATGTGTAATATGCTAGAGTCAGATGATTATGGATATAGAGACAGTAATAACATCTATAGTTGTAGCGTGTCTATATGTGGAAGTTCTAGTGTAGATTTACAATATGACTATGGCTTAGGTAGTATAGAAATGCATTTCAGTAATGGATATTCTGTTACATTACATAGAAGAGATAGGAATACTTATACTGCATCTGTATGTTATGGTTTAGATACAATCGATAATATTTTATGTAGGGATAGTTCAGACATTGATTATATTATTTTCATGTATCTTCTTTACAAAGCATATGTTGGTGTATGTGATATGTGTGGTGAAGTAGATGATAACTATGTTTTCACGTATGATTGTGAGGAAGCTATCAATTTTGATGATATGTTTTATCACAGTATATCTTCATTGCATAAGTATTTTCTAACATTTATTAAGAGTGAAGAACTTGAAGATTATAAAACAGTAGGGAAAAATGGTCTTAATGTTTTTACCTTTGAAGATAGCGTATATGGTTCTTTTATTGTTGATTATATTCCCTATACTTTAGGTGGACAAAAGAAAGACCTAATTGTGTTTAGGTATAATGAGTTTGATAAGATATATTTCTATTATGACGTACTAAAGAGAGATTATGTAGTAGAGAAGAACGATAGGGTTGTTAAGTACAGTAATATGTCATCTATTGTTAGAGATTTAAAATATCTATTGCGTAAAGTTAATAGTTTGTCTGGTGGTAGTTTTGATAGTTCAATGTATTTAACATATAATCAACTGAATAGTACGTTATTTAGAATGATTTATAGTGTGTTATTGTAGTTTTAATAGTGTATGGATATGTTCCATACACTATTTTTCATTTAGTTTATACATTCATGTTAAAATTTTATATGTTAGGGGTTTACAACAAAATGTAGATGTGGTATTATGATTTTGCAAGGAATATTACATAAGTTTACAACTTATGTAAACACTTCATTGTCATGTAGGGTAAGTGATAATGACATATACGCGCACACATCTTTGTAATATTCCTTGTATGTATATTTTTATTTCATTTAATATGAAGGGGTTTTATTATGAAATTACAAAAGAAAAAAACTTTACTAACTGGTTTGGTTATGGCATCTCTTGTTGGTAGTACAGCAATGGCAGCTGGTGTCGATAACACTGTAAATGGTGGTTTTGGTGCTGAAGCTTATGGTTATACAAATACTATCACTGCAACAGGTACATCAGCATTTTCTGTTGGTTATCAAAATGAAGTATCTGGTGCTAATAGTATTGCATATGGTCATAATAATAAAGCAGTTGGTTCAAATTCTATTGCTGGTGGTGAAAATTCCGAAGCAAAAGGTTATAGCAGTGTATCTATTGGTTCTTCTGCACAAGCATTATCAGATTATAGCTATGCCATTGGTTCTCAGGCACGAACTAATGGAGCTAACACTGTTGCTGTAGGTAATGGTTCATATGCAAGTAACGATAACGCATTGGCTGTGGGTTATGGTACTACAGCAGGTGGTAAAGACTCCATTGCTGTTGGCTCATTTGTTAAATCTAATTCTGATAACAATGTAGCTATTGGTACTTCCGTTACTACTAATAGTAATGATAGTGTTGGTATTGGTACCGCAGTTACTACTAAATCTAATAATAGTGTTGGTATTGGCAACAATGTTGTTAATAACCTTAGCAATAGTATTGGTATCGGTAACGGAGTTGCTACTGACTTTAATACTATTGGTATCGGCAATGGAGTGGAAACTAAGGTTCAAGACACTATTGCTGTTGGTAATGGTGTAGTCTCCAATGGTGAATCTTCAGTAGCTATTGGTAATGCTATCCATGCCGATGGTGTTAAAACTGTAAACATTGGCACCAATGTTTCAGCTACAGGTGTATCTTCTATTGTTGTGGGTCGTGATACAACTGTAAATGGGGCTGACACTACAGTAGTAGGTGCAAACAATGGTACTGTTGGTGCTGACCAAAGTGCTGTTGTTGGTTATAACAACAAAGTACTAGATAGCTCTAAGGAACAGTTAATCTTTGGTGCTAACTCTCAGACTAAAGGTCAGGGTTCTATTGTAGTTGGTTCTCATGCAAGTGCTACTGAAATTGATGCTCTTGCATTAGGCAACAACACTATTGCCGATGTACAGAATGGGGTAGCTATTGGCACCAATTCTGTAACAGAATTGGCTGTTGGTACATCTACAGTGAAAGACAATGCTACAGATATTCGTTTCTCTAACTCTACATTTGCTGGTTCTACACCTGACTCTGTTGTAAGCTTTGGTGCTAGTGGTCGTGCTGGTGCTGGTGGTGTAACAGAGTATACACGTCAGTTACAAAATGTTTCTGCCGGTAGAATTTCTGCTACTTCAACAGATGCTATTAATGGTAGTCAATTATATGATACTGCATTAGAAGCCCAAAAGCATAACACTGTAGTAGATGGTGTTAATACAACAGTTACATCTAAGGACAACGACTTTGGACGAAAAGAGTACAAAGTTAATGTTAATAAAACATTAAAAGATATGGATGCTGTTGAATTTGGTAAAGTTACAGATAATAATCACGCAGGTATTAATAAAGATGGTGCTTATTTCTTTAATGGTAGTGAGCATATTAATATTAAACCTACAGGTATTCAAATTGAGAATACCGATACATTGACACAAGCTACATTCAATAGTGAAGGTATGCAAGTGTCTGATGATAATGCTACTATTCGTTTTACTACTACAGATATTAGTGCAGGTGGTCAACAAATTCATGATGTAAAAGCTGGTACTAAGGATACAGATGCTGTTAATGTTAAACAGTTGAATGATAAAGCAAATTCTCTAGATAAGGCTATTACATACAACACATTTAATATCAATAAAAATGCTGAAAAAATTGGTGAAAATGCTAATAACATCACTAAAAATGCATCTGACATTAAAGACTTAGGTAATAAGGTAGGTAAGAATACTGCTGATATTCAATCTTTAGATGAAAAGATTAATGTTGTTGGCGAAGGTGCTGTAGTGAAAGCTAATCATTATACAGATACACAAGTAGCTAAGGTTGGTGCTAACGCTGCCGCTTTGAGTGCCTTGCATCCATTATCTTTCAATGCTAATGAAAAAGTTGAGTATGCAGTAGGTTATGGTAACTATAAAGGTTCTAATGCTGTAGCAGTTGGTATGTTCGCTCATCCTAATGAAAACACATTATTATCTTTAGGTGCTACATTTGGTACTGGCGATAATATGATTAATGCTGGTGCTACATTTAGAATTGGTAAATCTTCTAAACAAGTTACTAATACAAATACAGCTGTAGCTAAAGATGTTCAAGATTTAGCTAAAAAATATGAAGCTTTGGCTCAAAAATATGATAATCTTGTAAAACATTTAAATGCTGTAGAGGGTACTGATTTTGATGTAGAATATCCAGATGTACCTAAAACTTATTGGGCATATGATTTTGTTAAGGATTTGTCTGATAAAGGTTTCTTAGTTGGTTATCCAGATGGCACATTCAAGGGTGATAAAGCAATGACTCGTTATGAGTTCGCAACTGCTTTATATCGTGCATTACAACGTGGTGCTGTAATGGATGCTAATATGGTTAAAGCTATTAAAGAGTTTGAACCTGAATTGAAAGATGTAGAAAAAGCTCAACGATTTGTAGTTGTACGTGAAAGTGGTTCTGATAATGAAATTCACAAAATTGACCGTGTACAAGTAAACACTCAGTATGGTGAACATACATATCGTGATGCTTATGGTACTGAATTAAAATAATTTCATAGTCTTAAAAGAGTAGGTAGATAATACCTACTCTTTTTTATTTTGCAATTACAAAACTTTACAATATATATCTTATATGTTATATTAGTTATAAGATATATATTATGTAAGAGGTGATTGATTATGAAAGATAGAGATGTTAATAAGGCTATTGTAGGGTTAATTGACAGTATTGAAAGTGTTACAGATACAATGTGTAATATTTCAGTACGTGGTGTTAATAGAAAGTTTTTAGTTCCTAAGTGGTGGACTATTACTAATAAGATAGTAATATGCTTTAAAGGGTTTCAATTTAGAAATAAAAAATTGGAGTCTGAATATTTGGTTATACCTATTTCTGTTTTACAGGATATAAAATCTAAAAAGTATATTGTAGGTAGCGATGTGTCTAGTGTTTTGTCTAGCGTTGATACTTCATATCTTGTAAAAGCAATAAATATGAATTATATTGAAAATTATAGTGGGGAGATGTAAATGTTAAGTCAAGAGTTACGACCTAAGACATTAGATGATATGGCTGGTCAGGAAGAGGCTAAGAGGCTAATAAAGGCTATTATTAAAAACCCTGAAAATGCACCTAAAGTGTTATTGTTTTGTGGTAGCTTTGGTACTGGTAAATGTGTTACTGGGGATACAAGGGTTCATACAAGTGATGGGTACAAAAGAATAGATGGGTTAGTACAAAACCCTGAATATGACGAAGAGGGGTTTATGAATATATCTTCTCAGAATATTAAGGTTGTAGGTAATAGACTAGCAACTCACTATTATTATGGTGGTAAGAAAAAAGTAATTAAGATAAGTTCTAGGGAGTTCTCTATTAAAGGTACACCTAATCATAAGGTTAAAGTATATGGTGGTAAAGGTGGTTTAAGGTGGAAGAGATTAGATAAAATTACTAAAGATGATTATGTTGCAATTCCTGTTAATGATGATATCTTGTTTGATAATAGTTCAAAAGATTATTCATTTTTTAGGGGTGGTGCATCTGAGTTTGACAAGGGTTTTATCTTAGGTTCTATATTCTCACAATGTGTTAGTATTGGTGTAGATTTATCAGAAATGCATGATACGATTGATATTGTTGGGAATTATAAGAGTGTTAATGCTTTTTGCTGTAGAGTTGATGGTTCAGTTGAAGATATAAGTCATGACCATATTAGGTTTTCACATAAAGATTTACCTAAGTATATTTTTGAGTATGGGATATCTTGTAATGTACCTGAGTTTGTATTTTCTTCTAATAGAAAATTCATTATAGGTTTTTTAAGTGCTTTCTTTAATTTTTTAGGTGACTATGATTTTACTGTGTCATCTCTTTCAGAGAGTGTTGCAAGGGATATACAAAATCTTCTATATCTTTTAGGGATTGTTTCATCTGTTATTGCGACTAGTACTTATAGGTATAAACTATCAATTAGGTACAGTCGGAGTAGAACAGTATTTTGTGATATTATTGATATTTGTGATGATATTCAGAGGGTTTTATTACGTGAGTCTATTTGTAATAAAACTTCTAAAGGGGAGTATATTCCCAATAATACGTACACTAAATTCATTACAGCTAGGATTCGTAATTTATTACGTAAGAGTAGTTTAGGTGATTCTATTTCAAGTTATATTAATTTTAATAAGGGATTCTCTTTTATAAAGTATGATGATAGAAAGTCACTATCTTTAGATTCTTATTGTGGTGTAATATCACAAATTGATTCTATGGGGGTGGATATCTTTAGGGATAGGACAGTAGAGCATTTTGATACTCTAATCAATAATCATATCTTTGTTAAGGTTTCTGAGATAGAGGAATTACCTAGTGATGATGTGTATGATTTAACTGTAGAGGGTACACATACATTTACAGCGAATGGATTGATTAATCATAATACTACAGCATCACGTATTGTTGGCAGAGAGTTAAATAATATTAAAGATGATAATTATGATTTACTGAGTTCTCCTTTCTATTATGAGTTCGATTCTACTGTTGTAGGTAATGTTGAGGAGATTAAAAAATTACGTGATATCTTTACTGTTTCATTCGGTGATTATTGGAGAATTGTCGTGTTAGACGAGACACACACTGTTTCTAGTCAAGCTCAGGCTGCCATGCTTAAAATGTTTGAAGAGACTAAAGGTAAGACAATTTATATCTTAGCAACTACAGACCCTCAAAAATTGTTACCGACTATACGCAGTAGGGCATTAGAGATTAATTTCAATGATGTTCCAGTAGAGGCTATTGTAGATAACTTAACTAAGGTATCAGATGATAGAGGTTTAAATCTTTCTGAAGAGATTAAGTTGTTGATAGCTGATAGGTCTGGTGGTCATATGCGTAATGCACATATGTTACTAGATAAATACATTTTATTAGGTGAGGAAGATTTCAAGGATAGCATTAAATCATCTGTAACACTATTCTGTGATTATCTAATTGCTACGTATAAGAATGATAAAGATTCTGTTTTATCTAATATCAATGATTTACTAAGCATACCTAAAGATAATCTACAGTCTGATTGGTCTATTGTTATGACTGAAAGTTTACGTTCTTTCTGTGGGTTTGATTGTAGGCATAAAGATATCAAGAGATTGGTAGATACATATGGGAGTGATTTTAACATTATTGCTCAGTGCTATATGTCCACTTGGGTAAAAAATATGTTTGTTGATATACCATATACACAAGCTACATTACTTAATATGTACAAGGTTGTGCAAGGTGCTTTAGAAAAGAAACGCTCACAGAGTGGTGTTGGTTCTGTTCAATCTGTAGCTAGTAAGTATGGAAGACCTGTTAGGTGATAAAGTTTAGTAAATTTTTGTAATTAATACTTGCATATGTTTAGTGTTTGTGTTAATATATAGTCAAGGGTTAGGTACAGCGTATAGTATGTACATAACAACACATAGTCTACATTATTTTTCACTCCTATGTTGTACCTAACTTAATAATTAGCAAATGTAAATAAAGATGCGTACAGCAATAATTATCTGCCAGGTTTTTAGATATAAGGCATCTTGTTACATAAAAATTATATTTTAAAGACTCAAACAGCTAATTTATGTTGGGTATACATTAATTGAGTCTTGTATAAAATATAGTGATAAAAATTATATATAGTGGGGTAAAAGTTATAAAAGACTCATACAGCTATTAATCAATTTTTATGCTTTGAAAATAAAAACGACTGAGTCTTGTTCATAATTTAATCTCCTTTTAAATAATAGACCCATACAGCTATTTATCATAATGGTTAAAAAGAAGAACGATGGTAGATTATGCTACTGTTACCAAAAACCACTTCTTATGCTAGTAAAAGGTCATATCACAATTTTATATAAGATTTCTATTGATTTGGGTCTGGATGTTGAAAATCGTAGTTTGATTATATAATCTCAAAGATAGTGTATCAGTGATATGATTTAGTATAAGGGGTGGTTTTTTTATGTCTGAAAATAATGAAAAAGAGACAAGTACATTAAAAGAGACATATACATTAGATGAAATTCTAGAGACAAATTCTATAGGTTATGAAGCTACTTTAGAAGAGATACAAAATTGTATCTTCAAGAAAGATTTTGAGAGTATTATGAATCTCCCTGAAAACTTTATTATTGAGGGTTTATCTTATAATGAGATGCATAATAAGTTGTTAGGATACTATATGTTTCAGCTAACAATCTTTACAGAATCATATGAGGGTACTAAAGATTTAATAGAGTTTCTTAAAAAGCTACGTAGTATGATAGAAAAATATGCTAAGCTTTTTACAGATAGATTATTAGAAGTTGGGTTAATTTTACCTAGTTATATTCATTAATTATAAAGGAGATTATTATTATGGATTTCATGACATTATTATCAAAAAATGAGAAAACAACTACAACTAATGGTGCTATTTCTTATAAAACAACTGGTAGTGCTTTGTTAGATTTGAACAATTCAGTACCTTTGTTGCGTAATAAAGCTATTGAATATTTATCTAGTGGTAACTTAATTGCACTAGACACTATTTACTCTTTGTTTAAGAAGTCGATTCAAGAAGATGCTAATTATACGATTAAATGGTTAATGTATTTACGTGATATTAATGGTGGATTAGGTGAGCGTTCTTCTTATCGTTTAATTTTAACTGAGATTGCTAATAATGTTCCTGAGTTAGTTTTTGCATTATTACAGACTAAGCAGTTACAGGTATTAGGTCGATTTGATGATTTAGTGTACGTGTGGGATACTACAACAAATAAATCTTCTAAAGATTACATTTTTAGTTATTTAAAATATCAGTTAAGTGAAGATATTTTACATAATAAAAATGATGAAAGCGTATCTCTTTTAGCTAAGTGGTTGCCATCTGAAAATACAACTTCTCGTAAAACTAGACAGTTAGCAACTAGATTTAGAAAAGCTTTGGGTATGTCCTCTAAGTCTTATCGTAGAATGTTATCTGCTTTACGTAAGAACATTGATGTAGTTGAACGTAAGATGTCTAACAATCAATGGGATGAAATTAATTATCAAGGTGTTACTTCTAAGGCTAACTTAATTTATCGAAATGCGTTTATGAAGCATGATAGTGAGAGACGTTCTAAGTATTTAGAAGATTTATCTAATGGCAATGTTAAAATCAATGCTGGTAAGATGTACTTATATGATATTATCAGTAAGTATAAAAATAGATGGGATGTTGAGGAAGATGAAACATTAGAAGCTTTGTGGGATGCACAAGAAGTACCTAAAGATTATAATGATATTTTAGTGGTACGTGATGGTAGTGGTTCTATGACAACTAGTGCTTTTGGTACAAGTGTTTCTGTGTTAGATATTGCTGATGCATTGACAATTTATACTACACAGCATAATAATTCTGAATACTATAAAGATAAATTCATCACATTCAGTTCTAAACCAGAGATTGTTGATTTAAGTACTTGCAATACGTTACGTGATAAGCTTTCTGTATTAGATGACTATGATGATTGGTCTACAACAAATGTTGAAAGTGTGTTTGACTTAATTCTAGAAACATCTGTTAAAAATAAAGTAGATGCTAAAGATTTACCTAGTACTGTTTTAGTTGTATCTGATATGCAGTTCAATTCTGCTATGGGTACTAATTTTAACAATGATACTTTATTTGAAAAGATTGCTAAGAAGTTTGAATCAGTTGGGTATAAATTACCTAAGTTAGTATTTTGGAATGTGGCATCTTATAATGATACAGTACCATTACAGAAAAATGATAATGGGTTGGTCATTATGAGTGGTTTCTCTAAAAACAATATCGATATGATTTTACATGATAACTTAGACCCGTTAGAAGTTCTAAAGGCTGAGTTAGATAGTAAATATAGCTTTATTGATACAATTATTAGTAAGTCTTAACAATTACATATAAATAATAATGAAAAGTGTAGGTATTTAATATCTGCACTTTTTGTGTTATAATGGTAATTAGTAGTTACATTTTCTGTTTAACAGTCTAGATTTAGATTTTGGGGTATTAAAAGATGGCTTTACAACTTTACGAAGATGATTTGTTAGATGAAGAGGTGCTTTCTACTAAGTTAATAACATTAGCTGAGATTATAGTAAGGAAGCATTTCTATGCCAGTAGGGAAGATAAAGAAGATTTAGTTTCTATTGGTGTTTTAAAAGCTGTGAGAATGATTCATAGTGATAATTTTAGAAGTGATAAAGGGAATTTGTGTACATTCTTATACACTGGTATGAGGAATGACATGCACAACTTCTTATATCATAAGAATAAGTTTGACACAGTAGATTTTGACACAACTTTTGATGATGGTGGTAGTTTAGATTACTACTTTGAAGATGAAGTAGCATCTGTAGATTATAGTCTAGTGCATTTAATCTGTATGAGGTTTAAGTGTTTTGGTGATGCTTTGGAAGATAAGGTTATTGCTAAGTTAAAATCTTATGGTTTTAAACTAGATGGATATATTTCTCATGATGTGGGTAGTCAATTAAAATGTAGTAATGATATTATTAATCGTGTTGTTGGGTTACTCTTTTGGGAAATGAGACAGAGAGAGTTGAGTTCATTATTTAAGGATGGGGTATTATGAGTTCTTATGGTTCTATTTCTACAATCACTATGAGTGATGAAGAGAAAGATTTATACGCTGAGTATTTGAGCGTTTCTATTGGTAATCCTGTTCTAGAGTTTGTTAAATATATGTTAGGTGATGATTATTTAAAATTCATCGATATTTGTAGTGGTACAAATTTCAATATTCCTAGCAATAAAGCTTTAGAGAGGGGAATTAATAATGTTAAGATGTATGCTTATGTTAAGAAGTGGAACTTCTCTAATGCATCTATTGTAAATGCTGGTAATATTTATAAAAAGACAGAGTTAGCTACAAGACGTATTGTGTTGTCAGTTGCTAATGCTTTGGGTGTTAAAGATACACTAGAAGGTGAGGCTCTAGTTAATTTTGTAGAAAATATTGAACCATATGCTGTTAAGAAGAGTGTTGAGACTTCATCTGACAGTGTATGTTGTGATAAAGATACTTCTGAAGTGTCAGAAGAGGGTAATGTGTAGGTTTGTTAAAAAGTAGGTAATATAGTTATAATATGGTATCTCCTATGGATAATAATGATTTAATTTCTATTTTAGCTAAAGGTGAGGAAGAAGAAATTAAACAAGATGATACTAAAGATAGTCAAGTAGATGGTGAAGATACAGAAGATATTGATGAGGATACTAATAGTACTTCATTAAAGACAACAATGTCAGCTATGGATGTGTTAGATATTGAGGATAGTTCGAGACGTACTACGAGTCTACCTAGTGGTAGTGGCGATGTTAGTCAAGATTTAGAGAATTGGATTGATGGTAAAGATTTAGCACCGTCTGATGATTTAAACCGATTTGTAAGTGCGACTGATGTAAAGTTTAAATATGGTTTAACACATAATACATTGAATAACTTTACGTTAATGGCACAATTACAAAAGTTCTTAGATACATCTAATGAAATTTTATTTAGTGAATCTGCCGCTATGAATCTTTCTCCTGAAGAGTTAGAAAGTAGGGTTAGGATGGCATTTACAATGTATGCTGAGTTGTCTAGGATTAATCAACGTACAGCATTAGCTTTAGAAGAGCAACGTAGAAAATATAATGATGGTTCGACAGATATTGATAAGCTTTCATTGTTGTTATCATCTGTACCTAGTGATAAACTAAAAGAAATTTTATATGCGATTACAAAGTCAAAGGGTTGATATATGGGTAATGCTAGATTAGAAGAATTATTAGGTGATTCTAGTTCATATACTGCTATGACTGATAAGGAAAAAGACTATTTTGTTAAACTTCTACAAGAGGAGATGCAACGTAGGGAAGATAGTGGTAGGGTTGAACAGGTTAGAGATATAGTTAGGATTGAGGATTGGATTAATTCTGATTATTATGTTGGTTCTGACCAGAAGAACATATATCCATATTGGAAAGACTTTATAGTTGATATTTTTAGGGATACAAGAAAAGACGATGAAAAGATTAATTCCGTCATATTAAGTGGGTGCTTTACTGGTGATACTAAGGTTAGTCTACTTGATGGTAGAGAGTTATCTTTTCTAGAATTACTAGATGAATATGGGTATGATGGTAAATTTTGGGTTTATTCTTGTACATCAGGTGGTGATGTTGTGCCTGGGTTGGCTCATTCAGTTCATAAGACTAAGGTATCGACTAGAATTGCTATTGTAAAATTAGATAATGGTGAAGAGATTAAGTGTACTCCTGACCATAGGTTTATGTTACGTGATGGTTCTTATGTTGAGGCAAAAGACTTAGTTAATGGTTCTTCTCTTATGCCCTTATATAGAGAGTATGTTAAAAAATTTAAGGGTGATACAACTCCTGTAGGGTATGAGAGGTGTTATAATCCATTAGATGATTCTTGGTTTGTTTCACATAAAAAATTTTCAGAGATGTATCATGGCAATGAAATTAAAGACATTAAGATTAAGTATAGTAATCAAGATAGATGTGCTGTAGTTACTCATCATGTTAATTTCAATAAGTTAGATAATCGTCCAGAGAATTTAAAACCTATGGAGTTACATGAACATATAAAATATCACACTAAACATATGAAAGATTATTATGAATCTCCTAGTGGTATTAAGCATCGTGCTTATTTGAGTTCTGTTTGTAAGAATAATATAGATAGGTTACATAGTGGACATAGGAAGTTCTTAGATTCAGCTGAGGGTAAGAAGATTTGTGCTAAGAACTTGGAGAGGTGGAATAGGAGAGATGGGTTTAGTGATTCTGATATTAATATGTGGAAAGAAGCTATTTCAAGGGGTAGTTTAAAGTGGTGGAGTTCTGAGGATGGTCTTAAAGAGAAAGAGAAAAGGTCATCTATTTTCAAGTATAGGAATAGTTCTGGTTACACTGGTGAAAGACTTAGGGAGTTTTATAAGACTGATAGGGGTTTAGAAATAAAACGTGATAAGGCTAAACTGTTTCATGATATGAATAAGCGAAAGGCTAAAGAGATAGTAGAATCTAAGCGTTTATACTATGATTCATTGGGTATTACTTATGATATTATAGTTGATATTGCTAGTAGTGTTAGTTCTTGGGGTAAGTTTATTCGTAAAATTAATTCATTATATAACACAGGGATTAAAAGTACGTCTAATTTAACTACTTTTTTAAAGTGTTATGGTATTTTAAATAAAAAGGATTTCACTTTAAATGTTTGTAAAAATGATTCTTATGTGTATAAGAATCATAATGTTGTTTCAGTTGAGATAATAGATTCTTGTGTTGATGTTTACGATTTAGAGGTAGATACATATCACAACTTTGCATTGTCATCTGGTGTATTTGTACACAACAGCATAGGTATAGGTAAGAGTACAGTTGCTGAGTTAATCATGATGCGTAAGATGTATGAGTTATCTTGTTTTAGAAATATCAATGCTATGTTCAACTTGATGTCTAAGACAAATATTATGTTTTTATATTTCTCAGTTAATCAGAAACAGGCAGAACGTACTGGTTTTGGTGAGTATAGGGCATTGATTGATAACTCACCTTATTTTAATGAAAACTTTCAAAGGAATCCTAGACTTAATTCTTTACTAGTATTCCCTGAGGGGATTTCATACGCTTATGGTTCAAGTGCTAATGATAGTATTGGTATGAGTGTAATATGTTCAATGCTTGATGAGGCTAACTTTTTAGGTGGTGGTGGGCCGTCTAAGGATAGTGAAAAGGCTACTGACTTATATGCTAATATTGTGAATAGGTCAAATTCACGTTTTATCATAGATGGTGGTGTTAATCACTCATTAAATATTTTGGTATCGTCTGCTACATATGAAAATTCCGCTACAGAACGTCAAATTAGGTTGTCTAGGAATGACCCTCATACAATCGTTGCCGCTCCTGCTCAATGGGACGTGAAGCCTAAAAACTTTAGTAAGAAGTTCTTTTATGTATTTAAAGGTTCTAATTACTTAGAGGCTAATATAGTTAATTCTACAGATGATGTAAATAACTATAGGGTATCTGAGGGTATGTCTAAACATAAGTATATCGATGGTTTAGAGGATTATGACTCTATCAATAAAGCTATAGAAGAGTTGCCACCTCATATGCAGACTAAGTTCTTAAAAGTTCCTGTAGATTTAAGGAATGGTTTTGAGGCTAACTTGTTGAGGTCTTTACAAGATATTGGTGGTGTATCTACAGGTTCACAAGGAAAATTATTTAGTTCACCTATGGTGTTACAGGATTGTATAGATGTTAATAGGCATCACCCATTTGTATCAAAAGAAATTGTAATATCTACAGGTGATGATATTAATGTTAAGGATTATCTAAGGGATGATTTTAGATTAAAGTATCCTGAAAGACCTAGATATCTTCATATTGACCAATCATTTAGGACAGATAGTACTGGTATATCATGTGTATATGTTGATGATATTGTAGAAGAAGATGGTGTTAAAAAGCCTGTATTTGGTGTTGATTTCATGTTACGTATTAATCCACCTAAACCACCTAAAAAGATAGCTATTTATAAGATTCGTAACTTTGTTATTTATCTTGTAAATATTATTGGTATGAAGATAGGTAAGTTGACATACGATATATTCAATTCAGAAGAGTCTAGACAGATTTTAGAGGAAATGGGTTTCAATGTTGGTTATTTATCTGTGGATAGGACTGATAAGCCATATCTAGACTTAGTAGAGATTATGTATGAAAAGCGTATAAAACTATATGATTATCCGATACTTAGGTATGAGTTATTAAACTTATTACATGATAGGATAAGACGTAAAGTTGACCATCCTAAAGTTGTTACAGATGATGGATTTGTTGATTATGATGGTAAGGGTAATGATGGTGTTACAGGGACTAGGGTAGGTTCTAAGGACGTATCTGATAGTCTGTGTGGTGCTATTCAAAATGCGTTACAAAGTACTGTATCTGATGCTGAGGGTAATAATGGTACGTTTAGTGATTTCTTAATGGCTAATCGAATAGGTTCATATGCTGGTATAGATGCACCAACTGATATATCAGTTGAAGAGATGATAGATAGACAAATTGATGATATGATAGAAGAGATGGAGATTAATGGTTTCTATTAGATTGGGGTACATATGGCATGGTATGATTTATTTGTAAATCGTAGAGGTTTACAAGATACTAGCATTTCTAATGACATTATTGATGAGGTAGGTACGATAAAAGAAAGCGTACCTAATGATGTTGTTAGAGAGGTTAAGATTGTTGAGGATAACAGGGGTAATACTTTCTTTGATGGCAATATTGAGAGTATTCACTCTAAACCTATTAATGAGGGTTCTGTTAGTCTATCTCCTAGTAATTTACAACAATTATTGGGGACAGATGATAAAAATACTTTAGGTCAAATCGTTGAGGGTATTAGAGGGGACTACTCTTTAAAAGAGATTTTTGCTGAGAATGAAGAGATGTCTAAGGACTCAGTAATTGGTTCTGCTATGGAGATTATTGCCGATGATGCATGTACTCCTGATGAGACAACAAATAAAGTTATTATGATTGAATCTTCTGATGAGGGTTTAAAAAAGTTCTTAGAAGATTTCTTGATTAATAATATTAAGATTGATGATAGAGTATGGTCTTGGGCATATGAGATTGTTAAACATGGTGATTTCAAGCTAAGGAGAAGAGAGTACTACGCTGGTTCTGCTAATAGTGGTATCAAGTCAGTATACTATGAAGATGTTATTAATCCTTATTTAGTGTCACGTATAGAGTATATGGGTAATGTACTTGGTTATGAGGATGAGGACTACTTATTTGATAGTGGTAGCTATCAAGACGCTGGTCAGTTTACTTCTGGCACGATGGGTGGCAGTGCAAAATTTGAGAAGAGTGATGAGTTTGTACATTTCATTTCCTCTAAACTTTCTAAACGTGAGAAGATTAAGTTAAATGTTAGGAAGTCTGATAATACACAAGAGGAAGTAACATGCTATAGAGTAGTGGGTACTTCTATTGTAGATAGTGCTAGGACTATGTTTAGGATTAATGCATTAATTGATAATATTCTTGTATTATCACGTATTGCACGTTCAACACAGTTTAACTTGGTTAAGATTGAGGTTGGTAATGCTAACGCTGGTCAAACACAACAAATGCTTTCTGATGTTAGACGCAGATTTCAGGCTAATTCAAAAATGACTAAGGGTGTAGGTTTTAGGTCTGACCCATCACCTGTTCCAATTAATAGTAATATTTATTTACCTACACGAGATGGTAAGGGTGATGTGACTGTTGAGAGCATTGGTGATGGTGTTGACGTTCAATCTATTGTTGACGTTGATTATTTCACAGATAAGCTTTTTGCAAGTTTAAAAGTACCTAAACAGTATTTAGGTTTTGCTGAATCTTTGGGTTCTATGGGCAATAACTCGCTTGTTAAGCAGGATTTAAGGTATGCACGTTCTATTTTAAGGGTTCAACAAATTTTGATTAATGGAATTACTGATTTGTGTGAAAACTATTTAAAATATCGTGGACGTGGTTCTGATATTGGTGCTTTTAAGATTTATATGCGACCATTACCTACTAGTGAGACATCTACTAGGGTTGAGGAGTTTGTTTCTAATCTACAGATGATTGATTCTAGTAGTGCTTTCTTGGATTCATATGCTGATTACATTGATAAAGCTAAGTGGCTTAAATCTATGTTAAATCTTGCTAACATTGATGCTAATGAGGTTGCTACAGATAAATTTAAAGATATTTTATCTGCATTAGAAGATGGAACATACAATGAGGGAGATTTTGCTACAGAAGAGACTAGTAGTGAAGAGGATGCTCCGTGGTAATTAAATAGTGTTGTTTTTATTGGATATATCTTGTATAATAGTATTAGTTATACAAGATATATCTTTTTATTGGGGGTGATTGAGATGAGTTTTAAGGTCAAAAATGCTCCTTGCTTTAACTGTGAGGATAGATTTGTAGGATGTCATAGTAAGTGTGATAAGTATAAGGCATTTTCTGACAGTAGAAATATTAACAGAGATACTAGGTTACAGGAGATAGATGTTGATACTTATTATAATCGTAAGCATATATCGATGAGGAGGAGATATTCATGAGTTTGTTTGATGAGTTACAGAAAGCTATTTTAGATGGTGACATGGATTTAGTCACTGATTTACGTAGACGTATCATGCAAGGTGAGAGGGATGAAAGCTTAGATAAGAATATGATACAGGCTATAATTAAAAAAGAGCCTGGTAGGGTTATTCGTTCAATCATTAATTCTGATGATTTGGATGAGATTTCATGTTTCAAGGCTTGTAGTTCATTGTTAACACATAATATCATTGAAGCACAAATAAATAATAGAAGCATTGACGAATACCCTATTAATGAATTATACATCATTTTAGGTACATTCATTAATGATGGTTTAGGTAGAGGTAAAGATGACTTTAAAAAATTTGTTACAAAAAGGTACAAGAGATTCATTTAACCTTGATTTGGAAGATATTCTAAATGAGGAGTATCTTCCTTTTTCTTTTTTAATTGATAAAAATAGGGATGCTAGGTATTATGAGGATTTCTTAACAAAATATCAAGCAATAGCATTTGATAGTAGGTATGATAGACTTCTTAAAGAGGGACATTCAATCCAATCTATTAACGAAGCAACTAAAAAAGAGTTGTTAAGTGGTGCTGAGAGTAAGAGAAAAGCAAGAGCAAAAAAGTTAACTACTACATACAAAGGTGTTAACAATGATGGGTGTATTGAATTCACAACTAATAGTCAATATACACCTAATAAGAAATATCAACAAAAGATAAAGTTAAATGATGTCAAGGATATAAAAGCATTAAAAGACTTTAAGAAGTCTGAGATAACACGTTTATTACTTGATGGTGATTTATCAGTATATTGCAGTTGTGAGGATTTCCTATATAAAGGTTATAAATATATGGCTTGGAATATGGGGTATGGGTTAGATAAAGAAAACAGATTTCCTAAAATTAAGAATCCTAATCTAGAGGGTACTATCTGTAAGCATTTGATAGCTGTTTTATCTGTTATGTCTTTTAATAACAATAAAATAACAACTGACTTATTTAAGACTAAGGTAGTAGGTTCTTTACGTGATAAAAAGAGTAGTAATTTGTCTAAGTTACGGAGTAAAGAAGCTTTAACAAAACATAAAAATAGGTGGAATGGTCTAGGTAAAGATATAGCCAAGGGTAGAAATGCTAGGATGAGAAATAAAAACAAGGCAATGAGTGTTTCTAGAGGTAGGCATAGATAGTGTTATTTTGGTACTATATATAAGATTAGTACTAAATTTAATTAAGTTTAATACGTTAAATACGTTTTGTTTGATGTAAAGGGGTATTTCTAGTGTCTACATATTTAGTAAAGTATAGACTAGATTCTAAAGTATTCAAAGATGTCTTTGGTGACAATTTAACGTCTGTTTTTGATTTACCAGAATTGAAAGAGACAAATATTAAGAATAAAAAAGCAAAAGATATCTACGAGACATTATTGAGTCAGTCTAGGTTGTACAACGTAAACGCAACTCCGATAAGTGACTTATTTGTTAAATTAGATAAACAATATGGTCTATCTGAGGGTTCTGAGGTATGTTGTGTGTACACAGATAAGCAAGTCGATACGTATAAGTTTTTAGGTATGGATGTATCTGATGATTTTAATGTGTACATTAAAACATATAGTGGCTCTATTCGTGTTGAGAGTTTGTATAATAGGGATTTAATTCTTAATTCTAACTGTGAGTTTGACAGAGGTCAAACAAAGGGTAAGATTTCAAGGGGTAGAGCCAAAGAGATTGCTAATGAAGTATTTAGCGAGAATGGTATGGGTTACGATATTGCACGTGCAGTAGCAACAGCATTGAAGTGTGGTGGAGCATATTCATTAGCTAGTGGTGTTAAGAAGATGGGTATCAGTAGTACAGAGGAAGCAATGGATTTATTGTCTAAGAGCGTTCTTGCTGATATTGTTAGAAATTACACTGGTGATAATGGTTCTAGTTCAGAGAGTGATGTTTTCGATAGTATTGTTTATAATATCGTAAAATCTAAGGTAAATGTACAAAATATGGCTGTTTCTGATGAGACAGTTGATGATATTGTGTTTGTAACACTAAAGTATCTATTCTATTATTGGGGTACAATCGCCGGTTTATATTCTAGGGTTAAAGTTGTATTGGGTTCTTTAGATACATTGTCATATATTGCTAGGTTGCAATTAGGTGATATTGATTTCTTCGCTCAATATAAAAATATGTATGAGTTTAGAGAGATGCATCCTAGTGAGGAGTTTGATAACGCAACTGAGTTGGCTGAACAGCCAGCTGTTGGTTTCTCTTTAAGTGGTATTGTTAAGACACATGCATATACTGATTATCTAGCTATCAAAGGTGCTAGTGATATAATGCTTAATATTGATAGTGCTGAAGCGTTTAAAAACTTTAATGATATTCTTATTTCAAATGTTGATAATACTGACCAAAATTCTTTGGGTGATATTGAAACATTGTCTAATGAGGAATTACAGGCTTTATCTAATATTGATGCATTACGTTATATGACTAGTGACGATTCTTCATTAAACCCTAGTGCATATGATTTATCTGATAAAGATGAAAGGGACTTATACTTTGATAGTGTTGTTAGGACATATGATAAGAAGTTCAAAGCGTATAAACCTGTTAAAGATACAGGCATTGTAAATTCTTTGTTAGATACTGTAGAGAATGGTACTATTAACTCCTTAGAATTAATTACTAGGGATGCTGAGGATGACGGAATTACTGATGTTATTTCATTAACAGGTACTGAGTTACAGATTGATACTGATAAGAAAATGTTACGTAGGATTCTTATGTTAGTTCATAAGATGAGTACTAAGTTATTGAAGAAATTCTTATAATATGAATAATGTTATCACAAAAGATAAAGTTACCTACATTAATACTGAGTGGATTAAAAGTATACATTCATTAAGTAATGTAAATAAGTTCTTTATAAGGTCAACACAATTCGCTAAGACTAGTGAGAAGAAAAAGATTAGAGAGTTAGATGTTGTCAGTGATTATATTAGGGTTGAAGTTTTAGATTCAGATGCTGAGTTTATCAATATTTTAGGGTTATCTGTTAACGTACTTAGTGGTGATATTGCTTTAGGTTTAAATGTGACAAGTGATTATATTGTTATAGGAAATATATCTAGTATTATAAAATCATCATTTAAGATTAAAAAGTTACCTGAGTATTTTAATATAAATATGTTCTTAACTATGATTAAGTTTAACATTGAGATGGTTGAGAATCATATAGTCAATGTTCTTAGGGATATGTATGAGAGTACGTTACCAGATAGTCAATCAAACTCTATCGTATATACTATTGTTAGACAGAAGTCTGAGTTGTCTGATATAGATGAGTTCGTAACGAATGTTATGGATATGGTTTCTTGTGGTTATAATCCTGTAAGGGGTTTCATAGATTCATGTGTATCATTGTCTTGTAAGTTACAATCACAGGCTGTGTTATTCTATGGTTCTTTTATAGAGAATATTACTAGTGATGATATAGTAAATACATATCAGTATGTTGTTAAGAACAGAGACACTATTAATTGGTCTGATATCATTAAGACATCAAAACCTAACACTGATTTGTTGACATTATATTATATTTCAGAGGGTATTCCTGTTGCATATCTTATTGCAATGCTTTCTTATGGGTTTTTAATAAAGCAACGGAAGATAGAGTATTCTTCTAAACCGAATATAAACAAAGATTTAGAGTATAGTAGATTTTTACATAGGATAGCTAGTTCTTTACAGTCTAATAATTATAGTAATGATAATGCTAAGACTGTTGTATACAATATAATTGATGTTTTTATCTGTAAGGGTAAGTTCAGTCTTTTACAGTATGCAGTTGAAAATGATAAACTACCTATAGTTGGTTATTTATTAAAATCTTTGAATGTTGATTGGGTATTGCATGATAATAATATTACAGTGGAGTGGTTTTCAGTTTTAGTTGTTGATTATATTAAGAATATATATCCATTAGTATATAATGGTTCTTTATATCGAAAGACTATGCTGAGTAGACAGAAAGACTTTGTAAGGGTTTCAATTCCTAAGTTGCATCATGTAGGTAAGTTAGTTGATGATATAGTATACCCTATTTTAGGGTTATTTAAATAGTAGATTAGTGAGGTTTTTCAATGAGAGGTTATCTCTTTTATAAAGATAAAACACTCATAGAGTTAAGAAAGTTTTTAACTGTTGGGGATTCCATTTTTGGTAAATTTAGACCGCAAGCAGTTTCTTTCATTAAATATGCTAAGAGTGACTTAGATTCTGAGTTAGATTTGATGGCTCAGAATGGTAATTTTAGTTTAGAGAGTATCAACTTGGAGAATGTATTTCCTACTAAGTATAAGTGGTTTGTTAAGGATGTAAAGCTTAAATCTCTTAGGAAATATTTACATGAGGTTGAAGGTCGGATTAGTGAGTTTCAGGGTGGTAAGGAAGATAATCTTCGTTTACTAGTCGGTATTCACTTTTTGAGATTTTTGTTACTTTCTAAGATTGTTACATTGTATATTTCTACATATAGTGAGATGAGACGTGTCGGACTTGATGCTGATAAGTTAACTTTGGATGATTTGGGGTTAGGTCAATCTATTTTAAAGTATATTAATTCTTTTGAAGAGTTTGATACTAAGACTATCGATGATTGGTTAGCTTTGAGTGTTGATAGTTCTACAATGAAATATTACTTCTCAACTATGAAAAGGATTATGACAATCTTAGATTTCAGATAATAGGGGTTATACATGTATAGTATTAGTAATTACTTTCCGTTTTTAGATAAAGCGGATTTTGTTAAAAACGTGCGTGAGGTTCATGCCGTTGAAGAGTTCTTAGGTTATGAGCCTTTGATTGTTGATTTTGATTCTCCTAGTAAAGATTCAACAAATAAGGTATTTAAAGCCTATAGGATTATGCCTAGTAATACACTATTCTTAGCAGAACTACCTAGTACTGTTTTCAATATTTTCAGTGGTACTTTTGGTAGTGAGATTACTGTTGATATTATGGAGTTTGACTATCAATCTGTAGCTAATTTGATTGAAGTAGATTTAGTTAATGATGTTGATAAAGCAATATTCCAATGTAATGGTGCGTATCTTGTTGAGGATATTTTAACAGATAATTTCATTAATGCTTGTGCTAATGGTTTAGATGTTTCATCTGAATCTTATTCTGAATATAAAGTGTTAGAGGATTTAGATAAGTTGGATACAGTTTCTATGTCCGAGTGGTTGTTTAGCAATGAACATATTGATGAAAGTTACATTATGGAGTCTGCATTAGATACATTACAACTTTTAAAGGACAGACGTAAAAAAGGTAAGTCTAATGATGCTGAAGATATTAAAGGAAAAGACGCTGTATATACTTGGTTAGATGCATATTTTTCTTTGCCTGAGGGTGAGGAGATGAAGAGTGGTGGACGTGAGGTAGTTCCTTTACTTATTGGGCCGACTGCCGTATTTAAATCTGCTACTGTTAAAGAGTTATGTAAAAAATATAACTATAGGATGGTTGACTTTAGGGTTGCATTTACTTCTAGGTTAGATTATAGTGGTCTATTCCAAATTGGTGAGGTAGAGGGCAAAAAATATAGTTATGCTTGTCCTATGGAAGAGATTGTAGTATGTTCTGATGGTTTTAGGGAATTTTGTAAACAGTCTTATCAGAAGTTAGAAGACATTCTACAAAAGGGTTATACTGAGTCTAGTATAGCATCTGATGGTAATAGTGTAGAGACAGAGAAAAAATACCTAACAGACGAGCAAAAAACTAAGATTGTTGAGTTACAGTTACAGTATAAAAATTACATGCGTACACCAGTGCTTTTCTGTGATGAAATTACACGCTGTCGTGATAAAGGGGTTAATGGGATTTTGGTACAACTTCTCAATCAGAAGAAGTTAAATGATATGACTTTGAATGGTTGTAAGTTTGTTGCCGCTACTAACCTTGATATTCAAAAAGGTGTTGAGCGTGAGGAATATCGTATGGAATTAGATATGCTTTATGACGTTAACACTGATTTAGACGTAGCATACTCTAATAGGTTTATTCCTTTAAAAGTATATCCTAATGACGTTATGGATAGATGGTTTGAGTGGGCAAGTGGTACTACTGATAAGAGAGGTTTTAAGGGTGTAACTAATATTCATCCTGTTGTATTAGAGTTTTTAAATAATAATCGTGACATGGTGTATACAGATAAGCCTGTGTTGGACGCTATTGCTGATGGTTTATCCGATAATGAACAGCGTACTCAGGTATTCCCTAATTATCGTACTTGGGATATGTTGTCAGATTATTTGTACTCAGTTGATAAAACTGCTGAGGCTGAAAATGATGGTAAAGAAGATAGTGGTGAGGAAAAACTTTACAAACGTAAAATCTTAGAGGGTTATGTTTCTAAGTGGTGTTGTGAGAAGTTTATTCCTTTCTTAGAATCTAAAGGTTATAGTAACTACGATGATGTAAAAGAACCTGTTAAAGATGATGTAGGTGACTTCTTATCAACTGCTTTAGAAACAGGCTCTCCTGCTATGTTAATTGGGCCGTCTGCACTCGGCAAGACCAGTCGTGTTAAACAGTATATGAAAAAGGCTAAGATTAAAACAGGTTTAGAGCCTGTATTAATTAATGTTAACTTAGCTAGTAAAGATGCTGTTGACCTTATGGGTATGCCAGTTAAACAATCACTAACAGAATATGTTGGTGGTGGTATTCTTAAAGGTAGTGGTCTTGATGATGTATCTAAAGAGTTACAAAGTGTAGTAGCTAATGTATCTGCTGACATTAAGTATGGTATGACTGATATCATGACTTTGAGAGCCCCTGATAAGACAATTAAAGATAGGTTTGTAACAGCACTTAAAGAGGGTAGAGAGGTTATCCTATTCTTTGATGAGGTTAATAGGGTAAGTTCTAATACTGTTACATCTGCCGTATTTGAAGTTATTTCTGACTATCGTTTCGCTGGTGTTGATTTCTCTAATTATAAAGATAGAGTTAAGGTGGTTGCCGCTTGTAACATGGCTTGGGAAGGTATGGATGATGAGGCAGGTGGTTATGGTGATACAGGTACACTTGACCCAGCCTTTGCCGCTAGGTTCTCAATCTATTGGAAGAAAAATTATGATGAGAATGACGTAGCTTCATGGATTGAGTTTATGGAATCTCAAAAAGAAGATGGTTTAATTGATGGTACATTGATTGAGTTCTTCAAGGGTTTAGATACAGAGCAAGCATTAAAAATTATGGCTAGTGTTGAGAAACGTACATTGGAAGATGCACAACCATCTACACGTAACATGTTACAATTATCTAAAGATATTAAATCTATGCGTGGTAAGAGACAAGAAAATGGAACATTTAAAGCTAAGGCTTTCAATGGTAAAATCTTGTTTACCGATGATGTAGTAATGCAGTTTGAAGATTTAATCTTAGAAAGGCAGTCTGACTCTTTAGAAAGTCATGCTCAAAAAACAATTAAGTTCTTGGATTCATTATTATATGGTAGTGATAATTGGGAATCTTTACTAATTGGTGATAGTGTTAAAGTTGGGGATACATCAATTTCTGCTAGTGATATTGTTGATAGCTTGGCTCAGTGTAGAGATGATTTAAAACAATTTACACTTAAACCTATGTCTGCTGATGATAGAGTTGAATGTAGTGATACTATTGACTTAGTAGAGGATTTAGCTGGTTTTGTAAGGCAATTAGATATCAATACTAGTAATAAACGTGAAGATATGTTTAAAATGTATCTAGGGGAAAGTATCTTAGGTGAGTTTACTAAATACTTCAATAATACATTTGGTACAAATCTTGATGAGGATATCACTATTGAACAGTTAAGTGATAAAACTCTTATCATTCCATTCATGAAGATTGTACAACGTAACTTCTCTAAATATAGTGGTAATACTGAGAGCATTGTTAAGTATTGCTTAGACTTGTGTAATGATTTCATGGAGGTTCATGGTAAAACATTACCTAATGAAAACTATGCAATGTTCTTAACTGGCATTAAAGACATTTTACCTAATGCTGATAACATGGTACTTTTCTTAAAGAGGTCTGGTGAAAATCTTGAAGAGATGTATCAACTAGCTGAGGGTGTTGGTGATGATTGGATTATAGATATTACTAGTGATTTTGGTAATAAGGTATCCAGAGAAGATATTGAAAATATCAAAAAAGCTATTAAAGATAGTAAAAAATCAAAGACACCTAAGAATGTTAAATACAATGTATTATAATTAATTTGTAGAATAGAGGTGTTATATTCGATATGTTTTTGACATAGATATACACCTCTATTAGTTTATATAAAGGAATATAAATATGTTAAGTTTCAAACATGTTAATGATTTTATTTCTAGATTACCTATTGATACATTACCCGATTTTGGTGATAATATTGTAAGTAGTGGTGATTTAGTTGAGTGTTATGCTCCTGATTTTGACTTCTCAATTTTAAATACTGCAATTCGTTCTTATAATCCTTACAGTTCTAGGATTATTGATAATGGTGTTGATTTCGTTGAGTTAAATGATACGATTTATGTTGATGGTCTTAAAGTTGATGTAAGGTATTTTGTTTCTAAAGGCTCTTATGGAAGTGGTACTATTGTAAAAATGGTTACGGATGCCGTATATGCTTTTGTTAAGGGTGAGTATAGGACTTTCAGTGGGTTTAATACTTATAATGCTTTTATTGAAAAGTTTGTTGTTTAGTTGATTTGGGGGATTATTAATGGGTTTATCTGTTAATGAGAGAAGTAGGAGAAAGAGGGTATTAGATTATATTAATAGCTTATCTACTACAGAGGTAGAAGAGTTAAAAAGTTATAATACAATCACAGAATCTCTTAATAGTGGTAAGTATGTTAACATGCAAGCCATTCAAGATATATTAGACAATAATACTTTTGAGAAAATTGTATTTGGTAATGGTGATACTTTTGACGATAACAAAGCAGTAATTAGTCTGTTCTTTATGTCTAACAAGAATGTAAAATTAGCTGATGGTTCTAAGAATGTATTTAGGATTATAATTAAACGTGATTTATATTCTAGGGATGATGAGAAGTATTTTTATGTTGATGGTGGTTTTGAGGATACACCATATAGCATTACTGACTTTAACGAATCACCTATAAAATATAACACTAAAGAAGCAACAATGACATTCGATTTGTTGGTAGATAAGTGTGATTATAATGCTATCTACGATTCAATGTTGCCTTTAGTTGAGAATAATTTAAAGCGTTTTGACTTAATGGCTTATTCTTTGTTTAAGTCAGATTCTATTAAACATTTAAGGAACTTTAATATCTCTACATTAGCTGTTGGTTTACATAAAAAGACAGGTAGATATATTTATCACTATAATCCTAGATTCATTCTTAGAGAGGCTTTAGAGGAATACGTTAATAGGGGTAATTTATATAATTCATTGCAGGATTGTTATGTGTACTTGTTAACATTCTTTATTGCTCATGAGATGGCACATTTGATTACTAACAATCAAGTTCATTTTAGTGGTGGTAACAGTGATGTAGACTTAGATGGGACATATGCTAGTGGTGGTATGGATAACGTGGTTATGGATGGTTTTATCAATGCTAAACTTAAAGTAGCGTTAGCTAGAACACCTAATTTAACACGTCATGGTTCTTCTAGTGGTGTATTCCCAGCTAATTGCATTAAAGATACAATTCATATGAGGGTACAGCACAATGTTGGATTGAATAAATTTAAATCTGCTGATGATATGATAAATACTGTTGTTGCTACATTAAACAAGGTGTCAGGGTTAGATAAAGATGCAACAGTTGAAGTAAAGAGATGTAAAGATAGTCTAAGTGATTATTGGGGTGCTGATGTATTTTGTAATTTCTTTGTAGGTTCTGCTTTTAGAGAGTTACGTGCAAGTTCTCACATATTCCAAAGGGTTATTACAGATGTTGTTAGAGTCTTGACTGATGGTAAAATCTATTGGAGTAAGTCTGGTGGGATTACTGATGAGGAAAAGGTATCTGATAAGGAGATTTTACCTAATGGTACTCTGGTAAAAGTTAAGGGTACTAATATTGTTGGCATCATTAAAGGGTATAAACCGGTTAAGAAAGATGATTATATTACTTTAGATGTTTACTCAGTTAATAAAGCTAAGATTGATAAAGTGGATGTTACCGATTTAGGTAATAATTCTAAGCTAAACTCTCCTGTATATGTTGATAGTGGTAACTTCTATGCTGATTTAGATAGAAAATACATTATACCTATTGATGGTTCTTATGGTTCATGGGTAGAAGGTACGACTGAAGAAAAAACAAGCTTATCTGCTGAAGATTTAGCTGATAATTCTTCTAATAGTAATGATTCTAGTAATGACATGGGTGATATGGGTGGTGGAACACAGCCTAAGTCCGTTAAAGTCGGTGACATAGTGTGGATTTCTAAGAAGAAGAAATTTGGTATTGTTACTTCGATTGTAAATGGCTCATTCCATGTTGAAGACGTTAGAGAAGAGCCTTGTGTTGTTTTAGACGATTCAGATAATCATTTATAATGGAGGTATAAAATAGATGGCTAAAAAACAGTTAAAGAAAAGAATATTTGTACCTACAGGTGATGATTTAGGTGAATTTACTATTTTTGATTTACAGCCAGTAGATGTTATTTTTGTTGATAGTGATGACAATTCACAACAAAGTAGTAGTGGTGATAGTAAGATGGGTGGTTCTAATAGTTCCATACCTGACCCTGTAGATAACAATCCTTTGGGTAAGAGTAGTAGTGATAATTCTAATGGTTCACAAGGTTCTAGTGGTGGTAAAGATGCCAATCCTTATGCTAGTAGTAGCGAAAATAAGCCTAATGATGAATTCTCTAAACAAGATAGGGATTTAGATAATGATTTGTATGGTGAAGATTTAGATACTGATAGGGAAGAGCAAAATAACAATAATAACAATTCTGAGGATGGTGACGGCTCATCTAGTGGTGAAGGTGGTGAGGGTGGAAGTGGTTCTTCTGGTGGTATGATGTCAGATGATAATTCATATGCTCCACCTAACTATGATGGTTCTTCTAATATGGGTGATGATAGTAGTCCTATGGATACTACATCTGAGATGGAAGATGCATTAAATAAAGAGCAAGAGAATATGTCTGATACTGCTAAAGAGAGGGCAAGTGAGGTTAGTGGTGAAAGTTCTCAATCTTCTAATGAGGATAGCTCAAACCAACAAAGTGATGATAAATCACAAGGTGGTAAATCTCAATCAGGTGATAATCAATCTTCTCAATCATCAGATTCGCAAAATGGAAATAACTCACAGAGTGATGATACTTCTCAGTCAGGTGATAGTTCAAATTCACAGGGAAGTGATGGTTCTCAATCACAAGACAATCAAGCAGGTAGTGGTAGTAGGGGTGATAAAGCTGAAAAGGGCAATAAACCTAATGATGATTTCAAGAAAGCACATGACACTAAAGGTAATGATTTAGATGATACTGATGGTAAGGGTGTTGTTGATAAGATTGTTAGGGAAGCCGCTAAACGTATGCAAGAGGAGTTAGATAAAGATGAGACATTAGCTAACACTAATCAACAATCTTTAGATAATTACAAAGACTTTGGCGCTGGTACGATGACTACACTATTTAAAGGTAATAGCATGGTTGCTGATTGGAAAGCTAAGTTAGAGAAGCTTTTCAGAAAAGCATTAGGTCAGCGTATTACTATGAATCCTAACATGATTAATAAAAGGATTGAGGATGCTCCTCCTGGTAGAGAAGACATTGAAACACAGATGGTTAAAGTTGCTGTACTTATTGACTGTTCAGGTTCTATGGGTAGTGGTGCTTTCAAAAAAGTTATCATGCAGATGGACGCTATGATTAAAGCCGATAAACAGATGCGAAATGTGTTATTCTATATCATACCATTTGAGGATTGGAGTGCCGCTGAATGTGTTAAGCGTATGGTTAAGTGTAAAGGTACTAAACTTAAAGCTGAATTAATGAAGTTTAAGGCTGAAGGTGGTACAGACATTGTACCTGGTGTCCATGCAATGATGAAGAAGGTTAAAAACCCAGACTCTATTATTATCTTATCTGACTGTGTTGTTACTGCTAGTAGGACTGTATCAGACCCTACATATCAAAAATGGTTAAAGAAGTATAGAGATAGGATTATTTGGGTATTGACTAGTAAGAGAGATATTTCATATATGAGTGCTATTGACTCTTACGCTAAGAAACAAGATAGGTATGTGGTATTTAAGGGTAATGGTGATTAATTTCACTTAAACATATAAATATTTTTAGTACATATTATATATCAATATGTACAATATGAGGGAATATGCACATTTTGTATATTCCCTTTTCTTTTAATGGTCTATCATGCAGATATTTATGGTAATAATGTTTTCAAGTAATATAAATTGGTGTACATTATAGACCTTAAAAGTAGATTTTGTATTTCAATTTTATACATATTGTTAACTAGTAAGTTGCTAGTTGATAATGTTTTATTGTTACTTTGGGGGTATTAAGGTACAAGCATGAATAATAGTGAAAAGACATACTTATCAGATATTTCTGTATTTGATAGGAGTGTGTATGAGAGTAATGTACCTACGGATTCTACCTCTAATTCTGTTCTAAGGGTAATTAGAGGGCCGCTTGCTGAGTGGGATTCTCTAAATAGGAATGGTAGAAAGTATTCTGAGAAGTTATGGGATAATGTTCTTGCTAGTCCATACGTAACAGAACAGTTAATGTATAATACTCTATATGGTGAGGCTAATCACCCCGCTGATAGGATGGAAGTAGATTTTGAGAGGGTTTCTCACAGGATTGCTAAGATGTGGAAAGTACCACAATCTAATCAAATTTTTGGTGAGATACATATTCTTGATACTCCTTTTGGTAGAATCATTAATACATTATATGAGGCTGGTGGTGTTATCGGCTACTCCTCTAGGGCTGGTGGTGCATTACATCAACGTAAGGATTATATTGAGGTAGATGAAAATCAATATAATTTTATTACTTTTGATGCTGTTCCATTTCCGTCTGTTCAGTCTGCACGTCCTAATGATGTTGTAACTGAGGGTGTAGTTGAAAAACAGGCACTAGAGACAGGTGTTCATAACGCTCTTTTTAAAATTATTAAAGAGTGTGATGAAAAGGACTTTAAAAATATTAAGTCCTTTATATATAGCATTGATGGTTATGACTTAACACCTGAGAGGTTATTGCTTGAAAGTGTTGAGGATATAATCGTTGCTAAACGTGATGAAGCTGTTGTAGATGACGGAGACACTATTGAGGTTATTGATGATAGCGAATCACAAATTGATACTTTACAGCGTACACTTCAATCTATTAAGGCTCAGAAACAATCTCTTGAAAAAGAAAATGAGGGTTTGAAACAAAGTTTAGATAATGCTCTAAATAAAATTTCAAATGTACTTCAAGATTCAAAAAACAAAGAGGTTGAGATACAATCTGAAGTTGAAAGCCTAAAAGACACTATTGCAAGGAAAGATGCACAGATTATTGAGTTGCAAAATGAGATTGATGAGTTACAGTCTGATTTAGATGATTTAAATTCTATTGAGGAAGCCTGTAAGGCATTGAAGTATCAAAACACTTCTCTAATTCAAGAGGGTATGACTACATCTAATAAAGAGTTGGAACGTAAGCTGGATGAAAGTTTAAAAACTAATAAGTCTTTAGGTGAGGATAATAAAAATCTTTCACAAGATAAAGACAAATTAGAAAATGAATTATCTGAAGCTTATGATGAGATTGCATTAGCTGTTACTGATATTAATAAGAAAGATGCATTAATTCAAGCACAGCAAGATACAATCACAGCTTTAAAAACAGATGTACAGTCATTGACTGAGGAGTTAGATGGTGTTGAGGGTGGTTATCAATCTGCTATTGATAGGAGAGATAACCAAATTGAAGAATACGAACAGAAGATTAAAGATTTAGAGGCAAAAATTAGAAAACTTTGTGGTGAGGTTGATTCACTTGATGAGTCTTATAATTCCATTAAAGCTGTAAATAAATCAATCAAACATGATTTAATTTCAGTCATTGCTGGTAATTATGGGTTAACAGTAGAATCTGTTCAATCAAAGTTGCCTGTAGGTTTTAATAAATCTGATGTGTATTCTATATGTGAATCTATGAGTAATAACAATAGTATGAATACATTTAAAAATTCTATTGTAGATACTCAAATTGTTAATGAATCTTCACGTGTTAGAAAAGAGAATATCGTAAATGCTAAACCTAGAGTGGGTGAGTTATTCTCTAATCGTAGGGGTTAGTATTCATTATTATATAAGTTAGTATAAATTTTATTTTAAGGGAAAATAATTTAACATATGAAAACAAATATTTACGAACAATATCGTCCATTGTTGGAATCTTGGAGTGCATATACAGATGTAGTTAAAGAACATGTAGAAGGTTACTCCGATGTAGAAGCAACTCAACTTTCTTTGTTGCTTGAAAATACAAAATCTGAGTTGGAAATGACTAAAGGTCGTATGATGAATGGTACTGCTATTCATGAAGGTACTGACATTTCTATGGTTAATACATTTACATCTAATGTATTTGATATTATTACAGCAGTCATGCCTAATTTGATTAACGAGTAATTTTATTCGCAGTCCTTATTCTTAGTAATAAGAGTAAGAAATACACTTAATTGCTAGAAATCCGTAAAGCTGATTAAACTACAACATAGTCCGAAAGGTCAGGTGTGAATGTGGCGAAAGCAGAAAAAATTAATCAGATGATATAGGGTGAAATAAAAGCTATAATATGATATAATTATAGTCCTAAGTATTGAAATAATCGGTAATTAGCAGTTATAATATATTTATTATGATTAAAGATATTGACTTTGTAGAGTGTCCTATATGTGGTCATAGAGGGCAGAGGTTGGTTAGACATATTAAAGGTAAACATGGTATGTCTTTTGACGAATTTAAGGTTAGTTATCCTGATTGTGAGACAACGTGTAAGGTTGTTAGGGATAGGATAAAAAGCAAGACTAAGGAATCTGTCAATACAACTTCATGTAGAGAAAAAAGAAAAAAGTGGTATACTTCTGAAGAAGGTAAAGCAGTTCAAAGTAAGAATGGTGCTAAGGCTTGGTTAGATGAAGATTTTGTTGTGAGACATAATAAAGTTGTTTCAGAGAGTTCTAAGAGAATGTGGTCTGATTCTAGTTTTAAGTCTAAACAGTCTGAGTTAATTAGGAATTCTTTAAATACTGATAGGGTTAGAAAACTACATCATGATAGGTTGGTTAAGATGTGGGAAGACCCTGAGTATCGATTAAAGATGACAATTAATGCCGCTAATATGGTTACTGATGGTAAACTTGGTAAGAGTGTTAAATCAAGTATTGGTGGTATTGAGTATGTTTTCAAAAGCACATGGGAAATGGAGTTTGCTAAGTCTTTAGATACTTTAGGAATTAGTTTTTTATATGAAGATATGAGATTCAAATATTTCTTTAATGACATTGTTAAGGTGTATATACCTGATTTCTATTTAGTAGATTATAATGTTTTTATAGAAATAAAACCTAAATGTTTTCAGTCTGAAGAAGTTAATATCACTAAACTTAACTCAGTAAGAGATAGGGGGTATCAAATCTTCTATGTTGGTGAGGGTGAGTATAATAATATCGATTATATAAAATCATTAATAAATAGATTGTAATTCAACGACTATCCTGAAGCACATGGGCATTAAAATAATATGTGTGTATAGACGTGAAATTCGTCAAAAGGAGTACGGCTCTAGTGAGTGGGTGAGAATCCCTTAAATGGAAATGGTGTACCCCTGTATAGGGTGTGATATAGTCTATTCTCATATGAAAGTATGAGAGTGTTAATGGGAACGATTAACACGTAATATAAAGTGCGAATGATATTGTATCAGTTCAACCTCTTGACCGTAGGAATGGTCAAGTATTCTTCTTGAAATTCACTTATGGTAACAACAAAGGTGGTATCAAAGCTGGTACTGATATGATTTCATCTCAACGTGGTTTCACTGGTGGTGATTTCAGTGGTGAACATGTAAGTGGTGAGTCTTTGACTATCACAGGTGGTAATGTATCTCAAAAAGTATTGCATACACCTATTAAACCAGGTACATTCCGTTTGACTTCTACTGATAAAATCGGTGCAGAGTTGATTGATGTTCCTGATGCTACTGGTAAAAAAGGTACTATCACTGATACAGCAAGTACTGGTTTAGGTGCTGGTACTGTTGATTACGTTACTGGCGAAATTACATTGACTGGTGTAACAGTTGCTCATTTGGATGCTGATTTTGATTACGACCAAAACAGTTTCGATGCTCCTGTAGACCAAGTTGATGTACGTGTAGTTTCTGAGCCAGTAGTTGCTCGTCCACGTAAATTAAAATCCGTATATATGTTCGATGTTGCGTATGATTTGAAAATGTCATTCGGTTTGGACATGGATACTGTTATTCTTAAAGCTACTTCTGGTGAAATTGGTTACGAAATTGACAATGAAATCATGCAAGATTTGTTGAAAATTGCTGGTAGCCAATCTACTTGGAATAAACTTCCTGAATATAAAGGTCAAGACGTTAAAACTCATGAAGCTACATTGTTTAATGCTATCAATGATGCGTCCAACACAATTCTTGGTAACACTAAACGTTATGAAGCTACATTTATTATCTGTGGTAAAAATGCCGCTACATACATTGAATCCTTGAATACTAATATTGGTCAAGTACGTGAAATCTTCAAACGTGTATCTACAAATGGTATCGTTGGTGGCCCACACTTGGTAGGTATCTTGGATGAAAAATATAAAGTATATAAAAACCCATACTACCCTGATAATGAAATCTTGGTAGGTGCTAAAGGTGAAATGTTCATTGAAGCTGGCTATATTTACGCTCCATACTTGCCTTTATTCGCAAGTCAATTATTGGTTGATGCAGATTTCAAAGCACAACGTGGGTTCTGTACAATTTACGCCAAAAAAGCTGTAAATAAATACATGTACCATCGTTTGACTTTGGTAGATAATAAACAAGTAGCCGCTAACTAATTGATAGTTAAGCTATAAGTCATCAGTAAACATGACTGTATATAAATACAAAACTAAATAATATATCCATTCAAAGAGGTGTAGTTAATTCTGCACCTCTTTTTCTTTATGTTGTTTTTTGTGTGTTAATACTATATAATCTAATTATGATATAGTATTTTATATTAGATGTAAGGGTGATTAAATTATGGAAAAGATTTTAGCTAAAGATGGGTTATTGTGTAATATTCCTAGTGATAAGACTTGTAATTTGGTTGTATTGTTTTCTGGTGGGTTTGATTCTACAGCGTTATTACATATGGCAGTTAATACTAAGAAGAAATATGATAATATAAAAACTGTGTATGCGTTGTATGTCAAGAGTAATCTATTAGATAGGGGTAAAGTTAAGTTAGAGAGCAGTCATGTAAATAAGTTTATTTCTTATATTAATCAAGATGAAGAGTTAGTAAAGTTGGTTACTTTTAAGAGTTCATTTAGTGATTTAGAAGAGTATTCTTATAGTGAGAACGCATATGATTTAATATTTGTCAATGCTATTAATTCAGTAGTACATATGATGGGTGGTGCTGATACAGATATAGTACTAAACGGTTCTTTAGATAGGGATTCTAGGACATATCATTTACCTTATTATAAGAAAATGGTAGAAGAGTTTAATCAAGAATTTAGGGGTGTAGACATACGTATGGTATTTCCTTTTATACAGTCGGATAAACCTAGAATTCTAGATTACTTAATCAACAATAAATTATATCAGTATTGTACTTGTTGTGAGAATCCTAAAAGTGGTGAGTTTTGTAATAGTTGTAAAGGTCATTTAGAGGGTTTATTTGGTTTAATGTTAGCTTATAAATTATATGGTGATGTTGAGTACAACGAAAGTAATGTAGATTTTGTTGAAGAAGAGATAAATAGGATGTTGGGAGTTGACATTTGATGGTTGATAAACCAAATTTACAAGGTGGTAAGGTTAAAAAGAAATATTATCATAATGGTATTGTTAATAGAATGTTTGAAGATGGTAAACAGCCAGATGGCTTTGTGTTGGGAATGTTGCCACGTACAAAAGAAAAACAAGATGCTATTAATAAAAAAAGAGAAGAGACTACAATAAAGAAGTATGGTGTATCTCATGTATCTCATTTAAGTGATGTTAAGTCTAAAAAGAAAAAGTCTTTACTAGAGCATTATGGGGTAGATAATCCGTCTAAGTCTAAGGAGATACAGAATAAGAAAAGAGATATCTTTATTAAGAAGTATGGTGTAGATAACCCTATGAAGTCTGAAGAGATTAAACAGAAGTTTAGGGATAACTATAACACTAAATATGGTGTAGATAATCCTTTTCAATTAGATGTTGTTAAAGATAAAATCAAAGATACTAATAGGGAAAATTTAGGTGTAGATTATCCTACACAATGTCAAGAGGTTAGAGATAAAGTGCGTTCTACCTTTATGGAACGATATGGTGTACCATATACGTTTATGTTGTCTAAAGAATGGGTAGAAGCTAATGACAGTAAGCCTAATCGTGATTTTGCTGGTTTATTAGATGCTAATAACATTACATATGAGCGTGAATTTAGGTGTGGTAAATACTCATATGATTTTAAAGTAGGCAATACTTTAGTTGAGATAAATCCTACAGCAACACATAATACATATTTTAGTCCTTATGGTGATAAATCTGTTAAAGATAGATACTATCACAGAGATAAATCTAAGTTAGCTAGAGGTAGTGGTTATAATGTAATACATGTGTTTGATTGGGATGATAAGAGCAAGGTTATCAATCTATTAAAACATAGGGATACTGTGTATGCTAGAAATTGTGATGTAAGATTAGTTGATACATTAGAGTGTAATCAATATCTTATGGCATATCATTTACAGGGAAAGTGTAATAATCAAACAATTAGGTTAGGTTTATATCATGATAATCAATTAGTGTCATTAATGACATTTGGTGTTGCTAGGTATAATAAAAAATATGAGTATGAGTTGTTGAGATATTGTGCTAGTCATAATGTAGTAGGTGGTGCTGAAAAGTTATTTAAATATTTTGTAGATAACTATAAACCTGGTAGCATCATTTCATATTGCGATACTTCTAAGTTTAGTGGTAAAGTGTATGATATGTTAGGGTTTAAAATAGATACTATAAATAGTCCGTCTTGTCATTGGTATAGCGTTAAAGAGAATAAACATATTACTGATAACTTGTTACGTATGCAAGGGTATGATAGACTATTTAAAGAAAGTCATGGTAAAGGCACTTCTAATGAAGAATTAATTTTAGCTAGAGGGTATTTACCAGTATATGATTGTGGTCAATCAACTTATATTTGGAGAAGTGATAAAAACGTAGAATAAATTTAATGTTACCTATATATAGTAGTGGATATATTAAATTTAGAGTTTGTAAAATAACAGAGTGGATATATTAATTTGGTTTTGTGGATTGGTATATGTTTACTGAGGATGTATAGGGATTCTATGTGTGTATTCCTGTATATCCTTTATTTTACATTAGATGAAGAATAGGAGATATAATGGGTTTAGAGTTAAAAAATACAACTAAAAACACAATCCGTATTCCTGATTATAATTACAATGGTACTTTAGTTTTTGCTCCTGAAGAGGCAAAACCTTTAGATAGCATTGATAAAATTGGTTTCTTTAGACCATATGCTAGGGCTGGTATTATCGTTCAAAATTCTGAGGAACTTGGCTTATCTCAACGTACTTTGGACGATATCAATAAAGCTAAAGAGGAATTAAAAGGTCATGTTTCTAAAGTAGCTGATAGTGTTGTAGAAGGTGTTAAAGCTGTTTCTACTAAAACACAAGATGCTGTTAAATCAGTGTCTGATAATGCAGGTAAGATTGCTAGTGACGTTGTAGAAGATACTGTGAATGAAGTTACTGATAAAGTAGAAAAAGTAAAAAAACTCACAGCTGATTTTCTTGATACATTAACACTAAAAGAGTTAAAAGCTACAGCAAAAGAAATTGGTGTAGATGCTGATAGTGTTAATAAAAAAGCAGATGTTAAAGAAATGATTCTATCTGCTCAAAACAAAAAATAACATTTTGAAAGGTGAGTAGTCATGAGTAGGATTGATGATAATTTACTTGTAGATAGTAGTTCATTTAGCAATGACTACATGGAATCACTTTCAAAAGAGAGACGAGATATCATAGAGGATTGCATGGTTGCTTTAGGTTATCCTGTAATCACTCTATATATCACTCAACGTCAAATTGATAGATTAATAGATTTTTCTACTAGGAGATGTGAGAGTAAAGTATCATTACCTTATTTAGCGACATTCAATGTTGCTAATGGTGTAGTTGATGTTACAGGGTATGATATGGAAGCTGTTAGGCAGATATATAATGGTGTAGGTAGTGGTGCTAGTAATAGTAATGCTGAGTTGGTCGCTAACCCAGATAGAGATGGTGGTGGATGTAACCTAAGTCTTAGTGGGTGTGATATTTGTAATCAGTTATGTCAGTATCGTGGTATGCAAGCATTAGGCAATGGTGGAGACCTTAAAGGTATATACAACTATGTTGCCTTTTCTGGTGCTATGTCAGAGATGAATATGTTGATGACAAATGATTGGTACTTAGACCCTACAGATAATAAATTGTATATTGATGGTTTCAGTGGACTTGTAACAGTAGAGTATGTTAAATCTAGTAATACTTTTGAAGATATAGCTAAGAACTCTTTTTGGAGACAGTGGATTCGTGATTATACACTTGCTATGGTTAAGATTACTGAGGGACGTATACGTTCTAAGTATAAGATTAGTAGTGGTGTGTTTGAGATTGAATCTGATGAGTTGATAAATGAGGGGAATACTGATAAGCAAGAACTAGAGCAACGATTGGAAGATGGTGGCTTTGGTTATTGGAATATCATGAGGGGTTAATATCTTATATAGATAGGAAGGTTAATATTAATGAGATTTACAAATTCTCCTTATGGGGATGATACTCCTACATTATTAGGTGGTGTTGGTGGTGGTCAACCAGTTAGGTGGTTGTACTCCGAATTTGGGCATTTCCTTAATGTGTGGGGAAAGAATAATAATGTTAATGTTACTTTCAATTTAAAATCTAAAGACGATATTGATAGTAAGTTAGATGCTTTACGTAGTTACGTGCGTAATGGGTTATTAGCTAAAGATGACTTATGTGAGTTGGAAGAAAGGTTACGTACATATAGTAATCTTGCTAGTGGTGGCAATGGTAGTCATACACATTCTGCTATTGTTTCTGAAGCACATGCTAAAGGTAAAAAATATACTACTTATAAAGATGGTAAGTTAGTAGAAAAGGTTGGTAGGGGTGAGCGTAAACATGTTACATCTGCTCAACTAAAAGCTTTAGCTGAAGCACGTAAGAAAGCACATACTGATGAAGCGTGTACTAAACGTAGAAAATCTATTCAAGCTAGGCGAGATGCTAAGACTTTAGGTTTATAATAGTATAGCATTATACATAATAATAGTTAATATATTATTTATTTTTAATAAGGGGATTCCTAGATAAATGAGGCAAGTAAGAAAACTTAGCAATTTGATTGCTGACGAATTAGAAATGCAAGGTATTGAGGTTGGTTCTGCATTGTTTGAATCTACTGTATCTAGCATTGTTAAAAGTGTAAATGAAGCCTTGAAAGATGCTGACAAAAAAGACGCTGGTAATACAGACGTGTTTGAGGAAGTAGAAGAGGGTTCTTTCTATTTTGCTACTGCCGATACAACTTTGGGTGATTATGAAGTTAATCAAGATGAGATTGTAGAGTTGGTAACAAATGGCGAACCTTGTATTGTAAATATTTACGATGCTGATGGTGAGTTGCGTGAGGAAGAAGTAGAGGTTTCTGCTGAAGACTTCGTAGCATTTGTTGATAGTGCTGATGAAGTTGTTGTTGAAGATGTAGAAGAACTTTTCGATGACGAGGAAGAAGATGTAGAGGAAGGTGCTAAAATCTCCTTTAAAGGTGGTAAAAAGCGTAAAATCAACGCAAAAAAAGCCAAACTTCTTTTAAAATCTAAAGAAAAAGGTGAAAAGTGGAAAGTTCAAGGCGATAAATTGGTTCGTAGGACTGCCGCTGAAATTAAAGCATCTAAAAAGAACATTAAGAAAGCTAAAAAAGGTAAAGCTAAGGCTAAGAAAAATCGTAAAAAAGCAATGAAAGCCAACGAGTCTGTAGTTGTTGAAGGTTTCGATATTTCTGCTAATGGTACTATCTTCCACGTAGAAGATGGCGATGTTCTTTCTTATGAAGATGGTTTCTTAACTGTAACACGTGATGGTGTAGAAGTATTCTCTAACTTAACTGTTTCTGAATCTTTCATTTCACGTTGCGTAGCTGAGGGTGTTGTTGACGATTGTGAAGATTGTGATGACGAAGAAGAAATTCAAGAAGCTAAAAAACGTAAAACAGTAAAAGAAGATGAAGATTCTGAGGAAGATGAAGAAGAAATTCAAGAAGATTCTGATGAAGACGATGATGATGACGATGATTCTGATGATGAGGAAGAGGAAGATGACAAAGACGAAGAGGTCTCTGAGTCTATGTTAACTTTCAAGTCGGGTAAAGGTTATTGTCTAGTATCTGAAGGCCGTGAGTTACAAATGGGTAACAGGATTCGTGCAAGAGCAATGCTTTTGAATCAAGGTTTTGAAGTTTCTTCTGAAGATTTAGACAAAGCTTCTAGTGGTCAATTAGTTATTCTTTAATAGGTAGGATATAGATTATGGGTAGGTCGTATCTAAGTGATACATTGAAGCTTATCCTATCAGATAAAGTGAATGTACCTGATAATGAGATTGAAAAGTTGTCAGGTACATTTTATAAATTAGGTCTATCTGATAATGATGAGGTATATGGAATACTATTTATGATTTATTCCATAGCTATTACTAAATCACAGTTACCAATGTCTATGGGTAACTTCCGTAACATTTGGAGTAGGTGTGGTGGTATTAGTTTAGATTTTGTATCTACTTTAGCTACATTTGTTAAGTGTGGTATTTTAAAAATTAAAAAGAGGAATAAATCTACTGTATTAGATATGTTGACAGTTGAGGAAGAGGAAGATACTTCTAATGTTGTTATCTTTGTAGAGGCTACAGATTTATTTAATGAGTGTGTGTCTTTATTGTCTAATCTTCTAGATACATATCGCAACCCTGTGTATGAGGGTGTGATACAAGATGAAGTTCCGTCTTTTGTAAAAAGTTACGTTAAGCGTTTATATGATGTGTTGGATGATTTACATGTGTTTGTAGAGTTAGAATCATTTTCAGATGAAAGTAATTCTAGACGAGTAAATCTTAATATTAACAATACATCTAGGTATGACATTAATGATAACGAGATTGAAAAGTTAGCTAAGTCATTCATTAAGAATAGGGAAAGCAAAATTGTTGATGTAGAGTGTTACAAAGATACAAATAAAACTTTATTCTTAGGAATTGACTTTAAACAAGGTACTAAGGATTTTAATTTCTCATGTGCAACTATTTTCTCATTCATTGAGGAATTAGAGTTAAATCATGTTAGATAGTAGGGGAACATATAATGAATTATATTAATCGTGGTGGTAAGTCTATACTATCTGCTATTCGTGAGGGTGCTAAACACGTAAGCGAGCAGAATGGTATAGCTAATATGAAATTGGTAGATGATGCTACAGTTAAGAATAGTATTCAAGAAGCCTTTGGTCATATTCCTAATAGTTCTGATACAAGTCAAGTTCCTTTTACCAATTCTTATACTAAAGTTCAATCTACGATTGACCCAGTAATTAGAAATAGCACTTCTAGTGTAGGCACTAAGAGTAGTTCTAATGTTTCTTTAAATACAAACGCATTTGAGGATAAATTAGTTAATAAGCTACAAAAGTGTGTTGAGACTTTATCTGATACTGGTGAGTATTATAATGCCGTAGATGCATTGTTTACTTTGTATACTATGGGTGCATTAACTGATGGTGTTGTTGATTCTATCACTAGGCGAGATTTAAAAGAGATTAAGTCTATTGTTAGTGAATTCAAGGATTTAGTAGATTCTTTCTAAAAGTTATGTAAATGTGTTATAATGCTTGTAGGTTTATTTTACAAGGAGACTAACATATGAATACTATAACAAAGGAAAGTTTATTTCAGATGATTGTTAGGTCTGATGAAATATTACTAGTGGATGTGTCAAATTTTCTGTATCGTTATGCTTGGGCATACAAGGGTATGTATATTGATATCAATGGTAAAGATACATTTATTGGGCATATTCATGGGTTTCTTAAATTCTTAACACGTTTAGAGGGTACGTTTAATAATCCGTCAATCGTTTTATGTTTGGATGGTTCTGATATTACAAGAAGAGAGATAAATCCTAGTTATAAAGCGAATAGAAGTAGTCATAGTGATGTTAAGGCTATGATTCAGTCATCTACTAATGACATTGTTAAGATGTCTAGTTTGATAACTTCTACGTATTGTTGCTATGATATTAGTTATGAGGCTGATGATTCAATACATTCTATTGTTGAGAGTGTATCTAGTCTTTGTAGTAAGAATAAAATACGTAAGAATGTTTACATTTTATCTAATGATAAAGATATGTATCAGTTAGTTAAAGATAATGATTTTGCTACTGTGAATATTATTCGTAAAGTAGGTAACAATAATTCGTGGAAGGAAACATCCGATATAGTAGATGAAAGTGTTGTAAGAGATACATTTAATGGTGTTTCTCCTAGTGATTTAGTTAAATATCGTGCCATTGTTGGTGATAGTTCAGATAACCTAAAGGGGTACTATAGATTTTTAAAAGCTAAGGCCAGTGAGATTGCTAACAACTATGATTATGATATGTGTAATAATACACTAGTTCAGAAAAATGGTTCGCTAGTCAGTGATGATATAGTAGATAAATATCTTCCAATAATTCTTGGTAAGTTTCACATTTTTGAAAATAATTATAAGATTATGAAAATGAAGTCATTTGACTTTGAGATATCACCTATTTCAATGAATTTATCAAGAGATGATGTTTCATCTATATTATCACTAATAAATTTATATCGTATGGATTGGTTTTTACACTATTGTATGAGACGTAGTTTGTATAGTGATGTTGTAAGGGATTTATATGGTGTCTAGTTTTTACGTGTATGTTCTAGAGTGTAGTGATGGTACATTATACACAGGCTACACAAACAATCTTAAACATAGGTTGGACGTTCATAATAGTGGTAAGGGTGCTAAATATACTAGGTCAAGGTTGCCTTGTAAGTTAGTTTATTTAGAGGTGTACACATCTAAGCAAGAAGAAATGAGTAGAGAGTGGTATATCAAAAATAAGTTAACTAGGAAAGATAAATTGCAATTAATACAGTCATATTTGTGTGGTATACATGGATAGTTCTTTTAATGTTTTCAAATTTAATGAATATCACTTTATCTGTTGTATTGTATTGTAGTAGAGAGGTAATATGGAACATCTTATTGTGTTAGCGTTTAGTTTACCTTTTATTTTAGGTATTTTAGCTACAATTTTAGTCTATGCGTTTTATTGTGTTGTTAAAGCGATATTGCATAGGGTTACAAAATAACATAGATTTTTATGAGTACATGGTAATTCATGTACTCTTTTTTTATTATTTGTTGTATAATGTAAGTGTATGTATTTTTCGTATTTTAATATGGGGTGTAAACTATGCTAGAAAACTCTAAGATTGTGTACGTTGCTCATCCGTATGGTGGGTTGTCATCTAACTATGATAAAGTATCAGACATAATGAAGGTGCTATGCTCAAAATTTAGTGATAAGACATTTGTATCACCTATTCATGCTTATGGGTTTATGTATGAATCAGTAGACTATGATAAAGGTATAAACCTTTGTTTTAAGCTTTTAGATTTATGTGATACTGTACTCTTATGTGGTGAGTGGGAATATTCTAAGGGTTGTAATATGGAGAGAGAGTATGCCTTAGTTAATAATAAGATTGTGGAGGTACTGTAATGATACAAGATATTCTAGAGGGTGTTAAGGATATAAAAGACTTAGCTAATAAGAATAAAGCTTTTATGGATATGGGTGATTATAAGTCTGTTTCTGATGGTTATCATACAATAGGTGATTTGTATGAGCATAGGACGTACCTATTTGCCATGATTTGTAAACTCTATATACCTACAGTATATGTGTGGAAAACTAGAAAACACGAAGATGGTACTATGTATGACGATATGTTTTTAGTTGGTATCGATTTACCTAATGGGCAGATTTCATATCATATTAAGAACAAGTATTGGGATTTGTTTGAGGAAGTTCAGGAAATTCCTAATGCAATTAATTATGATGGGTATACATCTGAAGATGTTATTATTCGTATGGGAGAGTATATTAAAAATGTCTAAGTTTGATTACACCTTTAAATCTATGTGTGAAGATATTCTAACTAGTGGTATTGTTTCAGATGGTGAAACAGTTAGACCTAAGTGGGAAGATGGTTCAGATGCTCATACCATTAAGAAGTTTGCTGTTGTTAATCGATATGATGTGGGAAGAGAGTTTCCCGTACCAACTCAACGTCCTTTATCTTTTAAGTCTTGCGTTGAAGAGATGTTGTGGATTTGGCAGTTACATTCTAATAATGTTAATGATTTAAACACTAGGATTTGGGATGCTTGGGCAGATAGTGAAGGTTCTATAGGAACTGCATATGGGTATCAGATTGGTAAAGAATCTTTCTATTATATTAAGTCTAATGATATTGTTTCTGATATTCAGAGGGCATTTCCTAATATGAAATATGATAAAGATGAATGTGTTTTCTATCATGATGGTTTAGGTGGTGGGCATAAAATCTTTCTAGGTAGTGTCTGTGGTGGTGTATGTTTAGTAGAGATGAATCAGATAGATAAAGTAATTTACGATTTAGTACATACACCTTTCTCACGTAGGATTATTGCTCATATGTATAATTTTGATGAGTTAAGTACAATGAATTTATATCCTTGTGCTTATTCCTGTACATTTAATGTTACAGTTGATTGTAGGGGTAATAAAGTATTAAATCTATTATTAAATCAACGTAGTCAAGATATTCTAGCCGCTAATGCTTGGAATGTGGCACAGTACTCAGTGTTATTACATATGGTGGCACATCATGTTGGTATGAGAGTTGGTGAGTTGGTACATGTGATTGCTGATGCTCATATCTATGATAGGCATATTCCTATTATTCGAGAGTTGATAGAACGTGATACATATGAAGCACCTACTTTTAAGTTAAATAAGAGTGTTACAGATTTCTATGATTTCACAGTAGATGATGTATCACTTGTTGATTATAAACATGGTGATGTAATTAAAAACGTACCTATTGCTGTGTAGAGGTGATACTAATGAAAGATAAGAAAGCATTAAAGAAGATTATTAAAATTATTGAGGGGATTAATAATACAGATGAAGTATTAGATTTACCTAATACTAGAAGAATGAGACGTAAAGATATTGTATCAACTATAGATACAGTTATCAGTATATTAGAAGATGATACAGATACATATACTAAAGAAGATGCTATAAATCTTCTAGTCAAGATTAGGAATAATACGCTATAATATAATACATGTATGAGAGTATGCTTATATCATACATAAGATAAAATAGATGATACTCTATAATAAGACATAGGGTATCATCTAATAAGCACACAGTAATAATAAACATAATAAAACAGATATAGATACTACTAATTATATTAATCATAATATTATACAAACTAATACTATAAGTAATGGAGATATAATAATGAATTGAATTAATTTCTTCTAACGAAGAAAAGAATTCAATAAATGGGGGATGTATGATATTAATAATTAAGAATTAATAGAGATATATCTGGAAACTAGGGATTAAGGATGATACTGAATTAATAACTAAGTGAGCGAGTATATTATAGAAGATTGATTAGAGTTAATTGATTAGAGTTAATTGATTAGAGTTAATTGATTTTCAATTAATATAGGGAAGATAAACAAAAAGTGAGTATCGTAAATGTGGTTAGAGTATATGGGTTTAATCACATAAAGGAAAGAACCATATAGAAATAGGGTAGGAATAACTTGTACAGACATATTGTAATATTTTGTAAAATAATGTAAAGTATAGATAGGTGGAAAAATGAAAATAGAGAAGAAGTTAATAGATGAGTTAAGGGAGATAGAGAAGATAGGATATAGTGAGGTCAGTGTGTCTGTTGTAAGAGATGTGTTAAAGCGGATGGGGGTTAGGGTGAGGACAGATGCAATGGTATTAGGTGCTGATTTAAGGGTTCTATTAGAGAGTATGAGTAAGAGGGTACAAGAGAGGTATGAGAACTCATTAAAAGGGATAGATAGTCGAAGAGAGAATAAGAAGAGATAAAATGGTTGTGAGGGGTGGTTGAGATGAGTTTATTAGAGGATTTAAAGAAAAGTTTAGATTCGATACAAGACTATACAATGGGTGTAGAGATATTTGAGGATGGCTATCGGGGTGAGATACATGTGTATGATGATAGGGGTAGATTACTCACTGATAGAGACAGTGATTTTTTAAAAGAAGAGTTAGAGTATGTTAGTGATAGGATAGCTACTATTGTATCAAGATATAGGGAGATATATAGATATTCAATCGTATCTACATCACGATTTGGTGGTTCATATATAACAGATATAGATAGTAGAATGTTACGTGATGTTGGTGTAACAGATGTGGAGAGGGTGTATAGTGATTTAGATAGTTTATCAATACAATTCAGTGCAGATATACCTAAAGTGGTAATTAGTAAGTTATTAGAGGCATATGAGTTTAATCAGTCTTGTAGAGAAGAGTATTGTGTGAGTATGTTAAGTATTGATAGTGATGGTGAATATAGTGGTTGGTTGACATATTGGGGGAGTTTGTTATCTGAGGTAGTAGATACATTGTCTGATGTACTTAAACGATTCTATGTTAATTACGTAGGGTTACTAACTAATAATGAAGTTAGGGGTTATATGTTAAAACGCTATAGTGATGGTTACGTAAGTGGTTACATGGTTGGTAGGTATCATCAATCTATGTCAGATTGTTTGTTACATGTAGTGATTGATTTAGGGTTATTTAGGTTACGTGATATTGATGTAGATGCAATACATGGGTTTACTGTTGAGGATGGTGTAATAGATTTTAATCCTATTCATGCATCATATAAATTGAAATACATAACTGATGATATAGTTGGTGATTTTTGTGATATGCTAGAGATGGTGGCATATGTGCATGATGCAGTGGTAGGGTATTATAAGTCTAATATTGTATCATTGTATCGAGGGTATGTGTTGTGTAGTAACGTGTTAGATACTCTTCCATTATGTGCTGATGAGTATACTTGTATGGCTGAGAGATTTGTAGATGAGATAGGTTCTGTACAGTTGGATGATTATTATGAATTTAATGGTTGTGTATTTAGTTATGATGACAATTTAGAATCTATTGAGATGTACATACCAATACGAGAGCTTAGCACTAAAGTAATGGCATCAAGGGTGTTTAATGTTGGTAAGTTCATGTGGATTTATCTAGATATGATACGAGAGTATTCTAAAGGAGTATAAAAAATGAAAGTTACAAGAGATACTATAGATGGTGTAATGGTGTCACTAGATATACCTAATGAGTTGTATCGAGTAGGGATGATGCTTAGAGATACAATTCCATCTAGTGATGGGAGTCTACGTGGGTTTGACTATCATTTATTTAGAGAGGCTGAGTATATTGAGAGTAGGTTAGTACATATAGCTTCACGTTATCGAGAGTTAGCATTATATCATAATCGGTGTAGTGATTTACATAATGTAGTGGGTGTTCGGATTGATATAGGTACTATTCATCAACTAAGTGGTTATAAGCAGTATGAGGGTGAGAGTTGGTATTTGGAGTTAGTTAAGTATGTAGATAGCATTTCTGTTAAAGATAATAATTCTATTCGTGTAGAGTTTACTGATACATTCACAAAAGATTACGTTGGATATATTGTAGATGCTAAGGCTATACATGATAGGTTAGAGGATACTATATGTGATAGTGGTGATGATGTTATACCATTTAGTGAGTGTAGGGAATATACTGATTGGTGTCAGTTGTTAGATAATGTAGTTAATTGCGTTAATAGGTTGTTGAGTAATGCGTATCATATTTATTTAGATTTCATGTCTCATGAAGATGTTGCTAATGCATTACGAGATAGGTATGGTTGTAGCACAGGTTGTAGTACTATTAAATCTAGGTATCATTCTTATTTGGGTGATAGTTTATTCATTAAGTCATCTGTGCATGTAGCCAGTGGTGTTATTGAGACATTATTTGTAGACCCATTGATGGGGTATGAGATAGATGGTAGTGATGTTAGTTATGGCACTATAGATGATAATCATATTAATATGCGAGATTTACATACTGATACAGATAGTGATACGATTGATAGGGTATTAGATATTCTAGAGATGATGGCATATATTAATGATGGGTTAATTGATTATTTAGATAGTCAGTATCGTTTGATTAGTAGTACACGAATTAGTGGTACGTTGTATATGCCGTATCGTTCTGATGTTTTTGATGTCTGTGAGCGATTTAGTAGTGAGGTTGACAAGAAGTACTGTGGTTATTTTGGTGATGTTACAGATGGTGTAAGTGTATGTAGTGTAGAAGACTATTTTACTGATGGTTGGCAATTTCGTTTTTCAATTCCTGTTAGGTTATTGTCTAAGAAAATAATGGCATCAAGAGTATCTACTGCACATGTGTGGTTTGATACATATGTAGATTTATTACGTTTGTATGCTAGAGTTGTTTTTGGGATTACTGTATTGGATTAAATCATTGGATTAAATCAACAAACATACAAAACTTTACAATATATTACAGTTATGGTATACTAAGTGTGTGGTAAACTAATTATAATGTAAGGAGATATAAAATGAGTGACTTATTGTATGTAGGTTTTTCATCTAACAATACACATGTACAGGCTAGTGGTACGATATGTTTTCCTGCTATTCTTGATGGTGTTAGGGGTAGTATTGATATGTTTCGTGATGCGTTTCGTTTGTATCGTGTCATGGGGTTGTCTAATGGATTACATGAGCAGATTAGATATGGTGTCAGTGGTGTTGGGGATGTAGTAGTGCATATATTGTATGATGATACTACAGATATTATATTTGATTTTTCAGATACAGTTGTGATGGATATTGTTAAGTCTGATGATTTTAAATTAAAGTTAACCTACTCAGGTTTATCTAGTACTACATATCAGCAATGTATTAACGATATCGTTAATGTTATTAATAACTCATTACAACATATCTATGTTCATTTTATTGATACAATATTTTCTTCTTGGGGTAAGACTCAGTTTAATGGTATAGGTGTTGCTATTGTTGGTAGAGTTGGTGTAGATTCTTTTCTAGATGGTAAATTACACCCTGAATATGGGAATAATGTTGGCATGCGATTTAGGTGTTACCCTATTCTAGGTTATACTACGATTAATGGGTTAGATATTTATCCTAAATTATTTAGACATAGAGAGATAAACACCATTGAGAGTGTATTAGATATGTTGGAGATGATGGCATTTTTTAGAAATAGTTTACAATCACATACTATGTATAAATACATTCAATATTATGGTGGTAATATTGGTGAGATTGATTACTTTGATAGAAGAGAGTCTGTTGGTGATATCGTATTGTTAGGTAAACATACAATAGACGTTGATTACTACACAAAGATAGAGTTAAATTCGACTACATCTGCATCTGTGTCTTATGGTAATAATACCTTTAGAGGTAAATATACAGATTGTGAGATAGATTTCTTTGTCAGTTCTAATGCTTTTATGAAAAAGACAATGGGTAGTGCTTTCTTTGATATCAATCGATTAGAGGCTATTCTGTATGATTCAATGTATGCATTTGGTCAGTATGTTGGGTGTTGGGAGTGATAATATGATAATCACATTTGATACATATAGTAATGGTTTCATATTGTCTAGAGGTAAAGATAATTTATCTGGTACTGAATTAAGTACTTCATTAGGTAAGTTAATTGCACAGTATCGAGATGTATTGATGGTTGCTCATAAAATTCCGTGGTGTATTCTTGATGTTTGTATGTCATTTTCATCTAGATTTGGTAATGTTTCTTTTAAGTGTGGTAAAAGTGGTGTTGATTCTTTTTGTAGGATTTCACTTAATGATATTGCTTATCTTGATGTATTATTTAGTGTTAATAATTTAGATTATGATACAATTTCTAATATAGTTTCAGGTGTATTAGAGGATTCATACTATAGTTATATAACTTCTATATTTGAAGGTTTCTTTGATTTTTCTGATATTGAGTTGTATAGTAGATTTAATAGTCGATGTAGTGTACTTAAACCTATGCTACATCAAGAGTCATTAAAGTTTATTTCTAACAAGATTTCGTATTCACGTGTTGATGCAAGATTAGAGTTAGGGGGATTTGATTTTTCTATTTGTAATATTTCTGATACGTTAAGAGGCTCATTCAATGTTATGGATGTTTGTAAGCTTTTAGAAACGATTCAGTATATTAGAGAGAGATTTTTATCTAGTGGATTTTCTTTTGATGTTGTTGTTAGAGGCATTGGTAGTGTTTACCCTATAGACTATTTTGAATGTGGTAGGGGTAAATTAATATTATTACGTTATGATAGACGTGATTCTAGTAAGGTTAACACTATATTGTCAGATGGCAGTACAGTTGGTGTTTATAGTATTTCTGTTAGTGATGATTATATTACGTTTACGTTTTTAATTAGTGCTACAAGTTCTATGTGTAAGGTGATGGGAAGCTCATTCTTTGATGTTGGTAAATTCTTTTCTGTTTTAGAGCGTTCTGTATTTGAATTTGGTGAGTTTGTTGGTTGTCATATATAAATTGTCGTTAAAACTTCAAAACGAGCGTACAGGTGCAATTTCGTGTGTTAAATAAGGAGAATAAAATGATTAATATGATTGTATGTATGGATAAGGGTGATGGTATTGGTGTTAATGGTGGTCTGTTATATCATTTGAAAGGTGATTTAAAGTATTTTAAACAAAAGACATTAGGTACAATCATAATTATGGGGAGAAAGACATTTGAAAGTTTACCAAATGTGCTATCACATCGTGAGCATTGGGTTATTACAAAAGATACTAACTATGTAGCACCTAATGGTGTTAAGGTATTTCATAGTCGAGAGGAAGTTTTAGATGCATTAGGTGATAGACGTGCATTTGTTATTGGTGGTGCATCTATTTATGATATGTTTATTAATGATGTAACATCTATTTATGCTACTAGGGTTGATAGAAAGAAAAAGGCTGATACATATTTTAAATTTAATCGTGATAAGTTCAGTTGGAGTCAGATTGGTATGCAACAAAGTGATATTGATGAGTTGAGTGGTGAGCGATTAAACTATACTTTTGAAGTCTACACACGTAAGAATTTGTTAAAAGTTGGTAATAACTAGTTCTTTACAAAACTTAACATATTGTGTTATATTGTATGTATAAAAAATACTGTAGTTAAAAAGGAGATTTAATTATGCATTATACTACGTTTGCCAGCACTGGTGATAATATTGGTGTTGTTGTACATATCACAGATTTTATGGATAGAGATGATGTTGTTGAGCAACTCAATCATTATCGTTGGAGTTACGATGCTGTTAAGATTGATGATGATGAAGTTGTAGCAGTCATTTATTTACGAGTTGGCATTGGACGTAACTTCCAGTCTATTTCTAAAAAGTTGGGTTGTATGGTACAAGTTAATCCTTATACTGTTGTGTATGGGTTGGGTGCTATTACTACATATAAGAATGGTAATTTAATCAATTATTCTATTGATTTTGACGATAGATATGAGTGGTGGTTAGTTTGGGGTGATAAGTCTACACTACTATCATTTGATTTCATTGACTTTGATGATGGTGATTCACCATATTGTGTTGAAGATAATGAGTTGATTGGTTATGAGTTCTCAGATGAAGAGATTGAGGAATTTACTGAGCGACTTAATACAGGGTATAATTGTGGTTTCTAATATTTTAGGTGGGTGTGTTTTCATATCTACCTTTTGTTTTAATGTGGGGTTTGATATGAAAAAGTTTGATTTTATAAAAGAGATTGTTAAGGCTTCAAAAGAGTTCGTGTGTGGACATCATTTTGATGCAATGTATAGGAGTCTTAAACTGACTTATATTGTTAATGGTGATTCTGCTAAACATGATATGTTACAACTTGTAGATGATTTTCATCAAGATGGGTATTTAGATTATTTTGAGTGGAAAGAGTTGCGTAGGGTTGTGTTAGAAAGTGACTTTAATCATTAGTGGGGTATATTATCATGATTGGTACTAATTTAATTGATGGTAATAGAGTTGTTATTATTAAGGATAGAGCGTTTACCTTAAAGGTAATTTCTGATATTTATATCTTTGATAATATATTATATGTTCATTGTTATAATGGTGATGTGTCTAAAATAGATGTAGGTAAGATTACTGATTTTAAAGTTTTTAAAGATGTAATTGATGATGTGTCTGCATATCGTCAATCTTTGAATGGTTTAGTAGTCTGTGGAGGTTGATTATATAATGGATTACTTCTTTTTCTTTAAGGTTTTTGTGTCATCTTTTGTTATGACTTTTCTTTTTGTGTTTAGTACAAGTAGTTGTGAACCTTTTTCTAGGACTTATCATGTTTATGATGCTTTATCATCAATTTTTTCTGCAATTTCAGTTATTTCTTTAGTTATTGCTTTGATATTGTGGGTGTTCAATTAATGAAATGTTTAAAGAGAAAAGTGGTAGATGGAGGTTGTTTTACATTAGACTATAACTTTATTATCAACAATAAAATTAGGATGAGTGGACTACCTTTTGAGAGATATATTCAGTATATCAAGGCTAATAAGTTGATGTGGTTAGGCAAGTAGTGTGTTGAATTTTCTTCATCATTAATTACAAAACTTTACAACTTAATATATATGGTGTTATAATAAGCATGTAGATATTCCTACATGCTTATTTCTTTGTGAGGTGATATTATGTTAGACTTGTATAGACATGATTTTTTGAGAATTCCTGTGTATTGTGGTGATGCTGTTAAGTCACATCTACCTAAAACAGGTACATTTGAGGTAGATGGGTATTACTATACACATTGTTATAAAGACTCTTTATTTGAAGAGTTAGTTCTTGTTGATTCTTGTGTTGATGCAGAGCAGTTAACTGAGTTTGAATTTTATCAAAATATTCCTAAGAACTTAAAAATACGTACATTTGGTGGTGGAGGTTCTATTGGTATTCAACTAGATGATTATCAAAATGGTTTCTATGATTTTGTTGGTAAAACAGTTCATGTGTATTGGCTTAATTACTCAGTGTATTTTACATTTGATACTGGTAGGGTTAATATTAAATATCGTAAATTAGATATTGATATTACTAAGGATACTACTGAGGTAATTCATATTTCGTACATCGATGTAGTTTTAAAGGCTATTCGTCTTTTCAATATTGGTATTTATAAAGTGGTTGAGGGTTGACATTATGGCTATGAGATTTTTTGATGTTACAGATGTAGATTCTGATTACCTTAGATTTGTTTTTAAACATTATGGGTTAGATATTGATAAGTTGTTATATCATAATAAATACTACTCCATGGATGATATTAATGATATAAGTTGTGGTTGTAATGGTGTGAGTGTTAAAACTATTGAACTTGATAAAAAATACTTGATACTTGATGATACTTTTACTTTCTTTGATTCTTTGTGTAGTACATTTAAGAACTTTAGTGAAGTTTCTAGGGATGACGTAAAGCTTTTTCCAACAATGTTGTGTAAGTTCAACAAACATTTTGGCGATTATTATACTGTATTTGATTTATATTCTTTATTTAGTTCTAGATACGATATCTTTGAAATGATTAATGATTTTAAAGATGATGTTAGGTTACATGACATAGTTAAATTTGATAAGTATGAGAGAACATTTAGAGTTTACATTATTTTAGGTGGTGATGACTTATCACTATTTAATACTTATACACCTATTTCTACTGAAGATTTTTCTGATGTAAGAAATAAACTCAATACATTCAATTCTGTTTTGAGTGGTTATTATCTTGAAAAACGGCTTAAAGATATTGAAATGTATTTTAATAGATGCATTATTGAGACTGTAATTATAGGAGATTAATTTATTATGAAGTCTTTATTAATAATGAGAGGTTGTCCTGGAAGTGGGAAGACAACTCTTTTAAAAGATTTAGGGTTAGATATTTATTCTTTAAGTAGTGATAGATTGCGATTGATGTATAGTTCACCTGTTTTAAATGAGGAGGGCAATTATACAATTAGTCAAGATTGTAATAGTGAGGTCTTTGATACATTATATAAGATGCTAGAATATCGAATGTCTAATGGTGAGTTTACAATTATTGATGCGACTCATTGTTCTTCTCATAAAACAGTACATAAGCAGATTCAAGAGTATCGTAGATTAGCTAAGAGGTATAACTATAGAATTTATCAATATGATATGACTATGAATTTATTAAGAATAGCTGAACAGAATGAATTACGTAGAGGTACATATTCTTTTGTTCCACATCATATTGTTGATAAGATGTATAAAGTAATGAAAGATACACCTAAGTTGCATAGAGATATCACTAAGATAGATTCACTAGAAGATTTTATTTCTTCTTATAACACAGATTATCTATGTGATGCTAATGTCTATGATAATGTTAAGGTTATTGGGGATATTCATTCGTGTAATACTGTTCTTAGAGAGGCTGTATCTGATTTCAATTCAGATACATTATATGTGTTTGTTGGGGATTACTTTGACAGGGGTATTGAGCATTACGATACATTAAAGACTATTCAAGATTTATCTAAGCGTAAAAATGTTATATTGTTAGAGGGTAACCATGAATCACATTGGATTCGTTATTCACATAGTGAGAGTGGTGATGATTTAGGTTACAAGCGTTTCAGAGAAACAACTTTAAAAGATTGGCTACTACATTATGATAATGAATCAGATTTAAAGAAAGAGTTACGTATATTATATCGTAAACTACATTCTTGTTATTTCTTTAAGTGTGGTAATATTAGATATATGGTTACACATGCTGGTTTGACAAAGTTCCCTGAAAATGCATTGTTGTTATCATCTACTCAATGTGTTAAGGGTGTAGGTGGTTATGATTTTGAGGTTTCATTAGAGTATACTAAACAACAGCGTAGTGGTACGGAAGTTCAAGTTTTTGGTCATAGAGGTGTATCTTCTTCTAAAGGTTTCAGTTATTCTTTAGAGGGTAAAGTTGAATTTGGTGGTCATCTGAAGGTTCTTAATATTGATAAAAGTGGTCAGGAAGTTGTTGAATACAAAAACTATGTATACAATAAGAATTATCTAGATGAAGAATTTAAATTTCAACAAGAATTTGGTAAGGTTGTACTAAATACTGATTCCATTGAAGTTAATGTTATAGCTAATTCTAAGTTAGTTAGGGTTCGTAATTGTGGTGATATGGTTAGTCTTAACTTTACTGAGAAGGCTTTTAGACATAATTTGTGGGATAGTGTTACAATTAAGGCACGTGGGTTATTTGTTGATAAAATTACAGGTGATGTTAAAGCACGTTCTTATGATAAATTCTTTAATTTAGGTCAGAGAAAAGATTCTAATGAAGAGTTAGATAAACTAGTTTACCCTGTCAGGGTTGCTAAGAAAGAGAATGGTTCTTTAGGTATCATTTCTTGGGATAGGCAAAAATGTGAATATATTTTCGCTAGCAAGAATTCTACAATGACTGAGCATGCTGGTTATGTTAAAGAAAACTTTGAAATGGTTGACTTCAATATTCAGTATGCATTACGTACAATTTTAATGAAGTATAATTGTTCTGCTGTATTTGAGATGATTCACCCTAAAGATGTTCATATCATTAATTACAATAAATCTCATAAGCTTTTCTTGTTAGATTTTGTACCTAATAAATTGCATTTGGATAATGGTATTCACATTGATTATGAGTTTTCTGAAATGTGTAGGAAAGAGTTTAGCAAGATTTATGAAGAAAACCCTATGCTTGCATTTGATGACGTGTTTAAAGTTGTGTGGTCAACGACTGTTTCTGATAGAGATGCTTTAGATGTATATCTTGAAAAAGCTAAAACTTGTGATTTTGAGGGTTATGTGTTTACAGATGCTAGAGGTTATATGACTAAGATTAAGTCTGATTCCTATTTAGAGTGGAAATATTGTAGAACATTGTTAGGTCATTATGTTAGCAATAGTGATATAAATACTAATTCCTTAAATGATTTTGAAAAGAGTTTTTATAGTTTCTTGTGTACTCACTTTGTTAGTGATTTGAGAGATAAGAATATTTTAGAAGTTAGAGATATGTATAATCAGTGGGTGGCTAATAAATGATGGGTAAGTATAATATTAATGACAAAGTTCCTTTAAATTCTAAAGGACAAAATGCTAATATAAAAGCTAATATCTTGTCTGATGAAGAAATGCGTGAGTTGGGTTTTACGGATTATGCAAAAGATAGATGGTATTTTTGTAGAAGAGTTGGTGGTGAAAATAGTGATATTAGTTTTAATATCACTATTAATAAGAAAACTAGGGACATTCGGATAGATGTTCTAGATGAGATGTTTTTACAGCCTTATGACTTTCAAATGTATATTGGTACAGTTGCTGTAGCTAATTGTGTGTATGATGATGTTCAAAATTACATGAAATTCTTCATGGACAATGGTGTCATTTATGGTTATACTTTAGGCGATTATATTTAGATTGAGGTTTACATGTATAAAAATTTCTGTAAAATATATGATATAATTGAAGTATTATCTAGTTATTTAGATTATGCTCATCCTTGTATGAAAGAATTATTTACATTGGGTAATAATTCTGTTACGTATGATAAGTATAGTGGAAAGACGACTATTGTTATTAATGACGAGACATACTTGATTACTGATATAGCACTATTACCATATATCTTATATGAGTATTATGTATCTAGCTATGATAATATGTTTGATGATTCCTTAGATTTCTATCATACTTTCTTATCTGTATGTGGTGTCTCATTTAAAGATATGGCTTCAAACCTTGATAGTATTGTTAGTTTTAGAAGTAACTTTGGTTATAAAACAGATGATTCAGATATTGAGTTTTTGAGAGAATATTTTTTACTCATTCATAGTAAGCTATGTGAGTTAGATAGTTTGTAGGGTTATATGGAAATATATTTTACAAGTGATTTACACTTAGGTCACGATAATATAATACGTTTTTGTAATAGACCATTTGGTAGTGTTGATGAGATGAACGATAGAATTATACAGAATTATAACTCTATCGTTCATAAAAATGATTTAGTGTATATTTTAGGTGATTTAACCTATAAGATTTCTGTTAAAGAGTCTAATAATTTAATACAACAATTAAAAGGTCGTAAGGTTCTAATTCGTGGTAATCATGACTTAAAGTATGATAGTAGTTTGTTTGAAGATATTCTTGATTATAAAGAGTTCAATCAAGATAAGGTTAAGTATGTGTTAATGCACTATCCTTTAATGAGTTGGAATGGTAGTTATAAGAATAAAAGTATTCATTTACATGGTCATATTCATTCTCAGTATGTGTATAATTTAAAAAATAGACATGATTTTGTTCTTAGGTATGATGTTGGTGTGGGTGCTAATAATTATTATCCTGTATCGTTGACTTCTATAAGGGATTTCTTTAAAGTTCAATTAGAATATAGTGGGGGTGATTAGATGTCTTTTGAAGATATTAAATTTAGCAGTGATTATTCTGCTGATGATATTAATAGAATAACTAAAGATTTCGTAGATATGGTTAAGTATCTTAGAAATAATGAAACATACTATAGCTCTATCGTTAATGAGTGTGATAAAGCTTTAGGTGATTTGTATCACTATTGCGAGTTACGTTATCCAACAACACGAAGTGGCAAAACTAAAGTTGTAAGTCTTATTCGTGATATATCGACTACTAGACGTAAGGCTAAGGATATATTGGAATTAGTTGAGCCTATTCTAAAACTAGATACGTCATATATGAATGAGTTAGGTAGGGTATCTAATTCTATTAATAAGACATATAGTAAATTATATATTAATGAGCGAAGGTATACACCTAGAGTTTTAGTTGATTTATTTGATGAAGTTGGTGATGATTAGATGTCTGATGCATCTAAGCTTAGAGACACTATAGATGGTAGGATAGATAAGTATATCTATTCTTATGTTGGTGCATATTTTAACGATATTGACAATAAAACATTACAAGATGATTTATATAAGAAGTTGGTATTAGACCTGAAAAGTATTATCGAGGAAGAGTGTAATAGAATTGGTTTAAAATAAAGTAAAGTATTGTTTTTATTTATAATCTGTGGTACAATTTATTTAAAGGTTTGATAGTTTAATGAGTTGAGTGATTATAAAAATTCTCTCTCAATCACTCTCACATAAGAAATAATCTCCGTAATTTCAATGGAAGTTTTTCTTCTATAGTCACTCAACTCATTAAGCTATCAAACATTCGTAGATGACGTTTGCCACGTTGTTGCATAAATTTCTCCTTAAAAGCGACTCATATATTTCATTGTGATTATATGGGTCGCTTTTTATTTAGTTTAGCGGAGGTATGGGTTGAGCGATTATAAATTAGAAGATAAGTACATCTCTTTCAATGGGATTACACTTGGTACTGACCAGATAGAGTGTGCTGAATATATGTTAGCTAGGAAAGGGTGTATATTGGGTGGTCAGTGTGGTCTTGGTAAGACTTTGATTACATCTGTGGCTAACAAAGTATTGTTGGATAAATATAATACAGTTGTTTCTATTATAGTTTGTCCTGTAAAGGCACTAAAAGCCTTTAGAAGAGAGCTATTTGAAAAGTTACTTCTTAAAGAAGATGAGGTTGGGATTATATCTGCTGACTATACATTGTATAATTTAGATACGAATAGAATTTTTGTGTGTACTGATACTCAGGTAGAGAAGTTGGATAGAATTACTGCTGAGTTAAAATCTAGAAACATTCCAATGATTTTAAATGTTGACGAAGCACATAAACTGCAGGATAAGAAAAGTAAATTCTCTATGATTATGTCTAGTATTAGGTCTAGGTGTTCTATTGTATGGCTTATGACAGCTACACCTATTCTTAATTCTTTAGATTCTTTGTATAATATTGTTAACTTTTCATCACCAGGTTTTCTTGGTAAGAAAGATGCTTTTGACAATAATTTTACTTTGTGGAATTTACGTGACCAGTACATTAAACGTGGTGGTAAGGCTACTAAGATTAAAGTTAAAGATGTCTATGGTTATAAAAATCTAGATATTCTTAGAGAGAAGCTTAATGATATTATTATTGTTAGGGGTAAAGAGTATAATCTTAAATTCACGGCTTTAGAGTGTGATTTGTCTGATAAAGATTATGAGATATACAAAAGAGTTTCTAGTGGTATTCTAAACTTTGAGGATGATGCTAGGAATTTTTCACGTAGGATGCATGATTTACAGCGATTTGTTGATAGAGTGTATACTGATGAAACAATGGAGGATTTGGTATCTAATTATTGTGATACAGAGTATTCTCCTAAAGAGGAATTATTACTTAATTCATTAGAGGGTGCGTTTAGTAATGGTTATAGTGTTATCATATATGCTGAATACAAAGAAACAATTTCTAGGTTAGAGTCTATTCTAAAGAAAAATAAGAAAAAGTTAAATCTTGGTAAGATACATAAAGTAACAGGCTCTATTAATATTAAAGTTAGAGAAGCTGTTGAAGAGAATATTGGTTCTAGAGATGTGGTTTTGATTACATCAGCTGGTACTGAGTCTGTTAACTTGCAGAAATGTAATACAATTATTTTTTATGACATTTCTTTCTCAACTAAGAATATGATACAAGCTGTGGGTAGGGTTTGTAGACGTGATTCTAAGTTTGATGTTCAGTATGCTATTTTATTAGTTACTAAACGTACTATTGATGAGTATAAGTATCGTATGTTCAACAATAACTTAAATATGGTTAAGGGTGCTGTTGGTGCTGGTAAGGATATACCATTATCTGAGGATATGTTGTTATCAGATGCTAATGATTTACGTGTTCTTAAAGATGAGTTGTTATGGGCATACAAAGGTTCTAAGAAGAGGACTAGGAAAGTTAAGACAACAGATTATAAAGTTGTTGAAAAGCAACTAGTTCCTTGTACATATGCAGATTCTAGTGGAGAGATTGCTAGTTATCGTTTTTTAGTTGAGCCTTGTATTTCTGATACTGTTGGATTTGATTTAGATTCATGTACTAAGTTGTATTCTTATATCTCAGATAAAGAAATTCCTTTTGCTGTTATCAAGACAAAGTATCATCAATACTTTACTACAGAAGAGGGTAAGAGGATGCTTTTATCTCTTAAAGATGGGGCATTAAATAAAGGTAGGATTTTACTTATTGGTAATAACATAGAGATTTCTAAGATGATACAGAAAGAAGTGTTGAAGATTTGTAAATAATCTTTAAATTGTTAATTACCTGTTAAACTTTAATGTTAAATATATAATGTGCATATCTTTTGGTATGCACATTTTTGCTTTGTTTTATTTAGTAAAGGGGTATCGATGTCTGAAGTAAAATCTAATGATGTATTTGAATTAATTAAGGGTAGCATTAGTGAAGATAATAAGATGTCTTTCGATGTTTCTAATGTTGATTTGAGTTCGTCAAGCACAGGTGTGGTTGTTATTAATTCAAAAGATGACGTATATTTTGCTATAGCTAAGAAGTCTATTCAAGAGTTTAAAGTTGTAGTTGAAAATAGTGAGATTACATCTGATAGGGTGTTAAGTAGCAATGCTACATTCATTAAGAATTTTACTAAGGATAAAGCTAGTTATCGTCATGGTGATAGTGTAGGAATTAGTTTCTCAGTTAAAAATACGACTAAAGAAGACTCACCAATGGTAGTTATTGTTAATTTGTATAAAATTAATCAAAAGGTGGCTACTGTATATAAAGATTCTAACTTATATTTACGTGTTAATGAGACTAAGGATTATAGTGTTACAGTTCCTAATGATATCTTAGATAACAATAGTGGCTATTTACTTTCTGTTGTTGTAGAAGATACAAATGATAATATTGATATTATTAATGAGGGTTTTTCTGTAGAGGAAGATTGGACTAAGTTTCCTAGATATGGTGTTATTGGTGGTTCTGGTGATGATAACAATTCTATTTTATTGAAGAATAAAGATAGGTATGATAGTGCATTAGATGTTATGAGTAATATGAATATTAACTCATATTTCTTCTATGATGCGTATAAATCACCTCAAAACCCGTTCCCTGTTGATAAAGAGCAGTTTAGTCAGGATTGGAATACATGGTCGCATAGTGTGGTTGACATAGATATGGTTAAACATTTGACTGATTATGTGCATAATAAAAATTCAGTTGCTATGTTATATAACATGTGTTTTGCACGTTCAGTTGATGAAGATGAGGTAGTACCTGCTTGGGAGTATGCTTATAATCATGATACATATGGTTTAAATAAGAAAGGAACTCCTTATATTAATTACATTGATGGTAAACCTTTCCAATATTACTATCACCCTATGAGTACACAGTGGAGAGAGCATATTTCTAAAGTTATGATTGAGGCTATGGAAAATGGTGGGTTTGATGGTTGGCAAGGTGACACTATTGGTGACCGTACTATTAATGCTTATTATGATGCTGATGGTGATGCTCATTATATGAGTGATTACTATGGCGATTTCATGGCTGATATGAAAAAGCGTATGTCTAATAAATATTTAACAATTAATGATGTTAATGGTGAACATTTAGATAAGTTGTTAGATTCCAATCAAGATGTTATCTATAATGAAATATGGCCGTTTGGTCAATCTGCTTTGGTTATTGATGGTCAATATCGTTCACAGACTGAGTATGGTGATTTGAAAGCACGTGTAGATGATGTTAGACGTAAATTAGGTAAATCTCTTATTGTTGGTGCATATATGAATGGGCCAGCTACTGAGTGGGTTGATGGTAAACGTGTTGCTAAGAATGGGTCTGGTCAGGATTCTATTAATGGTGGTACATACAATCTCCCAGCAGTGTTGTTAACAACAGCTACAATTTCTGCCGCTGGTGGTTATCACATGAGTTCTGCCGTATTGGCTAATAGTATGAATAAGGGAGGGTTGGATATTGGTATTTTAGAGAAAGATTACTATCCAACTCAGAGCCTACGTACTACAGATGAGATAACACGTAAGGTGTATGATTATAATCAGTTTGTTACTGCGTATGAAAACATACTACGTGGTGATGGTTTAGATGATGATACTACAGAATTAGAAGTTATTAATAGTTTTGGTTTCAAACAAAATTGGGATAGGTATGGTACTAGAGGTTATCAAGTATGGACATGGTCTAAACAGGGTAATGGATTTAGAACTGTACAGTTAATCAATTTGTCTGATGTTGTATCTAATTGGAAGAACGAAGAGGGTACATCCATTAATAAACAGCCAACGTATATGAAAGATTTCATTGTTAAGTATGTTGTAGGTAAGGATAAAGACTTAGCTGAAAGATTATCTAATAGTGTATATGTAACTTCCCCTGATGATTGGTCTAAATCTGCTATGGTTAAATGTCATGTTGATGTTATCAATGAGGATGGTAATTATGTTTTGAATATTCATGTTTCTGATTTAGATATTTGGGATATGATTTATATTAAAGAGTAGTTATTGAATAGAATATAGTGTATGATAAGGGTATAGATTTTCTCTATACCCTTATTTTATTGTGGAGGAATTGTATGAATACTAGGAATAAGAATAAATTAAGAGCATTGATGTTAGTTTTAGTGAGTCATAAATATGTGGTAGACATCATATCTTTTGAAGATGATACTATCAATATTAAGATAAAAAAGATTTAATATAGTATATTTTTCAAAATCCTCTTTACAAAACTTTACACATGTGTTAATATGATGTCAACAGATAATATATTTCTATTGTGAGGTGATTGATTTGTATTTTCGTTTATATCATTTTAACAGTGGTTGGGTTAATGTGCGTAAAGCTATTAAATTTCTGACTAAGAGTGATAATTGTAGTTATATGGGTGTTGAGTTTTATTCTGATGGTAGTTTTACTGTTTGTGTTTGTTTCGTGGAGGATGGTGTCAATGAGTAATGTGTGATTACAGTGATGACTTTATATTAAAAGCGTTGAGGTGGTATTATCCACGAACTAAGTTTTTTATTTCAGAGGATGGAATTTTAATGGGTAAAGACTTTATGTTTGATGGTATCTACAATGTTTTTACTGTTTCAGATGATATGAAGGAGAAAGCAATAGTATATTATGGGGATAGACAGAAACATAAAGATTTAAAGATTTAAAGTTTTTATATTTTTATTAGAAGGTAGATTTAAAAGGAGATTTTATTATGGATAAATTTTGTGATGTAAGAGTAGTTTCTATGGTTAATTATTTTGCTTTACCGACTTCTTCTTTAGATTGTCGTGTTGTAGGTGATAATCTAAAAGTTGTAATACGTGATGAGGGGTTATATGTTGGCATGCCACGTCCTAAAGGTGGTTTTATTAACAACAATAATTCTTATCGTTATATTGAAGCTATGCTTGATACTAAAGGTGAGGTTGTTGAGTTTGAAGGTTATATTAACGCTGGGTATGGTTTTGAGTATTTTGAAAAAGATTCTATTTATGCAATGGGTGCCATCACTAAAGAGCCTAAGGTTAATACAACAACTATAAAGAATTTTATTAAAGAGTAATGGTATATTTTTAAAAGGTAGATTAAAAGGAGATTTTATTATGTTAAAGAATTTTGCTTATAATGAAGATGGTTCTATGAAGACTTGGGTTGCTTTTTTGTCTGTTTTTGTAATTGTGTTTATGATTATTGGTGGGTTGTATTGTTTGTTAGCTGATAATCCTCCGTCTGATAAAATTTTATCTCAAAAGTATACAACTGTTTTGGGTAAGAATTTAACATTAGATGATAGTTTACACTATGCAAGTTATGGTTTCACCAAAGGTGCAACTTTGAATGGTGTTGCTAAATTTAAAGATGTAGATTTAGATTGGAAGAAGATTGATGCTAAAGATTTACCTAGAGAAGTTAAATCTCAGTTATCTCAGTCTGATGTAGACTTGAAAGTATATGTTGCAGATGTAGATGAATCTTTAACTAATGGTGTTACAGACGTTAAACATTATGTCATCATTAGACATTTTAATGAAAATAACTCTGATAGATTAAGTGGAGTGTATACTGTTATTAAGACTAAAGGTAGTGAGCCTAAGGTTCAGTCTTTAGAAGATGCTGTTAATTTCACAACAGCGTATTTAGTTACAAGAGGTAAATAGGGTAAATAATGCGAAAATATATTAAGAAGCCAGTGACTGTTGAAGCGTTTCAGTTCTTTTATAATGATGATAAGTCTACTGAGATATTGAAAACAGAGGTAGGTATTGATAACTGTTTCTATGATTGTGATGGTAAACTCTACCTACGTACTTTAGAGGGAGCTATGGTTGTTAGAGATGGCGACTATATCATTAAAGGTGTTAAAGGTGAGTTCTACTCTTGTAGAAAAGATATTTTTTATAAGACATATTATGCTGATGATATTGTTACAAAGTATGTTGTACATTTAGAAAAGCATGATGTATTCTCTCCGATGTTCTTTGATACTTTTGAGGATGCTGTTTCTTGGGGAAGAGATATCTTTAAAAAGTATAAAGATATTAATGCATGTGAAGATTTCTTATATCAAAGTTTCAATCATTTAGTAGATGATACAATGACAACTTTCTATGTTTCTAAATGTAAAGAGTATATTCCTTATGTGTGGGATGAGGATATCTTAAATCACATGCAGGTTGACTTAGATGATAATAGGGAGTGTTGTTGTATTGATGATTATACAACAGCTGATGAAGAAAAAGATTTGGGATTAATTGTTAATGAAGCTATTAGAGGTTGGGTATTTAAGCATAATCTGATTGATAGAGTATGGGGTTATGATATTGAGTATGATACTACAGTTTCTGTTCCAATTAAAGAGTAGATATATTTAAAGAGGTAGATAACTTCTACCTCTTTTTATTTTACTTTACACTTATTTACATATATGTTATTATTTAGTTGTAGATATTCTATTGAAATTATTGGAGGTAGATTATTTTGAAATTGATAAGTTATAAGGTGTTAGATGATTACATTGTTATTAACGATACTTTTTGTTATGGATTAGCGTCTTTACGTGGTATTCGTTTAGATGATAATTACTTAAAATTAGATAAAGAGTCTTGGGTTGGTGAGTGGTTTAACTTGGTTGATTTTGGTGGGGATATGTCAGAATTAATTAAGTTTGTTGATAGTACTAATAAGCTAATCAAAGATGCTAAATCTAAAGAGTATTTAGTAATTGAGTGGGGTATTTTCTTCTTTATTATGTTGATGGTAGCTGTTGTTTCTTGCTTTGTTGGTATGGTTATTGGTGTTAGTTGTGGTATACATGTATGAGTGTTTTAACTGATATGTTTTGCAGAGATTCATATAATTTGTACAGTGGTGATAGGGATATAAGCTATTCAGTGGATTACATAAATTCGTGTATTCATATGTACTTGTTACAGTTGTACTATGGTATGAGTGATGATGAAATAGCTAAGTATATGTATTATTATGGTGATAGGGATGGATATTAAAAGTATTTTATTTACATTGGTGTTTGTATTGATGTTTCTTATTTTTTGTTTAATTGATTTGTATGTAATTTATTTGTATGGGTATTAGGGAGATGTATTATGTATAAACGTGATGATTTTTATGTAGATAGTGAGTATGGTTATTTTATTATTTTTGGTAATAAAGTTTTCAATGTAGAGGATGTCAAAGACATATATCTAAGAGATGAAGCTATGTATGTTGAAATGGCTGATGGTAGTAGGGAGTATTTTGATATTGTTGTTAATATGTGTAATATTCCTTTGTTACTAGATTTCATTAGAGAGTTTAAGATTGCTAAGAAAATTAATTCTTCTAAAGATGTTTGTGCATATGAGAGGTCTTTCCGTTCATTCGCTATTTATATGTTATTAGTTATGTCTATTATGCTTAATTTAGTTTTTATATTGGTTAAGTAGGTGTTGTTTTATGAATGTTGATAGATATGACTTTGGTTTTGAAGATGATTATTTTTATTATTACATTAGTTATATAGGTGGTAGTTTTGTTTCACCAGAACCACGTTCTTTGAAAGGGGTATATCATGTGAGAGATATATCTTGTGTACAATTATGCACACAAGATTATGGGACTATGTTGTGTGTTAATGTGTATGGTAGATACAGAGATGATATTAGCGTTAAGACTTTCTATCTAGATGACTTTAAAGAGAATAGAGCATATTATAATACATTAGTACATAATGTTAATAATCGTATTAAGAACTATAATAAAGTTAGAGAGGATGCATCTAATTCTTTTGTAGGTAAATTTTTTGCTATTAGTTTGATTTTATTTATATTATTTATGGTTTATCTGTGTGGTATATCTTAAATAATATTACATAAAAATATTAAACTTTACAATTCAATACATATATGGTATTATTTAAGTAAGATATAGTGAGTGTATCTAAAACACTGTATGGTTGTATTATATTGTACGACTTTATAATGGGAATATAGTTATTATATTAAGCATATGAGCAATACATTATACTTTTTACAAAACTTTGTTTCTTATGGTTTTGATAGTGATTAATTATCTTGTTCTATTGTAAGGTTGTGTAATGTTTTACATCATACTTATTTATGTCTTTTTATTTTATAGAAAGCTAACACTATTAGAATACATCAACTGATACATTCACTATATCGAATATTATTAATCTAGTTTTCAAATATTACTTTACACAGTATTACTAAACAATACAAAGTGGTGCAAGGTAGAGTAGTTTTTATAAAGGGGTATAAACATATGGATTATTATATTAAAGAGTTTTTAAAGACTAATAAATTAGAGACAGGTGTACCATTTAAGGTTAAGGAACTTAATCGTTTAGTAGTGGTTGATGCAGATGGTTCTTTTAAGTATGTAGATAGTGATGGGGTACTTGTATTAGGTGATGTATTTAGTATTCTAAGTGGTGCATATCATGTAGAGTTAAATAATACTAAATACTCATGTGGTGATACTTATTATTTTGTATCTGATGCATACAATGTTAAGAAATCTACATGGGGAAATAACATTTATGATTATGCTTTATTGAATATGGGTAATGTATTTACTACACGATTTGAAGCTGATAATCATAAGGAAGAGATTCTTAATAAGTGTAGAGAGATTAATACTAAGGATGTAGTTTCAACAGGTAATAACGATACTCCTGATTTTTCTACTCCTACATTAGGTGGTACAGTAACTAATAATGGTATTACTTATAACATTAAAGATAAACTTAAACCTTTATCTGATAAGGTTAAGGATATGGGTGATACAGCTACTATTCTTAATAAAAAATATAAAGATAAAGTAAGTGGTATGGCAATGTCTATTGATAAAGATAGCATTGATAGTGGTAAGTATAAGGGTTATACATTACATAATGGGGTTAAGAGAGATTTTGATATTAATGCAACTTCATTAGGTGAGGCTATTCGAGAGGCATTAAAGAAAAGCTTTAATTGATATAGGCAGGTGAGTGTAGGTATGTTAGAGAATACAATTAAGATGCTAGTTAATACATTAGATTATTACTATAAGGATAATCTAATTGATGGGGTAAGTACTGATACAAGTGGTAGCAATTATGTTATGTCAGTTGATTATTCATTAGAGAGTGCTAAGTGTACACTAACTGATGGTAACGTAACAATGGATGCTACTCTATATTATAATGATATGGTATGCAACTTGTATATTAGGAATTATACAGAGGGATATAATACTTCTACATTAGATACTATTATTAAAGGTATTTGTCATTATGAAGAAGTGTTACAACGTGAGAGTGATATTGAGGTTAATGTAACACTTATTTAATATCATTGTGATAATATAGGTGGTATTATACTAAAGATAGTGTGAGATAAGGTGATTTATTTATGGGTTTGATTCAATTCAAGTTGCGGAGTGGTGCTTTACAGAAAATCATACAAAAACGTATGATTTCTATTAGTGAGTTATCTAGATTAAGTGGTGTAAGTCGTCCAGCTTTGTATAGCTTGATTAATGAAAATGTAAATTATGTTCGTATTAGTACATGTAGAAAAGTAGCAGAAGCACTTAAAGTTGATGTTGATACATTATTTGAGGTAGCTAGTGATACAGCTACAGAAGTTGATAAATAGATGGAAAGATTTTATAGTTTAGATATCAAGACACAATATGTGTTACAGGATAGTGTTAGGAAGGATACATTTAAGAGTATAACAACTATTGAGGGTGTTCAGTGGTTGATGTGGACTTTCTATCATTGGGGTATTAAGTATTTAACATATGATACTGTTATGGGGTTACAATTATTTCATGGTAGACCTGTGTATGATGTAAATACTAAGAGATGGTATGGTGCTAAAGTAGTTAAAACAGAGACTGTAGAAGATACAGATAGTAATACTACTAATAGTACAAATGGTGAAGTGAGTACAGGTGAGGGTGATATTCATGGAGATGGCACTAACAATAGTAGTCATAATCATGGGGATAGTCATGCTGAAGTCGGAAACGTCAATGGTGAGGTTCTTCCTAATACTGTTTCTTTGGTTGATAGCACTAGGGAAGATGTAGAGAGAGGTAATACAAATGACAATGGACATGGTAGTAACAATCATTCTGATGGGGTTGGGGTTAACACTCATAGTAATGACAGAGAAGTGGTTAATGCGGATACTCATAGCATTTCTAGTGATGGTGGTATACAATCTACTGTTCTAGGTGCAACATCTACACGTGAGATAGTAGAATATACAGATAATGGAAATGAACCTAAAGGTTTGTCTTTTTATTTACACTCATTGATTTCTAGTGTATTTGAGTTATCTGAAGGTACTGCCATAGAGTTAACTACACAAGCGATTGAGGATGATGTAGCCAATAAGACGTTAACAGATGGTACAATAGTAGAAGTATCTAATAATGGTATTACGTGGTTTAAGCGTTATTTTAAATCGATTGAGCCTAATCTATCTACTAAGTATTGCGTATATGGAGGTGGACGTACAAAAGATACAGTACGAGATATGGCTGATGTAGAATATTATCAGTATATGCGTTATAATGATAATACACATACTGATATGAGTACGACTAGTGTATGTACTAATGGGTGTGGTAATTGTAACAATACTACAGTTAAATTTGAGAGTGTAAGGAATACAGTAGATGGGAGAGTTGTTTTTGCTGATAGGGGTAGTTTAAATAAATAGGATATCTATAGTAGGTATAATATAAAGGTTATGTGTAGTAAGAGTTGTAGTAATAAAAATACTAAAGATGAGATTAGGTATCTTCCAGAAAACATTGTTAAGGTATCGATTGATATGGATGAATATCTAAGGCTTAAAGAAGTAGAGAAAGAGTGTGTTGGTCTTAGAAGAGATGTATTAGCATATAAGAGGGATTCTATATTTGTAGAAGAGCATGAAGTGTGTTATGAGCGATTACATGAAAACTTATACAATGAGTTAGAAGTGTTGTATACTAAGTATCGTGGTTCTGCTATATGGAATTTGGATATTACGTTATGTGGTGTGATAGCTTTCTTTGTTAGAAAATACTTAGAGGGTAGCCCAGAATCATTTGATTATGATGAGAATTCTAGATTGCGTTATAATACATTAGTACATGCAGTAACATCATTAGAGTATTATTTTGACAAATCTAATGATAATGGTGAATTAAATCAAGAAGATAGGGAATTGGTGTTAGAGGCTTTATCTGAGTTGAGAGAGTATTGGTTTTCTATGTGGACATAAATACTTGATATGTGAGAGGATTGAGATATATGCGTTACGTATTAATTGGGATTATTTTATTAACTTCTCTTTTTATAGGTGGTTGTGGTGATTGCTTTGTTGGGTGTGGTGATACGTCAGTTAAAAATCAACCGTCATTAACTGCTAGTAGGGAAGAGAAGTTAAACTATCTTATTACTAGTCAAAGTGATGCTTTAATTGAACACAATAAAGATTCAGATGTGTTTAGTCATAGATATACTGCTAATGAACTTAGCATAGGTGACTATCTAACTAAGACTTTTGAATACATGGATAGTAAGGGTTATAAGGTAGATTCCATTAGGAACGATGATAATAATACAGCATTATATTTTGTTTCTAAGACAATGTATTTTTATAGTAATATTCATAAGGGTGTTACTGTGACATATAGGAAGAAATGATAAAACGTATACTAAAGAAGATATGTAAATGGGTATTTTATTTAATTGTTTTTATTTTTGTTATAGTAGCATTGGTATCTATTAAAGAAGATAATCAGAGAAAGCATGATGCTTTAAAATCTGACCCTATACATACTATGAATAATGAGGTCTTAAAAAATCATACAGGCGATACATTATATGTTTCATATGATAGTAGAGAGTATGATGATTATAAGATAGATAAAATTATTAAAGATATGAATAGTAGGGGTTATAAAGTAGTTAATAAGTATACTGAGTATTTACAATATCAAGAATTAATTGGGGATATTATGTATATACGTGAATATACAGTAACACATGTTATTTATAGGAAGTAAATATATGGATAAAAAAGTTATTATTAAGTCTGTAGCGTTTATATTATTTTTTGCTGTTTACTACTTTGTAGAGAGTAGACGATAATCATTTAAAAAGGGGATTAAAATTATGGTAGTAGGTTCTGTAAAAGACTTAATAAGTGAATTACTAGAGACTTCATGTTATGTAGATGACACAGTATAAGTAGTCAATGCTGTTGGTACTCCTTATCAGATTGCTAAGGTAGTTAATAAAGATGGTATGGTAGTATTGGTGTTGGACGATGAGTAGATTTCTTAGCGAATATAATTTTCAACAGATATTAGGTAAACATTTATTTAAGAAGTATGTATGTGTTCCTAATGTATCTATGTATGAATACAGAAAGGGTGAATATGAAGCCGACTTTTTGTATTTTAATTTAAAGGCACTACATCTAACAGAAGTTGAGATTAAGTTATCTGTACGTGATTTTTTAAATGATTTCAAAAAGAAACGATATCATGATAGTAAAGAAGTTATGTATTTATATTATTGTATGCCTAGTGATATGTATTATGATAATCAAGAATTAATTGATTCTAAGTTAGGTGACGCAGGTCTAATATTGATTAATGGTGTAGATACTGATACAGAAGATGGTGCGTTCTACGAGTTTGACTGCTACAAGAAACGTGCTAAGAAGCGTAAAGGTGTTTCTAAGTTATCAATCGATAGAGCAATGTATTATATGCGTATAGGGTGTATGAAGTGGATAATTAAATAGAGGAGATTAGATTATGGCAACTATAGAAAACAAACGATTCACTAAGTTTAGATTACAGTTAGAGTTATTAGCATCTCATACAAGTTATAGTCCAGAAGAGTTAGTGTTTAAGTATAACTATAACAATGTAGTTATTCCTACAAGGAACTTTGGTGATATTCAATTACATGAGGTACGATATCGTCTATGTGATTATTTCATCATTGAATACTTTGTAGGGAATGTACGTCTCCTAGAAACATATGATTTAAAAGTTAATGGGTGTTTAGATGATTGTAGTGATGTTATCAATGAGATTGTAAGTCTGATAACTGATGTCATTGATTGCGTTACAGTATCTTTTACAGATAATGATACTGCTAAAACTTTCATGAGTAATTATTTAGATAGGGGTTCTAGATTAGACAGCATTATTAGTGGAGAGTTTGATAGTAAAGATACTATTGTATATTACTATGGTGGTAGTGATTTCATAGTAATATATACTAAAGACTTTAAAAACAGAAATGCATATCGCATGAATAAATATTTTGTAGAGCATTTAGTAGCAACTAATTTATTAAATGATATTAATGTTAAGAATTTTAAGCTTATCAGTCATTATACTGATGTGGTGTATAGTGATAAAGATACAGAGGTTGCGTATTATTAATTTATAGTAGAAGGGGTTTATAATATAGTGTGTATTCATAGGGATGTAGAGCATAGGACACGTTCGTATACAGATAATAATGAAGTAATTAGTACACATAAAGAAGTGATAAAAGATTTAGAGTATATATGGGGTTGTTACCCAGAGTTACGTTTAGGGCAATTACTATGTTATATTGCATCTGAGGTGTTGGGTACATCTGACCCTTTTTATTTAGAAGATAGTAAGTATCAAACATTTAGAGATACTGTAAAAGATAGGTATAGTGATATATGAAAGATAGTAGTTGGTCAGATATATTTAAATACATGTACTTTGTACTACAGTTAAAGGTAGAGGTATTCCTACTAAATCGTTTAATTGGTAGTTCCACTGGTTTATATCAACAATGTATTAATAAAGGTGTACTAAAATTTCTAGATGCATATGAGCGAGCGAATGAGGGTAATTATGAGAAGTTTTTAAAGTCTGTGGAAAATTCAGTTGAGAACTCAGATGATGAAAGCTTTAAAGATTATTCAGATGTGTACTTAAATGGGTTTAAAGCACATTATAATGTAGAAAGAAATATGCGTGTCATAGCTACTAATGAATTAAAGAAACAAACAGAGGAGTTAAAGTGTAATGAGTATATTGTTTAAACGTAGTGTAGTTGCGTTATCTGTGTTAACTTTATTTGGTACTACATATGTAGGTGCTATTAGTACTGCTAGACCTGTAGTCATTAGTAGACCGCCTGTGGTTAAGTCTACACCTGTTGCAAAACCAGTAACTAGGAGTACAACTAAATCTAGTACAACTAAGAGTAATGATAGTACAGAAAGTAAAACAACTAATGTAACAAATAACTATTATACTACAAATAAGAGTGGTGGCTTCTTTGATAGTTTCACTGGTGCTTTTGCTGGTACATGGTTCTATCATACATTATTTGGTAATAATGACAACAGTGGTTCTAATGTTAGTAATGATGCTACACAAGAAAATACTGAAAGTGGAGATACAGAAGAGGTCTTTAGTATCAGTTATTGGATTACAAACAATTTAGAATATCTTAAAAATTTATTGTTTGGTGTTAAGTAGGTAGATACTATGTTACAAAATCTAAAGAATAGGGAATATATACAAAAACTATTAAACGCTGAAACTTCTAATGAAGTATGGAATTTGTGGTTTGATACTCCAGATAGTTTATTTATTAAATGTGTAGATACTATATTTGAAGATGCAGTTTGTGATTCTACTAATAAACATAAGAGATATATCTATGAGTGTGTAGATGGTAAGTATTATGAATATTCCTATTGGGAAGATTATTTTGGTGAACAGAGTTGTCATAGTTTTAGAGAGGTTACAAGACAGCCTGTTTTAACGTATGAGTGGGAGTAGTTAATAATGGTTAATGTACAAAAAGAGGCATTAGATATCACAAGGAAAGTATTACAGGATAGTTGTGGTTATACGAGTGATGTTGTTGCTGAGGATAAGATGTTTGTAGTGTGGTCATGCAAAACATTACAAAATTGGAAAGCTATTGTAGGTGGTACCGATATTAAAGAACTAATTGAGGTAACATATAATGGTGATACAAAAGAAGCATATGTAGACGTGTATGATAAGAAATTAAATGTAGCTATTAAGTTAAATGGTGAGTAACATTATGGAAGAGTGGAAACAAAATTTACTAGAAGAGTTCAACACATTAGAAGAGCGTATTCATAGTCTAATTGCGTTTTTAGATGAAAATAAAGAGCATGAGGATTATTATGTGTTGTGTAAACAGTTGACTGCTATGGTCGACTATCGTGAGTGTTTACATACACGTATTGTAAAATATAATATTGCGTAGGTGTATAAAAGTTTTTTATGGGGATAATGCAAATAACTAAGAAAGTTTGTATTATCTCTTTTTTATTATATTTAGTATACTATATGTGTAATAGTGGTTCTTGTAAAGGAGATAAAAAAAATGATTCCTAGCTATGATTTAATGTATGCAATAAACAAAGAGTGTATATCGTGCCTACAAAGTGTTTGGGGTAATGACGAGTGTGAATCTTGTACATATGAGGAAATATACTCCAACTTAATGGAAGAGGTATGTGATGGTGCATTAGATATTCCATTGTATACTAAAGAGTCAAAAGAATATTACAAGACAAATAGGGACGTAAATTTTAATAAGTATATGTTAGATATCTTATTAAAGATGTATGAAAAGAATAAAATGAAGTATACGTATAAGGTTGATAATGTAACATATACTTCGGATGAGTTCTACGTACTAGAGAAAGAGTTAGAAAAACTAATAAAGGGGAATTAAGATGAAGAACAATAAGACATATAAAAGATTTGACTCTACTACATATCGTATGGTTATGAGTATGTTAATTTATCTTGAAAGCATTGAGGTTAAGGATATTGTACGACATGTAAATGGTGATAAGGTACATTATATGGTTAGAGTTGATGGTTATTTTACATCACTAGATAAGGTTAGTAATATCATGAAGAATTTACCTAAGAGATATGTAACAGCATTTGATGTATTTATGGGTAAAGTGTATAAACGTGTTATTCAGAGAGTACCTTATTTTGAACGAGATGAGTATTATTCTATTAATTTCTTATTGCAGTATCTACAAGATACTAGTTATATCGTACCTATTGGATTAGATGATATTGATTGTATTCGTATGTATGTTGAGAATAAGTATGATAAGGTAGATGCTTTGGAGTTGGTTAGCAATATGTTAGATAAGAAGTCAGAGTTTGAAGATATTTTAGGTGATACTATGGTTAATAGTAAAAACGATACAATGCTAGATACAGAAGATTTGTATAAGAATTTTGCTTATTTATATGAAACACTTATTAGGTTATATGCTAAGGGTTATCGTACAATCGAGGTAGATAGTTCCAATGCATTAGTGTTAGCTGTTGTTCAGAAGTATACACAGGAAGATTTAGATAGGGGTAGGGTTAGACGTAAAACATATCTAAATATTACATCTATCTTTAAGTTATTAGGTATTATGGATACTATTAATAGTGGTGTATATGCTATTAGAGATATTCTAGGGTTACCTAGTGAGGGTGATATTGTTTATATGGGTGATAAACCGTATTATTTACATAGTATTTCTTTTAATAGTGTTGGTACACAATATTTCTTATATCCTAATCATTTGAATAAAGAAATGTATGAGTTACTTGGTGATACGAAGTTAGAGATGACATATAAAGTACGTATGGCTAAGAAGGATACTACATGCAATATGTTTGAAGATAGCTATCAAGATAAGTGGAATGCATTTATAGGAGGTTAATGATGGTAACACAATATTTTACAACTGATGTTATTACAGCAGAAGAGTATATTGGTTATGTACGTATGGTTTTTCAACTACAATCTGCGATTAATATGGTGGGTTTAGATGGTGGTATTCAAGTAGTTAATAATAAATTACGTTTCTATGATGCTGAAGACGAAGATATTACATCTGAGCATAAAGACTTGAAAAAGCTGGGTGTAGATACTAATCTTCTTGTTAAATTTAGTAGAGCTATTTCTGAGTGTATTGTGCGTTTAGATACAACTGTACAGGAGTTGTATAATACAGTATGTCATTCTGTTGTTAATGATTATGGTAGTATAGCTAGATATTATCGTGCCAATGAAGATAAAAACTTAGCACCTAGCTTTGTGTATTTACGTGAGTTCGATAATCAGGATGAATCTGATAAAGTTAAATTATTGTACGAATATCAGTATTTGTATGATTATATTAATAATCTTTGTAATATGAATACTAATAGAGGTATGGATGATACTATTATGACACAGTATGATGTTGATAGGGATTGTGTTAATTTTGTCATAGAACATACTAGTATAGATGCAGTTACTCCTAATACTATTGTTAGGGACAATATAGCTATTAGATTATTACCTACAGTTGTGTTTAGTGGTTCTCATAATGTAAAAGTTAGGGATGTGTTGAATAACATTGATACAGTTATTCGATATTTAATTAGGTTACATGCCGAACCATTTAAAGTTGCTTATGATGGTTTAAGTCCTAAGTCTTTTGATAAGGTAGGGTTAAAACAGATTAATTATGTTACAGAGGGTAATGGTTTTGTAGCATTTGGTGATAATGTATTTTCTGTGTATATTGATAGTGATAGAGTTAAACATTTAGTCAATCAATTAAATTTTGTGCATAAAGTCGACTGTTTTAATAAGGCTATTGAAGGTCATAAGTATCTATTAAATTTTCCTATCATTGATAATTATGTGACAGTGGCTAGTGCAATACAGTCTTATTTACGTTATCAGTATGAAAGCGTTATGGGTTCTAGTGGTTATAGTAAGTACACGCCATATGTTTGTTTGTTGTTATCTGCGACTAGTGTGAGTTCTGTTGGGTATGCACATATTCATCAGAGTGTTAATATGCATTTAATTCATTATCATAGTTTTATGGTTGATACAGGTAACAGTGATAGATTAGATATGATGTTGTCTTATATCGATTTTTGTAAAGATAACTATAATTCTGATTTTACGTGGGACAATGGTAGACATGTTATGGTAGTTCATCATAAGCATAAAGAAGATGAAGTTCTTTCATTGCATAAATATATTGATGACAACTCTATTGGTTTTAATTTAGATGTAGATGATGTATTAGATTTACTAAAACTATCTAGGGGTTTAGTTAATGGTTTCTATAATACTTTAAATGCAGATAAACATGTTGTATTTATTGATGCTTTGAATGGGTTTAGAATGATTTCAGATATTGCTAAATCTAAAGACGATACATACATTACATTAGATTATGAGATTGATAAGTATCTTAATTGCAATACTAATTATATGGGTACTATTAATAGTGACTCTTTATTAACATGTTCTGATATGGTGTTTCCTTTAGATAGTAAATATTGGTATGTTAAAGATGTAAACAACTATAAGCCTTTAGTGTCTATAGTTGAGAAACGATATAAAGGTATGGAAGTGGTATTACGACTTGTCACTAATATGTTATTTACTATCTTTTACGAGATTAATGCTAAGGATATTAAAACAGTATCTATTGGTGTAGAGGATTTCAAAGATTATAGTAAGTTATCGTTCATTGTTAAGACATATGATGGTAGGGTTGAGACATATCCTTTACTTATTAATGATACATTTAGTTACGCCGTGTATAGTCTATTTCATGAAGATAGTGGGTATCAGATTTATGATGCTACATTAAAGGAAGTATATGATATCCTATCTGAAGTCATGGATATGATGGTTTCTAGTTTTAATTTCATTGATTTTGACGAGGATATTTTTAATGTGGTTGATAATTTACGGAAGTTATCTGTAATAGTTAATTCTTGTGATAAGAAAGAGGGAGAAAAAATGAAAGTAGTACATACTAAGGAAACAAAATTAGTACGTTCTAGTGAATCTAGAAATCTTATGTTAGCTAAAGATTTAGCATTAGAGTTTATTGATAGTGGTTATGATGTGATTATGCGTGATGGTGATGATTTAGTAGTATATTCTAATTCTGATACTCTAATGCAAGAGTATGTACCTAAGTCTTTACATAATGTATTCTATGACGTAGATAAGTTAGATTTATTACCATTATCTTATTACGTATATATGTGTAAATAATTGAAAGGGGATTAGATTATGATATACAATACAGAAGAGATACGCTTAACACCAGAGGATTACGTAAGATGTATTGAGTTATTTTATACATTAAAAGACTGTGGTAATCGTTATAGGTATGATTCTAAAATCACTTCTATTGAGGAGATGGGGATAGACTTTGATGGTGATTTCTTTAATTTTGATTTAAGTAGTGATATAGTTGAGCAGTTTGATATGTTATCTAATATGACAATTAAGACTGTGTTAGATAAATTACGTTTTATTATGACTCATGCTATCTATAGTTTGTATGAAGTACAGGAGTTACTGAAAAAGAATAAAACAGCGTATCGGTTATGTCCTAATTTTACGCTTAATGCGTACTTAGAGGGAAATACTTTTAAGAATGTTCTCAACTATTTATTAGAGTGTAATAGATTGTATAATTACTTTGTAGATGGTGATTATACTAATTGTTGTATTCGATATGTACATGATGATTTTAAAAATCCATTTCATATGTACAATAATAAGGGTGAGGATGTTGCAATGACATCTCCTATTATTCAACACGTAGCATTTACACCTAGAAAAGAAATAGCTGTACATGAAGTCATTGAAAATATTCATGCTGTTATGTTCATGTTATCTAAACTACATCTTGATAAACTAAAAACATTACGTAAGACATATCAAGATGAATTAGAGAGTGTTAGCAATGGGTATCAGACTCATGTACGTTACAATGATACTAGAGATGTAGGATTGATTAATACATTGTATATTAATTTACCTAAAGAGATTAAGAGTACAGATGTAGAACATATCGATACTGTTAGATTGGTTAGAGATGTAGTAGATGCAATTACTGTTGGTGTAAGTTGCAATTATTCCTGTGAAAAAGATAAGATAACTGTGTTTGATATCGTGAGTGCTATGGTATGTCATTCAGATACATTGTTACGTGATACATATGGGGATGGGTATACAAATTATGATGCAACTACTAAAGTGTTCTTAGATAAGATGGGGAGTAGTAATCTTAATAAATACATATCACAGGCTATGATGTTGTATATTATTTATTATCACAGACATAAAATCAAGAATGACACACATCTTAGGTTAGAGCGTTTGAAACATGCATTAGAGTTTGAAAATGGTACAGTTGATACAGATGTAACATGTAAAAAGGGGAATAGTTTAACTCTTAATCGTAGATATCGTGAGAGAGAAGAATTAATAGGGAGTATTATTAATTTTGACACATTACCGATTAAGTCATCTGATTATAATACTATGATTCCTAGTGTATTAATTATGATGTTAGATACATTAAAGGTTATTGGTTCTACGTGGTATTATCACGCAAGATTTACTACTCCTATGCATATGGTTCAGCTTATGTATGAATTAAAATACGAGAATTATGATAATCTGTTTTGTGAGTATTATACAAGTAGTGATACGTTTAAATTAAAGCCAGATACATATTGCTCTAATAGTGATGACGATATACACATTAATTGGTATCATTATGGGAATATGGTATTACCTACGTATGGGACATATGATAGAAATACTATCTTAAAAGATACTGTATTTATTAATAATTGTTATCTAAACGATGCTAGAATGGGTTTAATTACTTTGTTGAAAGTGGTTGACGATACATTATATGGTATCACTGAAGAGGTTGATAGTTTAGAGTTACGATATAATATGTCTGACTATAATTATAATATGGAGTTCTATATTACATTTACAGATGGTGAAACAGTAGTTAGACATACAGAGTTTAACCTAGCAGATTTTTATTACCTATATGGGTTGTTATTATATTGTGAGAGTGAAGGGTTTGAATCTTCTTTATTTAATTATAAGATGGATATCTACTCTTTTAAGACAACAATTAAAGATATGGCTTATAGGATTAATGCTGTTGCTAAAGAATTCTATACAGTTAGTGATACTGCTATTGATAGTGATATTTATGATATTTTGGAGTCTGTTATGAGTCATGCTAAAGGGTATAAGAAGTCTTTGGATTCTAATCAAGTTGTAGTGGAAGATAAAGAGGTTAAAGAAGTGGATACAGAAGTAGTTGACCCTGTTGTTGAGGTATTAACTAAATATAGTAATGAAGTTGATGTTAAATATATAGCAAGGGTATTATCTAATGAGTTCATGCTTAATGGCTATGATTATATTGTTGTAAAAGATGATAAGATGAAAGTATATTCTACAGATGGGAGTAGGTGTCAGGTTATCGCTAAACCATTACATCGTTTCTTCTATAATGCAGATACGATTGATAAGTTACCTCTGTTGTATTATTTAATTGATTAGGTGTGCTATGGAAGGTGTTAATGCTATATTAAATTATGCATATGGTGTGTATTCTATATTAGGGATTTCATTATATGTATTCGTTGTATTGTTGATAAGTGTTGTGAGTGGTATTAGTAAGTCATATCAGTTAGATGAGTTTTGTAAAGTATATGCTAGGGTGTCTATACTGTTATCATTAGCATTTGTTGTTATCGTATCTATTATTAATACCATATCATTTATATTAGAGTAGCATTAGGGGGAGTGTATGGATAGTATTTCTACGAGTGTGTCTGATGTATTACAGCACTTAGGGATTGAATATATCAGAAAAGATACAAGTAATAATTACTATATGGTAACAGATGATGGTGAAAAGATTTCATGTGATGAATTCTTTAGGGTTGTTTGTATGCATGTGTTACAGGATAGTGATGAGATGTATGTAGATAAGAAATAGTTTAAAAAGAGGTAGTTAAAATCTACCTCTTTTTTATTTAATACTTTACAATACTTTACACCTATGTTATACTATATATGTACCAGTTAGGTAGTAAATATTGTCTTTCAAAAGGAGAAACAAAAATGTTAGAAATGTTAAGTGGATTACCTTGTGTATTGTTTTTAGTTTGGTGTTTAGCATATGTATGGTTTATTTCAAAGGGTTATAGACCTACAAAATATTATAGATTAATTGGTATCATTTTAGCAGTTCTTATGTTATTAGATGTATTTGTTATCAATGCAGATTTATATCCTAAGTATTAATTTACTTAGGATATATTAAAAGGGGATATAAAAATGATTGTAGTAGCGTTTATTGTGGTTGTAGTTATGGTTTACATAACTATGATTGGAAGTAAAATTCATGAAGAGTGTGATAGATATGATTCTATTAAGACATATAACGCTCTTAAAAATGATAAAGAGTTTCTTAAAAAGATTGGGGGTTAGGTTATGTTTTTACCAGTAATTGGTTTGTGTGTGTTGTTGTTACTTATTTATGTAGCAGTAACATTATTTAAAATTAGAAAGAATTATCACTTTAAAGATGCTAGTCATTTTGAAGTGATAACTGTAGAGAGGGATACTAATTTAATTCCTTTCATTGTTGATTTTATTGGTAAGTTGGTTCTACCTATGGCTATTCTAACAGTAGAAAGTTATACATGGTGTGCTATTCTATTATTTGTATTTGTTATTTTTGGTTTCTATTCTATTCGTGTAGATATGAACTTCTTATATGCGTTAATCTTTAATGTGTATAAAGTTAAGACAGAAGATGGTATTGTATATACAGTGTTCTCTTTTGAAGACATTACCACTATTACTAGTGGTAAATTTCTAGAGGTAGGCAATGGGGTTCTCTTATACAAATGATTTAAATACTAAGCATTGTATTGCTAATAATGAAATAACAAGACCGTATCTTGTTAAAGCTTTAGATAAAGATGATGCTACAAAAGAATATATGGGTTTTTATTATGGGTATGTTATTAAGCATAGTCATTTTACAGATGAGCGTAAAGATTACCTATTACTCATTGATGAGGCTACATTACAGAAAGATGCTACAGTTAATAGGGTAGAAATAGATTATAATACTATTAGACAGTCTACTGGTGTGTTAGATAGTAAGGGTAGATTATTGTTTGTTGGTGATATCATTTCTTTTGTTAATAGGGATGATATTAAATATATGATTGTTAAGGGGTGTAATGGTTTCTGTTATGTAGATATTAGTGATACAGAACAGACTATGATTCCTTTGATGTTTAATAAATATAAAGATAATGTTAATACAGATGTTGTATATGTTGGAGGTTAAGATATGTCAGTTGAATTAATTACATCACAAATTAGTACATTAGAAGAGAGAATTAAGGTTTCTAAGCAGTTATTGTCTAAGATTGATAATCTAAGTGATACAGATACAAATACAATGAAGAAACAAATTAATGATTGCATTGTTAGTTTTGAAGTACTAAATTTCTTGTTAATGGAACGTCAAGTGATTGAAACAAAAGAGGAAGAACTTAATTCTGTATTAAATAGTGTAGAGGAAGTAGAAGTTCCTACACAGACTGTTGGGTTAGATGGTGAGATAATTGAATAGTTTAGCGTTAAGTATTACAGGTGGTTTTGTTTTAATCATACCTACAGTGTTGTTTCTATATGTTATGATTCAATTATTGTTTAGAGTATTAAGAAATGATATAATATTTTCTAGTGGATTTATACATTTATTAATTGTATATGCTATCATATTTAGTATTTGTTTTGTTGGTGCATATGTTGTGTACATATGTAATTAAGAGGTGATGTAGTGGCAAGTAAGGATTATATTTTTAAAATGTTAGCCGCAAGTTCTCACAGTAAGGATGCTAGGGAAGAACATGATTTTATTCTACAGAACCAAAGGCTGTTGAGGATTTGTTGAGATATGTAGATTTACAGCATAAAGTTACTGAGCCTAGTTGTGGTAATGGTAATATTGCTAATGTGTTACTTTCTCATGGGCATGAGGTAGATGCTTATGATTTAATTGATAGGGGTTTTGGTTATACAAAAGACTTCTTATCTGATAATACTCAGATTGATGGTGATATCGTAATGAATCCACCATACAAATACGCTATGGAACATGTATCACATGGTATGAGTATTTTAAAAGATGGTGGGAAGTTATGTGCTTTTCTTAAAGTACAGTTTCTTGAAAGTCAAAAACGTAAACCTTTGTTTGATGCATATCCTTTAAAGTATATGTATGTGTTCAGAAAACGTACAAATTCTTATCGTAATGATGATAGGAGTTTAGGTGGTAGTGCTGTGTGCTATTGTTGGTACGTATGGGAAAAAGGTTACATAGGTGAGCCAATAATTCGTTGGATTGATTAGGTAATTAAGTATTTGTATATGTGTAACATTCGATTTTGTGTTATAATGTGTACAAATACTTTTTATTTTAAGAGGAGATTAATAATGGATAAGTATGGTAGAGTTATCTATGATAAGAATTTTCATACTAAAAACTTTATACTACACTATAAGAATTTAATTGATGTTCATAAGTTTAAATCTGATAGAGTAGCATATGGTAAGCGTATTGATGCATTGTCTAAGGTACTATCTAGTGTAGATAAGGATAAGAACATTTTATTTATTGGTGGTCATGATATTCATCGTGAGTTATTTTTAGCTTTGTTAAGTCGTTTTGAAACATTACAATCGTATTATTATTGTAGTATGATGCAACTACATGATATCTTTTGGGGTAACAGAGGTAGTGAGAATACTCATTTAATGGATGAGGATAAAATGTATTCACTACAGGATATTACAGAACGTGTTTTATGTTTATATATCAATCGTGAGATGATTCCTACACGTAATGCTAGTGTGGTTGGTACAGTGATTACCAATCGTTGTATGTTACCTAATAAAGTAAATTGGTTGTATTTTCATGGTTTTACGTCTGATATGTTAGATAGAGATGGATTTAAATCTATCTATGATTTATTTAAGTCTGGTGATAATTTCACTATTATAGATTTAAATAAGGATATGCCTACTATCTTTAGTGGTGATATTAAGACTAATAAGTCTACAACTAAAAAGCGTAAAAGTGTTAAGACAGAAGAGGTCGTAGAGACTTCTAATAATGTTTCTGATTTATATTGATAAGGGAGTGAGTTAATGAGAAACGTAATATATTCATGTCTATCTAAGTCAGACCCTTATTATGTGGATTATCTTAGAATCTTTGAAGAGGAAGCTGATAATTACAAGAAACAATTTAAGATTGATGGTGTTCTTAGTGATGTAGAACGCAAATTCATGGACTTTATTATTAAGTCTTATGAAGTAAGTGGTGAGACTCCTAGCTTAGATTTGTTTGTTAAAATGTTTAGTGAGTACCCAGTAGAGGATGATTTACGGATAGCAGAAGAGATTGGTATCAATGATTTTAGGGTGTATATTTTTAATCTGATTGATAAAAGGGTTAATAAGTATATTGCTAATCGATTAGATGAGTTAAATGCTAAAGTAAAGAGTGATGGTATTACAGATGATATCGCACAAGAGTTTACTAAGCTAACATCATTATCTAATCGGAATAAAGCTAAGGATATCAACATTGAAATAGATTCTAAGCAAGAGTATGATAATAAGAAGTTACGACCTGTAGGTTTAGTTACAGGTATACCTGAGATTGATGATAAAATCGGTGGTATGAGTCCTGGTACTGTTACTACGATTGCAGGCTTCACATCCCAATACAAATGCGTATCAGAAAATGAACGTGTGTATACTAATAGAGGTCTTTTAACAATGAAAGAGATTTATAATATTGGTGTACATAGTGATTTGATGGTACAGTCAGAATTTGGTATGCGTAAACTTGTAGCAGTACATGATGAAGGGGTTAAGAATTCATATATCATTTATATAGGTGGAATACCTATTGAGACATCACCTGTACATAGGTTTAGGGTTTTAACTGATAATGGTTTAGAGTGGGTTGAGGCAAAAAATCTTAAATGTGGTGATAGAATTGTACAGTCATTAAAAGAATCTACATATGATGTTACTTGTGGTGATATTTCTTCATGGGTACACAGTGCTGAGTTGGTAGCTAAAACACAAGAAAGTTTTGATGATAAACTTTATACTGAGAGTGTTGAGTGTTGGAAGTCTTTTATTAGTGAATTATTTAGTCATATAGGGTATGTTGTTAAGGGTGGAGATATATTTATAAAAACATTTATGTATTTCATCGATGTTAATAAAGCGTATTCTGTAAGTCGATTATTATCTGCAATGGGTATTTCTACAGTATTAGTTAATAATAAGTTATTTATTAGAGGTTCCATCTCATTAATGCGTTTTATTGGAGTAGTGGGGATTGAAACATATAGTGGTGTTAGCAATAGTTTCTCTTTATCTTCAATACATGATGAATATATTGGCAGTGAAGAGTCAGTTTCTATACGCAATGAGGATATTGAAGAGTATGTTAATGCTGAGTTAACATGGAATACTGTTACAGATATAGAACAGTCTGAGTGTTACATGTATGATTTAACAGTTGAGGGTTCTCCTACATATTGTTTAAATGGTTATGTAACACATAATACAACGATGTCTTTAAATATTGCACATCTTAACGCTTATGAGTTAGGGTATAATATTTGTTATTTATCATTAGAGACTCCAAAGGAAGATATTAATTGGAACTTGTTATCATGTCATAGTTATAGCACTAAATTCCAACGATATAACTTTGTATCACATGCTAAGATGCGTTGGGGTACTATGACAGCTGATGAGGAAGATTTTATCTTTAATGAAGTAGAGCCTGATTTAAAGAATGATTATATTGATGATGAGGGTAATACAAGAAAACGTGGTAAGGTTATTATCTTAGACGAGTCTGATTTTAAGACTTTCTCTTTTGGTGAGATTTCTAGTGTCATAGAGAAAGTAGACGATAAATTAGGTGGTAAGCTTGATTGTGTTATCGTAGATTATATTCAGTTATGTAAGTTTAGTGGACAGGGTGTTACGTATGATGCTAACTCTCAGATTAATAGTTATGTAACATTTTTTAGACGTTTAGCACAGAATTTCAAGAAAGAGATTAAGGAAGATGGTACTGAGGAAGTACGTCAGTTAACAATGATATTGTTAGCACAGATTAATCGTAGTTCTTGGCAGAAAGCAAGTAGGAATGATGGTAGATATGATATTACTTGTTTAGCAGATGCGAATGAGTTAGAGCGTGGTAGTGCAAGGGTATTTACTACATATACATCAGAGGATTTGAAAGCTAGAAAATCTGCACAAGTACAAATACTTAAAAATCGTGCTGGTCAGACAATGTATGACCCTGTAACTGTGTATGCTGATGGTGAGGCTTATGTGTTTATGTCAGAAGATGGTATGAATAGTAGTTTTGGTGGAGATGGTCTAGCTAGTGTTGAAAGTGCGTTCGCTAGTATGGATGATTCATTTGATTTCTTATAGAGAGGTAGAGATATGAGTTCTTTCACATATAATGATAAGGTATATAATTTTGCACAAGAAGTAGATGTGCATACTAATGGCAAATGTGTAGCTACATTGACAGATGAAAACAATACAACTTGTGAGTTAACTTTCATTGATGGTAAATTGGTATCTATTACAGAAATTAATTAGTTATATTGTTTTATATTATAATTGTGTTATAATTTATGTATATAATAGTAGTGTTGTTAGATAAACTAGTAGCACTACTATTTTTATAACATTATAAAAAGGATATACATAGATGGGACAATTAGATAAATTAACTAAAAGCTACGAGCAACATATTATTAAGTGTAGAGTAGAGGGTGATAGGGCAATTCTTGCCGTATTATCAGATGTACATCAGGGTTTAAATGATAGAAAGTATCTACAGGACACTGTTAAATTCTTGTTATCACTGGGTGATAGGTGTAAAGTTATTCTAGGTGGTGATTGTACTAATACAACTACTAAAAACTCTAAAGGTAATGTTCTTGAAGAGTGGTGTAGTGGTAGTGAGCAGATTTACACTTTAGTAGAGGATATTAGACCTTTATATGAGAGTGGTCAGTTGATTGGTATCGTAGAGGGTAATCACCCTAAACGTGCTTATAATGAAGCATATATTACTATTGAAGAGATGATTGCTAGTTTGTTAGGCGATAAATCTTTGTATAAAGGTTGTATGGGTATTGTTTACTTTAATGTAAATGATAATCTATATGTACATCAAATTTTGCATAAACATCGTTCTACTGAAGGTGCATATGATTTCTTTAATGCTGATGTAAATTGGTTTGAGCATAAACATAAGCCTATGACTAGAGCAAGGGTTAAGATTGAACACAATAAGTTTGTTAAAAAACCAGTAGCACGTCAAGTATGGGATATTTATCAGTCTAGTTTTCAAGTATTCCCAGATTATGCTAAGAGTGCTGGTTATAAACCTAGTGTCAGTGGTTATTATTTGTGTGAGATGAGTGGTAATAAGCATAATCGAATTGCTACACCGTATTTTGATAGTGATTTTAGGAATTTAATTAAGAATGGGTATGAGTTCTAGATATACTTTTGTATATTTATAACAGAATTTAATGTATTTTCCATGGGATATACAAATAAGTATTCATTAAGGAGTTTGTTTTATTCATAAAAGGAGATATTGTGTTTAAAGAAAAATCTAAGTTAGATGGTTGGGTTGATACGATTGATAGTTTCATTGAATTAGAGGATGGACATGCAGTAGCATCTAATGTTATTTCAAATGCTAAAGAGTTCATTAAATCAGTATATGGTTTAGATAGTACTAATCCGTGGTATCGTAGATGTGGTGTTACAGTTACTTCTTCAACGATTGGTAGTATTCTTATCTCTATTGAAGCTGTGAATGGTACACATTTAGATGTTGAGTTTTTACCTACAGATATTATTAGTATGTATCATTACGATACATTAAGTGATGAGCATAATGTTGTAGACTTGATGTATTTAGATTCTATGACAGTTGATGATGCTATTAAAGAGTTTACTGAGATATTAGATAATAGTGGCATTTAATTGATATTTTAAAGGGAGATTATGTTATGGTAGTACATTCAGAGGAAGATATTATTGAATTGGTTAAGTTCTTTAAGAAAGAATACAATACACTAGATTTAAATAATCAATGTAAGAATGTAATTGATTTTGTAAAAGGAACAAAATTAGAAAGACCTATGTCTTGTACTGATGTTGATGTGTCTGTACATGAAGATAGCACAATTACAATTAGTTATACAGTTAAAGAGTGGGAAATTAATTTTATATTCTTCGCTGATAATCAAGTACATGTTCAAGAGTGTACTAATCATGTAACTAAGTTTGAGAATGTAAAACGTGCAATTATGTACGCTAATAGATTTTTGTGTATATAGGTGATATATGGAATTAGTTTCTTTTATTATAGTGTTGACGATTTTTGTATTAGTACTATCTATGATACAGGATTATTTTGCTGACAAGAGCATGTGGTATTATCTATTAACTGTTTCAACTATGCTCCTGTTATTCGTTTTGTCTATGATTGGGATAGAGCTATTATTTAGGAGTTAGATTATGATTTTTATTATTGTGTTTATGTTTCTTATTGTGTCATTTTTGTATACATTTTTTACGTTTTGTGATACTGAAAAATTTAATAGTAATAGGGAATGTATAGTTTACATGTTAGTATCTTATACTGTTATAACTCTTTTATCGTGTTTAGTTTGGTATGTTATTAAATAAAGTTAGTTAGTTGAGTGTGTGATTCGTTCATACACTCTTTTTTGTTTACAAAACTTTACACTTGTGGTAAGATTAATTTGTAGATATAGTACTTATAACATTTAAAAGGAGATTAAGTTGTGAGTAAGGTTCTTAGTAGAATCAAAAAACGTAGATATACGCATTTAATTACGAGATTTATCAGAGAGTTACATGATTATAATATGCGTACAAAAGATGTGTTGTTTATCATGACTAGTTGTGGTTACATGACATGGGAAGATTTCTGTAAAGTAGCAAGACATGATTATTATAATAGTGGTTATGGTAGTTTGGAAGTTGCGATTGATTTGAAGATATTCACTACTAAAGGCTATTTCTATCGTCATGAGATTTGCGATGGTATGGAAGAGTGGAGATTTCATTATACTGAACATGAAATGTCTAATCGTAAATTAGATACAAAAGATGTAAAGTCATTTGTAGGTGGTCATTGGTCTACATTGTCTGAAATTATTAAGAGGGGTAATGAGGATGTATAGCTATAAGGAGATTAATGCTGATAGATTTAATGAATTACATAAAGAGAGTAATGAATTATTAGCCAGAATTGCATCGTCTATTATGTTATATGAGATTGATAGATGTGATAATATTTTAGATTATGTAAGTGGTAATGGTGATTTTCAGTATAGTAGGGAATTTAACTATATAGGTGGTAAGGGTATTATTAAGATTGGTACGTATCTTTCACCTATTAGACAGAGTGATAAATTTTTATTTACTAGTGGTACATTAGATATTTCTTTAGGTGAGCATACTTTCGTTAAGATTCGAGTTCATAAAGGTCTTAATAGTTGTACAACAAGTGTATCAAAATGTTATTTTAGGTATATAACGGAAGAAAGAAATATTATTAAGGGTATATTATCTTTTTACATGGATTCTAGTGGGATAGCTAGAGATTCCGACTTATATAAAGCTTATTTAGATTATATTTCTATGTTAGAAGAGATGAGTGTTATTTTAGGTTTTTAATATTAGTTGTTATTTAGTTGTTAATATGATTATATAAATAATAATTGTACATTCTTTCTAGATTGGTGTATAATATGAGTGTATTATTCTTATGAAGTGTGAGAATAACGACTGCACAAGTAGAAGTAGTGAAGCGTATGTTTATTATCTTAGTTATTTGGAGCATGTTTTAGCCGATAATAATGATGATAGATAACAAAAGCATAACGAAACGAAAGGGGGCCGTTCTAATCTATGTCTAATAAGATTAAGGCTTTATTATCAATTCTAACATTTTTTGGTGTTCTTTTTGGGTTTGTTGGAATTGCAGATGCTCGTCAGGTAATGACTACTGCATATACTCCTCATGAGCAAGCTGGCTATATGGCTAATGGCTTATGGATTCAAGAAGGATATGTTGCACTTGATTTTTTACCTTTGGGTACACAGGTGTGGCTAGATGGTGTTCCATACATCGTTGGGGATAGGATTGGTAGTGGCGACTACAATCATGTTGATATCGTAATGAATAGTTACGAAGATGCTATTCAACATGGTAGACGCTATATGGACTTGCAATACTAGTATTGTAATGACAACTGAATAAGAGTATATACTTTAGATAGTTTAGAGGTATGGTGCGTTGACATCATACCTCTTATTTTTTTTAAAAAATAACTTAACAAAACTTTACAATTTAGTATGGATATGGTATACTATAGGTGTGGTAAGAGTGATAAATTAAAAAGGAGAAATAGAAATGAAAAACTTTAAAATTTATTGTGTTTCAAATGAAGATAATTCTAAATATGAGATTTCCCTAATGGAGTTAGTTACTAAAGGTAACTACACAGAAGAGGAAGTTGGTAAGTTACTTGATTATATCGAGTCAACTAAGTACAAAACTTTCAGATGGAAATTGGTACATAAGAATTCCATTCATGCTATGGATGGTGATGGAATTCAACATTATCTAGTAGATTTAAAATAGTGTGTTATAATATAGGGAGAAATAAAATGAGAAAGTTCATGTATGGTGGTAAATTATTTGATAGTATTTCTGAAATTGAAGATTACATTGAATTAAATTTCAATGGGTGTTGGGATTGTGAGCCTGTGTCTGTTGAGGTAGCTGAATATGGATTAGTTAAAGGTAGACATAATCTACCTGTAGATAAATTCATCTATACAAATATTGATGATGTAAATGATTTCTCTAAGTTAGAGGAAGTTGCTATTAAGAGTATCACTAGAGACGCTGATGTTTTAGTGATTTACGTTACAGGTTTAACATCTGCAACTATTTCCGCTATTAATGTCGCTAAGATAGTAGGTTATAAATCTATCATTTTAAAACATTATGATAATGTTAGTGGTAATTATCTTTCTCAGTGGGTATATTAATTGGAGGTACTAAATATGGAAGCAATTAATACTGTATATGGAATCAAAATGGTCAATCAGTAGGTTTTTTATCTCGTGATAGTTTTTCACAGTTCTTTAAGGACGTATGTATTGATTTAGTATGTCCTGTTGAAGATAGAGAATATATCACAGATAAAGTATCTACAGATGTATTATACTTTGAATTTGGTAAGTTTTTCTCAGAAGAGGATGGTACTACATTATATAGAGTTGTTGGTAAATTTCCTAAAAAAGATATGGAAGCATTAGGAAAAGAATTTTATTTTAAAGAGTAAAAGTATTAATCTAAAGAGATACTAGTAGTTAGTATCTCTTTTTTCTGTGTGTTAGTTAATTATATATAATGTATGAACTATTTGAGATTTTGTGCATTTTTAGTGGTGGTAATATATGGTAATTTTAACAAAGAAAACAAAATATGATTCAATTTTGGAGGGGGTTAGAGAACGATTAAATGAGTCTGTTATGGGTGACTTGCGTAAAGTTGGTAACAGTAAGGTTTTCACTCCTTTAAAGGGGGTACTTGGTGGTAAATTTAATGAAGTAGAGGTTGGTTTTAGAATTCATAAGATTAAAGCTGATACTTTTACATTGGATGTAGAATATTTTGTTGATAAGCATGATTTAGATGCTAGGATTAATGTTGTTGTTAGGTGTGAGTGTTCATATACATCTGATGATGCAACAAATGGTATGGTAACTATTACAGCTAAACAGATTATTGTGCAAGAGTTAGATGCTCCTGTTACAACATTAAACATTTTTAAACCTTTCAAGATTAAATGCAATATTGATTGTGTTAAAGATTATACATTTGTGTCTACAGAATTTGATAAGGTTGCTACAGAGGTTTCAACTATATTATTTGATAATCTGTTAAAAGCTAAGGATTTAGATAAAGGCATTGCTAAGAAAACAGGTAATGCAGTCGGGTTTAGTTCATTTAAAGACTTCATGACATTGACTTCTAGGTAAGGTGTGTTTGTTATGGCTGATGAATATGGTAAAGAGTGGAGATATCAGTTAGAGAGACAGCATAGTGTAAATAACCCTATTATTGTCAATGAAGATATTGAGTTACAGAGGAGAATGTTTTGGGAATCTGCATTACATACAGGGATTACAGTTGACTTCTATAATTGTGTGTATGAGAAACAAGATTTCAATCAAGATTTAAATTTGATGTGGGATGATGCTGTGAGGTTACCTGTTATTTTTGATGATGCACCTAAAGTTAAGGTACTTAAAAATCTTGGGTGGTATACAGAAGATGATGAACGTCCTGAGTTGGTATATTTACCAATGTATAAAGATTGGATGACAAAAGAACTTCTAGACGTTAAAGAAAATTCAATTATACGATTGTATTATTTTGGTGGTATAACTACAGCTGATTTTAGGGTTACTGATAAAAAACTTGATAGTGTGTATGGTGTGTATTGGGTTTGTAAGTTAGCACCTGAGCGTATGAATGATTTTACTATGATAGAATTGAATGGTGAGCATTTCTTGAAACGTAGTGAGGTTAGACCTAGACATACTGAGTATATGAGTAAACAATTAGAAGATGGATATAGTTCTGATTATGAAAATACATCTGATTATAGGACGTATGAGCATGATTCTTATGTTAATCAGATTGTAGATAATGATGATAATAATGGTTCTGCTGATAGCTTAAATTTCTCAGATACAGAAAGTAATAATGTTGGTTATGAAGAGTCGGAGGATAATATGTCTACAACTTTTGAAAGTGTAGACGGTAAGAAGTGTATAGATAACTTTGATGTTATTGAGGATTATAAAATACCTAAGAAAGATAATAAGAATAAAGACGTTCGTGGTGGTAGATTTAATATAAATTGAGGTTTATAGAGTAAGATGAGATATAGTAGTGATTTGATTGTAGAGTCTTTACGTAGTCAGTTTGATGGTACTGATATTAATGAGGCTAAGGTAGTTACATTTGATGGTAAGGTAAACCCTAACTTTGGTCATGCAGTTATTATGGCTGGTGGCGCAGGAAGTGGGAAAGGTTTTGCTTTAAAAAACATAATTATGTTACAAGGCAAGACTTTTGACGTTGATGAGTTGAAACAGTTGTATGTTAAAGGTGCTAAGAGTGGTGTCTTTGATGACGAACGTAATGGTGATTACAACTTTAAAAACCCTGATGATGTTTCTCTATTACATCAGAAAGTAAAAGATTTAAAACTTAAAGATAAACGTGAGGAAGCTTTCTTTAAATCCATTATGGCTGACAAGTTACCTAATATTATTTTTGATATTACAGGTGATGAAGAGTCTAAGATTACTAATATTGCTAAGATGTGCAAGACTATTGGTTACAAAGTATCTTTGGTATGGGTGGTAGCTAATAGGGAAGAGGCTTTCATTAGGAATATGAAACGTGATAGGACTGTTCCTGATGAGGTATTCCATTCAACGCATAACAATGTTAAAGCATCTGTATTTGGTTTCTTAGAAGGTCAAGGTGCTAAGTTCTGTGATTCTGCATGGATTGTATTTAGCTCTGGTGCAGATGCTAAAGAATTATCTGCTGAAGAAAAGAAAGCATTAGAACAGAATAGGGTTATCGCATTAGAGAAAAAAGGTTCTACATTTGTTGTACCAGATAAAGTATATCGTAAAGTTATGGTTGTTACTGGTAGGAATGAAGTTGACCCTAAAGCACCTAAGAACTATTTAAGTCAGGGTGATTTTAGGAAAGACTTTGATAAAAAAGTAGATGCTGTTCGTGGTGGTTCTATGACAGTAAGGAAACGTAAATTCTAATAGGAGTATCATATGAAGATACTACGTAGTGTTGTTGAGATGGAACATATAGATGGGATTTATATCACTGTTTCACAGCATATGTTTAAGTTAGGTTCTAAGCGTATACAAAAGGAGTTAGGAAGTCTTTATTACAAAGACTTCCTAATCTTTATGGCTGTAACATTAGCTAAAGAGTTTGAACGTGCTATTGATACACAAAGGTATAAAGGTACTAAGTGGGCGCCGTTATCTGTATCATACTTAACATATAAAAAGCGTATGGGTTTCTCTTTGAATACATGGGAAGCCACTGGGTATCTTAAAAATAATATTACTATATTCAAGAAGTTCAATAACTTTATTGCTGTAGGATTTCAACATAAACAAGTATATCCTAATAGTGGGGTTCAAGTTAATATTATTGCAAGATATGTAGAATATGGTACAAATAGAAATACTATTAATGGTAAGAAGACAATGCCAGCACGTCCGTTGTTTAGACCTATAGCAAGTTATATTTCAAAACATATATCTAGGTATTATAAGATGTATTTAAAAGAGTTAGATAAGGTTAAAAGTAGTAGAGTTCCTTATTTGTATCTTAGAAGTAAGTCTGTTATTAAATCTTCTAAAGGTAGGAATAGAAGGTAGTAGGTGTGGATGTATGCATAGTCCTTTATATCAATACGATTTAGCTATGTACGATAGGGTACATAGTCTATATGATGAGGTATTTTTTGCTGATGTAGATGAGCAATTCATTACTAATGCAAGAGAGCATCAAGGTAAAGTAGTTATGCCATTTATTGGTATAAGTCGATTACCTGATTTCTCTATTAATTATGAATTCTATAATGATAGTCAAGTTAGAAGAGGTTGGACTAATCAGAAAGCTAGAAATGAAGATGGTGTAGAGTTTAGAGATAAACGTGTTATGGTACATTCATTACCAGTAATGTTGCAGTATCAAATAGATGTGTACGCTACTAAGCGTGATGTATGTGATGGCATCATTTCTGAGTTATTAATGGAGTTTTCTGAGCGACCATATCTTAGGGTTCAGTTTATGGACATTGGTGACCATGTACAAGAGTTTCAATTAGCACTAGAAGATGGTGTTAGTGATAATACTGATGTGAGTGGTTTTGCTGAGACAAATCGATTTTATAGAAAGTCTATAACAATTAATATTGACCATGCATATATCTATCGTGTAGATAAAGCATTAGAGGTTGATAAAATTATTATAGATATTCATGATTTACCACTAGATGATAGCGATTTAAATAAAATTAAACCTAAGAATGGTAATAATTCTAATGGGTTTGATTTCAATACAGATGGTATTAGTCCTGGTGTTAGAACTAGAGATGAGTTAAATCTTGCTAATGATGAGACATCAGATGGGTATCATAAAATTAAATAGATATAGTAAGAACGTATTCAAGTATTTGGATACGTTCTTTTATATATAGATTTTGAAAACATTAAAAACAATAAATATCTGTGTATACTGAAGAGAAAATTATATGTACAAAAGATGGGTAAAGTGAATAACTTATATTATAATATAAATTATCCGTTTTCGAGGGGGATATTAATGGCTACACTAACAATGTTAAGTCCTGGTGTATACATGAACGAGGTTGACAAAAGTCAATATACTACAGACTCCTCTACTTGTATTATTGGTATGGTAGGTGGTGCTAGGTTCGGTCCAGTTGGTGTTCCTACACTTATCTCTTCACAACAAGAGTTGATTAAAACTTTTGGTGAGCCTGTTGAAGGTGAGTATGGTTTGTATAGTGCATTAATGGCACTAACACATGCAAGTCAAGTTATCTATACACGTGTTGTACGTGGTGGTACTAAAGCTACATCAGGTAAAATCGGTACTGATAAAGTTCTTTATCGTTCTGCTGTAATTGGCGAGGCTAGTAATGGTCTTAAAATCATTCAGTCTGCTTTGACTGGTGGTAAATTCAGTGTGACTATTAAAGATGCACAGGATGTAGAGAAAGAAAAGTTTGAAGATTTAACTTTGACTTCCTCAGAAGAAAACTTTGTAGAAGCTGTAATTAATGCTAAATCAAAATTGATTCGTGTTGAATTACAATCTACAGGTGATGTAACTGCAAAAGAATTTGTGTTGGGTGACGCTGTAAAAGGTGGCAACACAGGTTCTAATGCACATGCAGGTAAAAAGGGTACAAATAAAGTACTCTTAGAGTCAAAATACTTTGATTCTAAATTAAATGGGTGTTCTGCTATTTTCAGTGCTGTTGATGAGTTTACTCAAACATTTAATGTAAGCATTGTTGATGAAAATGGTAATGTTGTTGAGCAATTCAGTACATTATCTTTAGACCCTAAATCTCCACGATTTGTTGAGACTATTATTAATAATGGCTCTATTCGTGTTAATGCTAAGGTAGATACAGATGCATCTGTTAATTATGCTGAAGATACTTTAATCTTTAGTGGTGGTGATGATGGTATCTTAGGCATTACTGCTAGTGATATTATTGGTGATGTTTCTGGTGGTGGTTTACAAAGTTTCTCTAACCCAGAAACAGTTACTATCGATGTATTAACTGCTAGTGGTTGGAGTGATGCTAGTGTTATTAAGGCTGGTTTACATATTGTTGAGAACCGTGCCGATTCTATCTTTATCGTAGACCCACCATTTGGTATGGGTGTACAAGAGATGGTTAATTGGTCAAATGGTAAGGGTTCATATACTAATCAAAATGGTCTTGATACATCTTATGGTGCATTGTATTGGCCGTGGTTACAAATTAGTGATAGTTTCACTAATAAAAATATTTGGCTACCACCTAGTGGTTTCGTAGCTGGTCAGTATGCATATAATGATAAGGTAGGTTTCCCTTGGTTAGCACCTGCTGGTTTGAATCGTGGTAGGATTACTAAAGCTATTAATACAGAGTATTCACCTACACAGGGTGAGCGTGATGCTTTGTATGGTCATAGGAATGTAGTAAACTGTATTACAAACTTTATCGGTCAAGGTATTGTTATCTGGGGTAACAAAACACTTCAACGTCAACCAACTGCATTGGATAGGGTTAATGTTCGTAGGCTAATGAGTTTCTTAGAACGTAGCATTGCTATGAAATCTAGGTACTTTGTATTCGAGCAAAACTATGATGCTACTTGGGAGCGTTGGAAAACTCTTATCGAGCCAGTTTTGATTAATGCTAAAAATAATGGTGGTTTATATGATTATAAAATTGTGTTAGAAGCTACTGCACAAGATTATGAAAACAATCGTATGCCTATCAGTATTTACGTTAAACCAATTAAAGCCGCTGAGTTCATTAGTTTGACTTTCAACATAATGAATTATAGTGCTAGTTTCAACTAATAAGGGGGATATGATATGAGTCAGTTAAATGCCGCCTTTATGTCTATGGACTCAACGTATGAGGTTCAACGTACCAATAACTTTAGGTTTATTGTAGATTTAAGTGAGTTCTCTAATAATACATCATCTTCAAGTGGTGATATTATTGAGTTGGCTTGTGATAGCACAGGTCTACCTACTGTATCTAATGACCCTATTGAGTTGGATTATGGTAACTCACAAATCAAGGTAGCTGGTAAAGCAACTACTGATGATATTACAGTTGCTGTAAAAGACTTTATCGAACCTGACGTAGAGAATATTCTATGGCAATGGAGGATGAAAGTTTATAATCCTAAGACTGGTAAAGTTGGTTGGGCGAATAACTATAAACGTACATGTATGATTGTTCAATATGGTCCGAATGGTGAAGTATTGAGGAAATGGCAATGTGATGGTTGTTGGCCGACTAGTTTAGACTTAGGTGAATTAGACTACTCTAGTGGTGATAAGAAACAAATTAGTATGAACTTGTCTGTAGATACTGCGTATCTTGTACGTGATGGTCAAAATACTCATATTTATGGTACAGACTAATTTAGTTAGTTTTATAGGACGTAGTGTATGCTACGTCCTATTTTTGTGTTATAATGTTTGTGTGTGGTTTCATACTTATCTTTATGTGTTCTCATATTAAGGAGTTTATGAGGTTAAGGTGGGTTCATTGGTTATTGACATAATTAATTACATGTACTATAATTAATTATGTTGATTAACAGCCATGGTCAATTAAAAAAGCTGACATCAGAATATGGTGTTAGCTTTTTTAATTTATATACAATTTGGGGATGGTTTTTCTATCTGGGGTTTACATATTGTTTTTCTTGTGGTATATTGTATGTAGTAGATGAGAGTGGTTACTCATCTATTATATGTAGGTGATTGCGTTACATCTACATATACCTCCCTTTTTACTGTTACGTTTGTTTATTTCCTTTCGTAGCGTAACAGTAAATTTACATATTGTCTTTCTTATTGGAAAAATTAGGTTTTTCATGATAAGTATGCTTTGTTGCATATATTTTTCTCCGTTAGAGTGTTACATTGATTACTTCGGCTCTTATCAATGTAACACTCTTTTTCTTTTTGTATAGCAGTTTAATAAAAATTTAATTGTTTATATTAAGTTGTAGTGTTTTTGATGGTAGAGTTTTATATATAAGTTTCATGTGGTTGAGGTATTATTCTTGTTGTTTATATCTTAACTTCATCTTATATACATAATCAGAGGGGTTTAGAGTAGATAGAATAGCATCACAATCTACTTTTACATTAGATGGTTATATGTAAATTTCACAGTACTTTTCGATAGAAATACTAAAGCTAGTTGCAGATAATCATGTTTTCATGTAGTAGAGGTGGTGTTTTATGAATTTAATTGAGATGTTATCTGTGTTGGGTATGAACATAAGTATAGGTGATGTTTCAATAGCAACATTACTTTTACTGACAATCATACAAATATCTCCTATTGAGTTCAATCCTTTATCTATTATATTGTCTATTATAGGTAGAGAATTGAATAAAGAAGTAATTGATAGGGTTGAGAAATTGGAAAAGTTAGGGGAGTCTAACAGTAGGGGAATAGACAAACTATCTTATGAGGTTTCTGAGACTAGGGCAATTAACGCAAGGTCTAGATTATTGGAATTTAATGACGATTTACTACATAATGTGGCTAAATCTAAGGAGAGTTTTGACCATATAATGGCAGACATTACGTATTATGAGCATTTCTGTAGAAAGCATGCAGATTTTCATAATCATGTTTCAGATATGGCTATTAAAAATATAGAGGACATATATCGTAAGCGATTGTCAAGGAATGATTTCTTAAAATAGATTAATGGTTATATTGAATATAGTAGAGATAGTAATACTTTTTACTATCTCTATTTTTGTGTTAATTATTAAATTGTTATATAGTATATATACTTTGGTAAAATGATAATGTAGTTAGTTTAGCAGATATCCTTTTAAAACCTAGCAATTATAATTGATATTTATATAATTTTT